TGCCGTACAGCACGATGCGACCACGGCCTTCCCTGCTCTGACTCGTTGACCAGTGAACGTCTTGGATATGGCTGAGGATATGCCCATAGAGACCGTCGAAATCATTCTCAAGCTTGATTACTGTCTTGTCCTGATGAACTAGGTACTTCGTTTTGAGACCAAGATTGCCATCGTTTGCAATTACCATATTGCACCTGGCATCCAAGACGACCTTATAGGCGGCATCGATTAGCTTGTCTTCATCGTCAGAGAAGAGAAGCTTGCATCCAATGAGAGTCATCCTTGGATTAATCTTCTTCATCTCATTGATGACCTTGGGAGCCAGGATGAAGTTGAGGGAGATATGCTCTTTGTCAGCCGGAAGCTTGCCCACATAGGTGGTCTCTGGGATGTAGTTGAGAACAGCAGCAGCCATGATGGCTGCGTCAACCTCTCCGGCGTACCGGCTGCAGATCTCTGCGTAGTCAAAGTATCCCTGGTGAGTAATGACTTGAACCCATCCGCTGCCAGGAACCTGGCCCATCACCACCTCCTGCCTGTAGTCCTTTGAAAAAGGAGAGTCTCTCATAGTGTCTGCCAGGACTAGGTACACCTGGAAGCTGTGCTCTTGAGCCAGCCAATGAGCTAGCTTTGCCGCCCAGATCCCGCGAGCGCGGTTTGAGATTATTTTATTGTCGTCGATCTTCCCGTAAACAGGCCCCGCCGTGATCAGTATCTTTTTATGCGTCATCATTTTCATCTGGTTCATCTATCATCTTTTCGATTCTATCCAACGATCGGAATAGGTCCCTCTGCTTCTGGGCGTGGGCCATAGATCTAGCCCATGACCCCATCGTATAGATGAATTGGCAGATGGAATTCACTGCCCATAGGCCCATCATATTCGACGGTAGTTCTATGATCGGACCATCATCATGGTCTTCATCAGAGAGTGGAGAGTCAGCAACGCCATGGAGCCTTGCGGCACTGCCAAACCCCTGGTCCGGCGAGTTAAGGCTCCCGCAACGGTATCCTTGCGGAGATCCAACCGCCTCCCAGCAAGCCCTATGGTAGCAGCATGGGTTGTAGAGATGGCTGTCTCTCCACATGTACATGGAAAGATATCCATGATCTAAGTCAGCCTCTTTCTTGCTGAAGAAGATGTCGCTCTTGAAAAGTATAATGGAGATGCCCTCACATCTGTCGAAACGCTCGCTCCGTTCGCGGTCCACGTATTTGGACCAGATCGTCTCTCCTGTCTCAACTGCAAAATAACCAGTATATTTTCCAGCTATCATCACATCATCAGGCATGAATACAACAACGTGCTTCATCCACTCTGGCGTGCCCTCGTAGGACAAGTCAGACATCATGTCTCGCCCACAGACGAGACAGTTAGCCGAGGACATCCCCATTACGGTGTTACTACTTTTTTGTGGTGTAAGTCCATGGCTCTATTAGACCTCTCTCACTTGCGCGTGCCTTGGCTATGAGCAGGAAATCGCTGGATGTCTCCTTGTTGATGACATCAGCGACAGCCTTCGATTCCCAACCAAGGTCCCGATCTGCATCATCCGGGTCATCCGCCCACCTGGCTGTTAGGTGTGGCCTGTTAACGGCATCCCCCTGATTGCAGAAGTACAGATCTGCAATCTTGTCGAATTCTCGATCATACGATCCAAGGAATACGCATCCTGGGCAGACGTGTTTGTACTTTGGGGTGCCAGCAAGATCTATCAGTGCGTTGAGAGCTGTGTCGAAGAGGGTGTCCTTTGGCTTGAAGAATCCAAAATTAGACCCGAAGTCACCTGGGGTAGCGGCACGAAATTTGATTTGTTCAAGAACGTTTTGCCAGACCTTGATGACTAGCTCCTGCTCCTTGCGTGGCATGTTCTGCCACTTTCTGGTTTCGTAACTCATTGGGATTCCTTGACTAAGGCATCAAGCTGGCCTTTGCTAAGTATCCTCACGGTGCCGTCATCCCAGAGATGCCTGTTGCCACAGATGACATTTGGCCCTGAGTGGCATGGCCCAGTGCATACGAATGGCTTCTCCTTGGTGAAGCTTTTTGGCAGGACTATCCACTTGCCGCAGGCGCAGTTGTATCTGGCGATGTCTCGAATGGGGTCCATTGCTACCCAATGATCTCCTTGAATTTGATGTCGCCAAGCGCCATTCGCAGCTTGCCAAGGGTATCCTCCATACGCCCACGGTTGGCGTCGGAGTCGCTGAGGGCTTTTTGGTACTTCTCGGCATTCTCTTTAGCCGTTATGGAACGCCTCTCAGCATCGACTATGGATTTTTCCAGATCCTTAACCCGAACACCGAGGTTGTGCGATGTGCTCATATGGTGATCGCAGGTATCCCGGAGTCCCTTATTCTGCTCACGGAGATCGTTCATCGCCTGGTCGCGTGTTAGGCCAAGCAGGTAGCGTGGCTGATTGATAACGAAGCTTTGCTCTGAGCTGCTAGTCCCTGTTTGATAGCCACTCTGGTCGTACATGGGATTGGACACAATGTGCTTATCGACCTTCTGTGTATTGAGCACAGCGATGACGACCCAGCCATCCTCGGTTGCGACGCGGAGGCCGTCTCCATCAACTTCCTGGTATTCGGCGAATTTATCTGGATTATCAATGAGAATCATAGGTGCCCTCCCAGGCCATTGGAAATGTCATGCTTGTCACTAAGGCGTGGACCAAACGAACCGATGGTCACAGCGACGTTTCTTTTATTCCAGTGCTTGTTCATCTGTTCTTCAATGATTCCTGGCAAGGTTTCATAATCGGCGCCACCTGAGTACATATGACTAGGCATAACCTTGCCAAGAGCTTTGGTGAGTTGACACTGGTAGTCGTAGTCTCCGGGCCTATTGACGATTATATTGCCACTTGGATCATAGAACTCACTGGTATCCGCAGGCGCGTTGTACTCAGTGCAGATTCTGAATGCTCCTACCCCATCTAGGTGGGTGACAGCAATTTCATCAACTCCTCCGAGGACATCGATTGCATATCGCATGAGCGTCATATCTAGCCAGCCATTGCGGAATTCACCCTGCTCATTCCGGGAGTCATTGTGTTGCTCGCGATTCGACATGGCGCACTCGGTTGGCATTGGACCCTGCCCATGGCGAGTCTGATAGGAGCGGGTGATGCCCATCCTTACGATATCTCCAGAGAAGCCGGCCTCGTCGAGGAGTGTATTCGCATTCTCGAAGGTTGTATTGCTCCAGGTGGTGTGTGGTTGAAACCCGAAGTCCTGATCTAGGAGCACACCCTGAGCACCCTCGAAGACGACAGTATTTTTGAGGGCATTGGTGTTCTTGAGGAAGTTCCGTCCTACAACGCAGACACGCCTGGCGAATTCACTGTACCGATCGATCAGTGGACCCACCTTAACTTCATTGGCCACTTCGCAGTATGCAGGATTATGCATGAGCTGGTCATGCTTCAGGTCCCTGATGAACCTCATCTTGCGAGCGAACTTTACTGGATTCAGGATATCTCCAACCAGAGGGACATCCTGTGGGTGGTCCATCCAATCTACAACGGTCTCCCCCACTCCCATTCCACATGTACCATGCCTGAAATGGCCGCGAGCATGCTCCTTGGCCAGGTTGGCGATGATATGAAATGGAGTAATGACCGGACATTCTCGGTCAACAGAGAGGAGTTCGAAAGGATTGGATACTCCGATCTCTTCTAGATGCTTAGCCTCTTTGAGTAGGGCCAGCGGATCAACAATCATGAAGCGGGATAGGTACGTCTTTGCCCCTTGAAGGGTTCCGCTGCCGAACTGTGAAAATGTATGGTGGCGCCCATCGTCTGCTACGACGTTATGAGCTGCTTGGGCGCCACCGTTATAGCGAACAACCAGATCTGCTTTGTCCCTGGCACATAGAAACTCGGTGATCGAGCCTTTGCCTTCATCGCCGAAGCCAAGTCCAGCCAGGATATATGCCAGGGACATGCAGTGTTCTCCTAGAGTCGCTCTACGCTGCTGCTCTTGGTTGCCGGAGCAAGGGTGCCGGAGGCGACGTTTGCGATAGCTCCGCCCGTATAGGCGTTGCTGACAGCACCACGCACAACCTTGACGAGAGCTTCGCTGGTGCCGTGCTCGGCCAGGTCTGTGGCAGCAGCATCCAGATCAGTGGTCCCTTCACAGAGGCCAATCTGGGTAGCGATCAGCTCAGAGACGCCAGCCGGATCTTTGAGCTTGAGAACATGCTCAGCCCCAATGATTTCGCTCCACTTCGATGCGATTTGTGGGTCATGGCCATGGCTTGCGCCCTCGGGGATGATGAAGAAGGTGAAGTATTTCTTCTGCAGCTCATCAAACATGGCTTGGACGCCGATGTCGGCCTCAAGTCCACCGCCGATGATATTGGCGACTTCCTTGGATTTGACATTCGGATACGGCATTTCATCGCCAATGATGAAGCAGTAACCACGCTTGCCTCGCTTCTCCAGGCAGTCAATGGCGGTATGACGAGCAGCGAAGTACGCCATAAGCTCGTAGCTTTCGGTCGATTGACCGCCACCATTGCCTTCGATGAAGACACGACCAAGATCAGACTCCATCTCTGCGCCGGACTCAAATTGTCCAACCTGCAGAGGGACGCTGTCGGTAGTCGCGTCACCAACGGCAGTGAACATGATCTGCGGGTCCTGAATGTAATTCTTTCGAGTCAGGATGCCCATCAGGGTAGGCAGCTTCTCGTGGATAGCCTTGACCACTCGGCCCATCGATCCCGTGACATCCAGGGAGACGATGATGGCATTCGAGTTGGGATGAGCATCGCTGTCGCGACTCTCCCTGAGTACCACGTCCTTGGGATTGAGAAGGTCATGGCAGCCACTCGCCTTGCCCGACTTCACATCCTTGTCGTAATGAAATGCAGTGCCGTGGCTTTTGACGCTGCTACTGACACGACTCTTGTAGTCATTGTCGCTCCAACTTGATCCGCCCATATTCGATTCTCTTTCCTGTTTGTTAGCCCATAATGGGCATATTAAATGGTACGTACTTGCGCTTGCCATAGTGCTCACGCATGTGCTGCTTCAGTTCTTGATGTAAATCCCATGCATGACCGGGGCGCGATGCCATATTGCCGATAACACATCCCTTGAGAAAATTTGCCAGGTATCCAGGGATATGGGGAGGAAGCTGATTAGTCTTAGGGTCACCACCGAGTACATATATGATGCATTTGGCAGCCATATAGATGTCAGTAGCTGGAATCGCCGGCTGCTTTGCTAGCACTTCTGGCGGGTAGAAGTCCTTGTATTCCGGTACGATGACCGAGATTTTCTCGCCAATTTTCACGGCATAGCTCCAGTCAATGAGCTTGACTCCGTGATTCCACGGGTCAGTTGCCTTCCCGGAGGAGTACGCAAGCAAGTTCGATGGCACCACCGCACCGTGGATGATTCCATTTGCCCCGTGGATATAGCCAAGCGCACCCAGTATGCGATTGAACATCCAGACCCCATGATTCATGAGGAGTTCCCCATGGAAGGCAGAGTGAACCTGATCGAACGTCCACCAGTATTCAAGCCAGGATAGGACGTTCACCTGGCGATGAGTGGCCCCGTCGTTCATTTTGAAGCTGTCGTGTAGACGCGGGAAGTAGCGGTTGTACTGCTCATCCTTGTCATCGGGCGGACGAACAGCCTTGATCACCTTGGCTTCATTCTCCAGAAGGTCGTTATTCCTGGGGTCACGAACGACCTTAAGAGCCACCAAGTATCCATTCTTGGTGTCCTGCGCCTTGTAGATGTCGGCCAGGTCGCCAGAGCAGACGCGGGTTATGATCTCATAGACTCCCTTGCGGGAACTGATTGTGACTGGATCAGCCTTACCAGTTGTGTCGTATCTGTCGCGCTTCTCAGGGTTGGAGAGGATTGCATAGGCGCTTGCAATCTCCTTAAAGCGCTTCTCAGCGACAATGTCATCCTCATTGTGGTCAGGGTGAAATTGGGTTGCGAGGGCACGGTATGCCTTCTTAATCTCAGCCGTAGAGGCGGTCTTTTTGACCCCGAGAATTTCGTAGTGATTTCCCATGCGCTAGCCTGTGAATTCCACAGTCCAATGGGCAGAGCTGATTGTCAAGCTGTCGGTCTACACCCGTGCTCACCATGTCTCGTCCTTTAAGCCGCCGAGCAAGCTTTTCAAGGCATTTCGATTTATCCCAGCGACCATCGTGTTGTCTCGTCATTGAAGCCGGCGAGCAAGCTGTTTAAGCACGGGTCCCATCGGGCTTCTCAATTTCCTCACATCGTCTCGTCATCAAAGCCAAGGAGCAAGCTATTCAAGTCCGCTTCTCAAACATGCCAGGACGTGGTACTCCGAGTCTCGTTATCGAAGCCAACGAGCAAGCTATTTAAGGTCGTATGAACGCCGATCGGAATATGAACGCTATTGACGGTCTCGTTCTTTAAGCCAACGAGCAAGCTGTTTAAGGGAGTGCCATTCATCGGCTATGGCAAATGGACATGGTCTCGTCATTTAAGCTAACGAGCAAGCTATTCAAGGCACGGCCCATTGGTCGAGATCGGCTACAAGATGGTGTCTCGTTGTCGAAGCCAACGAGCAGGCTTTGAAATGAGGCTCAAATGTCTCAATGGCATGTTCATCGCCGAGTCTCGTTCTTTAAGCCAACGAGCAAGCTGTTTAAGTTAGGGGATAATTCCAGGATTATGTGTGTCTCGTCATCGAAGCCAAACGAGCAAGCTTTTCAAGTAGAGGTGGCTCCGCCGATCCTGAAACGCTACATCGTGTCTCGTTATCAAAGCCAACGAGCAAGCTTTTCAAGTTCTTGCCAGAAGTGGATCTGAAACCGGGTAAGCCGGTGTCTCGTTATCGAAGCCAACGAGCAAGCTGTTCAAGATAGAGGTGGCACAGCGACTGAGCTTTTTGGAAGAGCTAGGGTCTCGTCATCAAAGCCAACGAGCAAGCTGTTCAAGTTGATGATAAACGTCCGCTTTGTCTTGCCGATCACGGTCTCGTTATCGAAGCCAACGAGCAAGCTGTTTAAGCTGCGGCATGCTCCTCTTCGTTCGCTTACGATCTTGCGTCTCATTATTTAAGCCAACGAGCAAGCTGTTTAAGCCATTTCTGGGGCGCCATCGTTTAGTAGCGTCCACACGTCTCGTCATCAAAGCCAACGAGCAAGCTGTTCAAGTTACAGGTTTGAGCCGTGGCTACGTGTCCGAATTGGTCTCGTCATCAAAGCCAACGAGCAAGCTGTTCAAGGTGGTGCCTGAAATTGATCAATCTAACTCTATGCTGAGTCTCGTTATTTAAGCCAAACGAGCAAGCTTTTCAAGTGCAGAAGCTGTCCGCCTAAAGAGCGTATCCGGGACTGTCTCGTCATATAAGCCAACGAGCAAGCTGTTCAAGGAGATTCCGTAAGCTCTCTCAGTTCCAAAGTAGTCTCGTTATTTAAGCCAACGAGCAAGCTATTCAAGGAGGCAAGCGGACTCCCCTCGGAGAAATGCGAAACAAGTCTCGTCATTGAAGCCAACGAGCAAGCTTTTCAAGGTGTCTCTGTTCGGCACGCACAGAATCATGGTGAGCGTCTCGTCATAAAGCCAACGAGCAAGCTTTAAAGTTGGCCAGTAAGTCGGTGTCTCGTCATTTAAGCCAACGAGCAAGCTATTCGAGTACTGCGTCTTGCAGCAGTCGCTGTTGGAGTATTTCGGTCTCGTCATAAAAGCCAACGAGCAAGCTGTTTAAAAGTCATGCTGATTTGTCGGCCTTACTGGACCGGGTTATATCTCGTCATTTAAGCCAAACGAGCAAGCTATTAAAGAACCAAGAGCATGGAGTCGCTGGTTATTCCCATGACGTCTCGTTATCAAAGCCAACGAGCAAGCTATTTAAAGATGCGCTCGCATTCTGCGGAGGTTAGGTAGTCTCGTCATCAAAGCCAAACGAGCAGGCTTTTAGGATTGGCAGGAGTGATGGCCAAATGCAGACAGCTGCGGTCTCGTTATTAAAGCCAACGAGCAAGCTTTTAAGATCAAATATCTCTGTGGAAATGTCGTAGAGTGTAGGGTCTCGTTATAAAAGCCGACGAGCAAGCTGTTTAAGCGAGGACCCTTGAGCAAGGCGATGTTGAGCGCATTGTCTCGTTATAAAAGCCAACGAGCAAGCTGTTTAAGTCGTACTCAGGTAGGCACCGTCAACCTGCCAGTAGAGGTCTCGTTATCGAAGCCAACGAGCAAGCTATTAAGTTGGTAGCGTTGCCTGGCTCGGACCGGACCGCAGGACGTCTCGTCATCAAAGCCAAACGAGCAAGCTGTTTAAAGGTGATGTCGTTGATAGCGCAAGGCTTTCGACTGGCCGTCTCGTTATTTAAGCCAACGAGCAAGCTATTTAAGATCGCTCTTCACCAGTGTGGAGTCTCGTCCTTTAAGCCGACGAGCAAGCTGTTCAAGGAGCACGGGGGCTTCTGGCTCGTTGCCAACTACACCGGTCTCGTTCTTTAAGCCAACGAGCAAGCTGTTCAAGGTGGCGAGTGATGCTGATCAAAGCCAAACTTGTCTCGTCATCAAAGCCGACGAGCAAGCTATTCAAGGGCTATCCTAGAAACTATTCAATTATCAAAGAGTTATGTAGCTAATTTCGAGAGGTGGCTTTTCGGACTCTTTTAGCAGGTTCTGCTGGTCCGATTGTTTCCTGGAAAATCCAATCATATTTAGTATTTACAGCCAATGATGGGATGCCTGACTTCCTCGGGTCACCTGGGGTCTCGAAATCGGGTGGGGTTCCTCCGCCGCTGCGGCAGAGGTTGATAGCAGCATTCGCATCCTGGTCCCAGAAGGCACCGCAATCCGAGCACCAATGATTGATGGATAGCGCATGATCCCAATCGTTAATCACTCCACATTGATGGCACATAGCAGTTATGTGCTTAGAGTCCAGCGCTTCGAATATCGCGCCATGGTTTCCGCAGGCGTTATTGATGAGGATCCGCATTTTCCCAGGAGATGCGAGTGAGGCTTGTTTTCTGACGATTTTGCTGTTCAGCTCACCGTCGAAATTTTCCTTGGTCTTGAATTTTGCGTAATTTGTATTATCGACTACAACCTTGCCATATTCACGGGCAAGGAAGGCAGCAAATTTTCGATATGCGTCTTTCTTGCGTAGCTGGCAGCGGTACTCGATGCCGCGTGTCCTATTATATGCAGCCTTGTCCAGACTTCGCCAGGTTTCCAGTTCGCCAAACATGGCTTCATCGCCATCGAAGCGATTTTTTCTCCAATGAAGAACGAATGACGCTAGCTTACGTTGAGATTCCCAGTTTCTAATCATACTGATGCCGCGCCATCCGGTTAGCCACTGCGGAAGGCTGTCTTGCTCTTTTTTATGACGAGACAGCCAGACCGCAAAAGACTCTTTAATCTGATTGAGTGCCAGGTCTCGCGCCGCCTGCTTTATGCACATCGTTTCCATCTTTTTGCTGTATTCACCCTCAAGGATGACTTCGCCGTGGCGACCATCGTCTCCGTACCAGTAGGCTGCGCGGATGTTATTGTCACCGACTCTTCTCCAGCCCAGATTCACTGCGACGACCCCAGGGCGCTGAACTTCTTTTGCCTTATCCTTGCTTAGAGTCAGTTGCAGGTAAAATCGGTAGGTGGTGCCTGATCTTTTCTGCACAATCTTGGCCCATTTGATTTTCACATCATCTGGGATACTCCTATGCATTGTAATGGGAAATTCCACCCATATTGGCTTCATGCGATTGGTTGGCGAAGATCCAACACGTATGCGCACCGTTGTTCGACAGTTTTTGCGCCGGAAGGCCCGGTCTGGGGTGCCATCCGGTCTATTCTTGGTCCAAGGATTGTCCTCCGGGGTCGAGAACGGTTTTGTGATCTGAAGGAATTTGCTACCACCCCATGCCTGCTCGGCGGTGATACCTTTCTGCAGTTGGACTGAGACAATACCGTCACCAGACCAATGTTTGAATTTTGGATCTTTCCTTCTCCCAGGAGCATATTGGGCCGCCCTAGCGGCTCTTTCGTTTGCCCCGTAGGTGCCCCAGCATATCTTATGCTGCTCCCTGAACTCATTGCGTATCCTTTTGATTTCCGCAGCGAGTTTCTTATTGTTGGCCGTTATCTTATCTTCAATCTCTGGGCGCTGTTTGATTTCCTCGCGTATATCCTTTCGCTCAGAAGTAGCAACCTTCTTCTTAGCCGTAAGCTTTTTCTTGAGATCTTTTGCTCCCTTATTGGTCTTGTCGGCCTTGAGGATGGCCTTGAGTGATTTGATTTCTTCGGATAGCTCGTCGATCGTTGAATTCAACTCCTCCATGCGGAGGCTAGGGGCTTCACCTATGATTTCCCTGTATAGCTTCGTTGAGGCTCGATAGGCCTCAGTGAGCTTGTTCCGATGGTCGTGCCCCAGGCGCAGTTGATAGATGAGAGTGTGACCATTGCACAGGTCACCATCGGTGTCCTGATTACATTTTGGACAGTCGCTCTCCGGTCCCGCGAATGTCGGTCTCCCAAGGCGGAATTCAATAGTATTTTCGACTGTTTTATGGCTTTCGATTTTGCAAATCGAACAGACCTGAATCAGTTCTTTTTTTGGATCTGGATGGTCTCCCCACCTGTGTTGATGTGTAGGCATTATGCCACCGCCTTAGGCTTAGCAGGAGGCTGGTGACCAACCTCTATGAGTATCGACTCAGCGTAATCACCTATGCTGCTGGGTGGGGTATTGTAGAAGCCCATCTGGCAGATTTGCCTGAGGCTCTCGACGAGCTTGCTGTACTTCTCCTTGGCAGTTAAATCTCTGTCCTGAGAAAAGAGGATTCCGTTCTGCTTTGCAGCATTCCTGACAAGAGCAACCTGTGTCTGCTTGGACGGATGGTAGCCATGTTCGGAGCGATATTTCTCGACACTGATCAGTGTCGCTGCATAGATGGGTACGGCGTGCTTGTGGGCGCTGGCGTTAGCACGCATGATTTTGACGAACTCGCGAACAGCCCCCAGTCCGATGGCAACCATCTCATCATGGGTCATGAACTGGTGAGCGGCATGGTAGTACTCGTACTCACTGGATTGAATACCAAAATGTTTGAGGGAAAATTGCCGAAAGGAAGCTGCCCCAGTCGTTCGCCACTCTTGAGATTCTTCAAGGGTGCGCATTTTACCCCATATTACAAAGAGTTCTGCTCGGCGAGCCTCTATAAGGTTGCGGATTTCTTCTATTTTGACTGTGAGGGCTTTTGATTTTTTGTCACTCATACTGGAACTCTCTTTAAGAGGAGATTCCACGTTCTTATGGGTGCGGTCAATTGTCAAGTCGCCCAATGATTTTGATCAAGACTGATGCATCGTCGTCTGGAGCAGGTCCAGGGTGATTCCTAGCTCCTCGGCTACAGAGAAGATTTTATCGTCTCGGTAGAATTCAGCGTAAACAATGCGCTTCATTCCAGCGTTGGCAATCATCTTGAAGCATGGCCAGCAGGGGCTTGCTGTGGTGTAAAGCATCGCGCTATCAATAGAGGTGCCATTCTTGGCAGCCTGGATGATGGCATTTTGCTCTGCGTGGATGGTCGCCACACAGTGGTTGTCCTCCATCATGCAGCCGACGCCAGGGTCATCGCAGTGAGGCAAGCCTTTGATCGATCCATTGTAGCCAGTGGCTAGGATGGACTTGTCGCGGACGATCACAGCACCGACATGCTTACGCGGGCATGTGGCGCGAGTGGCCACGTCTGTGGCTATGTTCATAAAATAATGATCCCAGGATGCTCTTTCCATGGCCGGGACCATGACTCAAGGTTTGCCTATTGTCTATAGGGCGCCGCCAGCGGATATCTTTGATTGCTGCTCCAGCCAAAGCTTCTTAGCCCATTCACCCCTGGTGGTGAGTTCATAATGCATAGGATCGACAAAATCGATTGATTCCCATTCTCCCATGGCCCGCTTGAAGGCGTCTGTAGAGTTGATCGCCTGATCGTTCTGGTCATATCCAATGCCAAAGTCTCTCACCAAGTGTAGCCACTCCATCCGACCCCAGTTCATCCCACAGGAGAAGCCAACGGAGATGAAGGCGATGAATAGCTCCAGTGGCATGCTGTCTGGATACACCTCGAAGTATTGCTTGGAGAATGGGAGGATCGTATGAATCGGTCCTCGATCAGCGATGTTAGGGGTGCAAGGTATCCATTTGATCTTACCGTTGATCTTCACCTTGCGTTGCCACTTGTGATGCTTGGAGACGCCACGATTCATCTCCATGTTCTGATCAAATGCAAAAGCCCATGAGTGATAGCTCAGTGGATTGGATTTGTTATGGCGGATGTGTCGAGGGGAATAGGCGCCAATTTTGGTCAGGTAGCTGAGGACTTTGTAGACTATGCCCATGATGGAAGAGGTTCGCGCCTCCAACTCCTCACAACGAGATAGACCCTCCCGGAAGTAGATGCCGGCCCGATTCTCCATATACAGACGAGGCCTGTCGTTGTTCCAATTGCCGGGCAGATTCTCGTGTACCTTCAGGTTGGCCTTCGGGAATTGCTTGTTGCCGGTGTCGTTTGATGGTCGTCCGTAGACGCCATAGACACTGAGTTCACCCTCCTTTGGGTAGCGGCGGGACGGAAGGGCATCCAGGGGGCCGTCAAATGGCCTGTAGAGGACCTCCATCATCAGATCCCATCTCAGCTTCCATTCGGATGGCTCCGGCTCAGAGGGCTCCACAGGAGGCGCAGGAGTGACCACCTCCCCAGAAGCCTCGGTTGGTGGGCTTTCCACGGGAACCTTTTCAGGAAGGACCGGTATGTCCTCTTCGGTTGGCTTCTGCGGGTTCTCGATAGCACCGAAGATCTTAAGTATCAGGTTCCATATGGCTGCGATCATGTGCGCAGTCTACACCCATGATCACCCATATGTCTCATCGAAGCCTATGCCTAGGCTTTACAGCGGCATAGGTGATGCCGCAACATGAGAAGAAAATTAGCGCCGCAAAGGATTGCGTTGTAACCACCTCGTAAAGCCCGTAGATGATTGCAGCGGAGCATATTTTCCAACCATTCGTGGTGGTTTTAGACGGCAAGGTCATGGTAACGTTCAAAGTGAAAAGCCTGCTTGATGGCTTAGAAATCAAGACCAACCCATAGTCCCTCACTTGGGGCTAATCATCATTGTCATGACGCGGTTTTCATACCGAGCAGCCCTCTCTAGTTTCGCTATGTCTACCAGCTCAACCATGATCTTGTCCAATATGGCCTTGCCAACCTCCGGGTGAGCGTTCTCACGTCCCCGAAATCTAACCTCAAATTGGACTTTGTTCCCTTCTTCTAGGAACTTGCGGGCATGCTTGGATTTGAAGGCAATATCGTGAACGTCAGTCTTAGGTCTGAGCTTAATCTGCTTCAGCTCAACCTTGGTCTGGTTCTTTTTGGCAACGTTTTTGCGCTTTTTCTCTGCATATAAGAATTTACCGTAGTCTATGATCTTGCAGACAGGCGGCCTAACCTCTGGAGATATCTCAACTAGATCCATCTCCATCTCTTCAGCCTTAGCTAGCGCTTCGGCGATGGGCATGATCCCCTGTTGCGTACCATCCGCAAGAACAACACGTACAGAGGACACTCTGATGCTTTTGTTCATGCGTGGACCCATTGGCTTCTTGGGTCGCCTCTCGTTACCTCTCATTCCATATCTCCGAATCCTGTCTTGGGCTTGCTGCCATGGAACGCTTCTATGTCGGCAGCCAGCTCGCCGGACTTGTCAAAAGTTCCATTACTGACGCTTTCTTGCATTTCAGCCCTGCTGCGCCTCTTGAGTTCCTCGGCATGGTCTTCACACAGGTGTGACTCAATGCTGCAGGGATCGCCGCATTGAACGCAGTGCTCTTTACCGAATGGCCATGGATTGTCTGTGATGCTCATAGTTATTCCGGCTTGTAGTCAAATGCCATGTCTATGCATTTGTCGCGCAGGGTGTCAAAATCTTTTTTGAACTCATCGTTTGTTCCTTCGAAGGGCACGTCTCTGTCTCGCAGGGAGTCGATTAGCTTCCAAACTAACCAGCGTTCCCGCTTAGTAATTTTCGCTATCCGTTTCTTCTGTTGCATCATTTTTCACTGGTATGAACTGAAGCACCTTGGCTACGTCCGGTTCCTTAACTTCGAGTCCACGCTGCTTCATGAATGCTTCGGCGAGTTTCTTGGAGTTGTGCCCCTCGGTATTGCTGCGTGCGATGAGGCTTGCATTGGGATCTCTGATGCCTTGCATTTGAGATCTCTTCACGCCTAGGACGTCGGCAATGATCGGATCACTGCCAAATTCCGAGAGTAGGTAATAGGCCATGACTGGGTCTGGTTGACCATCCCTGTGGGCTCGCCCTGTACATTGATCGTGGACCCCTGGCGACCAGTCTAGCTCACCGAACACAACGGTTCTGCAGCAGTACTGCAGTCCATCCAATCCGGCGCCGGCACGGAGGGACATCATCAGAATTTTGCTTTCGCCCTCAACAAACCTTCGCTTGGATTCGATCTTCTGTGCCGTACTTTGCCTGCCCGTGTACATGGCCGGGTTGAGGTCTTTCAGCTTTGCCTGCCATATTCCATAAACCTCATGGTGCCATCCATATAGAAGAACGGATTCACCAGATTCTACGAGTATTCTTACAAAGTCTGCAACATACGGCGCCTTCGCAAGGCCGGTGGCCTGCCTGAGTACGTTCGATAGCTGCTCTGCAGCCATCATCTTCATGCCCTTCTTGGCTTCGCCTTGGGCAAGGATTATCTGGGCCAGCTCAGCCGCTGAGTCCTCAATTTTACTGAGTTCTTCAGTGTTGGCTTCAATGGCGTGGGGAATCTTAGTGAGGGGCTCAAGCTCACGGCCAACCTCGCTTCTAGTCCGCCTGATCATCAATCCGATTTCCCTGAGATAAGATCCAAAACCCTTTGGATCTGTTATCGATGGTTTATCTCCAGATGATCCACTGCACCATTCTCTGAGAAATTCTGCGCGAGTCCCTAGTACGTCAGGAGCAATCGATGACATGACGTTAAAGAATTCTCCACCGTAGTTGTAAATCGGAGTCGCGCTCAATCCGACGCGAGTCCTGGAATGGCCGGATACGTGCGCCGCTGCAATAGTCTTCTGTGACTCAGATCTGCGCAATTCTTGGCACTCATCGAAGATAACACTCTTGGTCACACCAGCGAGAGTCTCTGCCCAACCACGAAGTTTGTGGTAGTTGATGATGATAACGTCAGGGAAGAGGACCTTTTTCTCTTCTTTGTTTTTACCCCTGCCGACGGTTACTTTGGTCATGTCGTACGGAGAACTCTTCTTTACGATATGAGTACGAAGTCCAGGAAGGAACTTGTTTACTTCACTCTCCCATTGCTTAGGAAGGTGAGTCAGCGTGACGACGAGCGCTGGTAAATTAGACGGGTCAGTGAAAATACACATGCCGGTGATCGTCTTGCCAAGTCCAAGATCATCAGCAACGAGAAGTCTGCCAGTTCGCATCGCAAGGGCGGCTGCTACCTTCTGGTATTCTCTCGGCGGTAAAGCCATTTCCATCTCTGGCGGCTCGTATCCATCGGCTAGGATATCTGCAATGGCTGAGTCCTTAGCTCTCTGTTCATCGGCTTTTTCCGTCAGAACCAGCTGATCATTGGCCTCGATCTCCATTGGATACCGAGACATGAACCACTCAAGCTCCCTTGAGTTGTCAGTGGTCGCAGATAGCCATTGTTCGCCATACTGGCCTTTGTCTATCTGTTTGAAGATTCTCTTAAGTCGGAGAGCCACTTGTGGCTCGCATTGTATGACCCAGGTATCTTTGACTAGTGCTACTTTTCCGTACGTTCTCAAAGAAGGCTGCCAACTAAACTGTGAATAAGCACGGGTTTGCCGTTGATCATCTGAGGTATTTGATTAAGTCTCGCCTTGGCGCTCACAATCAAGATCCCTCTGATGGATTCATGCTGAACATATCTATGCACTTGGCGAGTAAGAGCGCTTAGTGAGTGCTTGATCTTGACCTCGACACCAATCATGGTCTCCGGCCAGTAGAAATCTATCCGATCTTCCTTGGACAGAATACATTCAGATTGGAAGGGGGATTCCAGAGTCTCAAATACTTCCTTGATTCCGACTTGAAGATCAGCCTCACAGGTGTAATTGAAGTTGTACTGCTTGAGCAGGCTATCAAGCTCTTTGAGCCACGTTTCGGCTTTAATACGAGGCTCAAGTTTGACAATATCACTCACTATCGGCTTCGGTTTGTCCTGAGCGGAGTCTTGCGCCTTCCAGCTCTGCTGGTGTCACTCCTGTGCCGATGCCCAGGGTATGTTCGACTGGTGACATGGCCACGAGGACTTGGATGCTCATCTCTTCGATCGCCTTGATGTTGTCATCTAGCAGTTTGATGTATGACCTCATGTCGGCTACCGGCCAATCCCTGGCCGTGATGTTATTGGCCATGCAGAGTTGAACCCTGGCAAATGCGGCCAGAGCCTTCTCCTTGTGCTGCGCAATAGATTGGTTTAGCGCCTGAATCTTCTTGAGATTCTGAGTTCCCTCCGGGTGTCTAACGCCGAGGAAAGACTTAGCTACGTCGGTGTATTTCTCGTCCATGGTGAAACCATCGTGTTAGATGGCACAATTGTCAAGTGTTCTGCTCAGCATCTATTATATCTCGCAGCTTGGCCAGTTCAAGATTACACAAGTCAACCGCTGCCCTGGTTGGCGTTGATTCATCCTCCTGGGAGGTGATCACAAACCACTCGTCACTGCACATGAAGAATTTTGTGATCCCCCAGTAACCAGACGAAATTCTCCACTCTTCCTGATCTAGGCTATTGCCGGTCTCGGCCATCTGATGAACAAAGGCAAGTCTTTGCTGATGGTCTGCATTGGCATGTTTGATCAGCAGACGGTAGACGCGCTCAGCGACATCCTTTGTGATCGTTACTTGCTGTACCCTGTCGCCGACATCTACTTTGGCCATGCGGCCAGTATATCATTGCAGTGGCGTGATTATGATTTATTGGTAGTTATGAAAGAGTTGATAGAATCTACATCATACCCGAGAAGCAAACCTTCAATCATAGGCGCGAAGTCACCCATGGACGATGTTGCATCTGCAAGATCAAATATCCATCTATGTTTTGCAACCTCGACGGTTCCGCCGTCGTTGTCCCCGTTGTAGCGGATGACTACATTGTGAATCCTTTCGATGTCAACTATGCATGGCTGCATGTACTCCACCCAGTGCTTTCTTGAGACCTCGCCAGCGTAGCCAAGCGAGCGGACTCCTCTGGAGATAAGATAGCAACAATCGTCTAGCCAAAATTGCCAGCTATTTTCATATGTAGAAATTTCATTCATAGCTTACTCCGATCAGTCTTCACGTAGGCTTTCTTCGTCGTAGTATGGAAGGCTTAGGCGGGTTTCGTGGAGCGCTTCCTCCGCATTGGTAGCCGTCATAGCCGCAGTGGATACCCATAGATTGCCTGGTTTCTTCTGTGTTACAAACCAAGAGCCACCCTCTTCGGTTGGCGGTTTTGCTTCTCGACCTGGGAACTCCTTAATCAGCCCGCGCAAGCGCTTGCGCTCCTCGAACAGTTCGATAGCCTCAGCGCTCGGGTAGTAGCGACTGCCAACAAAGAACGCGCTACTCCTGATTGATTCAACTGAGTATCTAGGTATCCGGATGCACGGTCCGCCGCCACAGTTGTAGCAGTAGTTGCTATCAACAGCTTCGCCCCATGAGCTGTTGTCGCTAGATCCAAAGCATCTCTCGCAGAAGTAGACGAGTTCTTTGCGGTGGGCTATTTCCTCTTGGGTCTTGTCGCTCATGGTTACCTTTGGTCCTCTGGATCCTGATCGGGCATGTTCGGGCCTTCGCCCTGGTATGGGACCACTCCGGAAAATGGCCCGGTTTGTACTGGCAGAGTTCGATCCCAGTTCTGCGTGCTGTCGGATAGCACCTGATTTTCTAGATCTTCCTCGAAGTCGTAGCACTCAAGAGGATTGAAGTTATGACCATTTCTGGTGCAATAGTCCTGGAATCCTTGGCGTGGCTTAGTCCTTGGTGGGAGGAAAACGTAGACCTCTTCAAGCGAGACGGTATTCTCCATGCGGAGCATATATCCGGCACCTCGCTGTCGTCCCTCCTGGAGCTTGAGTCTGATTGTGCTAGCTGCAGCTAACTTTGCTTCGTTGAATCCTCTTGCCATAGCGTTAGTCTAGCGGCTCTCCGGCGCGGAGGGTATTCTCGCATGGGCAATCGATCGCTCTTTACCCCAGATGCCATGCTTATCTTTTGCTTTCACCAGCTCCCGATAGGTTTCCTTGGAGACAGAAATAGGCCTAGGCGACCCACACACCCTGGTGTACTCAGGGGGAGTAACGCCACGCCCCAGTCGGCCATCGAAATATTCCTTCTGCCTATGAAGGTAATCCTCGACAAAGTGCCTGTGGTCGTCCTCGGAGAGATGCATCGTATAGCCATCTGGCCTTACGCCCCATCCAGCCTCAGATTCTTCCCAGTTCTGAGCAACGACGAGATAGGTGCTTGAGAGGACCTCCAGGGCTGATTTTCTACGCTTGAATCCCATATCTAACGCTCACAGGTGGCGGTTCAATTGTCAATATCAGCAATACTGGAAACAGCTGGCTTCGGTATCGATGAAATTCACTATATCTGGGTACCAGACGTAGGTTGCCGGAAGGCAAGCTAGTTGCTTGCGAGCTTGCAATGGATTGACCCAGCATAGCTCCTGGGACTCCAGTGGCTTGGGCTCTCCATTTATGATCCAGCAGTGGTAGAGCAGCATGTGGAGCCGATCGTCCCAGGTGAATGAGCTTGTCGATATGAGCCGACCTACGCCAACCTCGACGCCGAGTTCTTCTCGCATCTCTCTCATTAGTGCATCGCGCTCAGTCTCCCCTGGCTCGACCTTACCACCTGGGTTCTCCCAGCGATTTGGCGGGACCTGAGTAGAATGGCGTAAGGCCATGAGCATCTCCATGCTGTCGTTGAGTATCAGTGCGCTAACTACGATTATGTTTTGCATATGTTGTTATTTTTCACGAATCGCCGTGACGATATCTTCATGGGCTCTCTTCCATGACTTGGCTTTGTAGTCTCCGAGCAGGCTTGTTGCCGCCAACGGTACGCCAGCCAACAGCCATAGCATGTTACCTGTAATCGAGAACAAGATGGCCATCAGCGATGTTGGCAAGGTGACAGCGCGGAGAGCCAGCCAATAATTTCTAATCCTAGAGCACCTCATCAGCCCAAGGATCTGATCCTCATTGATGTAGAGCAGTTTTTTACTCATTCTTCTACCCTGATCTTATGCATAGGCTTAACCATGCCAGCTCGGTTTACTTTAATCTTCCAGTAATCCCCAGTTAGATACGTGATGAATTCATCAGCTGTCTCAGGGCTGTGATCCCATTTTTCACCACTATCCTCGGTGTCTTGGAATTTGACCCCGTATTTGGATATGGATTCGATCTTCTGGTGCTCCTGGGATGTCTCTAGGATTGGCCATTTCATATCATGGTTGTTCACACCTGAGGAGACCTCGGTCTGGATGATTGGCCAAGTGTAGTAATCGTATTCGCACCACTCATCGTAGACAGGGCATTGCTCATAACAGGTGTCGTAAACAGTCTCGTAGCAGGTGTCGTAGCAGGTTGAGCAGCTTTGGGTACAGCTGGAGTAGCCATTCCCCTGATCGGTGCATACGTTGGAGCAGTTGCACTCGTGTGGACGGCATGAGCTGCTCTGTTGGCGCGGGTTGCAGTTGTATGGGTGGCAATTTTCGGTCCCACGCTGCCTGGTTTCACACTGGTCATTGAAGTGCGATGATGGTCTGCTGTCCTCCCAATCAGATCCGTGGTGGGTTTCCCGCTGCTTGAGATGCTTGGTATACTCCCAGGAGACTTGAGTGACTTTAGCGTCAACCTCCATCGGCACGAACAGCCAGTAGCCAAGCCAGGTGACCATCACCGTGACGGCTGCTATCAATACAGCCGCAGCCTGGTTTTTGCGACGATGCCACCATCGTCTGGGTTTGACGGAGGGGATCCGTGCAGCTACGGACTCAGGCTGCTCTTCAAGGGTTTCTTTTGGTGTGTATCGAAGGCCACCCGTGCGGCGCTGCGAGCTATTTACCGTCTCAGCCTCTATCTCTTTCTCGCCTGCGCAATAGCGGCACTTGCCGTGAAGGGTTCGTTCTTGCTTCCCGCAGTATTCGCAAATCCAGTTGGCGCCAGCTTTTGCTTCGCGGACCCTGGCCAGATCTATTATAGGCGTCTCGGTGTCAGGATCTCCTATGCGGTCAATGACGTCTTTCTTCTTCGGGGCGCCACAGTTAGTGCATTCAAGATGTCTCCCAAGCTGCTCTGAGCTTCCGCAGGAGTCGCAGCTCCATTTGTTCTCGATGTACCAGACTTTGCTCAATTTTCTACTTTTTGCTGGCGTGCCAGTCTTCAGCAGCAAGAAGTAGCGGGGCCCATTTCAGATAGTTCTTGCGGGTCCTTGGATCGTTGTAGAAGATGCGAAAGTCTCCTGGTGTGTAGGCATCGACATTCAGCACACCGTTTGCTGAGCACTTAAATCTTGCCGTCAGAGTGGAGTCATCAATCTTTTGGTAGCCAGGATTGTCCGGATCGGAAACCCATCGTGCATTGGTGCGCTCCCGCTGCCATTCAAAGTGAACCTGTCTGTCGCGACCTACCTTCGTGGCCTGGGCGATTAGTCCAGGGCCAGGATTGCCATAGATGCTTATGTGACTCTGGCGATACGGAGTCCTAACGCGGTAGTCATCCCGCTGTCTCTCGTAGTCCTTGTTGGCTTCATATCGCTCCCATAGGTCTTGCTGGCCAACTATATTGGTGCCCTTGGCAATGCTTGCGTTGAGGCGATTGCGATACGCTTCGAAGTCCGGTGCATCGCCGTCGGTTATCGCCCTAGAATTGTCGTGGATTAGCTCAATACCATTGGTAAATCCATCAGCCTCCCAGAGTCTCCATGGTGGGTGTGGAATGAATGCAGGCGACCTATCTAGCAGGCCCTGGAGGACAACAGCGACTCTGTTGTGAGCCTTGGCGTCTGCTGCCACCAGCTTCATGGCATCGTCGTAGTAGATGTGATTTGGTTCTACCATTTCCAGTCTTGAACTTGGAGTAGGGAGCCATGGCTCGCACCTATTCTCGCGCTGCTTATCAGAGAGATTTTTCCATTCCTCCATCTTCCTCCAATGTTCTTCGAGGTGCTCTTTATGGCGCTCCATGATGCCCTGATACTCTTGCTCTCCTATGATCTTACCAACGCGCCCAGCAAAGATATCCATATAGAGGTTGCCGCCACCCAGGATGCTGGAATGGTCTGTGTCTGGAAATAGTTCCTCACCAAAGTCTATATTTGTCACAAGACGAAAAACCTGAGAGCCGTTGCGGATATAGAGGAATGTCTGTTTATCGTATTCCTCTTCATTCATGATCGAAATGAAGTTGAACAGGGTCATATCTTCTCGATTTTTGCGCTCGCGGCGAATCCTGAACGCCACCACGCACCGAGGGTGAGGTAGGATACGGTCCAGGTTGCCCTTCCTTGTAAGCCATCGATCGAATGACTTGAGCGATTTATAGCTCATTCCGCCCGCTTCATATTCCGCCAGACACTCTTCGTCCATGTAGTGCCGGCGCTGGAAGATGCGTATCTTCTCATCATTATCGGCTGGCTTGCCCTTCTTGATCTGAGTCAACTCCTCAGTAAGTCCAGCATATAGTTCAACGGTGAATATTCGATCATCAATAGCATCGCATCTCTTGCGGAGTCTGCTGCCCTCTGCTGCCATCGGAATGAGGGATGCCTTCATCCACATGGCCATTTCAGCGTGTTCTTCTTCGATCTTCTTAAACAAATCTGGAAGAGTCTCCTCTTTTGCTTTGATCAAAGCATTCTTGTGCTCAGCGATGTCGGCAGTGCCATGGGCCACCGCCAGTGCGGTCGAGGTGGTATCACTCTCATCGGCCAGTTCTGCTCGCGGGGCAATCCCTAGACGTGCCGTCAGTTGTTTTACGCGGTCCATTAGCTTATTTGCCTGGTCGCCGTGTTGAGCTATCTTGCTTGCAATTACGGGCTCAGGAGCAATCTCTCTAACGCAAAGGTCATTGAACTCATCGAAATGAACTCGCTGATGGTTATCCCCTGGGCCACGAAACTCTGCGAAGTTAGAGCCTATGTGGACAACGCAGGCCAGCCATGGGTCCGTTTCGTAGGCAGGTCCAAGTCCTTCATCGTCATCCAGCCAATCTTGCTTGAATTGCTTGACCCAGAACCACTGCCCGACCTCCAGATCACTGTCTCGATCAATGGCCTGGGTAGAGTTCCTGTCGGCTGGATGTTTGAGTATCTTGTTCATAGCTTCGATCAAATCGCTTCAACATCGCCCTAACTTCAGGCGGGACCTTTGGCTCTATCGCTTTGGCTGCCAGGTTAGGATTATTGGTTATAGTCTCCCGCAGGCAACGGTGTGCGATACGGAGGATTTCAACAGGTACTCTCTGTGGGTCGTTCATGGTGCTGGCCTTGGTGTCGAGGTGGACCAGTATCCTCATAGGTGGCAGGTTTATTGTCAAGAACAGGTTATCTACCAGTCATCTCCAAACATGCGCCTGTCACGCATTTCTTCGCCTTTGGCTTCCATGGCTGCCTCATATGCGTCGTCGGCTGCCTCTTGGCAGTGCATCAGGCATTCCTGCTCGATGTCATCCTGGGCCTTGGTCATCGCGGTTTTGCCGTATTTCTTGTCCTTGGGGTCGTCTTTGAACTTCTCGGCGTATCCTTCCAGGAAGATGGCGAATGGGACCGTCTCCCATGGGGGCTCCGTCCCGTCGGCTAGGCGGCGCTGAACGGTCTCATCGTTGAACTCACAGGATGCGGGATCATCCGGGTAGCAGTCTTCTGGCGGACCATACATTCTGCCGGGATGGAGTGGTTCGAAGTTGTAGATCTCTACTTCGTACTCATATTCGACCCACTCTTCGCCGAGCTGATGTTCTACATAGAATAATTTACTCTGCATTTTCGTCGGTATCCTCTCTGTACATTCCGTAGACATCTTGCCATGCCTCAGTGAATTCAACGTTTGCCTTCTTGCACTCTTTCCTGGAGTCGGCGAGGTCCAGTAAATCGCTGGTAGCATAGAGGGCACGACGTAAGATCTTCTTGTGCCTCTGCAATTGTTCAATCTTCTCTTTGTCTGTCATCGTTTGCTTCATTGCTTTACCTGATAGATGCGGGAGAACGCCTGCCCCTCTTCTGGGCCTTTGACATAGGGCTTAATCCACTTGCGAACCCTATCCTCTCGGCCTGTGCCGCAGGCTTGGTTTCTCCAGTGGCCGCGAACCATAAATCTCTTTCCTATTCGGAACGTAGAGGGAGGTGCTTCGCCGCTGCTGATGTATTCCCTGGCGATTCCGAGAGGAATATCCGTAGAGGTTGCCTCGACGTTCCAGATGTTGACCTTGGCGTTGGTACTCTTAGCGATTTTGTCGTAGCCAATGCGCTTGCCAGCCTTCGTTTTGCTGCCGCCTTCATTGATGAGCAGGCAGAGGTTGGTCAACAAGGATCCAATCGCTGAAGTTCCGTTTGCCATCGATATCTGATTATTCGCCACGTCGCTGACGGTGAGGTATGTGAGTGACCAATCGGCGGAATTGTTTGTGATGTCGGCGAATGGTATCGCTACAGCCACGGTGAAATGCTCCGTAGACCCTCCCGCTACTGGAGTAGCCGTAGCATATGGAAGCTCGATGGCGAAGGCTGGGTATGGGATATTCCAGTTGGCCCGGCAGGACTCTGGCGAGTCGTAGCCGTCCATCGGCGCAAGCTCGCTGAGTGGCGGCGCTGCCGTACAGGCGAGTAGATCTAATACACTCTCTCTCAGCGAGAATGTCTGGCACCCAGACTCCTTCCATGCGAGCAGGGTGTTGATGCAAGTTAGCTCTGTGCTGAACCCAATATCGCCAAATTTGTCCATCATGGCGACGAGACTTGGAATGCTGTGTCCGCGCAGATCATTCGGTGACATACCATAGGTAGTTCCCAGGACGGCCATTACTCCCGCCCTGTGCCTATCCGTGGTTCGCATTGCCATCGCTTTATAGAGATGCTTCAGCGATGTTGTCCTCGTGTCGGTCACTTGGTTTCCTTTGCGAGCATGGCGCGGACCTTGGCCAGCTCATCCTCAGTGTGGACAACGCCGCCTTCATTTAGATCTAGGTACCACTGGAGCACTTCAGCATGGGTTTGGAGATCATTGACGTGAACCACGAAGTCGGGCCCACTAAGCGAACGAAGGCGACCCTCCATATCCTTTTTCAAGACTCCGAAGGCTGGTATTTCGCTCGCAAGCCACTTGCGTACAGCGTCGAGCCTTTGCTTCCCATCGACGAGTTGCATAGCTCCCTCGACCCCACTGCCAAGGTAATTGGCGCAGTTGAAGTAGATGTCGTGCGAGGATTGTCCGCCGCGAAGGATGTATTCGACATAGCGAATCCTCTTATGGTCGTCCCATACATGTCCACGTTGGAATTCTGGGTCAAGCTCAAACCCGACACAGTCTCTCTCCTGCGCCTCCAGCCAACTCTCCAGGTAGGCCCACGACACATTCACGCAATAACGAGAGCTGCGCGTGAATGGTTTGATGTCTTTGTAGTTCACTTTGATTCCGTTCCAGAAAAGTCAGTCCTTGAGAAGACCCGGCCAAGGCTTTGAATAAGCCAGTAGGCGTGTTTCCTGGTCATAGTGCAGCCCTCGAATTCAATGCTGTCATCGTCGCCGCACTCGTCGGCAAGCTTTTGAATGGCTTCAAGCTTAGCTGGGGTCCAGTCGGTGATGTAGGCAGTCATGTTCTGAGATTCTCCTATGGATTTCCTATTGTCTAGTCCAGTGGCCGTACACGCATCGCGCTCCATCTCTGGATGAATCATGGGAGTCATGCAGTACGCCATCTATCACTGTCGCGATATGGCGTGAGAGGCGCACAATGACGACTCCAGAAGGTAATTCATCTGAACGGAGGTGAACTTTGCAGCCAGCACCGATGAACATGGTCGGGGTCCAGACCCATCCAAGCTCGGTCAGGTATGGGCCATAGACTGCCTTGTGGCTCCCATTCCTGGGGCTGGCCTTGCCCATGGACAGGCCCTTGGATTCATGATGAAGACGGTTCCTGCGGAACATCTCATCATAGACAGACTGATAGTCCATTTTGGTTGCTATGCAGATTGCGCGGACTACGCAATCGCCGGTGTTCCCTTTGAATCCGGCTGCGGCTCTGCCGCCATCGTCCAGAACGAAGCCTATAGTGGAGTCGTCGAGATTATTGATTGTGTTCGCCATTAGTAGGTAAACACCTCAGCTCTGCTGGAATTTCACCGTATAGGTCCGAAAATCGATTTTGGTCGTTTCCCACGTTTGTCCATGCCACGAATCTTATTCCCGTGTATGTGCGGCAACCTGGGCTTAACTTTTTTGAGAAGGTCCCTCATGGCTTCAGATCGATCACCATCGTCGCTGCGCCCGGCACCCCATGACTTGGTTTCCATGCGACCGTCGATCGATGCACATGACTTCAGCGAGACCTGAATGCCTTTTGCAGACCTCCAGTCGTCCGACCTGACTCCGCAGTACAGTTCCCAGTCGAGATGCATACTCTCGACTTCATGGGCCAGGATATGGTCTATCCGACGACGACGATCATCCATCCATTCGAAGTGGAGCTTGCGCTCACGTATCCAGTGCTCCCAGCGTCTTGAGGCGTCGAAGTCTGAGATACGCATGGTTCGATCGGCCCACCAGGTCCAATCGACATCAACTTCGCCAGGGTACTCCCAGCTGCAGTTGTAGTAGTGAGGTGGCATAAGATGGATACGGAAAGGCTGGTACGGGGCAATGCCATTCTCTAGCGCCCAGGTGGCGTTATGGCCTATACCTTCCTTGTCGTAGTGCGTGCTGCACTCAGTGGAGCCACCAAAATCGTAAATATCAGTACCAGCGTAGGATATCTCTTCCTCTAGCCACTCCGGGCGGGTGCCTTGTTCTTCGTTGGCGCACTCTTCTAGCAGAAGATCTGCCCCCTCTTCCGTGAAGAGGTACCAGATGTAGCATTCCTTCTCATCGTAGAAGTCAACGAGCCTGGGATTGGGCAGGCATGGTGGCCACCAATATTCATTGGCCCACTCTTCCGGGTTTTTAAGGAGATTCATCGACGCTTACGGCTTTGCGAGTAGCCGCCCGGCATCTATAGGTGGCCATCGCTGCGTCTACAGAGCTATACCGATCACCGCAGCTACAACATGTGTAATCTCTTGAAAACGAGGCCCACAGTAGACCACCACATATCATGTTCCGATTCTTGCTCATGAAAATTCATTATCCCGATCACCAATGAGTGCTTTCGCCGTCATCTTCTTCTGGAGGCTTGCATAGATGCGAGATGTTGACCTTAGGTCTACTGCGGCCTTGTCTAAATTTCGCATAGTATCCTCGGGTACGATCCCAGCACCATCAGCCCCACGGGCGCGGTATACAGCTGACTCCGCTGTATGATGAGCAAGTGAGGCAGCCAGAAGGTTGTCCATGGCTTTCTGTAATTCAGTCAGGCTCACTTTTTCTTCTTCTCCCTATCCTCTACAGCGCGGCCAAGTCGTTCCCTGAACTCCATTGCTTCGGGGCCGGAAAGAACTTCTGAAAGGAAGAATTGACCGACAGGGCTCCCTAGCCATTGAATGGCTGTATTGGCGACCAGCCAGTCTCGCTGCGAGAGCTGCGGATCAGGGATTCCCTTATTGGACTCATCCATGAGGTAGTCCAGGGTTGACTTGGCATTCACTGCCGACGGAGAAAATGAGCTGTTGATCGTCTGCCAAGCCTCGGCAAACCGTTTTTCGAGCGGATCACTGGCATAGCGATGTTTGCCCATGCCCTGGAATTGCTTTTTTATCTTCATAATCGGTTAAACACTTCAAAGGCCTGATAATTTCAGGGATATCTGGCTTTCTTATCCTCTTTTTGTTTTTCCCTGTATTGACGCTGATATTCGCGACAGTCATTGCACATTTTCATGCCCCTAATCGCAGGGGCTTTCTTGCATTGCCTGCAAATCTGCTGGCGTGGACCGACCGATGGCGCATCCTTAGTCTGGTCTTCTTCTCGATACAGGATTATGACTGCTCCGCAGTCTCGATCTGGCCCGGCATTACCAAGGGGGACACATCTGTCTATTTGGATATCCCCCTCGGCCTCAAGCCACTCATTGAGGCGGTCCTCGATAGCCTGGACGTTGGCCAGGTTATATGAGATCACTTTAGCCTTCATCGCTGGCAGATCTGACCTAGGTGTAGTTGCCGGTGGCTGGAGTTTCCTGTTTTTGCTCTTTTAGTTTATTTCTGATCCACTCATGCAGCATGGGAGCCTTGAACTCCCACCTGCTTGAGCCAATAGGAGCGATGATGTCTCGTTGAAAATCTTGGTATAGATTCAGCGCCATATCATCACCGCAGAAGTCCGCGAGAATTGCCAACGCTAATTGACCGGAACCCGAACTCTCTAATCCCCATTCATAACCAGTGTTCGACAGGGGTCGGATATCAGTGCGAGCTGGCAGCTCCACATTGTCGCAAGTCACAAGACATCCGTTTGGAGTCCTGAGACCTCGATAGCTAGCTTCTGCTTTCATAGATTGTTCTCTTGCTGAGACGTGGTCGTCTCTTTGTGATACGGCGCTTTGCAGCCCCGTTCAAGTTCATAGGAATATATAGCCTGGTAGAGTTGCCTATTCCAGTGCGCATCCGCAAGGGCATTGTGCGCATCGGTTGGATCTGTCGGCTTAATTTCTGGTCTTCCGCACTGAATCCACCATTGCTGGAGATCCATGCATAGCATAGGGAAGCCATGCGGTAGGTCAATCATGCCGCCCCAAAGCCAACAGAAAGCGACCCAATCATAATCGGCATAATAAGCCCAGAACTCAGCGAGTAAGTCGCCACCTACGAAGGCAGCTATCTCGTCCCTGATGGTGGCTCTTGTTTTGCGATGTTCCTCTGGCCCAAGGAGAGGGATAACGTTTGCCCTGACCCAGTCATTGCAGTTGAAGATAGCGAACTCATTCGACTCGGCATAATACTCCCTGCCATCCTCCGCCACGAGACCTATGCTGATGAGATCGATAGTCGGAGAATGGTCGGATCCAGTTTCGGCGAACTCTGTATCTAAGTAATATTTCATGATTTATCTTCTCTACTCTCTCTATCCTCGTCCCACTTGGTGTATTTGAAGCCTGCTGCTTCGAGCACACTCATGCCGACGTTGGTGGCCAGCCATTGGACAACCGACGTCGCTACATACCAATCCCTGGCTGATGGCCGTGCCGGATGTTCACTTTCACGTCTTTCGTCTAGAATCTGCGAAAGTCTATGATCGTCAATGGCCTTCTTCCAGGCCATCACTATCCTGGTTTCCCTAGGGTTGTGACCATTGTGAACGCGGTAGTTCATAGCCCCTTCGTATCGCCACTCGGTTGAGTGGCGCAGAGCAGCTACGGCGCGGCATGGACTGCAATAGCATGGAACTTCTTTGTCCTCCGGGAATTCCAGGAACTCGCACTCATCCATGGCGACACGCTCTAGGACGGCTCGCATATGGAACATCTGAGCTTCAATAGACTCGTATTGAGGATCTGTCATACCGAAATCTGAAACTTGATCGCAGGGTCAGGGTCGTAACCGACGAGGCGAATATCTTCGGCAACCATCCTATCCAGTGGCCTGCCGTTAAGATAAACCTGCGGCAACTGGCGAGGCTCACGAGTGAGCTGCTCTCGAATGCCTTCTATGTGATTTTGGTAGATGTGAGCATCGCCAATGGTGTGTACAAGGACACCAGGATTAAGGCGAGTGAAGTTGCCGGGTTTCATACTGCATTCCTGCGCTATCATGTGCATAAGGAGTGCGTAGCTTGCGATGTTGAAAGGGACGCCTAAGGCCAAATCAGCGGAGCGCTGGTACATTTGGCAGTCTAGGTACTCACCCTGGCGAACATAGAACTGAAACATAAGGTGACACGGAGGAAGGGCCATGTCATCAAGGGCGGTGACATTCCATGCGCTCACGATATGCCGACGGGACTCGGGGTTGGTTTGAATGGAGTGAATCACCTCGGATATCTGATCGATCCCAGGTTCGAGTAATTGCTCCTCAGCCTCTGCTCGGGTCTTGCTCCAATCCTCTGCACCCCAGTTTCGCCACTGGCTTCCGTAGATAGGCCCGACATTACCATCGGCATCGGCCCATTCATTCCAGATTTTGGAGTCGAGAGTATTTATGTTGGTGCCACCCCTAAGGAACCAGAGCAACTCGGCGACGATAGCCTTGAAGTTGACCTTCTTAGTGGTGAGGAGAGGGAACCCTTTCTGCAGATCATAGCGGGTTTGGGTGCCAAAAATGGACCGTGTGCCAGTGCCAGTGCGGTCGCCGCGATCTGTGCCATCCTTTAAGACTTGTTCTATTAGTTCAAGATACTGTTTCATGGTGTCGCCTTATGAAGATCTAATAACAATCGCTCTACTATTATCTCGGCATGCTCGGAGCAGGTTGTAGCATTTTTCTTTGCTAAGCTTCTTTTTTGATTCATATAGAGACTCAATTTGATCCCAATTGTCAATCAGGAGAGCCCATTCAGGGAATTTCTCGGAGACCTCGCTTAACCTGCTCTTCCACTCAGGGAAGAGCTGAAGCAAGCGATAACATCGGCCAAAGTCATCTAAATCGTATGGTATTCCATTGGAGCGAACAGGAATATCAGTCATCACTCCGAAGATAGTTTCCGAGCTAATGCCTGTATCGAGACCGTAATACCAGGAGAGATGCTTTTCTCGGTCTGAGTCCTTGGCCTTTAGGGTCGCCAGTTCAGCTTCAAGTTCGGCTATTCGTGCCCTGGCTATTGTCTGATACTCCACGTCCCCGCATTGAACGCACAGCCAGTTGTTCTCATCGCCTGCCTTGTAGTCATCTTCGGTCATTTCTTCGCAACCTTTACAGGGTCCCTTGGCGTATCCTAGGATCTCTTCATCATTTCTCAGCATATAATCTGAGAAGAGTTCGATACTGAGCGTGCCTCTTTTGGCTTTTATAATGCTCATTTGTTTCTCGGCAGGGTGTTCCGCAGCTTGACGGCATCAGGTTGGCTAATCCCAGTTGGACCTCTCATCCCGCAAAAGTCGCAGACAACCCATCCGTACCAGGCGAAAGGAAATGGATCTCTAGTCACCACAGGCGGCCCACCTGAGCATTCAGGGTTTGGGCACGATTTTAGATCTGATTCTTCTCTGCCCATTTTCTTGCTTTAACAACTTTGTCAGAGGGTCCCATGAAGCGAAACGTATGGCCACCAAACGTATGGCCAATAACTAATTTACCTCGATCAACAAATCTCTGAGATAACATCACAGCCTGGGGCCTATCAAAAGCACCGGGCTCTATTTCGTAGGCTTGAATTTCCTGCTGCTTAGTGAACTCGGTCTTCCCATTGGTTGGCGCAAAAATGACACCGAGCTTATCTGGTCTATCGCCGCTACCACCGAGTCCATTCTGCCAGAGACAATAGAAGCTGCGGCAATGCTTTGGCCTAGTCGCGTAAATGCCGCAGCCTTCGTGGCTCAGATGGTCGCACGGCACCCAGGGATCTTTTTCAATTTCCTCGACGCCTAGTACGGTACAGCATTCCGTGCAGCCATCACATGGTCGTACTTGATCGGCTATTGGTAGCTTCTTAAGCTGCGCAAGCTTGGTTTTCTTACGAACCTTACGCTTCTCTTTGTTATTCTTTCCCACGGTCTATCTTGCCCAGGCGATTATACCAGCCAGCAACCTCTCGGTCGGAAACCCATCTCTCCGGAACGCAGCCATGTGGACATCGCATCCTGTTATTGTCAACCATTCCGTAAAGACGGCAGATAAGTGGGCGGGACTCATGAATGCCGCACCGTTTATCTTTGGTCAACGCCGGGCAGGTATAGTCGTCATGTCCGCATAAAAGATTGCCATCTGGCATCTCTCCAAGAAGAGGATTTGTTGAATTATTGGATGGGTTGGCGACGAATCGTACGACTTCTCCTAGGTATCCTTTATGAGCCTTTCTGACGATAGGCATTTCGGCATCGACAACGGGTATGGTTCCGCACGTCCCATGGCATAGTCCTTTACACCAGATCCCAGGTATCTCCTTGTACAGCGCAAGAACCTTGGCGCGAGCGTCTCGACGCCGTTGCTTATCCTTTTTGCTGCTCAACTTGCTCGCTTTGAAGCTCGGTAATCAGCAGTGGTAATAGGTTCTCGCGTAGGATCGTCAGGCATGGCGCCTCTTTGAGTGCGAAGTAGTGCTCGTAGATGTCAGATCCCAGGACTTTGAATATTGATTCTGGCATAGCCCAGTATGCGACCGATGGTCCGCCCTCGGAATACTCCATCATAAGCATTTCAACGTCGTCCCAGGCTTCCCTGGCATCTTCGGCGGTGACACTGCCATCCCTCCGCAGTTCTAAGATACGATCACGAATTGCTTTCTCTGTGCCTTCTTCGTCTGGAAGCCTCCTTGCATCAGATGGCATGGAATAGCTGAGCTTGTTGGCCAGATAGTCAGCGTGCTCCGGATCCCTATCCCTTATGAATTCAGTGAGGGTTGCGCCGTTACCAAGGTGTTCAATATTCCAGCGGTGACCCCAGCATCCCCAGTCAGACTGTACCGATAGCTCGCCGGTCTCATCGCAGATAGTGAAGATGACCCATCCGCTTAAAGATCCCCTGAATACGAATCGATAGACATCGGCGGTGTGCCGGCACTTGGAATGAACCTGGAATTCCTGATTACGTCCAGTCATCGCCATCGCCCTCTGCCACGAACCTGTCAATTGAGTAAGAACCGTCATCGGCTATCACGAAAGTCCCCTGAACCCTCGGTAGATAGTATTCGGCGGCCCCCGTATAGACCTCGATGTCATCCGTGATCTGAGACCTCCCTGCGCCGTGCGTATGCCCGCACAGGACCGTTATCTTCTTCCCAGGGTGCTGAGCCGACCGTTCTTCGATCAGTTCTCCTGTGGCCTTACAGGAGAACCAGGGGAGCCAATCATCATTACTGTGCTTGCCCTGATGCCAGGTAGCCTCTCGCCATGGTGGGACATGAGTCATTACGTACACATGTTGGCTTTGCGCAAGCGCTTGCGCGAGTATCGGGCCAAGGATGCTAGCCTCTTCATGGCCAAGTTTCTTTAGCATGGCCAGTCTCTTTGATCGGTCGCGCAAGATTCCAGCCTTTCTCATATCCTCGATAACATCCCAATCGTTGAGAATGACATTGGAATGGAGTCCATCGCCAAGGAGTCCGTCCCCCCAGCCGTCAACTCCGATCAGTGACGCATGCGAGTTCATCTGGATGATGTTGCCAGATATGTAGAAGAGCTTGCCGTTACCGGAGATTGTTTTTTTGTTGGCCCATCTCCTAACCCCTCCGATAGATCCACCATAGAAGTCATGGTTGCCAAGTACGTAGAAGATCGGAACTCCAACTCGCTCTTGTAGCTCAGGGAGTAGTGTCTTGATCTTGCTAGCGTTTGCTATATCACCCGTGATGAGAACGTTGTTTGGATTCTGAAGTGAAATCTCATCGGCCAGGCGCTTCCGCCCAGCATCGCTCGGGAACTCAAGGTGAATGTCGGTCAGCCAAGTCAATCGCATGGTTCATACTCGATCTTTCTCGCCCACTACGATCGATAGCGTGTACTTCTCTAGGGGATCGTCGATCACATTGCCACGTCCGTTGTCCACTTTGTAAGCAAATTCCATATGCCCATACTCAGTGTTGATGCCATGGTGGTTGCTCATCCATTCAACAATGGCTTCGAAGACTTCGAGCTGGGTCAGCTCATATATGGATTTCACGGCTTCACTTTCAACATACAAGGGGCGGAACGGCCCATCCTGGTTGGTGGATGATTGCTTGGGCTGCGCTACGTGTATTGTTTTCATTCCGGCTTAGGGATGGCCCGGACATCGGGAACTGGACTTAAGATCTTCCGCTCCTGAATGTTGATTGTATTGCCAGACTCGATAAGGCTTGCAACGCAGATTTGTCGCCTGGCAGGTGACATGGCGACTACGTCATCGCTGGTGATGGTGATGTTTGCAAATCCAGCATCACGTAGGGCTTCGTGGATAATATCCGCTATCGTTGATTTCCCAACCCCCGCCATACCAGCGACGATAATCTGAATATGCTTTTCCTCGTTCATCAGCACGTCATATTGTGCGGAAGGCCTATTGTCAATTACCCTGAGACAGGGCGCGGAGATACTCGATGGCCTGCTCTTTGCCGTAGGCGTGAGCCCCAGTCTCCCATATAGTGATGCGGTTGTCGTAAGCCTTCTTGAAGAGCACGGTGCCGTCGTGCTTAATCTGTGAGTTGCTCCAGTCGATATTGATCACTCGCTTGCGCCAGCCCATTCGAATGGGACCCCATTGTGTCTCCACGATGAACCATGGGTTGCTGTAGAGACCGGAGTGGTACTCGTTGGGGATGGCACGCATGGAAGTGTAGGGCATCTCTGAGCGTTCCATGACCTCCCTGAAGAACTCTTGCTCTCTCTCTATGACCCATAGCTTGTGACAGCTCTCATGGCGATGAGGAGCATCATCGCTTCTGTGCGGATGATAGTCGCTCACATTACGTAGATCCCATCCGCGAAGGCATCTGTCGCATCTCTCAACGATGGGCGGAAGATGGGCGTTGGTAGCCGACCATGAGCCTCCAGTAACCTCAGTCATTTCGGCCATGGTTGCCACAGTTCCAAGCTTGTAGCCCTTGGGATGATCCTTCGGAGCCCCCTCAATCAGCATGTCAAAGTTGCCATTGCAGGAGAGGCGGAAGTACCCGAGGACGCACCATTCCTCCATGGTCTCATTGCGTTTATACCCAGCCTCATGGCGGGCCTTGCGCAGTTCCTCTAGGCCGCCGATGCCCTTATTGGTGGCTTCCTCGATTCCCTCTTTTGTGTCGTACCAAGGTGTCATCGCTTTTGCTCCGGTAATGAAAGTTTGTGGCAAAACAGCTCGCATCGGCACGGGTAGCACCCGCATGGACCGGATGCAATTGTGGCCTTTGCCGGTCTGCGGCGAAGGAGTCTATCCAGCCATGTTCTACGGCGCCGAGGCTCGATGAGGACAAATTTGATCTTGTCCTGGCTCTCGTTGAGATTATCGATGAGCTTCCTATGATAGCTGGTCGGGGGGACTACATTTCTCCTTGGTGCCTGCGGATAGACTTCGACGATGCGACGGAAGTCGAGACCTGCTTGCTCCATTAGCTGGCTGAGGGGGATCTTTGCCGGGGCTCTGTACGAATGGTCCGGATTGGTAACTACCTCATCGTCCAGAAGCAGCTTGGAAATCCCATAGTATTTGCTGGAGGCATTGAGTTCCATGAGGGCTTTGTAAGAAACCACATTATTCTTTACGGCCTTTTTAGTAACGCCAGACAGTTCTGCTAGGGCCTTATATTGAGTGAGCCCTTCAAGGTCCTTCAACATGCCCTCCATCAGTTTCTGCGCAGCGGTAGCTCGCTCTTCATCACTCATCGGTGGTCCATAGGGCATATCCAGTAAACACTTGAGCTGGTTGAGAATTTCACTCGGTGTCTTCTAAATCAAACATTGCATCGTATTTTTTGGCATTTTCTTTGACCTCAGCTATCTCCTCTTCGGTCCAGTATTTTTGATGCCAGCCAGGGCCATTCTCATGCCCGTCTTCGTTGCGAAACCATAGCTCTCCACACAGGTCACAGTGGACGCCTTTGACCTCGGCGGGAATCTCCTCAAGGCTCATGCCATACCAGTCCACGTCATCCTGCGTGAACCGCCAGCCGTTACTATGACGGCAGGGCCCCTCATCTGCATAGCGAGGCATGGCGGGTACTACGATATGGGTGTCGCCTGGTTTCACCCGCAATTCATCACAGCTTTGACTTTGACTGGCAGTTCGATGCCGAAGGCTTTGAATGCACCGTCTACCTGATTCAGGTATGACTGTAGTTGATCGCCGTCCAGGGTATCCTTGTCATTGTTTGGCCTGTCATCCGATCCAGCCTCAGCGACAGCTGCTCCGAAGAGCTGATTGTCGTTCTCGTAGCCAAACCGCCAGAAGCCAATGTCACCCCTGTCGGCTCTGAAGTATTTGCCACCATCCTCCATGAGTGACTCCCAAAGCTCCTCAGGCGACTGCTCGTAGGCTTTTGCGGCGCGAAGCATTGCCTCAGTCCAGAGAAACTCAGCTTCTATGGTGCATTTCTTTCCGCAGTTACCGCAGAATGGTTTCTCCTGTTGACCATGCGCATAGCAGGAGAGCTTCTTCTCCCCTTCTTCGTAGAAGTGAGAGACTGGAACCTTTGCTCCGATGAATAGGTATGCTGTGTAATGTACGCTCATACTTCAAGGTCCTGGTTGTCTACCCACCAGGTGATCAGGAAGCTCACGGCCTTCTCCTGGTAGCCTTTGCCTTTGTAGACGATCTGTCCGATCACCATTGGGTCTTGGTTCCTGGCTCTACGGTTGGGTGAGACTCCGATTTGATCGAAGATCATCCGAGCCATCGCTGTTGATGTGTCGGTTAAGATCTGCGGCTTGGCCAGCTTGTACGGGAAGTCAACATCTCGCCAATCCTTGGCTACAGCCATGTTCTCGGTGTGCGACTTTCCTTCGCCGTCATCGATCTTCTTAACCGTGTGAGTCAGCTCCGGCCAAGGGTCAACATATTCTCCCTCACCAAGCACTGAGCGGTCGGTTTTATTCTCAAACTCACTGGGATCTGGCATCCCATATCGTCTAGAGGTGGACTCTGCCTTTGGTCTGAACTTGGTGGTTCTGATCGCAAAGATGTCCAGATCGAAGTTAGGGACGATGACATATCCAGCTTCGAGAGCTGCCCTCACCTTGAGGTAGTAATTGTATCGCTCCCTAGCATACCGGACGTTAGTCACAAAGCCAGTCTGTCGCCATCTTGACTTTTTAGCCTGCTCAAGGCTTTCGTTGGCCTCGGTTAGTTCGGCGAGCGACGTTTCCACCTTGTGAGAAGCCCAGTCACAGAGCTTCTTCTGCGCGACTTGCATCTCTGCAGGGTTTCGTGCAATTACGACTAACTTATCATCTCCTACCGGCTCATCCATGGGCAGATCTTTCCTGGGCAGTGGTTTCTTGGCTTTAGGCCTGACCGTCCGACCCTGAGAAAACCGCCCTTTGCGGGCAATGCTCTCACGGATTTGTTTTCTGTCCTTGCTGGCGGCCATTACTGTTCGAGAACACCATCCAATGATGGGTGCCTATTGTCAATCGCATCCGCCCATAACACATCATCCATTTCTGAGCGCCTCCCATTCCTCTGGGGTTAACTTGTCCCTGGCGCTAACAATCAACTCTTCGCGCTTCTCTTGCATTCTGCGGGCTGCTGTAGCCCTATTGTCTTTGAGGGATTCCCACCAATCGAAGGCGTTGTCAGGTAGCAATTCGATCTGTCCCTTGTCCTCCAAGATTTGGCACGTAATCTCCAGCATGTTAGACACCCTCTCAAGATGAGCTGAGAGGTGAACTGGGTCTAAATCTTCTTCATCAAACATAGTAATAACCTTGTCTTGCTTAGGTTTTGGTTCTGTTTTATTCCACTTCCCTCGGTAGCGACTGATTACGTTTAGGGCTCTCCCGATGAATGAGGCAAGCTGCAGGGCATGAGGGCTACATTTTTTACAGAACTTGTGATCGATAGCATTTGCCCACCAGATATTATTCTCTAGCGCATCTGCATCGTGCGACAATTGGCTTCGTGTCGCTGGGCGGCCCCTCCTCATAGCGCTTTTTGTGCAAGGCGGAAATCCTCAACCTGTTTGACTATGGATGGATGCAGGCCATCTACGGTGGCTAGTATTGGTCCGCATTGCTCTATCCGCAGGCGCCAGCCATAGAACATTTGACACGCAACATCCTCAGCTTCAATCTCATCCCTGACACTAGCCGATACACAGGGAAAGTGAGTCCAGCGATTGTCTAGCGTGCTTAGATATTCTAGCCCGATATATAGACGTTTATTTGGGGCCAGCTGGATGACAGCACGCAGGCGATTGTCACATTCTCCGATATGGTAATGCCACTCCTGCGAGGTTGGCTGAGGCAAAATCTTGTCAATCATGCTGCCTCTTGCTTCCGTGGAGCCATGAGAATTCTATGGCTGCAATTCATGCATTTGTAGGACAAATGCTCTGGCATTCTAAGGGCAACATTTCGCTCTCTATATACAGGGTCAAAGAAAGTGGTCGAGCGAACCATGCCCATAGGATGGCTTTTTGAGTTGCCACACTTTGGGCATTCAGTGGGCACGCCGATTGGTAGGGATTTCTCCATGGCGATCACATCCGTAAGCTGCTTTTCCTTGACCTTCCTGAACCCACGCATGAATCCGAAATAGCCTAACCAAATCATTACAGCTATGAAGATTATGTTGATGAAGGTAGCGAAGCCGCTTAGATCTAAGTCACTCATTTACTAATCATCCTGTTCTTGATGCCACTTGAGGAACAGGCTGAGCTTTTCGCTACGCCGATCCATGATCTTATCTATATCGAGACCGTTGAGTTGAGTGACGAATCTGCATGCGGCGAGGACATCGGCAATCTCGTCTTCAAGGCGCTCCTTGAGATTACTTCCATCCCAATGTTCGACTTCACCTCGGCTACCGAGAAGCTTGCCTCCTACCTGGACAACCTCTCCGCACTCTTCGATAAGCTTGCTGATACCAGGCCAATAGTTAGATCCAATGCTGAAGTCGCCGCTTCCTTTGTTACTCATAGGCACCGGCTTGTAACAATAGTTTAGCCAGATGGCCGTTGGCGCAGACGCAATAGACTCGCCAGCCTACTCCCTCTTCGCCCCAGGCATATGGACGAGACTGTCCGTGGAGCCGGGCTTCTTCTCGGTGGGCAAAGACCTTCTCGGTGCGCCAATGTTTGGTGCCGATCTCATGGTCTTCCATCATCTCATTGGTGACCTTTTCAGCGTCCTCAGCGTCCGAGGTATGCCAGCCCCCTCCATCCTCTACACAGTGCCAATCAAGATCCTCCATGGCGCTATAGTCATGCGGGGATAGACCATATTCCACGGTCTGAAATAGGAAGATAGGGTCTCGCGTGGACTCACGGTAGGCAACCATACCCCTCGGCGAATTTAGAGCCTTGTCGGTTGAATTGGCGGGGCCACCCGGATCTGGGGTAAACCTTTTCCCACCAGCCTCAAAGCATTGCCTACCGTACTCCAGGAGTAGATCTTGTGTCAGATCTATTGAAAATTGCTGTACTCCATTCTGCCCAGCAAGAGCTATCTGGCTCAGAGTTGGCGGCTCCAGGATGCCTCTTAGTAGCTTTTTAATGATGACTGATGATTCTATGCGATCGTCTGACATCTAGTCCCAGTAGGCAGCAGGATCGAGGTAGTCTGGGTAATTCTCCAAGAGATAGGCCCGTGCAGCTTCGTCTGCGAGTTCGCCGCCCGACAATCTATAGCCACTTCCAGGGCGCGGCTCAGTTTCCTTGTCAAATGGACCAAAGCGATGAATCTCTTCTCCGTTATCAGAAATGGTGGCGAAGTACGGACCGTTGTAGTCCTCGCCGACGCTGGTGCTGCCAGCGCTGTATCGACGGATTGGCGAGATGCTGCATGATCTGTCGTAGAAGGCAGCCTTGTAGAAGATCTGGGCACGTTTCCTGCCCTTGTCGTCGAGAAGGTTGCTCCACATGGCGTGGCCAGTTCCGTCGAGCTTCCATCCATCTGGGAGCTGTGCTTCAACCCAGATCTCATCTCCGCTGACTGGTTTTCCGATTTTCACTCCGATACTTGACCAGTCAAACGGCTCCTGGCCTAAGCGTCCTTCGTTGATGGTACCGTCTGCTGGCAGTCGCGTACCGTTGGCTTTAACCAACTCTGCCTGTCCGGTAGCTTCCATCTCCTCGATGAAGCCCTCGCCGCCACGACCTTTTCGCATTGCCACGAGAATGTGCTCGGCTGCGTGCTGGGCTGAGGTGTTGGTGATAGGAGCACCCTGCGTTCCATTTTCGATTCTCTCGGCGAGAGCCATCATCGCTCGAATCTCCAGGTTTTTTTCAAATTCATCCATGTCATCAATTCTTTCTAGCTATGTGTAGGGCGCAGGAAACTGAGCCAGAGTTCTGCGTGGGATTTTTCCTTAAAGAGAGTGAACGACGGATCCGAGTCGAGGGCCCACCAGCCATCGCACTTCACGCCGTGCAACAGGTCACTGCCACGTTTATACGTTGACCTTATGTACGATGCCTCCTTTAGACGGACCTTGCGTTCTTCAAGTTGATCTTTGAAGAAGTGAGACGCTGCTTCAAAGCTGCTGCCGTCTCCAACAAGATAGCAAGTGTAGGGCGGAGAATCCTTATCGACGACTACTGTAACACTCTGAATTGCCCAGGCGTGGGCGAGTGAGCGTATTGTCTTAAGTGTCTTGGGCAGGGTGCCGAACTCGAACTCAGAAGCTCCCATGTAATCGAACTCGAACTCAACATCGATACCCTTGCGAGCATCGCATGGATGTTCACGACGTTGGATTCGTTGGACTAGATATGGCTGGTCTTTCATCGTTGCTTTCTGCCTTTCAGCACTTTTTTACGTGTACTTCGGCCCATGAGCCCCCATTCGCCACCATGTACACGAGATGCATGACTTGATAATGAGTCACATTGGGGCCAGCGCCTATGGCGGTCTGGATGATCGAATCTTTCGTGGGAACTGGACCGTCGAATTGTGCTATCAAGTCCCCGGATACAAAATCACGTAGTTCATTGAGTCTCACTGAGATAGCTCCTGACGGCGAGTGTTGACCAGCTCGCGGTCCATGCATGGCACTTTTTTTAGCTCTGCCAAGCTTGGCTGGCTGCCACTTTTGCCGAGCAGGCATAGCCCTTTGAAGCCCTTTTTGCCAAGCCCAGACTGAGAATCCAGCGAACTATAAGATTGGCAGCCCTGACAGTCGGATAGGAGAACGAGGCCCTGCCTATCCCAGACATTCTTGTTGCAGGTGCTCATAGTTACTCTTGTTCACCTCTGATCTCATTGCAAAGAGCAATCACTCGATCGTCATCTGTTGAGTCTTCAGGAAAGTCTATAGACGATGAGCACATGAAGTTATCGACTCCCCATTCTTCACACCAAGCAGTCAATTGCCCCATGGTGTGGACTACCGCTTTGGATGGCTTGGGATATTTCTCGTGCATCTTATAGACATGTAGTCCGTCTTTGTGGACGACCAGGTATCCCGGAGCAGAAGGTGTCATGGCCTTTTCTGCCGCATTGACAGCATCCTCAAACATTGATTCTGAACATGTTCCCGTATCGACACCGAGAGCCTTGGCTACGGCATCCACTACGTTCTCAAGTCTTGACCTGTCCATATTCGGTAAACACATGACGCGGCTGATAGTTTCAGCTAATCGTCATCCTTTTTAGCCAGCCAGGTCTCTGGGTCAACATTATCAACGTTGATGGGAACTGGCTTAGTAGGATGTACCCAGGCGATGAGAGCGATTCAATCCGGTGAATCACTTGGCCTTCCACTCTTCAATGTGGGCTGCCCAGAGGGCTAAAATCATGTATTTCCACCACATTCGGCATGAGTACGTCGAATCGAACAGCTCTTTGATGCGGGAAATCATGGTTTTATCTCACTTCGTTGAGAGCCAATTGTCAAGCTGGCCTAGGGTAGGTCGAGGGCGGAGTTGATTTTCTCTTCCTTGTCTTGATTTCTAAGCCATCAAGCAGGCTTTGCAGCTATTTATTGCTGAATGCTGCAATTGTCAAGCTGGCCTAGAGTAGGTCGATGGCGAAGTTAATTCGCTCTTCTTTGAAACTCAGGTATTGGGATGTGGAGGTAATCCACTTGTGCCCAAGTGCTCCTTGGAGCTGCTTCAGATCACCATCAAGGAGGTCATGCATTCGATCGGCAAAGGTCTTGCGCATGCAGTGAGTCCCGAGAGTTCCGGTCATACCGATAGATTTAAATGCCTTATCGAAGATCCGCCACACCTGAACTCGTGATATCCTCTTGTGGGCGGTTGAGCAGAATAGAGGAGTCTCCCCCACACACCCTCCTATCTCCTCGATCCAAGCAGCAAGGGCAACCTTAGCCTTGGAGTTCAGCTTGACCGTCCTCCCCTCCCCCTTGCCTTTCATGGCAGACCGTCTTACAGAGACGGTATCGACAATTCGATCGAACTGAAATACATCAGACACATTGAGGGATAGAAGCTCACTGATGCGAAATCCAGTCATCAAGCCGACCGTGAATAGGCAGGCATTCCTAACTCCATTGCTTCCGCAGTGGAGAGTCGCAGTAACCAATTCCGATTCCTGCTTTGTCAATGGCCTGCATCCCTTCATCTTAGGTAAACACCTCAGTCGGCATAGAATTTCATGAAAAAGACATCAGAATGGGATGGTTTCAATCGTTCCACCGCTCGCCCATCGGCGCTCAAGATGCTTGAGCAGGACGACGAATTTCATAAAGTATTGACGTCCTTAAAGCCTGAGCCCGAATGGGACAGTTCTATCCCGCATGTGACTCTAGTGATCGAGTTCAGCCAAAGAACCGCCACACTCAGAGCCTGGGAAGATGTCCCTGAGCCAATGATGTTCTATCTGCTAGATTGCCTGCAGCAGAGAACTGGTTTCGAGAGGTCCCAGGCAACCAGAAACTCTCTTCGGGAGATCAATCAATGGATAAAAGAACAGCTAGTAAGAATGCAGAGGGAGAACATACTCTGGAAGGAGGACGGGAAATGGGTCTTCGAGGGGTAGATTTACCCATTTACGGCACCAACTCTATCCCACTGCAGCTGTACAGGTTTCTCCGCCAGGAGCAGATATTGTTAACCTGGTGTGAGAAGAGATCGAACTGTTAAGGATTCCTTTACAGTTCAAGATCGAATACGACGTATGGCATGCCTCCCGGCAGGATGCTCCACATTTCCCTGGGCATGCAGTACTGCCCTACGCCAGCCGCGAGGGCAAGGATAACCAGCTGATCCATGGTTGGGTGTTCACCCCATTGTGTGCCGTCCTTATCGACGCACATGCTCAGGAATGACATTCCGCCACCCTTTCCCTTGTGAAATTCATCGGGGAGCTGTTTGACCATTTCGATGATGGCAGGCTTAGAATCTGCGATTCGACCCTGATGAAAGGCGACCATTGTCATAATCCCTCTCGTGACCTCCATTCCTGCCGGGGCCTCACCTTTCTTGGTGTCCTTCATCAGAAGCTTTGCTTCCTCGTCGGTGTGCAAGCATTTCCTGAATATCTCATCTACGTTTGCTGCTGTTAATTTTGTGCTCATAGGTTCTTCTTTGTGGGTAGATTTTGAGGCATGTCCTACAAGGCGTATGCTTCTTCATTGGGATTCTCAGATTGAATGAGATGCCCATCCTCCCGCATGCAGAGACTGTGGAGTTGTCCTTAAATGCATGCGAGCACAAGGTCATGCAGTGAACTCGCCATACGATCATGCGACGGTCATCCTCCGTTGCATAGGCGATGGAGCGGTTAGGATTCCCTCCTGGGTCTTAGTCTTGCTCTTACGGGCCCGTAGGACAGGGCTGGGGACGTTATCAGTGGCGGCAGTGCGATAACCCTCATCGTAAGCCCAGCCTGCATCCAGCCAGCGTAGGTGGTGATAGGCGGGATCGATGTTCCCGGTCTTAGTCCTGCATCTTTGATGGGGAGCTGCCCCACAGTACCGGCATTCAAAATCTAAGACGATTCGATCTACCTTGGCTCCAAGGCAATTGGGGTGCTCTCTGAAGTCTTGAGAGGTCAAGTTTACGGCTCTGTACAGGTGCAAGGCTGTAGGTAGCCCTCAGTCTTAGCCAGGCGAACGCTGAAGGCTCCGAGGTTGGCTATGGTTTGATTGGTAGCTAACTCACGGGCAATGTACTCACCCTTTGCGTTCATCTCACAGGCGAGGACGATCAGTGACTTAGCTCTATCTTCACAGCAGACGCTGTGTACTGGAAGGTGACCTTTGGGCGGGGTACGACCGTACCCAACAACAACGGCTCAAAAGATTTTTATTGGCTTGTCTAGATCATACATAGAGATTGTTTCGCTTAGTTGATGAAGATCGAGATAGGTGGTGAAATATCAAAGTCGTATGAGGTCAGGTATGCCTCATTGACTGCTTCATTGAATCCGCCTGCCTCCGTCACGCATGTGCCAAAGTAAACGCTCCTGTAGCTAAACATGGTCTCCATGGCAAATGGTTGAGCGAAATTGGCGAATCCATACCAGGCGCCGTTGTGGTTATAGAACGAGTCGAACGATTCGCTGGTCCTAAAGTGATTGAAATACGGGGTTCCAGAGCAATCCATTGATTTGTAGTACATGTTATCCATGCTCGCGGTAACCATAGTGAGACCCTCCGGAAAATTCGGTGGCGGGTCGTCCCTGTGAGCCACGATGGCCATCGCCGTGCCGTAGAGGGTGTCGATAGTGACCTGATATCCAAGTTGCTCACCGGAGGCGCTGGAAAGCACTGGAGTGCCAGGCCCGGCTGGTCCTTCGGGCCCCTGTGGTCCGGCAGGTCCTTGCGGTCCCTCTGGGCCAGTAGGACCTTCAACCTCTATTGGGTCAGGCTCGGGTTCGTCATCCATGGGACCGTCAGCACAGGCCATGAAGGCAAAGGAAAGAAGGAAAGAAAGGATGATTGTATGTATGTTTGTTTTCATAATCTAAGTATCAAGTCCTATATCCCGATTGTCAATGTATGAGAATACGAGGCATTAAGCATTTGCCTTGGCCATCGGTTTCCTCAGTCCTGAGCCGGATCACACCAGTCGCAGCCCGGTTCAGTACATGGTTCAGGCGTATAGTGATCGAGTCTGGCAAATGCCTCTGCGATTGCCTCCTTGCGCCACTCAGATTCGCCGATATCATAGTGCTCGCAGTAATAGTGAAGACCGTCTTCCAGCTTCATTCCTGGTGGTGTTTGTACATAGATGATGCAGGCAACCCTGTCATCTTCGACTTCGAGCCCGAGCTTGGCTGCTGCTCGTCTTAATTTGTCGAGTCTCATATTAAATAAACACCTCAGCTCACGTAGAATTTCACCATTTGGTGCGCAAGCGCTTGCGTTACTAACCTATATAGGAATTATAAAGTTCTCAGCCGGGTTCTTGGGATGGCATTGAGTGCATCGATCATGTCGAAAGCATCTTGCCCGTCGTGCCAGCGTTCTATGACAATCGATATGACCGTCTTAATTTGATCGTAGTCATGATCGTCAATGGATATCCAAGGCTCTGAGGTTGGCCAATACTTTTGAGGCAGGGGCGCAGCTATGTATCCCTGGGCTCCGCATATGCAAACGAGATGCTCGCAGCGATAGCAGCACATTGCTTTCCCAGGGTGGTTCATCGGCGGTTCCTGGCCTTTGCCTGGCGGATGGCCTTACGCTCTGCCTTGCTTGGTAGGTGCTCCCGAGACGCAAGGGTTGCCTTTATATTGTTGATCATGGTGTCGATGGTGAGCCTGGTCTCGGCGACACACTGCCTCATGCCATCATCTTCGACCCATCGCTCGCCGAAGTCCTCGACGAGCCTTCTAATCCTGGCATTCAGCCTGGATTCCTCCTTGCGGTACTCCTGAAGCCACCTAAGTAATGATCTGGTGTCGATGCACTCGTACATGTAGAGGTTCCCTCTGGACTGGTCAGCTATCCTCATCTTTGCTGTTAACTTCAATGATCGATTGGCGGCAAAGACGGCATGATAGATCTGCTCCAGGTGTTCTCGTACGTCTGTCAATACTGCCGCTTTCCGGACGGTGAGCAATCTCTACCATCCCATTCGCATTCTTGGCCTAACACATGACACCAGTTGCCACACCTTGAGCAGACGAAGCTATATGCGGCCAGTGGCTTCTCGTACTCCTTGACCTCCTGCCATGCTTCCAGCTTGATCTTCTCTGAGTCCACGGAGCCATGCTGAGCCCCATGGCGCTTGCTGAGCACCTCTACGGCGAGCGACCCATTCCTATAGCGCCTCACGAGCCGCACCCTTTGGATAGACCCATTCAGTCTAACTTTGATGTACTCGTTGCCCATACTCATTATCCATTGTCAGGGTAGCGGGCGACTTTCTCCAGTAGACGTAGAATGCCTTTCTTGGTTGGCTCGAAGCTGATCTCCTCGGCAATCTCTGCCAATTCACCAGTGTAGAGTTCTGGCTCATTCTTGGCGTCCTGGACAGCCTCCTTCTTCGAGGCGAACCAGCGAAAGCCAATCGAGCATTCGAAGTCGAGGTAGAGATGGTTTCTGTAGAGCTTCACTTGGTCACACTCACCATTTCAGACCTATATTCATCAATTGTCAATGTCGCGACTCATGGAGTCTCTCTGATTCCAGGTTCATGGTCAGGAGTAGCCGTCTCATGCTCCAGTAGAGCTTCTTGTCCGCCAAGAATCCTTCTAGGATCTTGCAGAGAGTGTCAACTTGATCCCCGCTCAGGGTAGATGGCGACGGGGTCTCGTCGGCCATGGCATTGCTCATCCGCCTCTGTAGCCGATAGAGGAAACCGACCTCAGTCGAGGCATGTTGGCAACGCCCGTCGTAATGCTCCCTGGAGCACGTCATCATGTTCTCTACCTCCTCTGTGGTAAAGGTGACATTGGCGTAGACCTCGTAGGTGAATGGGCTCTCAGTCATCGCCCAACCTGAGGCGCCGTTCAAGATCAGTCAGGCGCCGAATCGCCTCCCTGTTTGCGGCCTTGCATGCCGGGTCATCGGTGAGGTCGATGTTGCGCTGGCAATATTTGATAACATTGGAAAAGTATTTCTGCTCAGCTTCGCTCATGCTTAGTAAACACCTGAGGAGCTACAGAATTTCAGGAGTCGCGACTCAAACCTCCTGCCAGCCTGAAATGCTTTGAGTTCTGCTTCCGTGCAGTAGCAGGTGAAGTTGTACCAAGCGCCGCATGGACATATGGGATTGGGGTTCTTAGTACATTCCGGGCAGGACTTCCTTGGTCCACAGTCACAGGGATCATCATCGGGGCTGGCAGGAACGGTGTAGACGGCCTCTTCGCCGAGGATATCCAATGGCTGCATCCCTAGAGAAAAGTGAGTAACCATGGCTGTGCAATCACCTCTTCTCGCATGACGATAAGAGGTCAAGACATGACCGGAAACCTGCCGAAGTATCACATCCTCGTTGCAGACCCTGCACCTGTAGGGGCTCCTGTGTTTGTCAGGATGGGTCATGGTTTTGACTCGTTGATTAGGATTTCTAAGACCTTGCCCAGGATATAATCGTGCATGCCTTTTGGGCGTATATTTTCGCGATGAGTGTTGATGGTCTCTACGGCGAGCTTCACTCTTGCATGAAGATCTCTGGCATCTAGCTGTCGAATGTACAGACAGCTGTCGCAGTAGTCGGGCTCAGCATCGTGGCTGCAAAAGTCAAAACCATCTCGCTTTTCGCTCATGCCATCATCATTTCCCTGCCAGTAGGCCAGGAGTCAAGGCAGTCTTGGCAAAGCTTGTTAAACGGCGCGTAGATATCACCCCAATGCTTTCCAGCCTCTTCGCTTCCAAAGTTCCAGGTGAACCCCTCTTCGTTGCACATGGAGATTGCCTCCTTCAAGCATTCCTTACTTCCTTCGATAACGGCTTTGATTCCTAAGTTGAAGGCGATGCCAGATTGCACGTACCAGTCGCCCTCAAGGTACGTCCCGTGGGTCTCTTGGACTCGTCGCATTTCCAAAGTCATCTCGGTGATGAAGTGAAATCGACGGTCTTGCTCCTTTCGGTCCTGGTTGGTCCATGAATTTTTGAACCTGGCAATGCCTTGGGATGTGAGCCAGTCTGTCATGGTCATCCCTGAGCCACAGAAGTCGTCGCTGGCCGGGTTGAGCCATCCGAGGAGATCTTTCTTCTTTGGGCTGTCGCTACTCATTGGTAGCGGCCTCTGGCGACATGACCAGGGACGTATCTTTGCCAATATTGATGATGTCTGAGATCTTAAGCAATGGATCTTCACCGGGGAGCGGGACATACCGACCGGTGCGAAGGTCATCGCAGTATTCCTTGACCAATTCCAATAGGCCCAGACGACTCTCGGATATGGTCTTATCGTCATTAGCCTGATACCCAGCCTCAAACCAGGACCATGCTGTCTCCTTCGCTTCCAGAGAATAGGTACGACCCTCCATCTCCTTCTCAAAGGCCATTCCGGCAGGTGTTTTATGTATTGCGTCCCAATCAGTATAATCAGTCATAGTAGCTATCTCATGGCATATATCGTCAATTGTCAAGGTCGCGACCTGAGTCGCTGGATGACAGTGGCAAACCATTGCTTCTTAGTCGGAACTTGATGCGGCCTACTATTGGACGCACAGTCAGTGCAGAGGGCGACATCCTTTGGCGTATACCAGTGGGCAGTCAGCCTCATGCAGATAGCACATGGCTCACGATCACAAGGGTCTTCGCACTTTGGATTTACGATGATTCTGAGAGACATACATCTGGCCATTACCGGCGGTTGTAGTGCTCATCTTTTAGAGCTTTCAGATCAGCCTTCCTGGTCCGTATTTCAGCATTGAGCGTATCAAATACCATGGCACCAATTGACCCCTTGCTATTAAGCGCCGCCCCCATTGCAGATACAAAAAGGCTGCGCTTGGTCTGCGAGCAATCAACTAGACGCTTTGGTTCATCCCACTTCTGGTTAATAGAATCGAACTCATGGCTGATCAGATCCCAGTCTGGCTGTCCATTCCTTTCTTTCGGCATGCGTCCCCAGAATACAGCCGACGTGAGCTGGATTTTCACTTGTGGGTCATACGAGGACAGCTCGCATCGCATCTCGTTGATTACTGAATTGATTTGATTGTTGAGTTCACCGAGATCTTTCTTCAGTTCCTCAATCTGTTCTTTCATAACCATGTCAGATATCCCTTATGAATCGACCTGGATCGGAGAAGATCTCAGCCATGAGCAGGAGCGTCCTGGCGTCGATGTCACGTCGCTCCTGATCGATAATGGGCCAGAGCAGTGGTGGTTTCAGGCGATTCATTGCTTCCTCCTGTGGCACTCTCCGCATAGTCTGCGGCAAGCTGATTCTGGGTAGCCAGGTGCTCGTATCTTCCATGATGACCCTGGTGCGGCTCGCGCTCCACAGATGGCGCACAGCGTAATGTTACGCTCAGGATCAAGCGTCACCTTAGCCTTTGCCTCTTCTAGGACCATAGCTAGCTCATCCAAGGCACTCTCAGCGCTGCGGCCCATAGGCTTGGCCTTCACTGGGAACCAGGCCCGTCTTTGAGTGCTCCATGACATCTGCGAGAGAGAATGTACCACTGCCGACGAGCATTCCCTGGCAGAAGCCAAGCCATCGCATGGCCTTCGAGATGTCCCCATCCTCTGGAAATCTGTCTCGTATGGTGAAGAGAAGATATAGCTTATCCTCACCATGTTCATTGGCTATCGCCTGGTATTGCTTGATGAGGTCAAGAGCGGTATCCCTGGTCATGACTACGACTTGAAGGCATATATCGCCAATTGTCAAGGTCGCGACCTGCGCAAGCGCTTGCGTGACTATTGTCTTCGATGTGGTCCGCCAGCGGCCTCTAAGGTTAGCCATAGTCCCACGGCAGCCTTGTTCCCAAGTCGATGAGAGACCTGGACATCGTATTTCTCGGTAAGGGCCCCAAGAACCTCCAGAGGGATCAGGTAGCGACCCTTTGATGTCCAGAGAATCGGATCGAGTATGTCGGATGGGATGACTTCTCGCCCGAGGTGGTTAAATCCCATGACAAGGATATGCTCCTCTTCCATACATGATTCGCAGGGGATCTCCTGTTGGTCAGCCCCAGATGCCACAGGACAGTCGCTTTTCCCATACTTGCATCCATGCCGAAGGCAGCAGTGTTCTATGTGGGGCATGGTCCCCATACCCTCTTATGGAGAATGTCGAGGATCAAGGCAGATGGCCTGGGAGGATCTACAATCCGATAGTGACTCTTACAGGATTCACAGAAGAGGTAGGGGAGAATCCATGCCGTGGTGCAGTCGTATCGTTCCCTTGGCAAATAGCCGAGGGTCCAGACGCAGTCGCGATTTAACCTATATTTCTTCATTGTCAAGGTCCGGGGCCTCCCGGAGCACGATGATCTTGTATGCCTGATCAATAACGGAATCTATGGCCACGAGAACAGCTGGACCATTTACGGCGAGTTCATGGGCAATGTCGTCATCTTCGTAAGCACAAGTGATGCTCACGTTGGGGAGGCCAGGATGAACATTGAGCATCTCCATCTCGAAAGCCCCGCCGCCATCAATAGCAGCATGGGCCTTTTCCTCGATTTCTGGAGGACGTTCGATGGACTGGGGAGATTTACGTCCGTGAGGCATCAAGTATTGGGTGAATACGATAGACATGGCTCCGACTTCAGGACATATATCGTCAATTGTCAAGAGTGCGACTGCTCTTCGTACTCTTCGTACTCTTCGTCTGCCAGTTGACACAGGCAGTCGTCGCAGAAGGTCTCATCTGGGTCAGTCATTTGCGCATCGCACCGCTCACACAGCTGTGGTTGTGGCAAGGTTGCCATCAGGTCTTATCTAGCGTTTTCAGGCTATGCTTCATGAATTTACCGATGCCAGGGGCGGAGACCAGCATCTCCATGATCACCTCAACCCCGTGACCTTCGGCCAGCGCGGCGTCCATTCCCCGGAGGATGCAGGAATATCGGTTAGCTAGGATCATGTCGTTTCGACGGCAGTCAAGACAGGTGCTGATTTCATCGGTGCAGCCGCAGATGTCGCATGGGTCGGCAGAGCTTCGTGTCATCGGTTAGCCTCAGGCTGTTTCATAGTAGCTAGGTCCATTGGTGCCCTGCTTCTCAAACCATCTATGGATCACATCATAGTGCAGGGAGAAAGCGAACTCATCTTTTAGCCCTTCAGATCCGTAGATGATACCTCTCTCTGAGACTTCCTCGTTGGGCTTGAATGGAGGGAGCGAGTAGTCCACGTCGATGCCATCGGCTTCACCGAAGAGAAGGATACGGTTTGGCCTGGGTTTGGTTGAAGAGATCCAGAAGGGGACTATGTTGCTTACCGATAGCCCTGTCTCTTCTCGAACCTCACGGATACCTGCCTGCACCCAAGGCTCATCCCTATCAACAAATCCTCCTGGAAGCGCTAACTTACCCTTTCCAGGCTCAATGCCACGGCGCACCGTGAGAAGTCCAAGTCCACGCACACTCGGCAGGGGTACCAGTACAACGGTAACTGGTACCGGGTTCTCCCAGACGATGAAACCGCAGGAAAGACAGGAGGGATGAAGGGAGCCATCTGGTGCATGGATGGTCCCGCATTTTGGGCAAAAGCTTCGTGTCATTGATTTAGACTTCAAGACATATATCTTCAATTGTCAAGGAGCCGACACTTTTCCTCATGGAGCCTAGCGAGTTCACGTCGATGACGAGTAATGTCATCGTCCCGTTGTCGGCAGCGGGTGCAATAGAAAATATTTCCCTCTGGTAATAGTTTATGACTGTAGGTCACATCTCCACAGGAGAGAGTTATCAGGTAGAGGCCAGTCTTAACCTTCCCCTGCTTCTTGATCGTTTGCCCGTAGTTGGTTCTTGTTTTGAAACCCATAAATGGAATCCTCGACATATATCTGCAATTGTCAATGTCGCGGCTCAGATGGCCAATACACAGAACTGATGATGCTTCTCGGCGGGCCATGGCTCATCCTCTGGACCCTTGGCCTGCGTCCCGCAGATACCGCATCGCGTGAAGCGATAAGGTTTATCTGGGCTCCACCCCATGTCATTTGGATCTACCTCTGGATAGTGAGTGCGACGAAGAATAGCCTGCTCGCGGACCAGATCTAGCTTCGCTGATAGGTTTTTCACCTCCAGCAAGAGGGCGTTCCGCTCCTCGATTATTGCCAAAGCATTGTCTACCTGCACATCATCTAGCTTCACTGAGATCACTCCCTATTGCTGGCTTTTGCCTTCTCAGCGGCAGCCATCAAAGCTCTCCCAAGCCTCTCAGCCTCGACAGGGGTCAGCATAATGTCTTCAATGAAGTCATTATGCTGCCAGATGGTCACCAGTGGTCTACCCGTAAATGCATCATGAGTTGCATCTACGATGATTTCCGGGTTATGCCGACATTTGATGCTCTTGCCCATACTGTTCACTTCAAGACATATATCTTCAATTGTCAAGGTCGCGGATGGTCATCTTCACTATGATCCACAGGACCACAGCAGTTCAGGGCTGAACACTGAAAACCACCAGGTGAAGTAACCAGGCGGTCAACTACTTCTCTCTTTCCACAAATATTAAGCAAAACACTCTCCAGAGAGATGCTGAGTGCGAATGGTAGAAGCAGTAGACATCTTGAGGCTAGGCTAGGAAGTGTTTCCATGTACTCATTTTCGATTTTTTCGATAATGACGTGTTCGTACCGGCAGTCGCAGACTGAATCTCCTACTTTCAGGGACATCACCCAGTCCAGTCGTTCACTCATCAGCTGAGATTGTCACTCTGCTCTGTGAGCCAGGGAATAATCTTGTCGATTTCCCCTGGCGCCTGGTGCGAGGTGAAGACATCGAAGCCACCCATTTCGTAGACGAGGAAGATCACTGGCAATTGGCCAACGAGCCAGCACTCCGCCATGTGGTCTGGTCCTCGAACGTTTGATTGCCAAAGGCAGCGAGACTCTGCAGCCAGCAGAAGCTTCTCGAATTGTTCCCATTGTTGATTTGGTTTCTTTTTCTTCATATCCAGTAAACACTTCAGCTCTCGTGGAATTTCACCTATATCTCACAATTGTCAACGGCGCGGCTATGTTCCCCATCCAGGAAACAACTTCTTGGCTATCCCTTCCAGGTGCTGTGCGTGTGATAGGTGCCAGTCGAGTTGGCTTTGCGTGATTTCCCCGGCAACATGGGATAAGCGGGCCTCTTCACGATGCTTTGTGATTGCCTCCCGAAGAAGTGACGCGAGGTTTTCGCGTTCAAAGTCGTCTAGCTCATTCATCTTCACCCATTGCACGCTCGTAGGCGATCACCGCCTCATAGAGGCTCGTGGTCTTGAAGCCCATGGCAGCAACCTTTGCGCAGAGGGAGTCAGGGCCAGAGAATGGAAGCATGCCTTCGGCGCAGTCCTTGATGAGGGACCCGATGGTGTCGTTCCTGGGTACAAGGATGAGTTGCGGATCACTACTGTTTGATTGCATGCCTCACTTCAAGACATATATCTGCAATTGTCAAGGGCGCGGTTTAAGGTTATCATCGAAGAAAACAAGCCATTGGTCCCTGGAGAGACCAGTAGCTAAGGTGAGAGGAGCCTTCGCCCATGCAACCATAATGAGGTCACAGAGTATCTCGTCGGAGGTTGTTTCCATGACGTTGAAGAAGTAGGGGCGGTCACCGCTGAACTCTTCGGCCAATTCGTTGATGGCATCCTGGGTAGCGCAGCACTCCAGCTCGCTTTTGCCAATGAGTCTCGTAAGGAAGTTCTGTGTGATTTGTCGTTCCATATTCAGTAAACACCTGAGGCCCCGTACAATTTCACCTATATTTAGCAATTATCAAGGGCGCGGGTAGATGGAACTAAAAAAGAAACCTCTGAAAGATTACCTAACCCCAATAGAAGATCAGAAGAAGAACCAAAGGAAGAAGGAAAAGCAAAACCACTGCTGTCACGTCTCGTAATCAAAGCCAACGAGCAAGCTTGTTCAGAAAGACACTTCGTCAAAGAACTACATCACCTGCTATTTCCATTGTCAATATTTCTAAGGGTGCAGTATCGCGAGGGCTTAGTATGAAAGTATTTTCCTGGACAATAGCAGATGATGTATTAAGGGGGAATTGTCCATAAAATCGATCCCTTGATCCATTGGCAGATGATCTGGTAATCATAAGGGGTGATGATGAAAATACTTTCATGGTTGATTTTGTAACACTGGGTAATTGCTGGAGTTAGGTGGTTGGATATAGTGGGAGGATCTGCTTTCGGCCTCCCTCGCCGGGGCAAAAAAGTTCACAAAAGATCGAACGCAAATGGACGCAAGTGCAGGAAAACTCCTGAGTTTTCCGAATTTCTCACTGTTCAGGGGAGGGTCAAAAGCTAACGCAAACGAGCCCTGCATTGTCAAAGCGATTGTCAAGGCAGGGCTCGGATCAGGAAAACTCCTGAGTTTTCCTTATGTATCAGGGAGGTAGTGGTTAGGTTATGGTCTCGTCCCAGACTGCCCCGTGTTGGCTCCAGGGTAGACAAGCGTCTGAGTTTTCTCTAGGCCCCTACGAGGAAAACTCAAGCCATCACCACTGCTTACCTCTGGGCGCTCGTCCAGCTCCTTCTTTTTCCTCTTGCCAGCAGCGACTAGATCTCTACCTTCAGCTATAAGCTTCCTGAACATAGCTTGAGTATACCATGAACCCCCAAATGGGTGTACCTTGACAATGCAGATCTGATCTCATCCTGAAAAGTTCAAATCCTCGGGGTTTTTCTAACTAACTACCTGAAATGTCGTCATTGACAATTGCTCGGATTACCAATAATCCACCCTTTCTCTACTATATAAAAACAGATACTTATGGCACCCAAACGCGGCACTGGTGATATTTCAGTCAAACAGGAGGTGTATGAAGCCTATCGGGCTCACTGCACAACCCATGAACTCTCGATGCGGAGGGAGATGGATAAGCTGATCGATGGGGTGCTTGATGGTGACCTGAGTTCAGAGAATGCTCATTGGGCAGCTGTGAATGCGGAGAAGAGGAAGCGGAAGAAGGAACCCACTTTCCGGGAGTCAGTCAGGGAATTCGCTTCCAAAAATGACAAGGTTCCACCTGAGATTCGGGCTCTGTCTGGTGTGCCAGCTCTGGTTGAGCGTGAGCCAACCAAGGCTGAGCTAATCTCCACTGAGGAGATTCTCGCCAACTTCTATCGTATTTTTGACGATGGATGTCCCTTTGGTCAGGCGGACCCCTACTTCGTCAAGGTGCTCAGGAAAGATCCGGTGCCAGTTGATGTCACCATTGAGCTTGGCCTGCCAGCCGCTGATGCTGCCCGCACTGCAAAAGACTTCAAGCTTGAGCCGCAAGATCATCCTGAGCCCTCGCCTATGCCAAGGCCGAGCGCTGAGCTATTCAAGACAGACCCGGAGATTGCTGAACTCGATGCAGAGATTCAGGCTCGTGTTGCAGACGCCAAGCAGCGAGGGTTGGTATCCAAGCCAACCAAGGCTGAGTGGGATGCTGAGCTTAGGGAGGAAGCCTTGAAGAAGATGAGGCCGTACCACGCTGGCCCAGCTCTGTTCTCGCCCGAGGGCCTAGAAGAGGCAAAGGCCGCCCCGAAGGACGACCCTGTTACTCCATCTGCACCTGGCAGGCGAGATATGGGAACCGTATCACTTGGGGAGTTGAAAAGCTGCATCGATCCTACTTGGGGCAAGAAGTAATCTCTGCTAGAGTAGAATCTTGCTCGCTTCGGTGGGTTTCGGCGCTGCATATGTTTGACTTGATGCACCAGGACCAGGTTTTTTTGATCGCATATTGTTTCCCTGGTCCGACTTCATAGGGTGAGTAGTCGGTCTTCACTTCAATTGAGTCATACCGGCAACACGTTTGAAGGCTACCTTCCTGCAAGAGGGTAGCCTTCCTTGTTTTCGGTAGATCTTCCGTGTAGGGTCGCCTCACTCCCATAGTAGCGACTATAGGAGCCCGGCACTGAAGTCTCGCCGTTTGTGCGATGTATCAGTGCCGGGGTTTCATTTGAGCAGGTAACGTTTTGCCCTTTTGTTACCTTTGACTCCCAAGTAGCCATGATCAAACACTTACGATCATGGGCGCTTCCCCAGGTCATAGTGGGTGGATGATCTGTCCTCGCTGTTAATATCGTGAGCGTCTACCAACCTGTAGACGATCTGTCTACTACACTAGAGACACCCACCGTATATGGATCAGGAAAACTCCTGAGTTTTCCATTCCTCCCCTGGAAAATCCTGGCCAAATTTTTGGCGCGGCGGAGCGCTGTTCAATGTCAGACTGTCTGGCTGTTCAGTATGGGTGTGTGCGATAAGTAGGATATGGAAAACTCAGGGCTCCTGCCCGGCGCCCGATCGGGCGGCCAGTCTGGGACAAAGCCTGAAATTCTGTCTGGTCTGAGGTGTTTACATACTATGGCAGCATTACCAATTCACTTAGGCCGGAGCGTATCCGGGGAACCGTTCACCCTTCCACTCTCAGCGCTTAAGCGACACTTTCTCGCGCTCGGTGGCACGGGCTCGGGCAAAACCGTGCTTTGCAAAGCCTTGATTGAAGAGTGCATCCGGTATCGATTGCCGTGCGTCGCGATTGACCTGCAAGGGGATATCCTTTCCCTTGCCCTGCAATCCATGGATTGCCCCGAAGGTGCCGTTCCCGTTTCCGACGTGACCCGTGAGAAGTACGCGGAGCGCCTCGATGTCAAGGTTTGGACCCCCGGCTCACGGGATGGAATTCCCGTGTCATTGGCGCCAGATATGACCATTCCAAACATTGCCGGCGTGGAGGATAGGGTTGCTATCATGGAGTCCATTGCCTGCGGTATCGGTACTATGCTTGGCAATTCCAAAGATGGAACGATTGCAGGCTTTTACACTATCCTTGAGTATGCCGACCAGCACGGACTAGAGTGCAGCAATCTCGGTGACTTGGAGATGTTTCTCGCGGACCCACCGAACGAGCTAGCCGACGAGCTAGAGCATATTATGCCGGCCAAAGTGCGGGCCAACATGCTGGCATCGTTGAAGATTCGTCTCAAGGGGATGAATGGCCTCCTGTATGCCATGGGTCAAGGCATTGATATTGATGAATTATTCGGGCTTCGCTTGCCCGGTCCGCTTACCTACGGTAAGGCGCGGCTATCGATTATCTACCTTGCCCACTTGACGCAAGAGCGCCAGCAAGAGTTCCTGGCCCTATTGTTTTCAGCTATGTATCGCTGGATGCTGCGGCAAAGCGATGCTTTGTCTGGTGTTTTGTACCTGGACGAAATAGCCCCGTTTTGTCCCCCAGTGAGCAAACCCCCTGCTAAGGCGGGGCTGATGATGCTCTTGCGTCAAGCCAGAAAATACGGTCTCTGCACTGTACTTGCAACGCAATCGCCGGGCGACCTGGATTATAAGGCGCTTGGCCAGATTGGTACGGTTGCGCTCGGTCGTATTACTCAGGGCCGGGACATTGGCAAAGTGGACGGTATGCTCTCGACCATACCTAACATCGATTCAGGGGCCATTGTAGCGGCTCTGCCTGGCCACAAGCGAGGCGAATTCGTGATTGTGAATCCAGACCACCTAGCGGCGCCAGAGTCCATCCAGGCGCGATGGTTGGCCACCGAGCATCGCATTGTGGAGCGCCAGAGCATCGGGTTGCTCGTTTCCGACGATGACCGTGAAATTCTAGGCTAGCTGAGGTGTTTACTAGGCATGAGCAAGACAGCCAAAGAGTTCTGGGCCGACGCCGAGAAGCGGAGCGCCAACCTTAACCGGGCCTTTGTTGAGATTCAGCAAGGCCCGAATCCTCTCACCCCGGATGAAATCCGGATCTTGATCAACAAGCGGCCAGAGCAGTATGGGCGCTTCGAGAAGTATGCGACCCCGAAGGGCTGATCCCTCCGGGGCTTCGCCCTGTCGGCCTGAGTTTTCCTCCCAGGCTGGCTGATTTTCTCTGAAATTCCGCATGAGCTGAGGTGTTTATCTACTATGAGCAACAAAAGCCAAACATACAGAGAGCTACTCCAATCCTTACTCGCACTCGATGAGAAGCAATTGTCCATGACTGTCACCGTGGAGATGGGTCCAGAGGATGAGTATTATCCGGCGGAGCTGAGGATCACAGATTCAGGTCATGAAGTTCTTGACGAGAATCATCCCGTTATTTTCGTCCCATAGATGAGCCCTGCGATCAAATCGCAGGGCTTCGCCCTGTTGCCATGAGTTTTCCTCCTAGGCTGTGCGCTTTCGCTGAAATTCTGGCGGAGCTGAGGTGTTTACTAGATATGAGCAACTCACTGAAACCAAAAATTGAAATGGTCCCAATGATTCCCTTCACCATCACCGAGAAGATGGCCGAGGCCGTGAACAAGCACTTCGAGTATGGGACTGGACCGGCGCGACTGATAATGATTCGCAGCGGGCTTATCCAGGAGATTCGTATCCCAGGGATGCGGATGACTTCCAAGGCTCCCAAGTGTTCGACCATTCTCCGTAAGGAGTTCGGGATGAGTGGTAAGCCGGTCAAGCTGTTGCACCAGTTCGAGATTCTCCTTCAGATGACGGAAGTTCTCGATGGATGGGATTCGACTACCATCGTTGAGAATGGGACCCTGCGAATCCTCACCGGGGAAGAGTCCGACGAGCTGAAGGCTCAGCACAAGGGCGTGGCATAATCAGGGGGGCTTAGACCCCCTTTTTGTGATCAGGGATGGAAAACTCAGACTGTCTGTGGATATGCCCTGAGTTTTCCACAACAAGCTTTGCGTTGGGTGAAATTCCACAAGAGCTGAGGTGTTTACTGAGCATGAGCAACAACTACACACAATTTTCTTTTGATTTCATCGTGCCGGAGAGCCAGCGAGGCTGGGTCTGTGAGGTGGTGGAACTCATTGACGAGCACACCGGTGATGAGCTGGAGGATGCTAGTCCACTACTTGTGGCTATTCCCGATTGGAATGAATACCAGGAACCAGGCTTCGACATCAGCATCGACATGGAGAATGGGTGCTGCTGGATCTACGCTGAGGAGACCGGGAACGTGGACAACGTTATCGCCTTTCTCATGGCCCTGTTGATCAGGCTTGCCGACGAGAGCCAGCGTGAGTTCGGGTTTATCAAGCGTGATTCTGCGCATCTCAAGGAGGTGGGATTCACCTACGCCGATACGTGCAGTTCCATGCGGGTCAATGAGTTCGGAGGCGGGGCGGTTCGCGTCTATCTCAATGGAGGTGGCGTTTCCTTCCAGACCATGAGTGCCCACCAATGGCTCGCCGACGCGATGGCGGCGGATTAACTGAAATTCCGCATGAGCTGAGGTGTTTATTTACCATGAGCAATGCAAAAAAAGAGTTCCGCTGTACTCGAAACAGCCCATATCAACATGAGTGTGCAGGCCAGCATGATCTGAAGGCCCGCCAAGGTCACTACATCCGCGCCGAGTCAAAGGAACAGGCCCTCACCGAGATGGCCCGTATCTTCATCGAAGACAAGCATGGTTTCACTGCTGATTGCAAAGACAGGTGGGATGACAATGAGCTTCAGTTCGCCAGGCTACTCTCAGAGCTGGTGGCTGCCGGGCTTGACCACGAGACAATCGCTGGCGCGGCTGAGTCGATGGACTTGGACCCCGCCGAGGTGCAGGAAATTCTCGCTAGAGCTGAGACTGTCTTCGAGAAAGCAAAACCATAGGGATAGGGGCTTCGGCCCTTTTCCTATATATGGAAGAGTTTTCCTTGATAAGATGAAATTATGGGTTCACTCAGGTGTTTATAGACTATGAGTACAAACAGCAAGACAACCATCAGCCCGCCAACGGACACGGAGAGAATTGAGTCCCTCGAAAAACGTGTAGGCATCCTTGAATCGCAACTGCTCGTCTGTATGCGCTGGATGCGTCGGGAGGCGGAGAAGGAAGCCGTACTGAAAGATCCGGATTTCAAACCGATGGTGGTGGGTTTATCCTAGTAGTAGAACAACCAGGCACCTGCCGCAGACGACCCTACAGAGATGATCAGAAGGACCCATGGCACTCGCCTCGGGTTCCTTCTCTTTGGCATTGGAGTGATCAGTCCTTGATGAATGCTTCTTTTATAGTCCACGGTTACTGAGACTCTCTATGACCATCATCCAATTGTCTAGAGTCTGAAATTCTGGCGGAGCTGAGGTGTTTACTAGATATGAGCAACCAAATTAAAGTCAGCCCAGGTTCAGAGCTTATTGGCCTTTTGGGGCCAAAGGCTCTGCCCTCCATCGACACTTTTCGCGAGCTGGTTATCGCAGCGGCAATGAGCGATGACCACCTGCCGCCAGAGGTTCTTGCTGGAATCCTCACTGCATACATCGAGATGAACTCTCATCTGTGCGAGAATGAGGATGCCGGCTCCGACTTCGATCTCATCTACATGCCTGAGTCTGAGCAACTCTATCGAGAGTTCGCCGTCAAGGGGTTTCGCAAGGGCATGCGCAAAGACACCAGTGAATTCGATGATGATGAAATATTCGAGAGGTGTTGTATGTATGAGTTCGAGGTTGCCGCATGGCCCGATCAACTGTTGGCCGACATTGCATTCGCTATCGGCTACCGCGACGCAATGCAGGCCCAGGAGTTCTATCGCTATGCCAGTGAACAGAAGGGAGGGATGAGCTAATGATGTTACTTTGCTACCTGTTCCCACCCCTTGCTGTTCTGCTTATGGGTAAGCCGGTCAGCTCCCTCTTCAACGCTTTTTTGACCTTCGGGTGTTTCTGGATGCCCGGTGTGCGACATGCTCTCGCCTGCTATGTTGAGTATGCCGCCGACAAGAAGTTCACGAAGGTGGTGGACGCAATCAACGACCCGGCCCATGCTCGCAGAGGTGCGAAGTCAGGCCCAGACGGCGTGACCCATGTAACCAATAACTATTACGGTCAGGCTCCATCCAGTGGAGGCCATGACCCCGGAGTCGGTGCCAACGGCACGGTATTCCGCAGAAAATCGTAGGGGTAATGTTGCTCATTATAAATGTCGGGGGAGGGTGGTTCCTCCCCCGGCGCCCCGCTTAAGCAATGGAAAACTCTAAGAGTTTTCTTTGCCGCGCAAGCGCTTGCGCTGGTACGATGTGATTCCACCGGGGCGGATAACACGCACCCATATTGATCGGCCTGCTCGCTGGCTTCGATGGCGAGACTGCCTACCTATAGAACACCTGAGCCAGAGTGAAGTTTCTGCGTTTTCGCTGAAATTCTGCGAGAGCTGAAGTGTTTATGTACCGTGAGCAATTCAATCACCAACAAGAACCCTTCCTTTTCTCTTTCCGACGCACCCGTGGGTGAGGTCCTATTCGACGCGGCGCGGCCAAAGCCGCTCGCACAAGAGGTCATTCCTGAGCGTGATGGCTCTTGGAATTCTCCAGGCGTTTCCGCCGAGGGCGCCGCTCGCGCCAAAGAAGACGAGCAAGCTGCTACTGCTGCGGGCTTCACCGTCGCCCCGCCGATCTACGAGATTGGCTCCCTGGTCAATCAGACCGGAGTTGAGAATTTCCGCGCATCTCGCGAGGAGTTCGAGGCAATGCCTACCGCTTTTGAGGCGTGCAGCAAGCTGGCCGCGCAAGTCCAGGCCGAGCAACGTCGCGACATCGTTATCGAAGTTCCGAATCTTCGGATGCTCGATGATGGTCGCCTTACTCGCGGCACGGGTGCCGGCATGCCCATGAGCGAACGTGCCATGACCGGCCTGGCAACCCATGTTACCCCCGGTGGTGGTGGGTACCTTCGGGAGTGCCCTACGGAGCTTCGCGCTCTCAACGTCAATCACTGGTGTGAGAACGGGTATCGTGAAGATGTCCGCGCGACCAATCGACTCATGCGCGAGTGGCAAGAGCAGGGCTGCTTTGATGCTCAGCCCGCCCCGGTGATTGTCCCTCGCGAGATCACTCTTCGCACCCGTATCAACGGGTCCGATGGTCGCCGCGAGAATTTCGCCGTGGTCGGCCCTCGCTACTCTGCGCATGACATTGACGCCATTGCCAATCAGGTGATGTCCAGCGAGGCGATTCCCGCCGATGCTCGCGCCAACGTCACCTATGACGGGTACCGCTCGCGCATTGACGTGCTGTTTCACAGCAATGTCCAGCCGGAGCGAGTCGTCGCTGGCGAGATTTTCAAGGCCGGAATCATGCTGAAGACTGCCGATGATGGCAGCGGTTCGATTCAGATTGCTGCCCAGCTATGGCGCAACCTGTGTCTCAATCTCATCATTGTGGACCACGCCAGAGACATGGTGATGCGCCGCTCGCACCGTGGCGACGGAATCGCCGATGCTGTCAATATTGGCATCCGGGACGCCATGAAGAAGGTGGAGTATTTCTGCCAAAAATGGAGCGAGGCAACCCTGGAGAACGTCCTGGAGAAGTACGGATGCGCCGATATCGAATCCGTGTTCCGTGGACTCATCTTCAACAAGGTGGTCAACATTGGTGGCGTTGCCCCCCAGGCCATGCACGCTCGCCTGATGAGGGCATGGGAAGCTGAGCCTGGCAATGACAAGACGGCTATCGTCAATGCCATCACTCGCTCGGCTCACACCGAGACCTGGAAGCGCTGGACCATCGTTGAGGAGCTTGAGACCCTCGGCGGGGCGATGCTCTTCGCCAAAGATTGGAAGGTGTCCATCCCTGAAAAGGTGGACCTGGCCAAGCTGGGCTACTAGTCCAGGCGGGACGGCGGGGGCTCAGGCCCTCGCTTTTCCTTTGGTGCCATGAGTTTTCCGATTAGATCTGCCTGCGCTTTCGCTGAAATTCCATAGGAGCTGAAGTGTTTACTAGGCATGAGCAACAAACAAAAATTCATAGTCGAGGTTAGGGAGGTCCACGTCGCGACCCACGAGGTTGAGGCCATGTCTGTCGATCAGGCCATCCACCTTGTGAAGCGAGGATTCTCGGAGGCGGTCGATACTGAGTACAGCCACACGCTCCCGGAGGGGACGTGGGTTGTCACGGATGACGATGGCGCCGTCCTGAAAGATCAGGAGTAGGACCATGAGTGACTACAGAGCAAATCGCACCGCCGCCTTGCTTGTCTTTGGTGAGCATGTCACTGAGAAGCAAATCGAGAAAGCCCTGGCGACTTTGGAGCATTTGCTGGAGCGTGAGCCACGAGTCGAGGATTACGACAATCGGTATGCCGACCCGGTCCTCTACTTCCCATAGCAGCCCTAAGCCGAAAGGCTTGGGGCTTTGCCCTATGGGCCTGAGTTTTCCTGTATCCTCGGCGGTTCGCTGAAATTCTGCGAGAGCTGAAGTGTTTATTGGCCATGAGCAAGCAAACCATCAAGACCATTTCTCGCGTCGAGGTCATTCTCGCTAAGGCTAAGGCTCCCTGTGGAACCTATCCTGGCGCGAATCGCTCGCGCAAATTCGTGGACCGCAAGCGCAAGGCAAACAAGAATGCCTGTCGCGGCAAGGTGAAATTCTAGCGTTGCTGAGGTGTTTATAATATATGAGCAACAAACAAAATAACCCTGCCAACCCTACCGTCGAACTCGATGGCCTGGAAGTGGAAATCACCAGAGGTGTCGATGGCGCCCTGGTGGTATCTATCTCCGGTCCTGGTGATGACGACACGACCGCGCTCGGCTCGCCGGACATCCGTGTCTGGCTGAACGATGCCCTTATCTACGCCCACGGGGAGACCGGCGATGATCTGCAATGGACGCCACCGACCGCGCCAGATCAGATTGTCGTCAATCCAGACCCGAGGGCGATCTCAAAGAAGCATTACGGAGATGACCAATGAGTGAGCATCGAGAGATCAATTGTCCCATTTGTCCTGGCCCGATATGTAAGCTGGACGGGAGCGTGGCCCCTGATTACGGGGATAAGGTCTACGTCTTGACCTACACTCACAAGCACGGTGAAGATCATGCAGTCCATATAACCTATGAAGGTGCCCTCAAGGCGGCATATGCGCTGGCCGATGAGCGTGTCGATGAGTCCTGGTGTGATTCCGAGAACGAGGCGAAATTCAAGGGGATTGAGGATAAGACAGCAGCCCTCGCCTTTTTCCATGACATCGAGAACGAGACCAGCTACGGGGAGATACTGGAGATCTACGAAACGCCACTGAGGGACTAGTTCCCTCGGCCCTTCGGGGCCTATGTATTGGAAAACTCTATGAGTTTTCTACTATTAGCAACAGAAAGTCGCCAAGGGAGATGATCTCCCCGGCGACTTGGCACTACTGTGCGGCTTGGTTTTCGACTGCTTTCCGTGGCTTCGCGAGGCGACGCAAGCGGTCTTTCGCAGCCGAGGTGAGACGATATTGGCCGTCTCCGATCTCCTCGGGATGCTCAATCCACTTGGCTTTCACCAGGCGACGAACGGTGTTGCGAACTCGTGAATTTGCCTTGGCTTTGCCGAGGCCCTTCCATTTACATTCAACGATCAGTTCTTTGATGGTCAAGATGGGGCGGCCTGGTTTGGCGAGCGCTTTAACGATTTTCAGTTCGTTGTCGCTTAGCTCCGAGTAGTGGAGCTTCAGCTCCCCCCCTCGCTGCCCTTGCTTCGATTTCAGCTCGGTTTGTTTACTCATAATTCATAAACACCTATTGGTTCTCATAATTTCACAATCATTGAGGAATTATAAAAAGTCTAACATTATTACGGCTCTAGTCAATGCAAAGTACAGATCGAGGCTACTTTATTTTTACAGGCTCATTTAACCCACAGCCTGTGGACATAAAAAAATAGATCTCCGGTAACATTACTAGTTTGAGAAACCTTCAATGAAGTCAACGCAGTTAGATCTTTATCCACAGATACATCCACAATGCCTCGTTTTTGCTGGACAAATAGGTGCCTGGATTTTGTTGACCACGATCTCTGGCTGATGCTAGGTAGGTTCTCGGGAGATAGTCCGCCGGATACTGAAATTCTGTCGGTTCTGAGGTGTTTACTGAACATGAGCAAGCAACTGCATGTCATTGATAATGGTGTGGTATTCAACTCTGGGCAGAGGGGTAAGCCTCTCGATTTAGAGTTCAGCCAACTGAACAAGGATGAGCAGGCTGTTTTGCAGACGCTCCGCCAGTCCGGGGATCGAATGAAGATCATATCCATCATGGAGGCGCTCGAATGGGACATCCCAGTTGTGCCGTTCTCGCCAGAGTATTGCAAAGTCAAAGGGTATAGCAGGGTTCGCAACGCTGTGCGGCGCCTTGTTCGCTCTGGGATGATCATGCACAGTAGTGCCATTGGTGACGGAACCTATATGGTTCCCGATATCGTTCCGGTTGCTACCATTGCCCCGGTCAAGCTCTTGCCGGTTGCCAATCCCCTGCCGGTTGACATCGATAGCATCACCAAAAGGGCCATGGCGGCTGGCAGGAAGAGTGACTGTGCATTCTACAATGCCTGCCTAGATCAGGCTATCAGTAACAAATGGGATGGTTTCTCGTGCCATGGATGTAGGGCTTACGCTGAGCCCGATGAGTTCCAGAAGGAACAGAACATTCTTGGGCTTCGCGCCGTTCAGACAGCCGCAGATCTGGTGGCCAAACATGGCAAGGTCAACCGGATTCGTGGCGTGAAGCCTGGCGCAGATGCAAAGCGTAACTCCGGCGAGATGGTGAGTCTGTCTGAAGTCATGGCGATGACGGACTAGCTACAGCTGGGGCAATCGTCCGAGCTTGAGATAGAAGATCCCGCATATCGCAACGACGAGCACTGCCCAGAGGATCTTCTTCGACTTGGTGATCTGAACATTGGGAAGATAGGCATCTATCAGGCTTCCCAGCGACCATCCAAGTAGGCCGCTGAGCAGGGATATAATGATCAGTCGAGTATCTGGATCCATAGTGGATCCTTTTACCCTTGGGGATCTGAAAACTCTATGAGTTTTCCTGTCTTGGGCCGGAGGCCGCGATGGCTCAGCTCTCAACGGGGGAGATGATGATTTTCACCAGGATGAGGTCAAGGTCATCAAGGTCATCTCCATAGATTTCCTCTTCTTTGCACATACCAAGGTGTTCTTTGGCTTCCTCGGGTGTGTCAAACAGATGATCGAATGGGTGCTCATATCTCATGGGATCGTCCAGGGGTATGACGTAAAGTGGTTGGCCATCGCCACAGACAAGCTGGCGATAGGCATAGTGTGTAGTTGATGGCTGTTTTGCATTGCTCATGGCTGGTAAACACCTCAGCTAGCCCAGAATTTCAGTGAATTGTCTGAAATTCTATCGGCTCCCAGGTGTTTACTAAACATGAGCAATGCAATCGACAACAAGAGTATCGTCCGCGACCTTCGCAATGATACCGTGGACGTTCAGTCCCGGCACATCGACTGGGCAGCAACACTCGGCGAAGACCTGGAGGGCTGGGAAGCCTTCGAGGCTGTTGATTGCGACGAGTGCGACCGGGTCACGGTCCTTACAACGGCCATGGGTGGCGATGAGCATCGCTACATTGAGCCAGAGTTTGAGAATGAAGACGGCGAAGTGGTCGAGAATGAGTGCATGGGGCATCTCTACTTTGAAGGCCCAATGATGAATAGCTTTTACCCTTGCCCCTTCAACGATACCGACGAAGCGGCACGGGCGATTGCCAGCCTTCCCCTCTGTGTGATTGTCCTGCAAGACGGCGAGACCGGCTTTGCCCTCACGGGTGGCGGCATGGACTTGAGCTGGGAGATTTGCGACGCCTACATCCGTTGCGGTTTCCTTCCCCCATTCCAGTTCTGTTGCCTACCAGACATGGCCGGCAAAGACAGGGAGAGCCGAACTCAGCTCATTCTCACAGCCTGCCAGCGCACAGCCGATGTCCGGGGGAGCCAAGCCGAGTACCGCCGCATCGAACTTAAGCAGATGGCTACCAAGTACAAGAATCCAAACGCCGCGTAAACGGCGAGTGGTTGCTCTAGGTGGCCGGGGAATTCTCCTCGGCCACCGTTTTTGCGTGTGCTCCGATCGGAAAACTCTATGAGTTTTCCTTGTGACAGAAAAGAACTGCCCCCCAAGGCTATGCTGAACACAACGGCCGAATTGCCACTGATTCAACCCTGGAGGGCAGAAAAGCTTTATGAACAGTTGACTGGACAAAAGAGGCCAGAGCTGTAGCGCCCCGACTGGTATTCCACCCGGTCTGCTGGCATGGCCACAAGTCTTTCAGGGCCATTCTCGCCGGCTATTGTGCCAATTTCAACACAATAGCCATAATCATACTCTTTGGGAGCGCGAGTGCGCAGGAGCCCATATTTCTTAGAGTGGTCGATGACCTGCCATTTGCCACTCTTGCCACCGTCGCCAAATAGTGAGCGGAGACGTTGCTCCATCTCAAAGTAGCCTGGCGATGTCGTTGCCATCGCCTTAGAGGAGAAGGCGCCATCATATCGGCCCAGTTCGCCGATTTCTTGCAGAGCCCGTACTGTGCTCATATGAACATCAGCGCTTGCTATGAGTGCCTCCTGGTCAATTTCAAATCTGATTATTCTGAACATGCATAGTAAACACTTCAGGAATCTGAAAATTTCAGCAGATTCTTTGAAATTACACAAAGGCTGAGGTGTTTACTGGGCATGGGCAATAGAGCCCACCCGAATCAACCGGCCCCGCGAGGGTGTCCGACCGAAAGTAGGTTGCTGATGTTTGTGATGGATGGGGATGTAATCCCGGTTAGTCTTGATGAGTCGATTGATCGAATCGTTGCCTTACAGAATGAGCGCAAGCTCCTGAATGCGAAGATCGACAATCTCAAAGCAGTGGCAAAGCTTCACTTGAAGAAGCTTGAGGTCACTGAGTACGAAGCGCCCTCTGGCCACTCTGCGAAGTATTCGTCTAAGCAGATGCCAAAGTATGACAAGGAGGCAATCCTTGAGCTTACAGGTGAGGACTTCGCCCTCTGTGTGAGCTTCACGAACGTCACAGCGTTCACGGTCAAGTAGGCCAGTCAGGCGGGGAGAGATCCCCGCCCTCTTTGCTTGTGTGACATTGGAAAACTCAATGAGTTTTCCGACTCCCCGGCGAGGCCGAGGCCCCGAAGGGTTAGGCCCATACGATGAGCCTGTCACCTGCCCGCTCGCACGTTGCTAGCAATTGCTCGCAGCGCTGGCGGAGATAGCCGCCCTCGCGTCCCATGGTGATGAATCGATCCGAGTTCTCAAGGCCCATGGACTCGGCCCGCTCGTCATTGCTCATGGGAGCATCGTGGTTGCGCTCCACGTCCCACAGACGACGGCGCAGCATTGGTGCCAGTTCTTTGGCAGGAATCTCCCCACAGTAGTCAACCGTGAGATTGAGCCAGCGCAAGAGATCGAGCGCGTTGCCATTGGCCATGTTGATCTCCGCATCGCAGATATCACACGAGTACATTTCTGGTGTGTCCTGGTCAAGCTTCCAGGCAGCATCGCAATCGTCGCACCATCGGCGCGAGCAATCACAGGACTCAGCGGGCTCAGTGTAGCCCTTGGACTCGTTCTTGACTCCGATGAAGAATGTTATGCTCATATATTGTAAACACCTCAGCTCTTGCAGAATTTCAGCGAATAGTCTGAAATTCCAGCTGCCCTCAAGTGTTTACTAGGCATGAGCACAATAACCGCACGATACGTCGATACCTGTCTGTCTGATTACCTTCAGGACAGTTACTCTCGCCCAGGCCAGGCTCTTTGCCTTGCATCTCTTGGGTGTTCCATTGAGCAGACCGTTGAGGAGTTGCTCAATTCCCTTGATGATTCCGACAGCGGGTTCCCTGAGACCATCGGCAACGATGAGATCAAGGAGGTACTGGCCGAGGCTATTGAGGCTATCGATCTCCGTTACATCGATGAGAACGGCAACCGATGCCAGACTCCTCCCGAGGAAGATCGTGATTGCGAGGAGCCGATGCTCTATGTCCTCATTGAGTGGGATGCCAGTGTGGTCAAGCTCCGCATGACCGTCGATGTCGAATACCAAGCGAATGGAGTGGACTCGTATGAACTCAAGCTCATGCTTGAAGATGCGATCCGCCAGGCCTCGGCCAATGGTGCTCTTACTGGCGGCACGGGTGCCACCGTAACATCATGGGGAGCGAGCGCCGAGGTAGTACCCGAGGAGTAGCCCTTCGGGGCTTCGGCCCCCCTGGGAATTGGAAAACTCTAAGAGTTTTCCGACCTACGCAAACGCTTGCGCGGCGAGGAGTTACCCTGCCGCGCAGCCCGCCCGCCTATTCCTTGAGTAGCGCATTGCATTTGTCGCAATTGGCAACGAAGTGCCGATCGAGCCAGGCAACAGTTTCGCCCTGTGTCTCATTGCCGCACAGTGGCAAGCTATCGTTGTCCATGTCGGGTATATGGCGCGGAGCGTCATATACTTCGACTCGGAAATAGCCCTCGGGGTCAATCCAAACGTCAACAGGGCTGGAGAGTGTCCCGCAGGTATCTGTTTCCTCAATTTTCTCAAGCACGGTTTCGGCAGTCAAGAATTGAGGTTCACACCCGAACACCTCACGGGCTAGCTCGGCGTAGCGTTCTTCAGGCATGGCGTTGATCGCCTGCTCGACCGTGAATGGTCGTTCCTGGCTGAACTCGTCGTCGGAGATGAAGAATTCGGGGCTGAATGATAGTGAGTAGCTCATATATAGTAAACACTTCAGGACTTACGGAATTTCAGTAAAAGATCAGCAAACGCAGTGCTTTATGAGTTTTCCAATTCGGAACGCAAAAACCGCCCCGAAGGGCGGCGCGGTCTGGCTCCTGCTATGCTGGGAGTAGCAGATGGCCCTGTTTGCGAATCTTCCCAGCTTCCACCAGGGTTCCGACGATGGTATTGAACTGCTCAAGAGAGCATCCGATGCCCATGAGAGTCGCGTACAGATGGCCGGCTGGTAGGCCCTGCTCGCCCAATTCCTCGACTGTTTCAACAATTGCCGAGGCGATTGCCATGAGTGCTTTGATTGCTTGTGTGTTGCTCATATTATGTAAACACTTGGGGACTGATAGAATTTCAGCGAAAAGAGTGAAATTCTAGCCTGGCTGGCGTGTTTATTAACCATGAGCAAAACCACCAAAACCATCCGAATCCGCCTCGATGATGATGCTGAGTCGCCGCGTGAATATGCCGGCGAATTCAGCACCATGGCTTGCTGGCACAACCGTTACAACCTTGGCGACGTACAGCCCCGCGAAGAGCCGCAAGAATGGCTCAAGGAGAATGCGCCCAAGGGCTCCGTGGTTCTTTGCCTGTATCTCTACGATCACAGCGGAATTACCATGAGCACTGGCCCGTTTTCTTGCGGCTGGGATTCTGGCCCTGTTGGCTACATTGTGTCAACGCCAGAGCAGATTCGCGCAACCTTTATGGTCAAGCGTATCACCAAAAAGATTCGTGAGCAGGTCACGAAGAATCTCGAAAATGAGGTCAAGGTTTACGCGGAATATCTCGAAGGCAATGTCTATGGTTTTGAAATCATTGAGACAACCGAGTGTGACTCATGCCAACACGGGGAGCCAGAAGTGATTGACTCGTGTTGGGGATTCATTGGCAACGATTGGGCGCTTGAAGCTATGGCCGACCATATCGACCCGGAGCTTCGCCCTCAGCTTGAGCAGGCTTGGGAAAATAGGTTCGACGGCTAGGCCCTTCGGGGCTGCGGCCCCAGGTCGCCTGAGTTTTCCTGTAAGAGAATGAGATCTCAGTGAAATTCCACAAGAGCTGAGGTGTTTACTAGATATGAGCAACACCGACGAACAGCAAGAAACAATCGAAGAAGAGGCACGCCAGATCATGGTGGAGATCCTCTATCATCACTTCGGCGATGATTTCATTACATCGGATCGCGTTGACGGTTCAGTCTGCGGCGGAGATCCGCACGGATGGACTCAGGGCGCGGTGGCAACAATTCTCACTGAGAGCTGCTTGCCAGATCCGGTCTATGGTCCTGTTGAGGCATGGTGCCGAGTATTCGAGGATGCTGCCGAGCGTGGCCTACACTGCGAGCCAATCAATGGGGCGGTGATCGGAGTCTACCCCCTCTAAGGGAAGGGGCTTCGGCCCTGTTTGCCCTGAGTTTTCCTTGAACTTATTGATTCACAGCTGAAATTCTAGCGCTTCTGAAGTGTTTACTAGATATGAGCAACACCGGAAATCAATTCAGACTTATCGATCGTGGCAGCGGAGCATGGTCCGCTATCCTGAAGCGTAAGGCTGGAAGCCTTGCCGTACGGGTCATCACCGAACAGGGTGGCTATCGCATCGACTTTACCAAGAGCGTCGGCGCGGCTTGGCAACCCTGGGAGCCTATCGCGACCACTGTCTTTTCTACCTTCGACGAAGCCGAGAAGGCTCTACGAAGTTCTGTTACCGGGCTCCTGTAACTGCAGGGGCTTCGGCCCTTGTGCGAATTGGAAAACTCTATAAGTTTTCCTGCCTGCACAGTAAAAAGAGCGAGGGGATTGGACTTTGTACACTCGGGCCGGAGCCACTCGGACATAGTACACACACCCCTCACTCAAAACCTACTCGGCGGCAGCTTGCTCCTCTTCGCGGTCCCGGCACAATTCCTCGAATTGCTCTTCGGTGTATTTGAACTGCGAGCAGAGGTCGCGCAAGTCCTGGTCATCTTCACAGATGAGAAGGTCTCGGTAAAGGTGCTCAGTATTGAGGACATGGAGGCTCAGCTCTTGTTCCCCGTACATTGTGATGTCTATCTTGCTCATATTCAGTAAACACCTCAGCTCGCCTAGAATTTCAGCGAATTGTCTGAAATTCTATCGGCTCCCAGGTGTTTACTAGATATGAGCAACACAAAACAATTTGGTGAGTCCGGTGTCTGGCGCGGCTGGGTTGAACTCGGCGGCGATATCAACTGGGAGGAGCATGGCGGCAAGTGGTGTCGCAAAGATCCGAATCTTTCTCGCGTGTTCTACGTGATTGAGCATATGAATCTCGTTGAGTGCATGGGCGAGCGCGATGTCGAGGCCGGCGGCCTTGATAAATACGTGAGTAGCATCTCACGGATCGATCTCGATGAGATCCCGGAGTCTGAAGTGGAATCCGCGCTTGAGTCATGCGGCATCGAACTCGCCAACTATGACAGCGACGAGACTGATCTTGTTGTCGTTGAAGCTCTCACGGGCTACGGATGCGCGGCCCCCATGGGAGAGTATTCAGATCCATCCTATCCCGAGCGGTCACGGGCGGCAGCAAGGCGCGAAGTCGAGGAGCTTATCGCCGATTCCGTCAAGTGCGAGGATATGCTTGACCGGCCAGTGAATGCCATCGGTTCCACGGCCAGGGACTTCGGCCAGGGTAACATCATGGCGGGGCTTGACCGATACAAGGTGGAGCAAGAGACAAGGGCTCTGAAGGTCCGACTCAAGAGGGTTCCCAGCGATGACCCGATTGCATTCGCTCATGGATTCCAGACGGGTTGCGCTGGCGGTGCATTCCCCGCCGATGAGAGTGACCTGGCCCCAGAATGGCTCAGAGGGCATGAGCTTGGGCTTAAGGTCCGCAACGGTGACGAGGACATTCGCGAGCTGAATCACTGGGTAGAGCCGGATACGAGCAACACCTCCATGGATCTCATGGTCAAGCTGCAAAGCGCGGCAAGAAACTAAACACTCGGCGGGGGTCGGAATTGCCGGCCCCCGCCGTTTTGCTGTACAGAATAGGAAAACTCTAAGAGTTTTCCTTCCCGCGCTACCGCCGCCAGTTCTCCTTGACTTGTTCCCATGCCTCAATCAGCTCGGCTTCGGCTTGTTCCATCTTAGCCCATGAGCGCTGGACCATTGGGTCATTCTCAACTTCATAGACGATAGACCAAAATATGCGGCGAACCTTCCAGTAAAGAAGGAGAACGAAGTTACTCATAGTATGTAAACACTTCAGAACCCATGTAATTTCAGGCATTGTTAACTACCGATTTCATTGATGTATTAAGAAATCATCAATGTTTCTATATTTGTAGATTGAATCCATACTCAGGGTATGAGATAAACATTGCATGCTGAACGCAAACGAAACTAACGAGATTGCTATCTCCCTCCTGCCAGACATGCGCAACATGTTTACGCGCCTTTGCGCATGCGATGCTGATGTCGATGATGCTGTGCAGGACGGATACCTACACCTTGTAGAGTATGCCTTGCCGCACTACAAGGCTGGCAATGTACGGGCCTTCGCCCTGTCGGCGGTTAAGCGGCGCTTCCTGAACTGGTGCCGGAACCATCCCCAGAGCAGAACTCATGCCTATGCAGCCGAGAACGGCGCAGATGCCTTCGCAGCTGATACGGATATGCTGGCCCTTGCCATCGAGGCGCAGGCTCTTACGCGAGCTATGAGTCGTCTGTCGGAGCTTGAGCAGTCGCTTTGCCAGGCTTACATGCTCGGGCATGGCTGGTCGGAAGCTGCCGACGCTATCGGTATCAGCCGAGTGCAGGGAACAAGGCTCAAGGCTTCCATTCAGCGGAAGCTTGCCTATCAGGCGGCATAGCGGCCCGCTGGGCGGGCAAGATCCCGCCGGCCCAGCGGGGAGTCGAAAACTCAAGAGCAGCGCAAGCGCTTGCGTAGGTAGAGTTTTCCTTTGAGTGGGCCGGAGCCCGGCGAGTTAGATCTCGCGGGTCCCTTGGCATTGCTTGCATTCCATGTAACCGCCGACCTCGATCATGGGCTGATACTCCTTCTCATATTCCAGACAGTCGCGGCATAGATCGGTCTTCTCAGGGATGAGAGCCTGGCAGCGGAGGATCTCGCTGATGGCGGCACTGGCGCCTTGCTCATTGAAAAATGTTTCGGCTCGCTCCTGAGCTTCCCAGGAGACGACGCAATCATCGGACTCCGCAAAGTGCATGGCAGTGGCAAGGCGAAGGGCGATGACCTCTTCAAAGTTAGGACGATGGCCAGCCTGGCGGAGGATTCTAAGGTTTACATTGCTCATGGTATGTAAACACCTCAGCTCCGCTAGAATTTCAGGGAAAGAGTAGGAAAACTCAAGGCGGCGTGGGCCGGAGCCCGGCGGTACTTATCGCCTCACTTTCGCATCTGGATACATTTCCAGGACTTGACGGCGAGCATCGGCGCGTGATTTCTTGGTATCGTATGCAGGGGCCGCGCGGAGCATGCCATCGATTTCGCCATCGTCGGAGGCGTACCAGTAAAGCGGATCACCATGGCCAAAATAGGTGCCATTGGTATCATACCCACCATTGTCAAGATGGACTCGGCGGAGGGTGATTCGGCCAGAAAAATCTGCCGGGCCAGCCCAGGTTCCACGGCCCATGGCCGCTCCCCGGCGAGGGTCGCCGCCCCATCCTTTGGGGTCGCGGTCGGAATAGCTTGGTTTCGATTCGGTGTTGCTCATATCTTGTAAACACCTCAGCTTCGATAGAATTTCAGCGAAAACGCAGAAAGTTACGATGATGGATAGAAAACTCAGGTAATGGCATGATCATCTAGAGTTTTCCTCTGGACGTAGCAAAACCAGCGCTAGGCTCCACCCCCACTCCATCAAACGCTTTCCTCCTCCCCCCGGACTATCGATTGCTGGGCCTAGGAACCCACAGCTCAACCCAGGTTTCTCGGGGATTTGTACTTGCTACGGAGCGATCGTTTCATCGCCTAGCGCTGGAAAATCTTCTAGTTCTTGCAGGCTTCGTAGCCGTCGAACCATGCGCCCATGCGGCGCGTTCTGGTCCTTCCTGCGCTCTTTGTGCAGGTGGAGCTACTGGTTTCGGGGTCCTTGCAGTGGGCTTGCGCCTCGCTCAAGGTGAGCCCGCGCTTGATGACGCGGCGGCTGATTCCAGCGTCGCGGTACATTCGCACCACGTTGTAATAGCCAGCATCTTCGCGGGCCTCCCGCTCGTCGGCGGGGCCGCAGAAGTCAAGGACTCTCACGCCCTTGGAGGTAGTTCGGTAGACTTTGATGGTGTTGCTCATGGTAAGTAAACACTTCAGCTCGCCTAGAATTTCAGGCAAAGCGAGAAAAGATGCAAGCCGATCATGGAGTAGAGTTTTCCTCGAACTCAAAAGGCGATGGCCCCGAGCAGAATTACCCGGAGCCATCTATGACCAGAACACCACTTCTGACAACGGTTGCGGCCCCCGGTACTTCTCAGAGCCTTGCGTGATGCTCTTGGCCGCCGTAGCGACCGGATGAGACTTACAACCTAGCAAGGCCGTGCCGGGGACCTGGTAAAATCTAACCTTCCGTAAGGGCATGCGTTGCCCAGAACTCACGGGACTCAACGGCGGGCGGGCTGGTGTCCTCAGCCTCGAACTCGAAGGGCTCGCGGGGAGCTTCGGGTCCACCGTAGGAAGTAAAGAGCACCCAGTCATGCCCATCATGCGGGCCGGCTACGATTGTAACCTTGTTACTTGGGCGGAGTGGAGCCGGAGTGCTAACCGGGTAGTCCCCAGTCATTCCCATCCATTCGTGGGGCTTGATAAGGCGGCTCGCGCCTTTCCTGTTGCCTCGAACCATGTATTGCACCGATGACTCGATGATGGGCTTATCGCCACAGGCGGGACCGTAGAGACCACAGGGAAGGGTGCCAAGCTCGGCGGGCATTTCCACCGTGAAGACTTTGACGGGGCTAGCAGGGTCGCCCTTGTCGGTTGGGTCTTGAGCCAGCACAAAGGCGAGTTGCTTTGCGCTCAGGTTATGGTCAAGATGGGATTCGGTGTGCTTTGCGATGCTCATGGTAAGTAAACACTTCAGCGATGATGGAATTTCAGGGATTGAAACCTTTTCTCGCTGCCTTCATAGACCAGGACGCGGCGAAGGCTCAGCATCTGACAAGGCTCTGCATTTTATTTAAGAAAACTCTAACCATCTATTATCAGATGAGTTTTCCATGCATGCGCAGCAAAGCCGAGCCCGAAGGCCCGGCTCCCTTGCCGCTACTCTTCTTCGCACTCCATGAGAGTATCGAAGAGTTCGCATCCCAGGAAGGCCAGGAGCTTCGATGCCTGCGCCCGGCAGGTCTTATACATGCGCTCGGCGGAGCGGCTGTCGGTATCGTAGCCGAAGCAATCGGCCCACTCCTCGAACGTGTCGCACTCGTTGACGCTTGAGGCGTCTGTTTGCAGGCACCCGATAACGGCGGCCACGGTTGGCGGGCTGGTGTGGGCGGAGCCCTGCGAATACTCCAGCATGAAGCGAGCAGCCTCAGCGGTGCGGTCGCCGCCGCGATAGAGAATGATGCCATAGTGGGTTGCATCCCGGCTCCAGTCCGACGGTGGACAATCGGTGCGATATGGGATGACCTCGGTAGTCATGCGGACCTTGGCAAGAGAGACGAAGTCGGAGTGATTCATGGTGTTGCTCATGGTAAGTAAACACCTCAGCTCTCGCAGAATTTCAGCGAATCGAAATTATTTGGCCGTGGCCATTGGCCCATGTAAAGGTGGAAAACTCTATGAGTTTTCCAATCACAGGGCCGAAGCCCCGAAGGGCTAGGCTAGGATGGCGTCAATCTCCTCATCGCTAACGAACATGTCGCGATCGAGGTCAAGGTGTGCGTGCTTTCGAGTCGATGGCTGGAACATGTAAAGCAATCGATAGCCGCCGCGAGTTACGAAGGGGACTTCTGAGCCGCCGCCGGCAGGGAACCATGGCCCCCGCTCGTCCCGCGCTTGCTTAGCGGCGATTGCCTCGCAAAGTGTCAAGCTACACCTCGCAAAGCGCGACGAGTGGCAATGACAGTCCAGACTGCACGGCGGACCGAGCGAATGAGGCGCATGCGCGAGCCTACTCGCTTAGCCTTGATGTATGCCATCAAGTTAAGATTGCCAGCGTCAATCCGGACTTGCTCTTCAGCTACCAGAGCGGCTGCATTGTAGCCATGCTCGCGGCAGTAGTCGCGAACTATGTTAACGGCGTGATCATTAAGGTCTGCTAGCTCGCAGGTGGAGCCAGTGACCAGGACTTGAGAAACGGTTTCGGTGTTCAGCATGTATATATATTCGCTTTTCTAGCATCTCAGGTCAATATAATAATAACATTGAACTATTATATATTCCTCAATGATATCGGCTATTTTAACTACATAGAATAGCTAGACTATTGAGCAAATATCATTATAATAGAGGAATGAGCAATCAACCAAACCGCAATTTTCCCGATATCCCTACCATTGAGGACTTCAGCGCAGATCTGCGCGTTGGCGATTCTGTGTACACGCTAACCTTGAACTATTGCCGCGATGCAAGTCCATGGCTGAGCCGCTACATGCTTCGTAACGGTGAACCATGCGCCGAGGGCTGCATTGACACTGAGATATGCGCCATGCTTGGAATCAATGAGCCGGAAGAGTTAGAGGGCTCAGAGGCCGATCTGTGGTTCACCGATAGGCTGCAAGAGTTCCTTGACACCGAGTTAGCGCGACTCGGTATCAAGATACCTCGCTAGGTGGCAAGGGCACAAGGGGCGAAAGCCCCTACATGCCTAGTATATAAGGAAAACTCTATGAGTTTTCCAATCCTCATGGGCGGATCGCCCCGAAGGGCGACCCGTGGGCCGTGGCCCCTAGTGCCGGTGGCCCTTGCAGGCTCCTGGGATTGCGTGGTGCTGGTGACACCGTGCGTTAGGGTGGGGGTAGGTGTTGCGGTACCCGTCGCGTACTTCGCGAAGATTGCGACCCGCCAGATCTAGCGCCTCGAAAGCCGCATCCATCTCAAGCTCGTAAACGTCGGCAAGCGGGCCAGAGGCATTGTCACGGTAGCGCTTAGCTGTTTCGGCTAGCAGGTCGGCCGCCGCGTCGCGGATAGCGGTAAGAGTATCGATTTGTGATTGGTTTGGTTGGTTGCTCATACCTCTATTATAGCGATATTCTCTCAATAGTCTAGCTATTCTATGTATTTGAAATAGCCTATATCATTGAGGAATTAAAATAACTTCAATGCTATTATGGTGTTGACCATGGAGCGGATATCCTTATAATAGAGGTATGAGCAACACCGAAACCAACCAAATTATTTCTCTCTTGCCAGCCATCCTTCGCAAAGTGACTAGCGTACTTGGTAGGCAAAACGCCGACATAGAGGACATCGGAAACGATGTAATCATTATGCTCCTTGCGCAAGGCACCGAGCGCTTTGACACCGAAACCGACCTCAAGCGCTTTGCCCTACGTAGCGCCAAGAATGCCGCCTTGTTCTACGTTCGCCTACACCGTAACAGCAAGCACGGCGGCAGTGTCAATCACACTGATAAACACCTCAGCAAAGATGATATCAACGATCAACACGAGGGCATGACTCTTGCCGGCAACGGCCTTGACAATCACGAGCGGGATATGGAGCTGCAAGCGCTTAGAAACGCCATGAGCGCCTGTCTGAAGACCGATGAAGCTACTTTCATTGGCCTAGTGCTCGCTGGCAACACGGCCAAAGAAGCCGCAAGCGCAGTAGGCTGGAGTCAATCAAGCGCAACACGTCGGCAACCTGTCATTGTCCAGACTCTTCGAGACTTCATGGAAGAGATGGAATAGTTGGCACGGTATCGGGCCAGGCTCGACCTGGCCCATGCCTTGACTGGCATAGTGCTTGACGTGGCTCAGCCTGGCATGGCGTGTGACTGGCCCAGACCTTGCCGGGGTAGGAAAACTCATAATAAGTATGCGTAATCATTGGACTATGAGTTTTCCTACCTACATGGCACACATGTGTAAAGTGTTGATATTATTGGCATTCTCTCCGGGCACATGGGTGGGAAGTTGGCACATCGCGAGCCGGTTGTCATCTCTAGCCAGGGACCATTTTCAACCAATATAGGTTTTGATGGAATTGTCAATATTGCAAACAGAAATGCAGAGATGAGGCGGGGCGTCTGTGTATTGGAACCGAAAAATTCCGGAAAAGTAAAAAACACGGATATATAGGTTAAGGAATTGTCAAGGCGGGGCTAGGCTGATCTTGATGGTTTGGATGTATATTGGCGGTCTGCGGCGGGCATTGGATGGCGAGTCCTTAACCAAGGATGATTATGCTGAGTTCGCCCCTGGATCTACTGCTCTTAGGTTAGAGCGGCGTAAGCAGGCTAGGGAGCGGCGGGAGATGTTCGATCTGAAGCTTCACGAAACAAGGCGCATCGGAGCGCTAATCGCAAAGGAGTTCGAGGGAGGCCTTACCATAGAAGAACTGGCGGCAAAATATGTGCTGACAGTGCCAACCACAAGAGCCAGGATCGAATCCTCTGGCGTCTCCGTGGCTGCCGTGCATGCAAAACGGCGCAGTGAGAAGTTAGGACGGGTTCTTGGAATGTATCTTGACTCGATTACTGTTAAGGAGATTGCCTCAGAACTGGGGATAGGCATGGGCGCTGTCACTGATGAATTGCGTGCCCATGGGATAAAATCTAAGCGTGATCTTCTGGATGAGCGTCTAAGAAATGCGGTCGAAGAATATGATGGAGAAAACATTGCAGAGTATGCGAAAGGGCATGATGTCCATAGTCCCAAGCTAAGGAGCATGCTGAAGGCTAATGGTTGGGCAGTAGGCCCATCCCCAAGTAAGCAGGAAATTTTAGGATGGATAGAGGCCATAGAAAATGGCATCGCTGTTACTGCTATCAAATCACGCTTTGCGGTAAGAACGATGTATCGCTATCTATTGCTATCTGGCGTTAGTCCATACCAGGGGCAGCAAAAAGATTTAGAGCATCGCAGGCATAAGCGCAGGCAGGTTGCAGAAAAAAAACGTTTTGCTGCCGCAGAGCGCCGAAAATATTTTCATGATCGCCTAAGGCAAGGATTGCAATTTTATGTCGATGGGGATACCGCCGTGGCGGCTGGCAAGAAAGCCAAGACCAGCCCAGCTAAGATTTCAGAATTGGCCAAGGAATGCGGCGTTTGGCGAGATCCGATGCAGCTGGCCATCGAGCGATTTTGGGCTAGGGTTGATAAGAGTGGTGCATGTTGGGTATGGACAGGATCTAAAGACCAGGATGGGTATGGATGTTCCGTCTCTAGACTCTTGGGAAGACGAGCACATCGTGCTTCCTGGGAAATTGTAAACGGCAAAATACCTAAGGGAATGCAGGTGCTTCACACTTGCGACAATCCACCGTGTGTCAATCCTGATCACCTATTTTTGGGCACCCATAAAATTAATATGTGGGATCGTTCCAAGAAGGGCAGGCATGGGAAATCATCCAGAGGCCCACTGCGCTCAGAGGAAGTTCTCAAAATACGCTCTGAATACGCCAAGGGTGGCACTTCCTATATGAAATTGGCGCAAATCTATGATGTAGACAAAGGTACGATAATGAACTGTGTACGTCGGAAGACTTACAGCAATATCTAGTAGCCCCCCCTTGATTGACAATTGGAATCATCCCCTGCGTAATGCCCCCTAGTGGACACATGGTCACTCATACTCCTCCTGGCAGCGCCTACCTTGCTCTGGGCTGCTGGCGCAGCGATACGCCTTTACAGGCTGCGAGCGCCGAAACAGGAGCCCCTACGGGTCATCTGGAAGGCTACCCCAGATAGCAACCTCATGGCCTTTCACACGATGGATGCGGAGCGGCAGCTCATCTCTCATATCTCCAGGGTGGATTGATGAACTGGCGATGCGAGAATTGTCAGGGACTGATCACGGGGGACGTTGTTCCAACCGACTACCCGGAGTGTGATTACTTCCATTGCGGGGACCTTGACTGCTGCACCGGGGAGGGATTTATTGCTGTGACCATGCCCAATGAGGATGAGGATGAGGAAACTAGACCTGGAAAAATAAAAAATTGCGTGGCTTCGCCTTCTACCGAAGACACCTCGAAGCGTTGCCAGAGTTGTGATGGCACTGGAGATTTACACAGCGCCGATGGGCAATGGCTGGGCGCATGCCCTTGTCGTGGAGAGGAGATCAGTTGAAGATCTTAGGTAAGCTATTAGAGGTCGGCGGAGGGTTTCAGAAAAGCCCTGCGCATACGGCTACGTTTGAGATCAGATCTGTCGAGGACATCAGAGTTCTTGGTGGCTATCTCTATCAGGACCTTCAGATCTCCACAGAGATTGAAGAGCCTAAGAGGCTCCCTAGTATCCAGGATACTCTTAGGGAGATGAGTAGGCTGGCTCAGCTTTTCTGCGCCCAGACAGGAGACAGAAGTATGTGGATACAGGTCGAAGACATGCTCAAAGAACAGGAAATGAGCGAGAAGTAACGATGTGGCATGACTGGCATTCACGAGCGCTTCGGAAGCTGGAGACTCTCAACGAGGATGGACTCAATCGGGTGAGCTATCTTGCGGCGGATAGTTTGCTACGGGAACTGAGCTACCGCGACATCAAACCCGACAGGATTGTCCGGACTGCCGATTTCCTGATCTCCATGTGGTTTGTGCTGCCATCCACCAGCAAAATTCGAGTGGAAGCCTGTGAGGATGGGGAGTTCGTCCTGTCGCTATTGTCTAGATCCAGCGCATCCACTCACATGGAGTTCGCTACGGCAGCCGATGTGGCGAAGGAACTCGCAACGATGAGGGATGCAGATGGGTGATTCATGACCGACTGGATCATCACCGGCATAGACAGCGGCAAGATTGGCATTCGCTACGTCAGTATCTTGCGAAATGGCCATGGCAAGTACAAGTGGCGAGTCCTGGTTGGGGAGGCTGGATTTGAGATGTGCGAGAACTTTGGCCACAAGGAGATCGTGGGCTGGTCGGATACCCTGGCTGATGCCCAGAGGGACGGCATGGTTGCGCTTGTGAAGGCGAACGCAGATGGCTGATGCCAAGCTCTTTGATATCCGCAACCGGGTTGAATTTGCACTCTCTGGCCTGAGTGAGCATTTTCATTCCGACTGCAAGCTGACCTTTGTCATGAGAAAGCCTGGCAGCGACGACTGCTTCATGGTGATAAGCGACGACAATCTTGAGGAACTCGCTGCGCTTTTGGTGAAAAAGGGGCAGCCTAGGCCCAAGTACATGTGCAAAAAGTGTGGGAATCCCACAGCTGAAAAGCAGGCAGACATCCAGGGCTGGGATGGCTTCTGTGATCATTGTGGGTCGATTGCACAGAGCCAAGTAGGGGAACGTGTAGATGGCTGATGATGTGATGGACGCTTACTGGCATTGCGCCTGCGGGAGCAATGAGCCGGCACAACCTGAGTATAACCTTGGCGATTTTGAACCATGTGTTCATTGTGCTGATGGCACGGCAGTTGTCGTTACGCTTCGGGAGGCTGCGGCATGGGAGCAAGCCAAGGCGCTTGGTAGGGAGTGGTCTCCGGTGAGACAAGGTCTGCAAAGATGTAAGGGTTGTGGTTGTGAACTTTCTGCGCAATGGGGGGATGGCGAGCACAAGGCTGGTTGTCCAAATTTTCCACTATGAGTGCTCGAAAGGCTCGCATGCTGACGTATACGCATATTTTAGATCTGTCTAATGAAGATCTAATCAAGTGGTATCGCTCGTTACGGGAAACCAAGAACAGCGCGTTTCATATTGGTGGCAAGAGGTTCCATATTCCCTGGTATCCAAGTCACAATGGGGAACTCACTATTTATGAACAGGCACAAATGAATACGTTCACTTGGAATTGGCATCAAGCTCGCCGGGAATTGGTTCGTCGGGGACTGAGAAGGTACGACAAACCATGAGTCGATTTCGACTACCCGATATTGAGTTGAAGGTCTGGCTCCGCAAAGGGGTCACGGAAGACCGAGAGCCGATCACGTCTATCTATCTGGACGAGGATTGCATCCAATACTTTGGCTACTACGACAACAGGCTCGCCAAGAGCGAGAATTTTCCTCACGTAAGTCGCAAGGATGTGCAGGTTTCATCTTTTAGGAAGGGCGTGGTTCCTGTGACGCTAGTGTTTAAAGCTGGTCATGAATGATCGAAACCAAGGAGAAGCTATGAGTCAGGCACCATTTTACGATAAAGACGGTAAGTTCCTGGGAAGTGTGGATTCGAGGACAATCGGAGCTGCCTGTAACCATCGGAACACGAAAGACATCGGCTCTTGTGACGATGGCTGCTGTGACAAGTATGAATGCCAGGATTGCGGGCGGCACTTCATGGTGGAGTGTCCCGATTGATGAGTCATAGAGGTTGCGGTGGCCCACATACTGAGCAGGGCGCAATGAGCGAGGAATTCAAGAGCAAGCTTGAGCGGGCGTACCTTAACGTCGAGCCAGTGCAGATCAGCTGCTATCAAGCGAGGGATATTCTCATCATGCAGCAGCGTCTTACGGAGTATAAGGCGCGGTTCGCTCTATTTCGGGAGAACCACAAAAAGGATGGCCAGCACATCCTGGATGGCATCGACAGAGGCAATAGTATGGACTGGGTTAGAGCATGGGTTAGTGATATCGCCAATGGCAAAGGCCATGGAGGTATCCAGGGATGAAAATTCTGTGCAGCATGGAGTGTCACGATTGATGAGTCATCGTAGCTGTGGTGGCTGGAGTATAGATAACTTCTGCTGTTTCATTTCCTACTCCGAAAGTAGGCAATATCCGATCTGGTGTGACGTTCACAAATGCAACGCCTGGTTGTGCTTTACGACCTCGCCGCCTAATCCTGGTCGGGGATGTCCAGATTGTATGGAGCGCAGAAACGCCAAGAATGAGAAGCGCCCACCTAGACATTGCGTCTCCTGTGGTCACTGCGCTCCTTGCACTATGGTTAATATTCCAGAGTGTAATGTCTCGGAACCGGTCTGCGAGCGATGTCTGCCCACACTTGAGATAGGGGTGGGGATGCAGGAGTGTGCAGATTGATAGACAACCGCACTTGGTGTCCCAAATGCTCGAATAAGCTGCCTGGGAACCACGAGATGATCGCCGTCGTTTGTTCTAGATGCGAAGAGACACCAATGACCGGCAAGAAGCAGCAAGCCTGGGGTAGGGGATCTAGATGCAATTGGATTCTAACCCTCCATAGCGGTGACTCTGAACTCGACAGCGTCGTCGATGCCACCATCATCAAGGATAAGAACCATCCGCCCTACTTCATCGTGCGATACGACGGCAACTATAGGATTTCTCGTGTCTATTACAAAGATGACGAAGCCCCAGGGGACGCTCGATATGCACCCTGCAAGCAAGAGCCGAATGGACCGTACTACGCGCTTTGGGAGGACCTGATTGGGATATCAAGCGGAGCAGACATAGAAGAGGGCGCAGAAGAGAGAATTAGCCAAACCAGGCATGGCCAATGGCGCGACATGGCCTTCAATGACTTCATCGGCCAAAGATATCTCAATCAAGAACTCCGGGAAGAGCTAAGAGCCGCCTTCGACGCGGGGATTGCTATCGCCATGAATAAGGACAAAATCTGATCAGATTCTAGATTACACCTATCCTGGAATCATAATTAGGGAAAATCCCAGCCATTCCCATTGGATATGCAGTTGTTCTGTTATAGGTCTTGAAAATATTGTCAAGCTCACTTATGTAATTGCCGTGCGGTTGATTACAGAACATCACCGAGCTGAGAGAGTCCATGAGTTATCGTATCAAATTTGGAAAATCCAAAATCGCCTGGCTGAACATTGGAGACTGTCAGCCGAAAATGCTGGAGGATAAAAAATCATCAGATATAGGTGACAATGAAATTGTCACATGCCCTCATATGGAACTGAACAGATATCGGACCGAGGGATGGGTTGTGATTGAGACCCTATATTGCAAGCAGTGCAACATCGTTGTTTCTGTATCGGTGATCGATGAGTGAGTGCAGCCACAGGTGGATTAAGATCAGACCCGAGGGGGAGAGTAAATTTGTCTATCGCTTTTGTCCATGGTGTCGCCGCCGGGAGGGGCGAGTTCTTCGGTCTGTCTATGGCGTTGGGCCGATGGAGGAATGGCATGTGCTGCCGGACTTCGTAAAAGAGGAAGGGGCTGCTCTCTTGAATTTGATGGAACAGCGTAAGAAGCATTGGTTTTGCACGGAGTAGGTAAATGAGTCTTGAATCAGATGCGTTGAGAAAAATGTTAGAGAGCGTTCGAGGGGCTTATGAGAAAAGGTTGAAGTCTCTGGAAGATCGAGTTGAGGAGCTTGAAAGGAAGATGTTTGAGCGTACCTAGTCCAGACCTATACTGTGAACTTTGTGATATCTGCTATCACGACGAGGGAGAGCACAGTAGCGATAGAAATTGTGCCAAGTATCAGATGAAGTGTCTCGATGAGACATCACTGCAGCTTGAGAAAGCCCTTATGGAAAGACATGAGGCCAGGTGCCAGCGCGATGAGGCTCGACGAAATCTGGACCGTGGTCCAGAGATGCCAGGAATGGGCGGCAAGGGTCGCTACTGTCCTACTTGTAGGGATTGGCTCATGGGTCTTCAGAATTCAGGGACGCATTGCGGTACCTGCATGACGGAGGTGGAGTGGCGCCCTCTCTCAAATCTTCTGGTGGAGCGGAACAAGTTATCGCAAGACAGAGATATGCTCCTCAAGGGGATTGAGATGGTTGTGCGCAAAGACCGCAACACGGAACAGGGGAGAATTGCGCAGACTTTTTTGACGGAATACGAAAAGTGATTTTAAAAAAGTCTGCCTGTGCTGGTTGTGTCGAAAATTATTCGAATGTGATCTCCGGTGAGCAGGCTGCTGAGTTCGGTGAACTCATGGGTGATCTGACTACTGTATCGAGTCAACGTGACTACTACCGCAGGGAAGTCTCGCATCTTCTTGGGATGATATCAGATCAACGGAGGCTATTGACGCCATCTGTCGGGAGAGGACCCAATCGTCACCTGCTTCTATATCTCAGGCGTGCGCTTGTGGATATTGCAATCAATGGGGAGTCCAATGGAGGATCTTATGCGGCAGATCTGGCCAAAGACACCATCTATGAGACATCCTGTGGTAATAGATCGTGGATGGCGGACGATAAGAAGATGAAAGAGGTCTGGGTGGTTCAGGGGAAAAGTGAGTCCGGCGATGACTATCTCGCTGTGTTCAGCACTAAGCCAACCAAGAAACAGCTCACAGAGCTTGCCCTTAGCTGGGATGGGGAAGAACCGGACGGTCCTGGCTATGGCGGAAGCTGGGTCCACCTGGAAGTCACCAAGCAAGAAGTTCTCTAGCACCGGAGATGAAGACTGATTACGATTTTCCTGGCTACAGGGTACTTGAGGAGTGGGAGCTTATCCAAGACAAGGATATGTTTCTTGGCTTCTCTGGCCGTCTCGTCCCTTTGTGTGGCGGCGCAGCTCCGCAGATCTACAGAGACGTACCCTTCGTAACCAAGCAGTACGAAAATATTTTCTGGCGGCACATCCTAACTGAGGAGCGAGACATTGGGTGTGATCATCCGCAGGAGCCAGACGATCAAGTTCCTGGCTGGCTTCGGAGGATGCCCTGCCCTTACCCGATCTGTCCTGCTGGACAGACTGGTGGTCTATGGCATGTTCATGTTCCGTCTCCGAAGATGTCCTTGGCAGAGGCACTTGCTGGTGAGCCAAATGTGTATAAGATCTTGACCTATGTTTCCGAGCCAGTGTTTGCTCATTTTACTAAACCGCCTAAGCGGCGCCTACATTATCGATGGGTGCTTAGTGGAACCGTGGCGCTTTGATGTTACTCCTTGAGCGCTGTAATATTTCAGAGTGTGAGGCTCGCTGTTGTTATGATGGGGCCTATCTAGTTCCTGATGATGAATTTCGTATTCGAGAGGCAATCGGACGAGATACTACGTTCTTTGCTTTTCTGCCGTTGGAGCCATTCGTTGTTGATCATTGGCTGGATAGTGAGCCTGGGCTAAAGACGGATACTCGTCCATGGGAGTATCAAAATCTAGATTTTCCGGCGCACTTTGAGCAAACGCGGTGTGTTTTTGCCTTCGATGATGGTCACTGTTCTCTTCAGGTGTTTGCTGATCGGAATAATGAGCATCCGTGGACATATAAGCCGCTCGCTTGTTGGATGCATCCTTTGCGGATGGGCTCCGAAGGCCTGGATATTACAACTATAAACCAAGGTGATACGCATGATGGCTATCCTGGGTATACATCATTCACACCATGCGGACGCCATCGCTCCGATGGTAGGCCTTGGCGTGAAGTGCTGGCAGAGGAAATTGAGTATCATGAGTCCAAGAGATCAGCAGGTCTCGTCCAACTCAATCGATCTGTCGAAAGAGGCCATGATTGAATACAGACCAATAACCTTCACATCCTGGTACGCAGAGATGGGGAGCTGCAATGTCTCCTATGGATGGGGACAACAGTATGTCATCCAGTGTGCTTATTGGATCTCACCATGAAGTTCAACGTCCAGGGATATAGGATCAAAGCCTTCGTCATAGGTATCGTTAGTCTCCTCGGATTGACCATGCTGGCAGTCCTTCTTGAGCTGTCGATTGGGCTAACCCTGTTTATCGATATTTGGTGGGCGGTTTGGTGCGCGAAGTTCTTCGCTAGGAACGAAGTCTGGCTAGAGCATTTGTCTAGGAATTATGAATGACTGATGGCCCGTACTACCTCCCTCGCAATAGATGGGGAGAGCTGAAGAAGATACCCCAGATCAGGGAGCAGATTGAGATCCGGGCGAAGCTCTCTAGGGAGATGGTGGGGAGCCTGTATCCGTCCATCATTACCGACGAGGTATCAGATCTGCTTGAGATGATCGACGGGATGACGAAGGATCGAATCTGGGTCATCTGCATCAAGTACGACTACGGCGTGTGTGATCAGGCTGGGTATTTCACGAGCTATGTGGATGCCATAGAATGGATCACCTTCCAGAAGGCCAGGGAGCAGGCCGACTGGGAAGAGGGCCAGGAAGATGGGGACGACTGGCCCGAATACATACCGACGAAGTACTATGCCGCTGAGCTGAATCTGGCCAAGTATGTGTGATGAATACCTACAAAAGCGTAAAACAAGCTGGGTGATCATGCTCATCAATCAGTTCGACGAACGTGCAATGACCTGCGCTGTCCTTCGCAAAGGCATCACTGAGCCTCCGCCTTACGTCGTCAGGAGGAATAGGGCCTGGTACCTCAGGGAGCAGCTGGGGACGCCTGAGATGGGCCTGAGAGCCGAGTATTACGTGCTTGGGGACGAGGCTCACACCCTGAACCTGCCCAAGGGGACGATGCGCTGGGAAGATTGGAGCAATGATTGAGATACAAGATCATCAAAACTGTATACATGGGCTTCATCGTGGATGATGAGCAGACGGACGTATTCCTAGATCCTCGGAGAGGCATTACCTTGGAACGTAAGGTTGAGGGGGAGACCATCTACGTCAACTGGCCTAACGGTGATCGTCGCATGTCCATAACCCAGGCCCATGCCATCGAGACGTGGCTAGGGGATGGGCTAATCGAGCTAGAGGATGAGGAATGAGCTATTCACTGAAGGAGGATCTAGAGGGTCGCCTCCTGCGATTCATAGAGAATGATGGAAGTGGCGGTGGAGGATTCAGGGAGACAAAGCTTCTCGCCGATGCCCATGGAATGGATTTCCTTTGCCCGAAGTGCTTCAAGGCTAAGGGGGCGGAGGGGAGCCACTCGATCACTCTATGGTTCTCGAAGCTAGGGGAGAGGTCCGTGAAGCTACAAGGACATCCAGGTTGGAATCCAGAGGGGGTAGATCTGTCAGACATCACCTTCGTCCCTCCGGGAGCGATAAGTGTCCTTCTGAAACTGGGATGCAAGTGGCATGGCTTCATCCGTGATGGCCGAGCCACCCTCTCGTAGATATCAGGGGAACCGATAATCTGAAGTTATCGGAAAAGCCGATAATTGTAAGTGCTCGATAATTGGATGAGTAGGACTCACCAAATGTGTGCTGGTGCCTCACAGTGTGTGATTTTCTAAAAAATCGACGTGGCTTCGCCACTATAGAGATTAGACATGCTGAAATTCCCCGGAGACCAAAACCATCAGATATAGGTTATCTGGCAATAGTCATGGCCGCCCTTGGGAATGAGATCATAGGCCAAGTGGTCACTCGCTGTAGCTACCATTGTCAAACTCCTGCTCGGGGCTCATAGGCTGAGGAGTCCGGGTTGGTGCGGCTAGAGTCACACACCGGATGGCGTCACCTACCTCTTCGCTGGACAGGTAGTGCATATCATACGTACGAAATGATCTGGCCAGCTGTCGCCAGTATGCATCATCCTCTTCATCTCCTGGCTGCTTCCAGTTGCGAGGTGGTGTTGGCGGATTTAGTGGCTCAGCAGACCCAAGAGCATTAATGGCTTCCTTTTCATCAAGATATTTTTCATGTTCAAGGTCGATAATTATCTTCCTGATTTCCAGAAATTTTTTGCGACTACGAGCTTCTTGACCCCTTTGCAGTTTGCGGCGGATCATCGCTCTATCGGCCCTGTCCCGTTCTAGCTTACGTCTACGGGCACTATCGACTCCCTTTGCGGCTAGCCGTCTCATCATTTGCTCTAGTTCGCTATTCATCACTGATCATCCTGGCCGGCGCGATTGGTGGAATGTCACGCCAAACAAACCAATCCATTCGCTGCTCCTTAGTGCAGTTCGCACAGGTTCTGAAGAAGACGCTGGATTCGATGGGGATCCCAAATAGGGTTCCGTGCCTTGTCTTCTCGTCTCTAGTTTCCATGTCTTCGTAGATATGGAAACCGTACTTGCAGCATTTTTTGAAGAACCAGTGCTTGATTGCTTCCATGAGTAATCTCGATAGCTCTCCTGGGATGATCGGCGGCACGCCATTCTGATTGCTACAGCAAGGGCATTGGCGGCCATCCGGGATGCGAGCCATTACAATTTCGCAGCTACCGCAGACCAGGTCTGATTCGAGGATTGGTCGCCTGTTTCGATCGCGTACTATGTGACCGCTACCGTCTCTAACGAAGATTATCTGGTCTGGCACGCTATGAGTTACTTATGCTGGTTCGTAGGTAGCATCGAAAATATCAGGCTTACATGGATAGAACTCGCCCTGGACACCTCTGATGATGAAGTCACCATGCGATGCGGTCATGTCGCCTTCAAGGGTTGAGATGGTCACCACCTTTTTGAGGCATGAGACGCCCGGATCTTGCAGATCCCATTGCATGATCCAGTCATAAACTTCCTGCCAGTTCTTGCCAGTCCATTGGATGGCGTCGATAACAACTGGCTTTTTCCTAAACTTAGGCATCAATCATACTCCGCTTTGAGGCATTCCACGATGGCGATAGCGTGGGGTTGGTTTTTGAGCTTGGCAATATTGTATTCCCAAAAGGCATCCATGTTACCTCCTTTGGCAAGACAGCGAGATCTCCAGTCGAAAAACATGGAAATGATTTCATGGAACGGCATATCCTCATTCCGAGCATCCCAGTACTCCGCATGGTGCGGATTGTTGGTGATGTGATGTTGGATGGCCTCCCCCCTGAGGTGCTTCTGGTATTCCTCGTCGGTGCCAGTCTTGCTCTGGTTTAGGGAGTCACGGGACTCAACAAAAGCCGTGTACTCCAGCTCTGAGAACTTGCTTCGGTCATGCTCGATGGCAGAAACAAGGAGCTTGTTGCACAGCTCAAGCACTTGCCTTTGAATGAGCACGACATGATCAATCTGATCTTCATTGAAGGCGATTATTTTCTTCATGTCTGTCATTTTGTGTGAGCCTTTACGATGGAATCGATGTCCACCTTGATATCCATCGGGGTCGGCCCCTGGCTAACTGCGATAGCAAGGCTACGCAACTCCCAGAATGCTCCCTCCCAATCGATCTCTACCACACGTTCATCTTTGCTATTTTTACGTTCACTCATCAACTTTCATCTTTCGCGGGCATTTCGCATCGAGTCTCGGCAGGCATCGATCCGACCAGGCCTCATCACAGGCAGGGCAGTAATAGATGGTCCATACCGGAAGATTGGGGACATTGAATCGAATAGGCCTAAGCTGATGGCTCCTCAGCCTCGGTTTCATCCCCATACTCGGTCCTCCTGCGCCTGGCTCCAAGCCAATGCGCCCATCGCCACGGCATGATGGCAATGAATCCATTCCATCGGAAAATGAAACTCAGCAGCCAACATAGCCCCGCGACAAGAGCGAAGGCTACAGCCGCCGGCCAGATCAATAACAGCAGGATGGCGGGACCGTAGTCGTTATGATCTAGCGCCTTGAGCAGGCCAACCCCATCTCGTCCTGCTTCATAGGTTATGAATAGGAATCCGGCGATGAAGACGGCTATATAGATAAAAGAGTAGATGGTGTCGGTCATGCTCACGGCTTGCCAGCCTTATGGAACATTTCTTTCAAGACTTCCATATTCCTATCATTGGAATTATCTACATCGAACTTGATGGAATTGGCTGCCTCTATGAGGAGTAGCCCTAGATGCTTGAGCTTCTCCGGTTCCAGCCCATGAACGAGTACCGATGATGTAGCCTTCAGCTCGCGGTCAAGCTGTTGGACATCAACTGATACCGATGCCTGCCTGGTCTCAGTATTTACGTGTGTGTTGACCATGAAAGCCAGCCCGCGCTCCTCGGCACCGTGATCTTCATTGTAGAGATGGTAGTTGAAACATCGCTCCTTTAACGGTGGACCTCTCATTTACTTACTTTCTGAGCAGTCTGTTCAATTAGTTCTCGATTCGATAGTAGACCAGCGAAGATCAGGAAGCTGGAAACTGATACGGCAGATCCCATGTCGTCCCACACTTCCCATTTACCGTCTTTGAGGAATTCGTACACCGTGTGTACCTCTTCATCTTCAAGCCTCATCACGGTCCGTTCGGGATACTCGTTCCTGTGGCTTACGGGGAACTCCTCAATCACTACTTCGAACATGGCTAATTTAGGTTCAATTCAGGGTCCGTATCCGAGTCCCTATCCGGCGGTAGCTCGGGAATATCATCGACCAGATCTTCCGGCGGAGCTTCCAGGAACCATATCCACACTTCAATTCCGTTGACCGTTCCTTCGATATGGCAGGCACCTTCCTCCCTACCGGAGAGGTGCCACTGCACGACTGGTTCAGGGTCGAAGTATGCCACGGCGTAGCCCAGGTCAAGCCTAATGTCGCCATCAAGCTCTTCTCCATTTCCTGTGTCGAATGGGACGGGGAATACTCGAATCTCGTGCTCCCCCTCGTCCATGGCCCAGACCCAGTTGATTTCTCCAGCCGTTTCGAAACAATTGGATATATTGTTCATGAGTTTCAGAATCCATGCCGGAGGAGTCATCCGTGGAATCCTCGAACTATAACGTTTGATTGTCAATCACCCTCGACTTCAAGCGCATTCAAGACACTCATGTATTGATCCATCCAGCCAAGCCATTCCATATTCATCACTTCGCCCCTGGATGCCTCGATGCGAACATCCAGACGCTTCAACTGCTGCTCAAGCTTCCATTTGTCCTTGGCGCATGTTGGTTTCTTGGGGAAGATCTGCGGTGGTCCAACGCAGACGTGAATAAACGACCCGCCTATACCTTGGCTACACGCCGGCATTAGCTTCGGTCTCGATACTTCACCTTAATGATGAGCTGCTTGACACCTCCTGGAGTCATCGCTGCCCTACCTCGGCCAAGCCTAGAGAAACTGATATTGGTTATGTTCATGGCGGTAATGTCCAGAGCATGGACCTTGCGATGTATCCTCACTTCGAGTGCCTCGCCGACGAATGGGCAAATTATGCCAGCCCATTTGCTCTTACCGTTTTCGGATATATCCATCTCATCGACCATGATGAGACCATCGGGATTTTCCACTTCTTCGATTTTAACTGAATCTTTCCTTGGTTTGCCGCCCATTACTTAGCCCTCGTGCGCTTGTACATCTCTAACGGCTCTATGAAAGGCATTTCGTCCAATGGCTCCTCATCGTCGTAGTCGATTCCAAGCTCACGCAATAGAAGTTCATCTTCATAGCGAGGGTTTTGGTACTCAATGTCATCCATCGACATGTCAGAGAGAAGAATTAAGATCTCATGCAGATACTCCCAGTCGGTCCCTATTTTACGACTCACCAGTCTGATGTCTTCGTGCATCTCAGCAAGCTGAGGATCTTGTGAATAATGACTCCAGCACCCCTGGAAAGATCTAAGGCTCTCCATTGCAGCATCCAGATGCGCGTGAACGATGGAGATTTGTCTAGCCTTCGCCATGGCGCCGAGCAACGCCATATCGGCCAGGTGCTTTCGCTCTTTGCCGGAGAGCGGCTTTGCGGGAACCTTAGCCATAGGAAGCCACCAAATGCCATGCAGGGGTTTGGCCTTTCAGATCAATCATTATGTCCCTGGCAAATTTCTTGAGAACGGTATCCCATTCTGAGTTGACGGGCATTTCTGATGGCTTGATTACCGTTGGGGTATCCCAGCTCACGCAGATGTCAGCCTTCTTGTCCTTTGGCCTAATGTAATAGCAGCTACTGCCATCGTATAGGGCGCCCCAGGAGCAAACTTCGACGGCAATATTTTTAGTCAGATCTCTCCTCACCTTGTATTCCATCGAATCGATTTCTTCTTCGGATTTTCCCAGGACTATATGAAGCCAGTAATGCTCAACCTCCCAGTTGCGGTCGCGACGTGACTCACTGATCTCGTAGTCGTCGTTTTCATTTTCCCAGGGAAATACGCCCTCCTGGTCAAAGACGTAGCCATAAAAGAGGTTTGCGGATGCTGAACTACCCATTACTCATCCTCGGTGGTTGAGGGACGGACCCTCCGTGAGCCCATTTTGAACTTCTTGAAAGCCGTTTCCCCATTCCTGCGCTCTGTGCGCCGGGCGAAATTCTGCCACCAGCGTCTGGCACGAGCGACATGGGTTGCATTGCAGCCAGCTCCTGGGTTCTTATTCTCCCAGGTCGGACCATGCTCGGTTCTGTTCTTCTGTTTACGTTTCCAGCTCATTTATCTCCTCTTGATCGAGCGGCATACCCATAATGGCCTTAGACATGCGATCGAGCAGCATTATTATCAATGCTTGGGCCGATTCTTCGCCGTGAAAATGGGCCAAGTCGGCGACTACGGCAGGGCTCCAGTGGACATCGAGCAATTTCCCCCTATAGGATAAATCACGCCTGATATTGAGGTTGTTATTCTTATGAACCTGCTCTTTCACCCCCCATGCTTTGCAAGCCTTCCTAAATAGGTCGATTGATGTCATTGTTTTTCCATGGTTCGTATGAAGTGCTTAAGCGCCGGAAGGAGATGCTGAACTGCCCCATCTTCATCCAAGAGACCATGTGAGCTAAATTCCACCTTCGCAGACCATCCCGACTCCTTATCTAACGAAGTTACGATAGTAAAGCCATATCCAGACCTGTCGGAGTACTGATACTCCCGGCGTGTCGGCTTCAACTTGTTGAGAATTGTGTTCGCCACAGTAAGACCTCCATGTCGCCAGTGAACAGTCCTATTGTCAAGGCATGGTGTCACATGCTCCGGTCATCGACAGGATGTGCATAAGCTGAGGAATCTCTCGCAGAGGCGCGGAAGATCGCGCAGGTTTACAATATGTAAGTGATTGATATGGTTTGATATTAATTGGATACGAGATTTGCACAGGGTAGCGCTCATGGCAAATAAATCGAAGTGGAACGAATTAACCGAAAAAGAACAAACTTTACTTCACTCGCTTGGGCAGGGTGAGAAAAAGAAGCACCTTGGGGAGCTGCAAATCGCTGCCTTTGGTGAGATGGATAGCGGTACGTCCACTACCAGGAACACTATGCGAACGTTGGTCGAATCAGGATTTGCCAAGAAAGTTGATAGGGGAACCTACTCAATAACTCCACGGGGCAAACGCGAGATTCCAAAGAAGTTTAATCAGGAGAAAATGAACCATGCGAATGGCATGACCCCTCGCAGAGGAAGGCGTCCAGCTCATGCTGTGGTAGCGGTAGAGCCTGAGATAGAAGAGGATATAAAGGTAGAATCTTTGTTGAAGTTGGCTCTACAGATGATTCGTAATGAGCGCAAGCATAATGGTCGGCGCTCGACGAATCACCGGGAAGCAGCTGGCGGACAGGGCTAGACAATTGAATTGGCATCTGTGATGGTTGCCATCTATGGGACTTATTTTTGGCGATAAGATACACTGGACGAGTAATCACAGCACCGTAGCTCCAGCCTATCCACAGACAATCCACGAGCATCGCGCCCCCACCGACGATAGTGTCAAGCTCCTCAGGGAGATGGAAGAGGCGGCGCGAAGCAGCGTGGTTGGGATGTGTCAGATCGGAGATAATACGCTGAACGGCGTTGTTGTTGTGTTCAATCTAAGTTCGCCCAGTGAAGAGCGAATCGCCTATATTCGGTTCAAGTTCAATGGGAAGGATTTTCTTGTAAAATCAATCCTTACAGAGTCGTTCAAGTTTGACCAGGAATCTGCTGTTAAGATTATGATCAGCACTGTTCGCGATGAAATCCTCAATCAGCTGACACCGGACATTTTCAATGCTCTCAGCGAGAACCTCAAACAAACCCGATGACAAGGATGATCAGCAATATCATCCACGGGTACCTCTCATGGCGTATGATGGTTTGGAAAAAGCGCGATATCAAGCGTGGAATCATCCTTAAGGCGTTTAGCGAGCATAGGTATAGGACTCGATTCTTCAGTGCAGATGCCCTGGAGAATAAGTTCAAGAACAGACTGAGTCGTGCAGCTTTTGTCGTCACAGTCTACGAGGGCCTGCTCTGGAGACGTCCATACATTCTTTCCGGGCGTGAGGAGAAGGCTCTATGCGCCTGGGAGAAGGAGAATCTTCAGCTCGGCGATGGACTTGCTCGTGCGGAGGTGATTCGTGGGTAAGAAGTGCAGGCACTGCGGGTCTGAGGCTACTGATGGGAAGTATGAGACGGTTATGGTCTCTAACTGCCCAAGGTGCGAATTTCACGAAAGTGGCCTCATAGAACACAGGATCGCCAGGTGGCGTAACCAGTCCTTCGAGGAAGAAGAAGAACCCTACGTAGACCTGATCTGCGAGGCCGAAGAAGCTATACGCAAAATGCGAGCAAAGATAGAGCGTCTTGAATCTCGCGGCATCGAAGATATGAAGCTGGAAATTTCGGAACTCAAAGATGCGCTAAAGTTCTTTCAGGACAAAGAGTAAGGCCATGGGCTTCGAAGACGACAAGGATGAGCTGTGTACGCTGGGGGTCAAGTACTCTGATAGCTTCATGGAGATCTCCAGAGATGATGATCCAGAAGGTGACTCAGATCGTCTATGGCGATGGATGGCGCAGCTTATCAATGAAGCTTATCAAGTGGGCTGGAGATCTGGAAGTGGGATGAAGAAACCATGAGAACCGGCGATGATTGCCCTATCTGTGGCCGCGTTGAGCCTCATAGCCATGTAATCAGCAATGCTCTCCCGCAGGGTGAACATTCCACCTATGAAGAGCTTCTGGCCGAGGTTGAGCGCTATGAGAATACGCCTCCAACATTCGCAGAGCTGTCGAATCTTGAGGATGAGAACGAGCGATTGAATGAGTACAACAATGAACTCACCGGATCACTCAGAGCTATCTTGCGGTGTGCCAGTAACGCCACCCCTGCGGAGCTTGGTCTCGCCCTCGGTCTGATAAGGATTGAGTGTCGCAGAGTCCTTGGCCATCCTGGCTGTGAGCTTGTGGAAAAGCTGACGAGTTCATCCACGGATGAGATCCTGGACGAGGTCAGGACTTCACTGGAGAGAAGAGGACCTTGTTGCCCTCCTGGTGAATGTAAGGATGGCCTTATGGATTCCCTGGAATGCCAACGCTGGCGCTGCACGTCTGGCGAGGACGTATGATCAAGTTCAGTGAATGGGAAAAGGCTGTGTCCGACGATCGTAAGGAGAAGCGCAAGTGCCAGGTGCAGCTCCTGCGCTCTATATTAGAACAGGCTGAATCTGTCACAGTCGTGACCTCTGAACAGCTAAGAGATACTCTTCGGGCATGCCTAAGAGGCATTGTAGACGGCACAGCCAAGGCCGTTGGTCAGGATATCGCCTATTTCATCCACGCATATGATATTTCATGCGACGTCTGTGGATGCCAGCTTATTGATCCTACCCCAGGGGTCACCATGCTTTCATCACCTCCGCAAAGGCGAATTCAGTGTCCAGGATGTGGATGGTCTGGATATGTCAATCTATGAGCTATGTTGATTCAATAGGTATTGCCCTAGCCATTGGCATAGCCTTCCCATTGATTATGCATAGAATAGAGAACGGGAGCCGTAAAGATCAGGAACTAAGGGAGATTGAAAAGTGGGATTGCACCCCCGAACGCATAGCGTGGCTAGAGAAATGGCTTGAGGACGTTCGCCCGATTATTGATCCAGATAAGATAGCCGAATACGAGGCAAGTATTGAAGTGCGCCGCCGCAACGCAAGGAAGTATTGGAATACCCCATGATCTGCACCTGTGATAAATGTATTAACGACGATCCAGTATCCGATGAGGAGCTTAAGGAGGTCATCGCCGAATTCATGACCTCCCCAAGATGTTCCATCAAAGGAAAAGCTGCGCAGGCTGCAGTGGCAGCACTCGTATTAAGAGAGCTGAACTTTTGCCGGACGTGCAGCGGGCCAATGACTGTCGATTCGCGTTGTCGAAAATGCTATGTATCCCCGCTCAAGGGATTCTAATGGGATTTAAGTCACGTAAATCAAAGTCGGTAATGCTTCTGATTAGGGTGAATTGGTACGGGCCGCCAAAGTGGTCTCTGTATGGATTATTTGACAGTGATGATGCAGCTTGCGAGGAATGGAACAAGAGTATCCGTGGTCGCGGTGTTACTGCGTGGTCCTGGTGGGGGCCAAGCACTGAGGGCGAAAAGATGCTCTTCGATCCGAGCTATACCCCTAGCTATATTCCGAAGGTGAACCATTGAAAGATCCAATCAAAGAAGCAAACGAACGGGCGCAGGAGGAAATGAGACGTGAGCCAAGCCCGTTCCATGACAAGTATTTCGCAAAGACGCCTATTGGAGATCTGACAACTGAACAGCTCCAGCAGGAGATCGATAGGAGAAATTCATTCGCTAAAATGTTCATCCTTGTCAGGGTGATTGGAACTTTGGGGGACGGAACAAGGAAAGATCGGTTGCACTGGGAATATCAGGATGTAGATCCTGATAGCTTTTCAGCCAGTCATAATTCCGACTTTATAGATATTAGGGCGAAGAGACTGCCGAGGACAAAGCAATGATTGAATTCCAGATAGCTAGATTTGTGCAATGGTTAGATTCCAACACCAAGATTATTCGTACATGCCCATTGTGTGCCTCCGGGATGAGAGTAGAGAAGAAGGGGTTCTGGCGCTACGCTCACCCGCCAAATAAAACCACAGGGGCAAAGGGAGCTAGGTGTAAGAGCCCCTCGTATTGGATCTATTATGATGGCACCCGTAAGCAGAAGTCTGGCAAGTGACCAGTCTTCCTGAGATGAAGTGCATCGACTGCGGAATCAAGCAGATCCCCAAGGGCCATGTTGGACTGGTATTCCTGGTCTGCGAAGACCGAGCCGGAGAATACGCTGTTTGCAGCGGGTGTCATCAACGTCGCCAGCAATCAATTATTCAGTCCGAGCTGGATCGACGTAGGAAAATCATTGAGGCTGAGACCAGAGAGAGTAGCAAGAAGAGGAAGTCAGGATCTTCTCGCCCCGGAGGCGGCAATCGCCAAGGGGATCAACACTAAGACTTAGCGTAATTGGCGTGGAACTCAAGGTAGTCCTTGCCATGTATGATCGTCCTATCAAAAATCGCGCCTTCACCGAAAACGATGATTTGAATCACGTCCTCAGGTTTAACGCGACCTACCAAGAAGCGAAGTTGGTTATCACGCTCCTGATCGAGAATGTAGTCCATCGTCGGAGCCATAATGTCTCCGTTCCAGATGACAATAATTTGGTCTTTATATTCAGCGGTTGATTTAATCATGGCTTCTGTCCTATTTGGAATTGTCTGTATCCGATCGATCCCTGGGGCAGGGTGCTCAACACTAATCACACTCCCCGCTTTTCAATGACACCCCAGGCTTAACCTTACCCATCCTTGTCCAATATTTAATTGAGGGAAGGCTATCGAGAAATCTGGCAGCCTCGGCTTCGCTGTGAAATTGCTTGTACTTCCTTGGCCCTGGCGTCGGGCCGCCGACCTGGGTGGCGCGTGGCCACCAGGACACCTGATAGACGTCTGGTATTCTGGTGTTCATTGGAATTTCATTTCTAGCCTTACCTTGGTCACAGGCTCAATGACAGCAGGTCGCCTAACTGTGCCCTGGATGTTGTACGACGTTTTGTTGTCACTGTGATAGATGCGAGAGTGCTGATTGGTGGCCAATCTGTAATCTTCGTTAACTGGAGATCCGTGAACCGTAATTAGAAAATCACATTCATAGCAATAGACGCCTGTAATAGTTACGTCTTTAAGCATGCTGGGGATATCCATGAATGCCAGAGTCTCAAGAGGCGATGACAAAGTCAAATCACTAGACAATTGGATGTCTTGCTGTGATGTTGCCTGTATGGGTAAGAAGGGCGGAATAAGCCAGCAGGCATTGCTTAGGCGCGAGGCTAAGAAGCCCTTTGGACCGTGGGAGAAAAGGATGATTTCTATCCACCACGAACTGAGGCCAAGATTCGCCAACCCAGCAATCGAGCATTGGCGAGAAGAGAACTATCTGAACAATCGATATTCTGTTCAGATCAGCGATTACTCAGCTTGGTTGCATGGAGTTGGCCATGGGTCAGTCACGCACCTGTGGATCCGACATCATACGGGAGTAATGCCTCATTCGTGGGCAGATCTTCAACGGATCAAAAATGAAATAGCTGGCAAGGACCTCTTGGCAGTCGAGGTGTATCCCAAGGTAGATGACTTGGTCGATCAGGCTAACATTGCCCATCTCTGGGTCATGCCGTCCGATTACGTACTCCCATTCACATTGTAAACTTGGAGCCGGGCAATGAATGATTTGAGTAGTAACTGCACTCTAGAGGAAGCCAAGCAATGGCTCAGAGTTAGGTTTGAGGATGGTGCATCATGTCCATGCTGCCACCAGATGGTTAAGCTTTATAAAAGGAAGCTCAATAGCTCGATGGCGGTGGCTCTTGTGTACATTTACAAGTACTTCCAGGCAAATCCTGACAAGGAATGGCTCCATGTCCCGTCGTATCTCTCCAGGATCATATCCGGAGCAACAGTTCGCGGTGGTGACTGGTCAAAACTGCGTTACTGGGGCCTGATAGAGGATCAAAAGGCAATTCGAGACGATGGCAGTGATAGGGTTGGTAATTATCGAATAACAGCTGCCGGCAAGACGTTTGTTGGCGGATTATGCCGAGTGCCTAAGCATGTATTTTTATACAATGGAGGTGTCGTGAAAAGGAGAGACACTGAAACGATATCCATCGATGAGGCTCTAGGGGAGAAATTCTCCTATGTTGAATTGATGGGGGCCACCCATGTGGATCGATCTTGAATGCCCATAACCAAGGAAGAGGCCAGGAGCATCTATAGGGCAGCCTGGATGGAGTACTGCCTCACTTCTGACGAGGAGAGGAAGTTGGAGTTAGAGGGCATTATGGACGGCGTACAGGGGGCCTGTGTTGGCCAGGAGGGCATGCCAAAGGGAAGAAAGGAGGCCATGGAGTACATCAGGGAGTTCAACGCTTTTGGAGCGACTCTGCCCGGCTTCATGGAGTTCTGGAACGGTTTCAGATCGGAGATGGAAAAGGAAATTGACGATAAGAAAGCCTCCCAGGCTAATTAGGGATCCATTCAGAGACCAAGGTCATTTTCCCCTGGCAGTCTTTCTGGCATGTAGGTAAATTCCATACACAATAACACAGAGGCATGGGGAGATCTCTGTCATGGGATTGACAATAGGGCTGTGACCCATGAGTGTGGGCGAATGATTTATTCAGTAATCAATCCCTCCGATGCAATGACTATTGAAGCAGACGATGATCTGATAGCGGCTATTGCTGGGCTCAACCTCGGTGAAGGGAGAATCGGAATCGATGATGAGAACGGAAAGACTGTGCTTCCGATTCTTACCTTCGGCGGCGACAGGGCCTTTCTTAGCTGGCTTCAAACAGTCGGTATTGACTCCGTGGAGGACCTGAGGCCAATTTGCGTTGAGCGTAAGGATGAGATTGCAGCCTGCCTGGAGTCCATTGTTTATGGCAGCGTAACCGATCGTAAGGGATTCATTGTTACCACGGAGAGCATGGAGCACCATGACAGGCTCATAGCTGCCGAAAAATGGAATGACATACATAGATCCAGCATGAGTAACTACTCAAAGTCAGCCTTCGCGCTTGCCAAGGCGATGCGAGAGTTAACACTCGAAGAGGATGTTGCCTCGGAATGAAGTACGTATTCTTGGATATCGACGGAGTCCTTAACCATGCAGACTTCTTCGAGAGGCTTCAGCCACTGGAGAAATTCAATGGGATGGATGAAGTCTCAAACCGAGACATAGGCTTTGCCAGTCTCGACGAAGATTGCGTAAGAAGATTGAACGGTCTTGTGGTTCCTGGTGTCGTCTTTGTTATTTCAAGCACCTGGCGTATCATACATCCGCTACATCACATCCAGGGGATGCTGAAGGACAAGGGATTTGAGGGGGTTACCATTGGTTCCACTCCGGTTTCAATCGGCAAGAGGGGTAGGGAGATATCTTCGTGGCTGGCAGCAGCTACCGGCGCATTCATGTTCGACAGAGCTAGGTCGGATACTTGGCCGGATTTTGTAATCCTAGATGACGACTCCGATATGCTGCATTTGAATAACTATCTTGTTCAGGTGGACAATGCGACTGGTCTACAGCAGGAACACATTGACCAAGCCTGGAAGAGGCTAGGGCTGGACAGTTAGATCATGGGAGACTTTTTCGTTGTAGACGGCGAGGAGCCAGATGCCAATTGCATATGGATGGATTGCGACTCACCGGCAATAGCCGTGCTTGGCTGTAGCAAAAAAACAATAAAAATGGGCCTATGCGCTGCTCACGCCGAGCAGTTTCTTAATGCAGAAATTGTCCCAACTGATAACGATGAGGTCATTTCCGTGTCCATAGCTGGCACTATAGATCGAAGTGAGGTTGTTGATGAGTGAAGAAATGAGAACCTTTGCTCTGTACAAGGCAGATGAAGCTAAAGATATCGTTGCCCAGGAATTATTTCGTCGCGCGACCTCTGTCGATGTTGAAGTCATCAAAAACGAATACAAGAACGTTATCTTCTCGTTTGAATTCAGCGGGGCGACGGTGAGCGCTAAATGGAACTGCGCCGATCGATTCAATGATCCTGATGTCGTCTACAGTATTTTTCTTCAAATGCTGTATCACTCAGAGGACCACCCGGTAGCCGCTAAGCCCATTCCAGAGCCAGTACACGATGAGCCGCTTGGATTCTTGTTTGCTGGCAGTGAGGATCTAGATGACGATGGAGAGGATGTCTAGTGTTTGTCTCGGCTGACCAGCTAGTGGCTCACGCGGTTGGGGACTACGTCATTCAGTCTGATTGGATGGCCAATGAGAAGACTAAAAAGTCCATAGCCGCGTTGGTGCATGCTGTAACATACACAGCTGTCTTTCTGTTTCTAACTACAAGCTGGCAAGCCTTGGCCATCATAGGGGTGACACACTTTGTGATTGACCGATGGCGCCTGGCTAGGTTCGTCTGCTTTGCCAAGAATTACCCTTGGCCAGGCGCCGAGAGGCGCTGGGGCAAGTGTAGAAAAACTGGCTACCCGGAATGCAGGCCGGACTGGCTAGCCGTATGGCTCATGATCATAACGGACAACTTGATGCACATTCTGATAAACGCAGCTGCACTAAAATGGCTGTCTTAGATAATCAGACGTAAGGAGAGATATGAGCAATAATTCGTCACTACCCCCACCTGGTCCACCACCGCCACGCGGTCCTAGCAACAGTCGAGTTGCCGAAGAGGAGTTATGGTGCCAAGTCGTCACTGCGATCATCACTGGAGGTACAGTACCGCACGAGGATAACCTGACTCCGATCGTCAAGGCTGCCGATAAGTTCGTCGAGGAGTTCTGTAAGCGCTACCGATGAAAGATATGGATAAAAAAGACCTGGTCGAGGCGTTCAGTATCTGGGAGCCGCTAGCCAAGCGCCCGGAGCCACCTGCAGATAATGAACAGAGTGAGTTACACTTCTGGCTGCGAGATGCCTCTCCCGAAGATCTATGGAGAGCGATACGATCTGTATATCTTCGCGGCAAGGAAGAGGTACCCTATTAGGCATGTTTTGTTGTCCCAATAGAGGTACCCTATGCGACTGTACTTGCGAAGATTGCCCAAGATTGGAGCGCAAGATACTTGCTGGCCTTAAGGCCGAGGCAGAGAAGCGCGGAATTCCACTTCCTCCCAATATTGCTCATATCGTTAGCGAGTTGGCCAAGATAACGTGCCAGCTTCGCGAGGATTATGATCGGACCGTACTTACGACTTCGAAAATCTAGCTGCTTCAATCTTCTTGCAGGCTGCCACAAAGCATGGAGAGCAGCATGGCGTTGGACCTACGTGGCAAAAAATGAATGATTCATCTCCACAGATATGACATTTTGATTCCCTGAAGTTCCTGTCCAGCCGTAGATCTAACTTTTCAACATCTCTACTCATTGCCATCCCCTTATCTTGGGGTCCATTCGCGAAAGCAAGAACCACACAGGCGCGTACGCCTACGGCGAAACAGCCGACCCCAAATACTGCGGCGCCTGTATAGCACGTTTTCGCTCGCACACCTGGGGCATGAGTCCATGATCTATCTGCCTAGAACTTCTTCGTTTTCACTGCGAGTATCTTCACCTGAATCGTCACGCAGCAATGTCTGCGGAGCCCTCGGATGAAGATCTTGTTCTATCGGTTTGCCAGGCAGACGACACGCCTCCCCGCTCCAGGGGCGTCCACAGTGGCTACAAATAATCATAGGCAATAATTAGCAGCCACAGGGAGGTGGTGGCAAGGCAGATCGATGCGCATGAGCCTTACTTTTTAGGGCGAGCTGTCTTCGTCCAGACGCTCCTATCTTGATACCAAACCCCACTGCCACCAGCCAGCGTGGTGATCCGCTCGGGTGGCTTTGCTCGATCTCGTCGCATCATCTCATCGTAATTCAGCCCCATGCTGCGCCACAGCTCCCTCTTGCGAATCTGCTCCAGGTAGTTGATATCTGCACGCTGCTGCCTCTCTTGCTCCCTCTTGATCCGCATGAAGTTGAGGGCGTTGGGGTCATTCCAGAAACGAAGCTCATCCTCCAACTTTTGGTCATAGGAACCCTGAAAACCAAACGGATCAAAATTATGCGCAGCTCTCCGCGTGTTAGATCTAGGCCACTGATGCCGATACTGAGTGGTGAAGTATTCGAAGGCTGCCTTGAGAAGCTTGAAGTGCTTCTCTTTCTCATTGCGTTCCTTTTCAGGAAGATGCTGATTTACATCCGGATGGTATTTCCCCGCCGCCGCTTTATACCCTTTGCGACATATCGCCTTGGCTTCATCGATAGCCAGTTGGCCATCTGTATGATTTGAGGCTGCGTTTATCTTGCTCCATACAGTCTTATCGACACCCATCTCAGCGAGCAAGCCTCGCTCAGCTTGGGTTATTCCCACCCTGTGCCGCATCCTATTTCTTTTTAATTCCGAGGATGTAGATCAGATCATCGGGTAACTGGCCACGATATTTTCGAGCCAGTGTTGTAGCTAGCCATACCTGTCCATCGCTAAGGATATCGAAGGCTGCTAGCTTGTGCCCAATGCCGGTATCCAGAGCGTTGAATCCCATGCCGTCGTCATCCCTGGCGCCATCGCATACCCTTGCCAACATCTGCATAGCAAGGAGGGCGGCAGCCTTCTTTTCATCGGACGCTGTGGGGTATTTTCCCATCGCACCAGTCTTCTTCGTTTTCGACGGGAGAACGGGGACAAGCAGTGTTGTGTCGCCGTCGAGGGCTCGGTCTGCAATGTTTTGCTTATCGACCAGCATTTGAGCCATATAGGCATCCAGTGAGCCCTCAAGTACAAGATGCTGTATCAACACAGATTCTATCTGACCAATGCGATGACAGCGGTCCTCGGCTTGGGTAACATTGGCCGGCACCCAATCAAGCTCGCCGAAGATGACTGTTGATGCAGCCGTAAGGGTGTGACCAACGCCAGCTGCCCCGATTGATCCCACGAAGAGCTTCACAGAATCATCGGTCTGAAACCTGTCCACAGCATCTTGTCTAACCCGACTGGACGTTACAGTGCCGGTCAACTTTACGGCAGCTGCGCCAAAATGCTCGGCGATAGCATCGGTCATGACATGGTGATGGCCGAAGAATACAATCTTATCGATACCGTTCTCAAACACGGATTCCAGATGCTCAATCACTGCCGGTATCTTGGCAATGGCCAAATCTTTCCTAACCTTAGCCATCTCAGCAAATGCTGCAGCCTGTGCATCCCTGAGAGCACTAACGGCCTTATTGTAGGAGTCTTCATCTCCTAATGCATGAGCCTGGGAGATCTGAGAGCTGATCTCATCCATCCGCTCTTTCTTGCTTTCATAGGCAGCGGCTTCGGCTTCGACGGCTTTCCGTGCGCCATTAGCAGGAAGCAGGATGACCTGCCGCCTTTTAGGTGGAAGTTCTTTGAGAACATCCCTTTTGAGACGCCTCACCATAAAGGTAGACCTGAGCAGCTCCTGCAGTTCCTCAAGATTGGATGATCCTGAGAAGTCCCAGACCATCTTGCCGTCACGATCACCAGGGATAGGAACCCACTGCTGCTTACCATCGCAGTATCGCATTGCGTATCGGAAGAAGTCGCCAAATTTATCAGGAGCGAGAGCTGCTGCAATGGGCTGCATCTCAATTGGCTTATTTGGCAAAGGTGTACCTGTGAGGAAGATATTCCTCGCAGATCTGCTCATTAGACCCGGCGCAGCCGGTAGCTGCTTTTTCTTATCAGGGCGCTGCCCGAAGATACATTTCGCTTGGAGTGACTTTGGATTTTTTATCTTATGACATTCATCAACAATCATCACATCCCAGCTACGATCCATGAGCTGTTTGAGTACGGGTGATGGCTCCCACCTGTGCGGGAGGTCCTTCTGAGCCTTCTTGGCTTTCTTTTTTAGTGCAGCCAAGGCACCGGAGCGCATCACAAGGAGCTTCGCCAGTTCGTCTTTCTCCATTTGACTCATCTGAAAGACTTCCTCTTTATTGGGAGGGCTTCCTGGATCGAACGCAAGTACTAGCCTGGCCTTAGTGGAGATGCGCCTGTGCTCGTCGGTTTGTAAATCCTCCTCCATACTGCCGCGCAGTAGCTCGTAGTTAACGACAACGAAGTTCACATCAGGGACATCCACAGGAATGCTGACCATCTCATTGACCATCTTCTTGGTGACCTCGCCCGTCTTACGGTTTTTGGTCTCCTTCTCAACCTTGTGACCAGTCTTGACCCTCTTGGTCGCGGTCTCGATTGCGTGGAAAGTGAAGGCGTCCTTGCGAACAAGCCATGTATTGGCTTCTTTGATCCAGTTGAGACGCAGCGAGGCTGGACAGACGACTAAAACGGACTTGGCATCAGGCGATGCATTGACAACCCCTATGGCTTGGATGGTCTTTCCGAGCCCCATCTCGTCGCCAATGAGAGTGTTTGAGCGTGCCATGGCATAGGCGATGCCGGCTCGCTGATAGGGGAGATAGGCGAAGCCTTCGGGGCATGGGATGTCGATATCAGCATCCGTGGCCTTCGAGGCTATGACCGTTTCCTTGTGGCCAGAAAGAAGAGATAGGGCTTTATCGTTGCACTGAGCTTCGAGACGAGCCGCACACTCGGAGCGGTCGGTCCACCAGCGCTTAAATGGAAGTCCTCCCCGGCAGGCTACGCACGTAGCCTTATTGTGTAGTTGGCCATCGCTGTGCCATTTGAATCCGGCCTCCTTGGGGATATTTCGTTGCTCATAGGGAAAGTTGGCAACCCAGAATCCATTTTCAACAATTACGCTCATATTCTATAAACACATCAGGGTTGGCAGAATTTCATAGCATGACGTTCTAATTAGAAAAAACCCTTTGGCCAAGGAGAATTGCTCTGTTCAGCTATAACCCAGGCGACGAATTTATCAGCCTGTTCCTTGGTTATATTCGCCTCCTTGGAAGCCCTTAGCACGGCGAGGTACAGAAGATCTGATGAAGGGTTCATGCGGATCAGTGCTTTAGTCAGAGCTGCTAGGAACTTGACTGCTTCTTCAGTTGAACCAGCATGCTCCTCCGGTCGCTGTTCATCGGGCTGCAGCATCCCGCTCCGATGCTCAAGTCGGTGACTATCTCCTGCCTTTTCGATCCCTTTTTCTTTAGAACTTCTCCGCACCAGTGCCTCTTTCCGTCAAAAACCAGACTCTTACAAGGCCCTGTAATGGAGCCATGCACTCGTACGCCAATCCAGCATGGCGCTGTCTTGCAGCAATAGCCGCTTCCGATGCACGGTCTGTACGGTAACTCATCCAATGTTTCTCCATAACATCAGGTGATGACCCAATTGTCCAGTTATGCACTCGACGCAACTCCGGATTGACCTTAGGATTGGAACAAATGGCAATCAATCCTAGGGTCAATCCTAAAAAATCCGCCTATACCAGCTATGGTGAATCGGCAATATTTATGGGTGCCGATAGACTGGGCGCTGCATTGGACAAGTGTCTACAGGAGGTCAAGCTGATCTATGACATGCCGGACCATCTCCCGAAGGATATGGTGATCAGAAAATTACACGCCAATCTCAAGCTGATCATGGGCATCCCCGACGAGGAATGAGCCACCAATCAATGGGCCCGTCACTGGCATGTTGGAGCCAATGCATCGTTCCAATGGACTTCTCGGCCCACAGTGTGCCCTTATGCGTCGCTCGTCGCTAACGACAAGACAAAGATTGCATTCTGGGCAATGGCCAAGTCGTACCTTTGATCTGCTCTTAGTCATGGGGCTGGACACACTGCCAATCCGGAGCGTAAAAGTCAACCATTCTAATTAGCTGTGGAAATCCTGTGAACAACTCAGCGTCTTGACAATTGAATCCTTCGGGAGTTGTATGCGCCTATGACAACCACCGATATACGTCCAGAACTGAAAACATTTGCTGAGGCGCAAGAAGACGTACTGCGCAGTCATGACGCGCAGAGAGGGAAAGATGGATGGAAGACGATGACTGCACAGGTCGGAGCATCACGGATATGCGAAGAGCTTGGAGAAGTCCTCACAGAGCTTTTTGGTCAAGATGATGTTTGTGATCATCTTATTGCGAGCTTGCGTGACCATGTCGAAGAGAGTGGCATCAACCTGGATTTCAGCCCAGGGAAGCTAAGGAGAGAAGTTGCCGATGTCGCAAATTTTTGCATGTTCATGTACGACATCGCGGATGCGATCGGAGCTTCGTTAAAAACGAATTGAATGAGTGATTCTTCCCGAGGGGTTATAATAGCCAAGCTAGATCCTCCGAACTGTCCTCATTGCGAGTCACAGCTGAATTCCCTGTGTGGCGACTCTATGCCGGACAGTGGCGATATTGCGTTTTGCGTTTATTGTCTGAAAACGAGTATATTTAGCATACATCCAACCAGTATTACGCTGAGGGTTCCGATCACCATGCAGGAAAGGAATGACTGTGAGGAAGCAGCGGTAGCAATCATTGGATCAGATCGACTGGATACCAATTAGCAACTCACCTCTCTCTGCCGAGATGATATTTATCCTTGAGCTGTACCGCAATTTTAGGAGGGATATGTTCTCTATGTATGGGGTATCAAAGGATATTATAGATAATGGCAACAGACAAATTACAAATTCGACCACTGAAGACTGAGCCAGTCCCAGAGGAAACCTATCCAGATCTGCTCCCATATGAAATGGAGAGAGCCGAGGCTGCGATGACAATTTTTGGTCGTTGTTTCGATGAAATCAGATCTAAGGTAGAGTCCGCAAAGAATACGGATGGGAACCGATGGGGACACAGTTGGCGCCCATCCCCTGTCCTGGCCAACAATGATGATTCATCCACGGAAGAACTTCCTGATAATTGGGAGCCCTATTGGGACAAGGCATTCAGCGGCACAGATCCAATCCTGGAAAGCGTACTCGCAGATAAGGATGTGATCCTAGTGAATGCTGAAGATGTCCTGGCTCTAACGCCAGACATCCTTCCAGTAACAGAGCAAGACAGGGCCGATCACAGGAGGCTACTGGATGAAGCTGTAGCTGCTGTGAGTAGAAAGCCAACTGATACTTAGCTATGGGATGGGCTAGCTGCGGAACGGATGTCAATGGGCGACCGATCGGGTATACCCACGAGGCCGTATGCGATCACCATCAGTGCGAGACCATAATCGATAGAGGGCTTGCATATGTTTGCGGTGGAATGCACGGGGAAGATGAATACTCCTGTGAGAAGTATTTTTGCGAGAAGCATATGGGCTTCATTTTCATCGAATGTGTTACGGGTTTAAGTGGACTAAATGTTTGCGATGAATGCCAGGGCTTCTGGGAGAGCGAGCATGTGAAAGAGTGCGAGCCATGCGCAGAAGTTCTGAGCGAGCAAGCAACTTACAAAGATTAGGGAAAATCTATAATGTCTTTTAGATGTGAGATATGTGGAGAAGTGCAGCCTGTTTGCGTGACCGTCAACAGAGTGGTTACCAGAATTAGAGATCGGGGCGGCTCTGGGGCCTATGAGGCTGTTGGAACTGAAATAGCCGAGGAGAAAAACGCCTGTAGCGACTGCGCTGCGAATGTCGTCGCCGAGAAGCTATTGCCTGAGCCAGTGCTCGATGCTGTAGCCGACCCCTCCTTCGTCTAAGCTCGCCAGCACCTCACTCTGCTTGTATAGATCTTCGTAAGCGGACAAAAACGTGTCGCACTCGTATTCATTTTGTATGCGAGTGATGTAAAGCCCTTCGCAGTCCTTATGCTTGATGGCTTCGGCGTAGATCTCTGCTCCGCCTATGACGAAAATCTTCTTTGCATTTACCGATAGTGATTCTCCGAGGCTCCCTGCTACGCAGACACCATCCGGAACTTCGTATGTCTTATTTCTGGTGATGACGACGTTGTTCCGCTTGGGGAGTGGTCGGAACTTTAGCGGTATTGACTCCCAAGTCTTCCGCCCCATGATCACTGCATTTGTGTCCCATGGCTCACCGCACGTCAGTCTGCGGAAGTGCTTCATGTCTTCGGGTAGAGTCCATGGCAATTGCCCGTTGATTCCGATGCCATTCTTGGCATCAACTGCTACGACTATGCTGAATTTCTTCCCATCCATCAGTACATGATAGGTGATGCAAACTAGGATCTCTACTTAGTAGTAGACTGAAGCCATGGAAGTCATTGCAGACTGTCGGTGTTTCATCCGGTATGAAGCTGAATCATGGCTATCCCGCGAGGGCAGCGAGGAAGGGTATGCCACCAAGATATTTGGCTCAATCCTGCATGCCGATAGCGAAGACGATGATGATGGGACCCTATGCGGTCACATCCGGGTTTGTCATCTGCGATGCATGGAAATGATCGTTAACGACGAATTGGATCCGAGGAAATGGGCCCGCATGGAGAGTGAGGAATTGGCTGAGATAGCCAAATTTGTCTATCGAGCCGGAGGCGGATGGACTCAGCATATCGAAGATATGTTCGGTGATATTGCGCAGAAAGACATGCTTGTCATCAGTGAGATCGAATTGCACCCAGAGTTTAGGGGTCTTGGCATTGGCCTCCAGGCCGTCACTAGGACGATAGAGCTATTTGGCGGAGCATGCGGGCTTGCTGCCCTCTGCCCATGGCCTACGGAGCTTGAAGACCGCAAGGATGAGCAGGAGGCTCGGCGGGCACATGCCAAGCTGGCTAAATATTCTGAGAGGATCGGATTCCGCCAACTATCGGATAAGGATGTGTGGGTCAGGCCTCTCGTCGGCGGGGTGAAGCGTACTGGGAGCTGAACTGTGCGTATAACGAGAGTATGGGCCAAGTTATTCTAATAAAACGCGCCACCCCTGTAGGGGTATATCGTACAGAGGATGACTCATATATGATCAGTTCCGGCTTTGCATTTGACGCTCAGATCTTCCGCGAAGCCCCTGATATGATTTCTTGTTCATCGGCCATAGCTGTAGGGAAGGAATGGGATATACCACCGCTAATTGTCATGGCGATGTATGATCAAATGACTGCAGCACATACGAACTGATCTATCATCGATGGCAACGATACTGTGGTGGTCATTATTGACAATCGCATCGCAATCAGTATGATGGGTGGGCGTTGACAACTGAATATTTGGGAATGAAATGGTTTCGACGTGGATAACGAACGTCGGGATGCGTGTCGAGGTTGGCCGGTTGGCCTCGTTAAAAGCTGGCTAAAACGTAACTGCAAACGATAACTCGTTCGCTGCTCCTGCTTACGCTGCGGCGTAGGTAGGTCGGGCTCCCTGGAGCCTCGGAACAGAATCCTGGGAAGGGGTAAGGTAGCTCCCTTTTAACTGCTCCGCATACAGTCGGCTGAGAGACTTAAAGCCTCAGATGGTGGAGGCGTCGTCAGTATTACTGTATAGAGCTATTATGATGCAGTAGGGCGCGCCCTAGTAGTAAGTTGCTGGATCTTAAACCAGATACACACGTAGATTCTCTTCGCTAGAAGTTCGCGGACTGGGGTTCGACTCCCCACATTTCCAGTTTTTTGTTATTCTGATCAAAGATGGAAGATCCTTTTCAGTCTCTATCGAAGATCATGGTCTCAGTGACTAGCAGCCTTGACAGGCTGTCTTCTGCGATTGAAAAGAGAAACGAAATGGATGAGGCACTGAACAAGTGCCCCAGATGTACTGGCGACGGCAAGGATTATGGCGGAGGACGATGCATCGCCTGTGCTGGGCTTGGTGTTAAACAGAGGCGAGCCGACTGCAGAGCTTCTGACACCGACGACAGGTAGTGTCATCATTACAACTCCCCACAGAGTGGATCATTCGGTGAGCATCCAGAGGAATTCCTCGACTGAACCTTTGCCTTTGCTTCTTTTAGATCTTTAGGCATTTCATACGTCGCTTTCTTCTGCACTGGAGCATCGTCAATGAATGGTTCACCAGTGATAGCCATAGGCTCAGGGGGCGATGGGACGGGTGGCACTGGGATAGGCCTGGTGCCTCTGCGATTGCTTAGCATCTCCATGTATGTCTCGCACCTAATGAGACGGTTGTTTATCTCATTTTGACTTGTGCGCATTTGGTTGATATTCAGATCAACATCCTTGGCCCAATCAGTGGAGTCATTTAGGATTCCCTGTATTTCAATGATGGCTGGCACGATCGCCTCGTAGCCACTCTCTGCGCCCTTTTGGGCCTTGATTACCTGTGGTTTGACTTCCACATACATAACAATCATTGGCGTCAATATGGCCATTAGGCCGCCAGACACGATGCTAATTATCTTGACCCATCTCTTTGTTTTATAAATGATTTCATCACTATGTGGCATTCGATGACCCTCTATTATTACTGTGAATGAGAGTCTATCAGATCTTAGCCATGGCTTCAGGGGCTTTGACAATTGGCTTCTCTGGGGTGAATCTTTTTACATGGTGAAGCCTAAGTACAGTACCGATAGCGATAGACAGAGACTCATAAAGATTCCGGACAAGCTCAAGGATGCTATCGAGGGCGAGACGAAGGCTGTCCTCCATGCCGGTCGTGACTGCATGAGGAATCAGGGTATGGATACGTCCATCCTTGCCCATGATGCTCGCAATGGATATTTTGGCGAGGCATTCGGCATGTTCCGGACTCTCCATATTCAGGGGTATGGGTATTTTGGATCATCAAATCTGGATGCTATCACCGAGGAGAAGTCTCACCGCAGGTTCGGGAACGTAACCTCGCCAGAACAAAATCTTAACTGGTGGTGGAACAAGCTTCAGCGTGAAGTCCTCGACGAGGAAGGTTATCTTGGCGATAATCGATGTGAGCATTGCCTAGAGAAGTACAAAAAAGACGCTGCTTCATTACTCGCCAGGGAGGTCTCTGATGGGATGGTGGAAACGCCGTAGCCAGACTGACTTCAGCCGGCGCGCTGGCGCTAGGTGGGATCTGGAAACTGATGCAATATGTATTGGATATCCTCCTCGATCTATCTGCCGTCAGATGCTACAGGATCTGCCTCTAAGAATAGATGGCCGAGGAGCGCTCATGCAGAACTTCATGGTCAAGTTCCTTGAGAAGGAATTTCCGGGGATCTCATACGCCCTATATGAGTGGTCTGAACCTGGATCCACGGGAGAGTTGATCGGAGAGCTGTTATCATCGTGGAGAGGGCCGCCACGAAATGTCAACAGCGAATCAGAAGAAGACACTTAGAGTCCTGTATTTCTATCTAACCATTCCACTTCTACTTGTGGCTCTGGTCGTATGGCTATCCTTCGATGGTCGCAAGGACAGTGTGTCAAGTGATCCTACTATCAAGGCGATCACCGACCCTGGCATGTGCATAGACAAAACCGATTGTTACATCGGAGAAGTTTGCGTCGATAGCATATGTAGAAACCCTCTGATACCTAACTCTGTCCTATCAGAGCCACAGTTGACGGAGCCACCTGAGACTATGAGCGATGCTGGTTGGATCGCCATAATCACAGCCCTCATGGGAGGCCTGACTGGTCTTCTTGGCGCTGTGACTCACACGATTATTGCGTTCACTCAGGCGAGAGATCGAAAACGATCATGATGGAAGCAGCAGTGATGGATGACTTCCTCAGGCTTGTGGAACTTTGTCATAAATCTGAGAACTATAGAGTTGAGGTTGATTGGGTGGAGCCTGCTTGGCTGGCATTAGTTAGCCTGACTGGCGCCAAGGGATCTGCAACGATTCGATGGGATAAATCTCGCGGATTCACCCTGCGGATCATCACCTCGCAATCAAGCTATTTCGAAGTGCGCCAGGAGAACATATCCGGAGAAGAGATGTTCTCTCATCTTTCGCTCCTTTGGTCTGATTAGAAGATGTCATGGGCTCTTTTCAGGGAAATACTGGGAATATTTGGGTAGAGTCCAGATCGAAAGGATCTATTGCTTTGAAAAAAGAAGGTGAATTGATTTGGCCAGTTAAGACCTGTCATAGACAGAAGCTAACTGTTGTTGGCGAGCGTTTTCCGTATGAGCAGGCACTGATTACCTGCGAAGGAAGGTGTAGTGGAGATGGTGTGACGTGGACGATGCACGCCTGCGTCACACACGCATCATATGAGTGCAAGTCCTGCGGGAAGGTACGAAGATGGGGCTTCGACTTGCGTCAATTAGGCTCATGGGAGAGAGATAGCTAGCACACTGCCAAGTAGTTACGTAGTGTTACTTGTACTGATTTTATTATTCTTTTTTGGAAACCTCTGCATTACTTGACATTTAGCCACTTCCTTTATTAGATGGTACCTGGAACGTTATTCAACGTGTCCCAAGGAACAGTAAGGAAGAACATGGCAAAACGAAAAACCTGCAAGGGTGTTTGCGGAAAGCAATATGCGCTAGACAGTTTCCCACGATCAGCATCGGCGAAGGACGGCAGGCTAGGGTACTGCTCTTCGTGTTGGAGTGGAATAATGTGCAAGGCCAGGACGAAGACCTCGAAGAAAGTTAAGCCCAGCGGTAAGTCCCGGTTTAACGGAGAGGATTCTGAGCCCGTGAAGAGGGCTGGAAGGCCGCCTAACAAGCCAGACGCCACCAACAGCCTGGACATGTTCAACAAGGCTCTCGCGGCAGCAAATGGCAGCAGGGAGGTATGGGAGGTCGTTGCCGACGACGGCGACCGAAAGGAGTACCGAGGCAGGCTGGCTAGGAAGCGAGCATACAAGCAATCATTGCTGTGGATGATGGAGGGATACGAATGCACCCTCCGTGAGATCCATGAATACAAGCCGAGCTTGCGGTTGGAGATTCTGGATTGATGCGAGACTTACGATTGAAGCTAATCTCTGAGGCTGACTTCAGGAAATCAGAGGAGACCAACTTCCTTGAACTACAGAAGGCTGGGAAGCTACCCAAGCTTAAGAAAGGAGAGGGAATCCTCCTTATTTCAAAGGGCCGCAACCAAATCGTATTCGTAGAAAAGATCGATGAATTTGAGGTCGAGACGTCAAGCGGGCGAATCGTAAAGGCTCGCGTAGTTCCGTCGCAGAGATTCAGAATTCGAGGTACTACCTGGGATGGAAAAATGCTTCAGAACTATGCCGAACGAGCAGGGTTCAAAATCCCAGGTATCAAGCGCTTTGAGTGGTACATGAAGGAGCAGGCCGCAGCTGCAGCGTAGACTGATGTAGGTACCTAACCAGGATTATGATTAGGTGCTATAGTAGTTGAACCCCTGCTTTTGCTTTAAGCAGGGAGATGGTCTAGGCGAGCGTATCTCGCTCGCGATGAATGCCAACCAACTAGTGTCGCCAGGATGTTCTGAATGAAGGCGCCGGTAGCCGATCTCAAGGAGATACGGCATGCGTACGTCTACAAAATCAGAAGAACTAATACGCTATTGCGACCACTGTGAATCCCATGGATGCACGGCACTGGTATTTTGTGACAAATGCCCGCTGTCCTGTTGTGTCCATCTGTCGAGTAAAATTGACACACAGCTATGGTGCGTTAGCTGTATAGAGTCCCACGGGTTAGATCTGGAGATATTGGCTAGATGGCCATGGGCAGGGGATCGTGATGCGTAGAAGTGCGCGCAGATTCCTATTGTACCCCGGATTTCGCAACGTATTTAGTTGCATCGCCTGTGAGATGTTCAGGGGTGATTCCGAGGAATTCCAGTGCGTGGAGTGTTTTGCTTACGCATGCGTCCATCTCTTTCATCCAAACAAAAAAGATCTTACTTGCTTTTGTTGTTCAGGATATCCGGACGGAAAATGGCCTGACTGGTGTTTTACGATGATTCCAGTCAATGAAGGGCATGATGAGTAATGGGATTTATGACCATTTCGTGTGTCACGAATGCCTTAACGATGACTGCTATGGAATTGTTCCATGCATCCTATGCTCGAACGTATGCTGCCTGCATTTGTTCGATGAACTCAGATGCTTTAGGTGTGTCAATGTTCTTGACCCGAGGTGGCCATCCTGGCGATACAAGATGCACTTCAGGGAAGTGGTGATCTAGTTGTCTGACAAGGAAAAAATACTTTTTAAGCTCACAAGGCTTAGAAGGGAGGCCCAGGAGGCGGAAAAAAGCCTTTCGGAATTCGACGATTCGGATTGGCCCCTAGACGAGGGCACAATGCCGCCGCAGGATCCAATTGGTGCCGCCGCATATCAGCTGATAGCCGACTATGCCACGGACTTCATATCCATACACTCTGCTAGCGGCTTCTACGTATTCGCCTCACCGGCAAGCAGAAGAATGATTGGGTATAGGCCGGACGAACTTATTGGAAGGAATGTATTTGATTTTTTTCATGAGGGAGATGTTGAAGATGCGACTAGAAATCATGTTGCAGGCCTGGAGGCCAAGGACGCCCCGCCGATCACATATAGGATCAGGTGTAAAAATGGTAGCTATAAGTGGGTCGAGACTACGTCCAAGATCCATGTGACCCAGAACGGCACCAAGAAGGTAATTTCTATAACCAGGGATGTTTCTGAGCGAGAGCGACTCATGCATCAGCTTGAGTCTGTGAATGCCAAGCTCATGGAACTTGCCGCAACGGATGAGCTGACTGGTATAGCCAATCGAAGGGCATTCAATGACAGGCTCAATTACCTAATACTGGAATCTGGTCGAGGTAGAGATCTGTCATTGGTCATGTGCGACATTGATAATTTCAAACTGTTCAATGATCGCCATGGGCACCCGGCGGGTGATGAGATTATACGTTTGGTTGCTAGCAAGCTTGCAGAGACATGCAGGCTGATCGACATGGTTGCCAGGTATGGTGGGGAGGAATTCGCAATCCTGCTTCCAGGGACTGATTCGGATGGAGCTAGAATTTTAGCCGAGAGGCTTAGGATTCTCATCGGGGAGATGCCAAGCCCATATGAGACCGTAACTATGAGTTTCGGGATATGTTCGATGAATATGAGTTCTAGAACATCTCAGTCCCTGATCTCAGGTGCAGACAGGGCTCTCTACAAGGCCAAAATTGCTGGTCGAGATCGAGTAGAAGTGTTTGACGCTATTGCTGATGATTCGATATCATCATAGCGTTTGACAATTGCTTGGTTGAGAATAACCATCGCAAGATGGTGCTAGGTGCTGGCCGATCTCATGTGTCGGAAGTAGTATCTGCACGATGGAGAAGATGATGGCAAATAATTTTGATCCTATGGCTGGGCTATCCGCTGAGGATATGCAGTATCTGAGCGGCCAGAAAAAAGCATTCGAGAGGCAGCAGGCTGCGCACAGTATGCACAGTAGTGATGAATCCCGTGCCGTCGCCGCCGAGGAGCATAGACGCGCTGTGATGCGGTCCCAGGGTGTTGCTGTTCCTGATGAACTCCCAAGCGGGCCGGTGCCAAATGGTCAGGCGGCTACGGTAGCCCCGGTAAATTCCCTGCTCTCCATCCTGCATGCAACCCCTGAAACTGGGGAGGGGAAGAATATGACTTTGGCTCCAGCTGGTGAGCAGTTCGCTCCTGATTGGACACTGCTGAAGTCCAGGATCTCGAAGTACGATGGAATATGGACTGTTGCACACTATGAATTCCCTGCACATGCAGCATATATACTCGGATTCTTTGGAAAAGAAGGCTGGGACGCACCTCCGGAAACCTCTAAGAAGAGATCATTTGAGGTTATCGTCCGGGACGGTCGGGTCTTCAGGACAGACCCGGAGTAGATCGCTTGATCGGCAGGAATGATGGGCCGGTCGGGGTAAAGGCCAGTATCAGGGATGCCCTTTCCCATATCGGATATAAAGCTGTCTCTAGTCAAGATGTTGAGATATTACACATCACTAGAGACAGGTATGAGATCTTAGTATCCGCTCTCCAGGCTATGACCTCATTCAGTGATCCTACGACGAGAGCGTTTTCTCAAGATACTCTGAATCGGATGTACGGACCGGACAGGGCAACGCCATTCGAAGATCTGAGGAAAGTGATCCAAGATCTTAAGGATGACAACAAAGAGCTGCGAGAGTCTCTGGCGGCTGTATTGGATACCATGCCGAACAGCTCCGTAATACAGGCAGCCGAGAAAGCCAAGGAATGTCTAAAGAAGCCACGGTAGAGGATGTTCTAGGTATATGCAGACGCACTGCCGTGTTTACGTGCGTTCAATGTGGCAGCAAGGGGTCCCTCGACGAGGTCTTCCATGTGGTAGAAGTTGGTGGGCAGAGCAATCCACACGCAGCCATACCTGTGATTGCCGGATCTGTACGCAATTTGGCCTGGGTTTGCAAGATCTGTCCGAAGGTTGGCATTGATGACTCGATTTAAGCGCAATATTGCAGTTTCTCCCCCGGAGAACGTTAGCTTGTATCGACTCCCCATGAAGGGGAGTAATCATCTGGCATTTGCTGAGATGAACTTTAGATGGCGTGGTCCCGTCAATAATGACGACGCTCTCAGGAGCGTTGTTATGCCAGATGGATTCACTCTCGATGAAGTTAGCGGAGAACTGTTTGAGATCAGGGATGAAAAGCTTTATCCACGGGCAGTGGTTCGAAGCCCCTTGGATAGAGATAGAAAGCCTTCGATCGTTCCATTGAAGAGATTTTCCGCCGACACAGAGCAGGTGGCGGATGGTTGGAAGATGCTCATAAGAGAATGGGGCCGAGTAATTATTCGCGGTGAGATCTTCTCTTCCAGTGAGGAAGCCGTAGACAGCGCCAAGAGGTGGCTTGATTCCAATAAGGTTGGGTGGGAGAGCTATACTGCCAGAGTCAACTTCAGGGGTAAGCCGCCCGAGTGGAAGCTATTTGAATAGCCGTGTATAACTAAGCGACGATGAGAGTCGCCATTGTTGGATCTAGAGACTATTCCCCTTTGAGTGATGTTGTGGACTACGTTCGCTCATTACCGGATGACACTGTCATTATCACCGGGGGCGCCCGTGGCGTTGACCAGATAGCAGAGAGCGAAGCCCTGGCTAGAGGCCTGGAAGTGGTCGTGCATCTGCCGGATTGGGCCAAATATGGAAAGTCCGCAGGTATGATCAGAAATAGAGTTGTTGTTGACGACTGTGAGAAGTTGAAAGCATTCTGGGATCAGGTGAGCCCAGGCACGAAGGGTGTCATTGCTATGGCTGCCAAAGCCGGCAAGCTTGAGAAAGTATCCCGATGTGGCAACCCTAGACAAGGTAGCCTCTTCTAAGGACTATATTGACAATAGTCATATATAGGTCAACAATGTTACTATGAAGTATACTGATTCTGATATGGCAATAATGGCTATCGGTGAAATTGGAGCTGATCTCATGACAGTCATGGTGGCTGTGGTAGCATTCATCTACCTGAATGATCTGCCATATCTCATACAGTTGCCATTGTGCTGCTTACTATGTGTAATAATCAATCGATTGGCACTCGGTTTTGTTCATCTTGGGTACGATCCAAACGAACAGTCCACTCACTAATACTTGTATTGGCCAAGTATTGAATGATAGGACTTACTTAAACTGTCCTATAGGGACAAGGAGATCTTATGAGCAACGATGTAAATGGAATTATCGAAAATGCAATCGGCCAGGTCCGATTGATTCTCACACAGGCCGTTCAGAACGCTAACGAGGAGACTCGCGCTGAGTTGATCCAGCAGTTCAATCATGCCGTCGGCGGAAAAACTATTACTACAGTTAAGGCAAGCAGAGCCGCTTCCTCAAAGACGAAGGCGGCCTCAGTCAAGGACAAGCCGAAGCGCAAGGTGTCCCCTGAGACCAGGGCCAAATTGGCAATGAATCTCAAAAAGGCGAGAGACGCTAAAGCCAAGAAGTCCAAGGCGCCGGCCAAGAAAAAAGTCAAAGCAGAAGCAAAGCAGTAGGCACGCAAGCGCTTGCGCTGCACAAAAGAAAAAAGCCCGGTGCAATTGCTCCGGGCTTTCTACATTAGGGATTGTCCTGGTTTCCAGCCATCCGGGAGAACGTAGTGCTCTTTGTGCGCATCTACGTAAACGATATGCACTGTATACGGATCTGTCTCAGGTTGATCTTCTACGATCATGGCCGTTAGCCGACCTCCGAATACGCATCCGGTGTCTATTCCGTAGCATGAGTATCCACCATGGCAGTCAATCCGGGGCTTCGCAAGGCTGTGTACGGCATGCCCATAAATGACGCTCTCCGGTCCAGCCCAGCGAGTCCCCCATGGTGCAGCGCCTTCTACAGGCTTAAGGGGGTTCTTATGGTCAGCTGCCATCTTGCCGTCATCCCCGACATCCCGAACTCGGCATATTTTACTTAGCTTTTGATTCTCAGGGGGAGTGCCGTCTGTCTCAAAGCCAGCATGAACAACCAGCCAGTTTTTGTCGAGGCGGAGAAATGGCGGGAGATGATTGAGCCAGTCCATATCGTCATCTGAGAGAGCAATATGCTGAGCCAACCTTGCCTCATCAAACGGGCGCATGGGATTCTTGTCTGCCTTCCCGGTTGCCACCTTGTGCATCCATGCTCGCCAGCGAATGTGTTTCTCTTCGTGGTTTCCAAGAACAGCCTCAGCGTCCAGTTCCCTGGCCCGTCGAACGACGCCAACTGGATCCGGTCCACGGTCAAGTAGGTCTCCAGCAAACACGAGCCTATCGCCCCTGCTGCGGCCCTGGTAATCGACCAAAAGTAAAAGTTCGTCCAGTTCATCCAGACAGCCGTGGACATCGCCCACAATAATACATCTTTGATAGTTCATAAGTCATTTGATCTTGATTGGCGCTGAGGCTTATTAGGCTGGTGGCTTTCGATAAAGTCAACGACAAAGGCTATAGCCTCCAGCTCGCGCATCTCCCCACTGTTCCTAACCTCGTACCAGCCACCATGCTCTTTCGCGAGCTTCTCAACTCGCTTCGTGAGCCATGCAGATCTCCTGGCCAGGGTGCCGAGAACCTTGTGAAGGCTCGGCTTTTTGGCACCCCTGACCAGCTCTATAGTGTGATCTTCAGGGAAGTTCACACATCACTCGGCGAATTCTTTGCCAACATATCTGTACATGCCGATAGTAGCATTTCCAGGCTGGATCTTCTCGCCGTGGATCTCATACCAGTTCTCACCATTGGAATGAGCGTAGATAATCTCAACCTCGTCGTTGTTGCTGAGCATCTTCAGCGCGTTTTTGACAACCTGCGCCGCTGAATGGTGACTACCGGCACCCTTGCCAGGAGGACCATGGTCGGCTACGAGAGTGGCGTAGCCCAGCGCACTGATCCTGCTCAGAACATTGTAGCTCGAAATATATAAATGGGCTCCATTGCTGCCATTGCGAGCCTTCGCCATGATGGCACGAACTTCATCCAGGATCTCTTCAGCTGTGATTTTCGACATATCAATTGCTTTCTAGGCGGCTCTCCGCCTTCTGATGGTTTTATTGGCAATCCGAAGAAATTCGGGTTCATTTGCCTCAAGGAGTAGCTTCTGAGCAAGCATCTGATCTTCGTATGGGAGCCGGCTATCCGAGTGAATGCAGTAGCTACTGTCAACCTCGCCATCGGCACCGAGTAGTTTCACGTTGCCCTGGAAGCCATAGTCAATGCGATAGACCCGCATGGACCCATCTTGGCTATGGACAGTGAGATGGAAGCGGTTATCATTCTCCATCTCCTCACGCTGCTGCTCGTTGAGCATCCTGAGAAGTAGCCCGCGAGCCCTCTGCTCGGCAGATTCCTTGAAGCGCTTCTTGCGGGCATTGTCGCGAACCAGCAGTTGTCGCTTGCGCTCGTACTCGGCTGCCTCCCTAGCAATTTGCTCAGGTGACTTTTGAGGCCTGCGTGCATACCTCTCAGTGAGGTGCTTATGACGGCATTGAAGCCATCCAGGAGTAGCCCAGACATCATCGCTAGCCCGCGTATTTCCAGTATAGGAAACCGTGTAATGGTCCCCGGTACTAGTCGTGACGACAGGGTCAAGCCATCCAGTTGGCCAGTGATCACCCGTCACCGACGTCGTGGAGCAGGTCTGTGACCAATACCCAAAGCATTTGTCCTGGATATAGCGGATCTTGGCATAGGTCTGATTGGTCAATGGCTGACCAACAAGGTCATTCAGCTCGCTAGTGGCAGTTTCAACGATGCTTCCAGGAGTCTGAGTACCCTCGTATATGGAGACTATGCGGGATTGATCTATCGGCGGCATCAACCCCCCGCCATTGGCGGGATGAGAATCATCTTCCCGGCCTGCGCGTCGAATTCGCGAATCTGGTCGCCTTTTTCGCCATTCTCCTGAACCTTGAAGGCCAGGTACTTCTTGTCTTTGACAAGATGGTTGAAGCTCCGGCGAGCGTCCTCGACTTCGTCCTCATTGGCGGCGTTCCAGACCTTTTTCAAGTCTCCGTAGCCGTTGATTGTCGAGATGGCAATCATGCCTGGCATCGGCGCGTCAAAATCGATATCGGGCGACCAACCCTCTTTTGTGAGTTCCCAGCCTAGCGGTTGTTCCATATTTAATTCTCCATCAGTGCGTCTATAGACGCCATCAATCAGACACCACTCTCGCCTGCGGTGTTTCAATTGTCAAGATTTGCCGCCTGATACGCTCAACATTATCCTGGGCTTCCCTGAACTCACTGGTGTCCCAGCATCCAACAATACCGGATTCCTTTTCGGCAAGCTCTATAGTTCTGGCGTGCAGTCCAGCTGACCTCTGCCATTGACCAAGCTCTCTATACAGCTTCCTATATCTGCGCATACGCAGATACTCTCTAAAATGCTCAAGCATCCTACTCAGCCGTTTCTCGAATAGCCTCCATTCGGTCTCGGACCTCCGATAGATTGGTGCCATCGTAGCGGACGACATTTGGGTGCGAAAAGCCATCGTTCCACCTGTGGGCTGGCATGATACCAAGTCCACGAGGGCGCCATTCTAGCCATCTGACCATATATCTGGGCCAGTCATCAGTGAGCATTTTGCCATACATAAGGCCCTTGTCCATACCGACAGTGACAAGGCAATCCGGAACTTCCCGGCGACACCAAATGGCCTTCTCCGTCCATGCGCTAACCGTATTGGTTGGCCCTTTAGTCAGGATGTGATTGATGAAGTTCAGCTCACGGGCGATTTCCAGAACATCGAAGCCCAATTTAAATCTCTCCAGGTTCTCCCAGAATCCGGGCTGAGACTTGATCATAGCCTTGCGAGCTTCCATCCAGTCGGGAGTGGTTCCTGTCTCGAAAAGATCTGCGACATCAGTAAATTTTTCTTCTGGACTAGCTATCAGCGTGAGCTTCCCCCTCATAGACTTGTCGAAGTCTGCGAGGGTTCCATCTAGATCGAACAGAGCGATTGCTTCGTGTGGTTTTGTCATTGGTGACTCCGAGAGGACTTGAACCTCTGACCTTTGCTTTAGGAAAGCACTGCTCTGATCCTACTGAGCTACGGAGCCGTAAGTCTATTTGGTATCACAAGGGTGCCAAGGAAATGGCACCTGTCGTCCCTTGAAAGGCTTAGTACAGGGGTTTGATCACGATTGCGTACAAAGCGCCATCTACCGTTGGTGCAACGGTATGAATAGTCTCCAGACTCGAAGGAGTCAAATTCCAGGTCCCATAGTCGGCCTTGGATATCTTTGATAATGTCGTGTATCTGTCTGTCGTAGGCTTTGAGCTGTTTCGATAGGGCTATAGCACGACGGATGGATGCAACCATTTCCTTTTTGGAGGGCAATTTCTCTTCACTGTTCATTCGACCTACCATCTAGTCCATCAGCATATCTGCGAGCCTATGATACTTGTCTCTATCCTCGATTGTCTGGGCCAATGTTTTTTGAAGATCGGCGATAACTGCAACAGAGAGCATGAGCACGGGTATCGTCACCGTGTGGGCATACTTGGCCTTCTTCTTGTGATCTTCGCTGGATTTTGAAGAGGCAATGGTTCCTTCGAGTATTTTTCCTAGCCATTGCGACGATTCTATAATCTCCTGACCCAGAAATGACCTCATGAGGGCCAGCTCATCATCGGATGGGTTATCCCTTTCCATCACCCGAGTCGTGCGACACGGCAGGCATAGCTCATTCGTGCAATTGGTGGCCTTCTCAGCCTTCTCGATTATGCCGGTCATGATCTCACCTATGAGGTCACGATTTCCTTGCATTGATGCAGATATCGCAGATGCAGTTTCTGCCGGATGAGTCTTGGCGTAGCTGGTCAACTCGTCCAAGCATATCTCAATGGAGTCGGTGCAGATCCTTCCTGAGTAACATTGCGAGAATATCCGCCTGAAGGTATCTCGCAGTGGATCAATCATTCTTCGCTCTTCACATTCAAGAGTGGGCCACGCTCAAATCCTGGCCCCTTTTCATGGGGGAGCAGCTCTTGCGCCTTACTCCCCCATATGACGTAGGCTGGCAGCTTAAGCTGGCGAGATTCGTTTGTAGCATGGGCACCATCCCGGAATGGGACAGTGATTTGCGGACCACCCTTAGCATCAGGATGGAACTCGGCCTCCAGCCTTCCAGTGCTCCTAGTCAGTCCCAGCGGGACCTTGATGGTCTCACCGCATAGGTGTTTGAAGACGAGGTAGTACCAGCATCGGGTCTGGTAATGATAATCATCCAGAGATTCCCATTGAAGCTCAAGACGAGGAATGGGGAGGCCAACAATGTCGTCTTCCTCCATGATGACATGCTCAGTCCATGCCCACCGATCCTCATTCTCAGCGAGCCTATCCTTGGTCTCGTACCTATCAAGCTTACCGTGCAGGGTCGTAAGCTCGACGTCTTTCATCTCCAGCAGCTCCTCCATCCTGGATAGTGCCGTCGATAGTGTTTCCTCTTCTTCTTTGTCCATAGTTGGCACCTCCGGCAGGACTCGAACCTGCGACAACACCGGGTAGAAGCCGGTTGCTCTAATCCTCTGAGCTACGGAGGCATTAACCTCTCACCTTTATTTTTCTCGTCGATACCGGCAATTGTCAAGATGAGCGGAATCTCTTGCGCACGACATTCTGGAATCCACTCCTTTGAAAGAGAGTTTCCATGCTCTGTGCGCCATAATCATTCCAGGAATGAATGAGTACCCGATCGGGTCTCTTATCCTTATCGAGGTCCTGGCAGATAAAGAGAGCGATATGATACCCACTGACATACGGGAGCCCGACTTTATCGGCTATCTCCGAATTCCCGGTACCAAGGTCATGATCTAAGAAGACGATGTCGAACTTAGGTCCGAAGGTCATCTCCCTAATTACTTCATCGAAGTTGTAGCAATGAACAACCTCCTCATTCCTGAGGATTGAAGCAAAGACATCATGTCGTTCCTGCTCGTCATCGAGAACGAGGGCTCTCTTCTTTTGCCGGCTCAATTTTTCTTCGGCTTAAGAACCCTGACCTTCAGGGCCCTAGGATCAAAGGATCCCCTGTGCAGGTTATGATCTTCATCAAACCAGGCAACCTCAGTTGTTACACCTATGGTTATGGCTCCCTTCTCATCGCTTATGACCGACGGAGAGTTACCGGTAACTGTCATCAGCAATTCCTTCGATGATGGAAGGTAGACGATAGCTCCAACAGGGATGGTAGTACTTTTCTTCTTACTCATGGCGGAGAGAACGAGGGTCGAACTCGCAAGGACTGTTAAGTCTCGTCCGCTTTCCAAGCGGGTGCCATCACCAATTGGCTTGCCTCTCCAAATAGCTTCTCGTGAATATCATAGCTTGTGACGCCATCTTCATCTTCAAAATGGGCACAGAAATGATCCAATTCACGGCCACACGATGAACAGTCTTGGCCGAATTCGAGATTCTCCCATTCGTATTGGGTGATCTCAAATTCACCAGACCCAAGACACTCATCCTGATCTAGATGCCAATCAGGATGACGCCGCCAGGTCCTGGGCCCAACCGGATTTCCGCAGGTCCAGGTGATCTTTACCATCACCAGTTCCCCTTCATGTAATCCTTCAGATTCCATTGCTTACCTAAAATATGGTCTACCACGGAACCATCCTGAACCCGAATTGTTCTGCGCTTGTCAGCTCTCATTCCTGAGCCAATCTGAGATCTCCTATCATTGGCCCTAGAGCTGGCAGCTCTCTCCCTCTGGGCCTCCATAAGCCTGGCCCGGAGAAGCTCCATGGCCGTCTCCCGGTTGAAATGCTGAGACCTCTCAGACTCACAGCGGACAGAGACCCCGGTTGGAATGTGCGTCAACTGGACAGCACTGTCTGTCACGTTGCGATGCTGACCACCAGCGCCTGAGCCTCGACAGGCTTTCCAGGAGATGTCTCTATCACAGATCTTAAGCTCTGAGTGAGTCGGGATAGACATAACGGCAACCGTGATGGTGCTCGTCTGCCTTCTCCCTTTCTTCTCCGTTGGCGGAACCCGCTGCCAACGATGACCGCCAGACTCATTCGCAAAAGTCTTCTGAGCCTGCTTGCCTGTTGCCTTGAAGATCAGTAATCCAGGTCGTTCCGTAAGGATTTCGTAGCTAAAGAGATCTCCGTGCTCCAACCTTCGCGTAGATTGCGAATTGATCCTGCACGAGTAGTTTGGCGTCGTTGCCGCCTTCGGCTGCTCTTATTTCTACGATCACTGACATATCAACCTCTCCTCTTTTTCTTTTTCTTATCCGGGAGCGGAATTAGTGCGCCAATTGCCCTGGGCTCCACACCACCCTGAATAAGTCTGAGTTCACGCTGCTCTTGCGTCCATCTCTGTCGATCTTCTTCTCTCTTCTCAGATGTTTCATTTCCACAATTTTGACAGTACGTGACCAATGAATCGCGGGTCCTGTGTACATCAACGTCGTCGTATCCACAAGCTATGCAGCCCAATCGATATGCCTACTATTGCTCGTCGTTCCCAGACATATCGAAGACAATCGATGTTGGATTCTCGATAACCTGTCCCTCTTCAATCTCTCGATCCCACTTCGGAATCTCGATCTCAAGTTGTGGTCGCGCTGCTTCCTTGGCTTCGTTACAATGTGGACAATTATCCCATACGGGACGCGAATGTGAGCACGTTATGAAGTCCATGCTTCATTATACCCTATCGGGAATCTTCGTGATCTTACTGCACAAATGCGAAAGGCCCCCGTGAAGGAGCCTTTCTAAAACATAACCACTACCGAGTGAGAAGCCTGGAGTTGCGTTTTCGCTTGTTTATCATACAAGTGCTCGACCACTGAGCCACATTTCCATTCGGAAACGATCGGATTCGAACCGACGTATTGCGTGTAAGGCAGATCTAAAGGTAGTGATTAAAAAAATATTGACGAAAACCGAGTTGAGAATCTGAAGTGCGTTTTAACAGATTAATAGTCTGGTGGCAGCCACCTGCCAGCATTCCCCATATGAAAGTGGGGGGAAAGGCCGGAGTCGAACCGACAATTTGCTTGTAAGATTTTCTTGATGGTTTTCGTCAAAAAACCGTTATCGCCGACATGCGGTAGAAATCAAGAAGAGACTAGACCCGAGTGATAAATCTGGAATTGCTTTTATACATGTTTCCATAACGTGCGCCTTTACCATTTGGCCACTCCTTCAAAAGTTGGTGAAGGAGGCAGGACTCGAACCTGCAGATTGCGTGTAAGATCTTTCGGATGGATCTAGTCTCGTCTTGATTCCTAAGCCATCAAGCAGGCTTTGCAAAAAATTGCGAGAGCGACCGAGTTGAGGTGCTGAGTTTTTGGATGCAATAACTGGATTTGAACCAGTTACCATCGGCGTTTAGGGCCGAAGCTCTACCAATTGAGCTATATTGCTTGTAAGCATTCTCTGGTGGTCACTCTCGTGGCGCCGGACTCTGGAGTCGAACCAGAATTGCGTGTAGACATACAATTGATGCCTTCCGTAAAAGGCGAGTACTGATGTCGGATACAGTTGTTTATCCAATTAACAGTTGGTTGAGGAACCGATCCTCTGTAGTCCGGCAAAAAATTATTCAATTATCAAAAAGCAATGGAGGCGGATCTTGGAGTCGAACCAAGCATGCTTGTAGACATTCAACTGATGCAGCCCAAGGGCCGCGAGTGTCGGTGTCGGATATTTGCTTTCTCAGAATGAAAGTGACCCCCACGGGTCATATCCGCCTTATTGAGTTTCTCGCCCAGTACAGATTGGCGACCAACTTGAAAACCAGAGTAGAACCTCTCGGTGCGATTGTCAATCCTGTCGGAGGCTAGTATTGACGATTTCATACTGCGACCACGCCAACTGGGGAGATAGAGAAACCAATCTTCTTGTTCTCATTAAGAAAAATTTGAGCAGCCCTGGCAAGGTAAGCAGCAGTGATAGCAATGAAGGGCAAGAACTCTCCATTCTCGCATGTAGCGCCGCCCTGGCCGACCTCACTGTCAATGGTGAAGCTTTCATCCCAGATGACTCTACCGAAGCCGCCATCAGGCGCCAGCGCTCCGTGAAGGCAAGCTATGTCGTTGTCCCTGACGTTGGCCTGGACCAGTCGCCTGGCTTCGCCATTGTCTAGGCAATCAATGATGAGGTCTCCCTGTAAGAGAGCATCAACATTGTCTACGACGAGCTTGTGAGAGATTGTATGAATCTTTCGTCCGTACAGAAACTGCATAGACTGCTTCAATGAATCAACCTTCAGCTTGCCTACACTTGGCTTCCCATGGAACTGAGATTGGACATTCTTTTGCTCCACACGATCGAAGTCAACCACGCGGATAGTGATGTCCTCGCTTCGGAGGAATTGGACGAGATGGGAACCAAGCGCTCCCACCCCGACCACTGTGATGTACTTCGCCATTACTTTCCGAATGGAGTCTTTGGGCGAAGCTGAATGAGGTTGTACGGACGGCTCTCCGTGGCGGTGAATCGATCAACCACGAAGTCGGTGAAATCGGCATCGCCGGAAGCTGGGATACCAGGAATGCTGCCATTTTGAACAGCCTCAGTCACCCAGGCGCGAACATCGCCATCGGTGGCCTCGAAGAAGACCGTGTCTGGCAGGTCGCCATTTTGGCCGCTATAGGTCACGTTGACCCGTGCTTCTGTATTTTGAACTAGCTCTTCCATGGTCTGTCTCCTTGTTATTATTAGTAGTATAGGTGATGGTCTATTGTCAAGAGCGGGAGATAACCCTCAAACTATGAACCCAGCCGGGCTCATGCTCGGAAGTCATGAATCCATAGTCAAGCTTCTCAGGCCCGCACCACTCCAAGCGAATGAAATGCTCAGAGCTTGTGATCCACCAGAACAACCGACGCCCAAGTGCGGCCTCGATAGCTGCAAACGTGGTCAGATCTGTATGCGATGGCTGAGGCATTCCTCCACCAGGGTGACTATGAGCAAAGCCAAGAACGCTCTCCCTGTTATCCCAGATGACATTCCAAAGAGTGTCGGTATCGGGAATGCTTGCAGACGTCCTGCCCTGAGGCAGGTGCCAATGCATCGGGAAACCGTTCTTATCAATGACAACCCCTGCCTCAATCATCTCTTAGACCTGACATTGATGATTCGCTCAATACCATCAAGAGTGTAAGCGACATCCTGGTTAGCCTGCCTCTGTGCCTGCGAGAGGCTTTTCTCCGCTACTCGCTGGTAGTAGCCACTGTTAAGCCAATCGGCATACTGTGTGTTGCCACGGGTCTTATTGCATTTCTTGCAAGCAGCCACCAGATTGGCCTCAGTCGATGGGCCACCTTCCTCCCAGAGGACGAGGTGATCTACCGTAAGCGGAACATCATTCCGAGCACAGTAGCGACAGGCGTACCCATCGCGCCGGAACACGTTCCAGGAGACCTGCTGATCAATGTTGCGCTGGCACTTCCTGACGACCGCCTTATAGAGCTTGCCGTCCTCGCACTTGGAAAGAACTTCAGTCTCAAGGAGGTCGGACTGGCGAAGTAGCTCCTTCCATTCCTCCTTGGTGATCGACACTACTTCCGAGTCGAACTCGGACCCATATTCCGGGAAGTGAAGTAGATATGACTTGCCGTCGCCAGCCCAGATGCCGCCAACGAGCTGCACCGAGTGGCCTACGGTAGATAGTGGGAAGTCTTTGAAATCCATAAAATTCCTATACGTGGCGAAAGACGACGAGGACACCCTCTCGTATCGCCTGTTTGATGACCCCTGGAAGTGATTCGAGGGTGAAAAATGTGTCACCCTTTTCACCTGTTGATTCATCGGTTAAGCAGACTCCGGCATCAATGATTCGCATTTGCAGATCACAGACACACTCAAATCGTCGGCCCTCAAGTCGATACCGAACAACCTTCTCGTTGCGCTGTCCGGCGCGGACGTCCAATAGTTCTGCGCCGCCAACTGCCAGTGCCGCTCTGGCAGCCTCCTGAAAGTCCACAGTGGCCATCTCACGGCGCCCAGCGCCGCTACCCAATGCCTCAGCCAGTTCAGAACGGCGGCGCTCCTGAGCCTCCCTGGCCTCTTCTTCTATGCGAAGGCGTTCCAGCTCGGCACGCCGCTGCTCCGCTTCGCGTATCTGGTTGCACTCCGCTTCGAATGCAGCTTGCAGGGCAGGGGTTACCCCTTTGATATCACTGATTGAATCCTTCCTATCCAAAAAGGCAGAGAGAACCTCCTCCTCTGGACCGAGCGGGAATGTTGCACCCCTGTAAATCAGTGAACCGAATGGCGTTAGCTTGCCAACTTCAATCCTGGCAAATCTATCCAACCCTTCTTCTATGAGGGCAACCTTCTTGTACTGTCTTGCGATAAGCCCATAGTCCAAATTGTAGGCAGGGGCTCCATCGGGTATGAACCTATCGCCTACCAGGAATCCAGTTCGGATATCCTTAAGTTCATCAGTTTTGGGCTCGGCGGCTTCAATGAGCTTCGCTTCTTTGTGCTGGACCTTGAATCGGTACCAGCCGTGCTCAGACGGAAGCCTTCCGCTGATCGTATACGTTCTGGAATGGCAACGGAGAGACCTACCTCCGGTCCAAGGAACAGTAATATCCTGCTCCTCAACTTCGACTAGGTCTCTCCATCCCATGTGTTATGCCCAGGTTGGCTTCTGTAGCACTTCAGTCTTGAGGATACGGTCCACAAGGCTGACCCGCTTTGGAGCAGCTCGACCAGGAGTTGCCTGGCCGACCGGTGTTGCAGCAACGAGGTTGCGGATCGTGCGAGGAATTGCGTACGGATCGCTGAAGGTATCTTCCTCGATCATGAAGCACGGAATTCCAAGCGCGATAGCAGTGTTGCGAACTGCAGTGGTTTCGTACCCCTGCCGGAATCGCCATCCTGCCGAACCGCCATCTGCCACAGTCTTGACGAAGCCGAAAGCCATTGGCTTCAGGCCGGATGCCAAGATGGCCTGCTCAAACGTCCCCTGCTCTTCCTCGTCTCCGACAAAGAGGAAGAGAACGTCAGCCCCATCCTTTGGCTTGATACCGCTCAGAGCGCGAATACCGGCCGCGTGAGAGGTTCCACCGCCAGCCTGAATCCCACGGAAGGCGTTGGTTACGCCAGCCGCAGAAGCATGCTTAATCTCAACAGGACGACCCTGTGTGTTGAACGTGGCAACGTGAAGCTGGTCAAGCTTGAAGCCCTGAAGGAACTTCGAGATGTGGCTCTTTGCTTGCTCGATAGCTCCCTGCATGGATGCCGAGATGTCGATGAAGACGTAGACCTCGATATCCCTGGTGACCTCTTCGACAGCCTTTTGCATAGCTGAGTCAGCGGCCTCCTGCAGCTTCTCCTTAATCTCGCCGGACTTCACGTTGCGGGCAATGTTGGCCGCTCGCATGTCATCCGCTGCCTTGATGGCCTTCTCCCATCGCTCTCGCACCTCCTGGACCTGTAGTAGACCCAGATCTTCAAGGGTAGGAGTCAGGATAACCAAATCCTTGTCCGATAGAGCCTTGGCTTCGATGGTTGCAGATACGATAGCCCGAGTGACACCGACTTCTCGTGGGATGAGTCCAACGATACGCTTCCAGTTGGGCTTCTCCGAGACGATCTTTTCACAGATCTGAGTCTCATTGAGACCCTCCCAGCTCTCCGCAACCTTGACCGCAGCACCAATCGCCAGAGACCGACGACCATCGTCGGCTTGCTTCTGCTTCCAGCGAAGAGTCTCGAAGAAACCAGGAGTGATTGGCTTGTAGCCGACCCGTCTGGCGAGTTCCATGACCGTAGTCCTGAAGCCAGCCTTGACGAGCCCATCAAGCATCTTGGGGTTCTCCTCGCGGTAGCGGAGCCACTTCTCGACAACCCTTGGCCAACGACCAAGGAACGGACGTCGAGTTGACCGACCAAATCCAAGCTCCCGATTGATCTTGGCAACGCCCTCCAGACTAAGAAGGTCATGAATCCGGAGCAGAAGCTTCGGGTTTAGGTCCATCTTCTCCTTGCGGATAAGCATCATAGCCTCGCCGACGTTGCGGAAGTCATCGTCGCTGAAGAGCTTCTCTCCGCCTTCGATAACAGGATCACCCTTGCGGGACTGGACGAGCATGAAGGCAGCCAGGACAACCTTGAGATCGCGGTGATCTTCCCCGAAGGCAAAAGATGCCCAGCGGGCCGCGAACTCGTTGTCTAGCTTCCAGACTTCTGCAACCTGTCCGTAAAGCCAAGTAGCAACCTCCGGAAAGAGACCAGCTGGCCGGTAGTTCCCGACGTAGGTTCCGTTCTGAACCTTGCCGTCATCGAGCATGTTGCCAAGCTTCACCCTGGTGGATTTGCTGCCCTGCTTGACGAGCTTGTAGACGACTTTGTTGCCGTCCTCAACCTTGTGAGTGACTGGGTCCCACTTTACACCAATATTGGTGCGTCCATCCATGGTGATAATACCTGGGCGGTTGTGGACCATATGGTCGCTGTGGGAAAGAATGGCCTGAATGATGTGTTCGGCAGGCCCGAGTGTGTTTGCATCGGTAGTCATAATTGGACCCCTCCTATGTTTATAGGTCATCTCCCAATTGTCAATGGCAGCATTGCTCAGTGAATCATGGGCGTCATCAATAAAAAAGCGGCTGCACCTAAATGAGCCGCTTCAATCTCTATGTGGTGGTTTGGCTATTGTCAAACCGGTGTAGTTGCGGAAGCGAGGAGATTCGAACTCCTAAGGACTTTTCAGTCTCACACGGTTTTCAAGGCCGGCGCCGTCGCCAATCGGCTTGCGCTTCCATGTGCCCGCCAGGATTCACCGTTTCCGGTGTTCCCGTTTGTCCCCCGAGGGGCATAGGCGTGCGGGCAGAGCCAAGATCACTCTTCGTCTAGCTCTCCGGTCCAGTATAGGTAAGAAGCCCATGCTGAAGGCGCAGTTGTCTTGCTGATTGTGATCGTCAATGACGGCACCCAGTTAGGCTGTGATGGCTTGCACTTAAGATGCATGCCAGACTCATTCGGAGTCCTGTCTCTCTTCTTTGAGTTACAGTCATAGCAGCAAGTGACGATGTTCTTCCACGTTGTCTTTCCGCCTCGTGACTTCGGAATAACGTGATCGTACGTCAGGTCCGACATCTTCTCCTTGGTGCCACAGTATTGGCATTTGTAATTATCACGACCAAAGATATTGATCCGAGAGAACTTCACCTTCTTCTTATGCCTTTTGAAGGCGGAAAGAAGGCGCACCACTGCTGGCATCTTGATAACCATGGAGGTTGATCGAATGTCGTGATCGTACTCCTCGATCACTTCAATCTTGCCCAGGAAGAGAAGGGTTATAGCCCTCTCCCATGAGATCACTTTCAATGGTTCGTAGCCTTGAGATAAGACCAGTGTTCTAGTTTCTGTAGCAGACATATCAGCAACCTCCTTTCGTTATGATTATAGCTTAGTACCGAAGATGGGAGTCGAACCCACACGCCCTTGCGGGCACCGGCTTTTGAGACCAGCGTGTCTACCATTCCACCACCTCGGCGTATGCGACGGGACTCGAACCCGCAACGACCCGATTGCTTAAACGGGCGCTCTACCAATTGAGCTACGCAAACAGAATCAGACAATCTCAGGTACTCCTGCGATTGTCTAGAGTTGGTGCTCGGATGAGGAATCGAACCTCACTTTTCTGGACATCATGCATGAGGAGCAGTTGCATCTTCAATCAATGCTTCCGAGCGTAATTTCTTCCCAAGCTCTTCAATGTTAAAGCTCTGGGCGCAGGCGATCTGTATCACCGGGCAATCTTTCTCCCACCACTCTATGTCGATAGCCGACTTGAGTGAGCTGGAGTTGGGTAGCTCGATATAGCCAAATCTATCGTCGCGGATGAGGATTCCTTCGCTGATTTTACTCAGGTCCAGATATTGAATCTTCCAAGAGCTATCATCTCCCCAGACGCAGCCGGCGACAAAGCCGAAACTTCCGTCGGGGTCGGATTCGGTTCCAAGCTCACTTTTGCATCCTACGGTGGGAACGTAGAAGTCGGTCGGGCAAAACCCAAATCCATCCCGGTCTTCGCCACAGATGTCTTTGCAAGCAGGCAGGGACATCACTCTGGTTGCAGTGTAATCCCTGGAGTAGAGAGCGTATTCCTTGCCACCCTGCACGAAAGGCACAAACGTGTTGTACATCGAGCTGTAGTTGCGGTCGTATTCTCCAATCTCGACCTTGGAATCACCTTCCACGCGGAAGATCTTAACCTTGAGAACATTCCAGCATCCAGGTTTACTAGCGATGGACTCGGTCTCAGTTACGTATTTTTCTGAAAGTTGCATGATGTCTTCTCCGTTTTTCATTGGCGCAGAGGAATGGAATCGAACCACTGACCTTCCGACTCCGAGAAGCCGTCTGCTCTACCACTGAGCTACCTCCGCATTGGTGCGCGGCAGTGGAATCGAACCACCTACCCTATCGCTTCCGCAATGCGCCCCGGTACCAAGACACATGCTTCCACGATAGACCTCCCCCAGAATGGGCCACCGCGCGAATTTATCATCTGATCAAAGGCAGTTGAGATACCTCCTTTCGGATACTAGCGCGGTCGCATGGAGCGATGCCAATGGCCATAAGTTGACCACACCAAGGATTATCAGGTTCCCTGATCGAGGCATGAGGAATGCCTTTTAAGATCAACATCTTCTCTATGCTTAGAAGATGGATCTCACTCTCGGCGGCGAGAACTACCGCGTGAGTTCCAGATGGGATATCCCCATCACTCGACTCGCCTGCGGCATGAACTAATTGAGCTGACATCAACCCAATGGGGAGGTCGGCTCTTACGATGCAATAGTGATATTGCGTCTTGGGACTTACGGGACCACTGGTCGCCCGATGGACTTCCGAAGTGTCAAGCTCGTGAGGACATGACTCCAAGGTAGAGACGCATTCCCAGGCTGTCAACAACTATTTTTTTAAAAGCAACACGAATCCCTGTAGCGACAGCGAAGGCACGTCATGTGTGCATGCTCTGGAACGAGCGGTATCTGGCAGGTGGGGCAAGAGATATCCGGATCACAGGATTTTGAGCCATCTACTTCTCGACCTTCACGCACTTGCCGTAGATCTTGTTTCTTCCGATCCATCCGTTCCTCCCACCTCGATTGTTGCCAATGAGGTATCGATCTTGGATGACCGACTTTATCAGATGCAGATACTCAGCACCCTTGACCTTGCAGAGAACGATATCCTCCGTCACCAGCCGCGACGATTCCGATATAGGCTCTACAGTGACAAGGTCTCCGTTATTGACTCTGCCAGTCATTGAGTGACCTCGCGGTCTGAATTGGACCGTTTCACCCTCAATGAGTTTGTCTATGTAGTCTTTAGCCCATCCCATAATAGTGCTCAGAAGGGGAGTCGAACCCCTACGCCCTTGCGGGCACTGGCTCCTTAGGCCAGCGTGTCTGCCATTCCACCACCTGAGCAGTTAAATTTTACCCCAGAGCCATCCGCCAGCTTCCCAGCCAACCCTGGCTAGAGCGGAACAGCATACCCAGGCTACGATCCAAACGATCGTCCCTGATACTGAACTTGGAAGATCTGGTAATTTTGACATTAGCTTGCATATCCCTTGGTGACCCGGTCTCGGACTTTGTCGTATTCGCCTTTGCGAATTTTGATCTTGTTACCCTGCCGGCGGAGCTTTGACGTCCGCTTCTTGGTGAACTTGTTGCCGGAGCTACCGCGCCGAGCCCACTTGTCGAGCTGATCGACGGTGCCCTCGCCTTCGACAACGCTACGAATACTCTCGATAAGTTGGCCAAACATAAGATCTAGCCTATTCCACTGAGATCTGACTGTCAATCCTCAGTGGAATCGCATATTTGGTACTGCCGGGGAGACTCGAACTCCCACACCCGAGGATACCAGATCCTAAATCTGGCGCGTCTACCAATTCCGCCACGGCAGCATATCTACTCTAGTCTATTTCCATTGCTGGAATTCAATTTCATATCACACAACGAGCAATACCCACTGTCGTAACGACACTCGTTGTCGCAAGTGTCTGTGCGGCATTGAAGTGAAGCGATGATTCCGTACAAGTCCTCCAGGTAAATCATAGGCAAGTCGTCCTCGGCGAACTCAGTCATCTTTGATACCAGACGATCAAATCTGGCCATGTCGATTTGCAGTGTCTTCATGCTCTATCACCCTCAGTGCAATGATGATGATTTGGAGTTCTCGACAATGATAGATACGAGTTCATTATGGATTGGAGCAAGCTTGTCTCCGGTACTGCATTGGCAGCGGATATTGTCCGCACCCAGCGGTGGCTGTCTTGGGCACCCCTCCTCGTGAGGGATATCCCTACAGAGTTCACCCCACCTGGTGAGGAGAGGCTTATCCTGTTGGCTGGCGTCAGCGCGGAGCTGATCAATCATTCCGATGAGGATTGGGACGTGCATTGGATAACCCTCTTCCCTGAGTGTCGAGGCGATTAGTTCTACGGTGTCGTCGATCTGTTTGTCACTGTATTTAGTCATCCGTGGATGGTCATGCCTCGAACTCGATTGATTGTCAATTGGTGCCACAGGCGGGGTTCGAACCCGCAAAATCCTGATTTTAAGTCAGGCACCTATGCCAGTTAGATCACTGTGGCAAACTATTTGTATTTGATACCCTGCCTGAGGGTATCAATTCGACAGCGAGCTGAGTCGGGGTAGTCCCCGTAGCCCGCTGCGATGGCCCGGATAACTGCCTCAACATCTGATGGGGGACTTCCATCTGGAATGTCCCTGAGCCCATCCTGAACCATTCTAACGACGTCACGCGCCACCTCTTCATTGTACGTTCAGAAGTTCGGAGGAACGCAGTTTGGCCATCTGAACTCATGTCCTACTGGCCCAGCCCACCATACCTGAATCCTATATTGCCCCATGGCAAACGCCGACACCATCAGGGTGTACTGGCCGGATGTCCATTCACTGAGAGACTGTGGAGTCGTCAGTGATGCTAAGGTGAACTGCATTCCTCTGCCGTGACCTTGATGACGATATGCTTTGTCCATTCAACGTGAGGCTTACCCGCATCCTCGCAAGCGCCACAATAGAAGGTTAAATCTTCTATTTTATTGACTGATGGATACATGATGTAGGCGCCGTCGCCGCAAGCCATTATCTCCTTCCCACACCCTGGGCAGTCGTCGTAGACGCTGAATGGTGGATAGAAGCGTTTAATGTCTAGCTCTATTGGATCTTTACTGTGTGTAATTCGCATTGGTCCCTCGACGAAGAGTCGAACTTCGGTCTATCGGTTATCAGCCGAGTGCTCTGCCATTGAGCTATCAAGGGGTAAATCTATAGGCGCGTAATCTTGCCATCGATCGTGCTATCGAGAAACATGAAGGTCTTCCCGGTTTCGATGTCTTCAATCTTGGTGTGACTCCCGCCAGGACGGAGATCAACCTCCCACTCGCGCCCATGATCTATCACTCTAACGATGATACCGTTGAATTCCTCTTCGATCACAGGAAATTCGACCTCTACGCACTTGCCAGCAGCATCCCATGCAGCATCCCAGTGATGCACTCCAGCGGGAACGTGAACATGGGTATGGAGAGGGAAAATCATCAGTTCAGCATATCCCGTGGCACAACGTCGAATCCAAGCATCTGCAAGTTCTCACGTAACTTCCTGCAGTCTGGAGTCTTTGTCGTGACCGTGGAAGAGGCAATCGTAATGTACCCAAGCAGGGAGTGATTGCTCATCTCGTCAATGCGGTCTTCCGTAAAGAGAACTGCGTCGTGTAGCAGACTGAAGCAGTGCTGTTTGTGACGGTCGGGCTCGACCTGTCCCAGCTCGCTCATGGTTTTGCTTAGGCTGCGTACTTTTTCTTGTATTGTCGTCATCTTAGTGCCCCCAGATGGGATTGAACCACCGACCATCGCCTTGTAAGGGCGCCGCTCTCCCGCTGAGCTATAAGGGCAGAATCTCAGGCATGAAGCCTATTGTAAAGTTTTTAGCTTAGTCCCTTGGGGACGCATAGGAACATGGGAGTTCTTGCTCCCATCCAAGTATCGTCTACGTTGAATGAGAAGTACTCTTCAGCTTCTTCCTCGGTCATGCCATCTCTGTTCATGAGAATCTCTATACAGAGCCTCCTGTCGTAGCAGGTAACGGGGCGCTTCCCTTTGCCATACACGACTCCAACGAAGGCCTCCTCAAAGCCGTCGGCATGCAGGAACCTCTTTTCCGGCCATTCCTCTATAAGGAATCGATCGATCTCTTCTTTATCCATAGACTTCCGCCATCCGCAAGATCCATCATGTCCATCGTCGAGTAGGCATACTGAGTCCAAATCTGGACTTGGCTTCCAGCACATCCCCTCAACCTTGAATGAGGCTATCTGTTCTTTATCCATGGTGGTAAAGGAGGGACTCGAACCCTCGCCGAATGCCTTATGAAAGCACCGTCCTAACCCGTAGGGCCTTACCCTTATGCTAAGCCTTCTTGCTCAGCAAATCGTTCAAGAATAACGAGTTCACCTTCCGTATCCTCATTATAGACTTCGGAATTTGCGTGAATCGCCCACTGAGGGATCCAGACTTCCTCGCCCTCAATAAGACACTTGAGTGCTTTGCCGGTGTCGTGAATCACTGAGACATTATAGAATGATACTGTGCTTTCCATTGTTTTTATCTCTTATCTGGTGGGCCCACTTGGGATCGAACCAAGGACCAGTCAGTTATGAGCTGACGGCTCTAACCACTGAGCTATAGGCCCTTAAACATCTGATACATCGCGGTGATGCCTGCTGGCGTTCTCGTTTTTATGCAGCCATTCCGCGCTTCTTCGTCTATCCCCTACGGAGATAATTCTGAACTTCTTCTCAGGGGGTACGCCGAACTTTCTCTCGCTGAAATAGATAAGCTTACCCACCTTAGCAAGCTTCTCTGGGATCCATGACTCATCCCATTGGGTGGTGCCGCCTTCTGGGAAGGCACTCTCGTATCGACATTGTCGATAGAATATCTGGCTGCTTGGCTTAGACATTAGTCTTCGAAGAATTCTTCTTCATTCTCTGGAGGTTCAACATCATCACTTTCCTCGGAATTCATTTCAAGGTCAGTGACATCTAGCGGAAAGTCACCTTGGATTTTTCCGCAGTCCAGACAATGATCGAAGCGAATGTAGTCGCCTCCGCCGATGCCAAAATCGTCAGGGACATAATCATTGTCTATTTCCAAATCCCCAAGGGTAAGACCAAACATGTCTGAGCATTTACCGCTCAGACTGCAGACCCGATCGCTTCCACAGGTGTCGCATTCCATTATTACTTACCTCGAACCCGAGCCATACACCAGCGGCATGCCTTGGCGATAGAGCCACCGATAATGACGAGGAGTGTCACTTCGCCCACTCCTCCGCAGATGCAAAAAATCATTTGCTGAAGCTATTTCCAGGTGAGGCAATTGTCAAGATTGGTGCCACCGGCGGGGATCGAACCTGCAATCTCTTCCTTCGGAGGGAAGCGCCTTATCCGTTTGGCCACGGTGACAAATTGGCACCTCCACCAGGGGTCGAACCTGGATTCCCGGTTCCGTAGACCGGTGCTCTATCCATTGAGCTATGGAGGCAAAAAAATGGAGCCCACGGGCAGAATCGAACTGCCGTGCTCCGTCTTACCAAGACGGCGCTAAACCACTTAGCTACGCGGGCTTATTGTGTCTCTTTACGATCATGTTTTGACATACGCGACATGTGACCTTGCCGATGTCGGATGTCCATTCATATCCCTGTATGGAGACCTTAGATCTGCACCAGAGTACATGTGGCTCAAAGATCGGCACACCGACATGCTCCAGCGGTCTGCCGTCTGGCCAATAATGGATCTTTCCTGGTCTCATCGAATGACTGGTATTTCAATTACCACAGGTTGGTAGTAGAGATTGATCTTAGATGCCAGGCAGTAGTGGCACTTGTCATGTTCCACCCACTCATTGCACTCCCAGCACATCACCTTGGCGTGTTCAAGGTCTTGAGGTAATCGGTAACGACATTTCATGGTGCGCGAGAGAGGAATTGAACCTCCTACCTCTTGAATGTCAAACAAGTACTCTACCAGTGAGCTACTCGCGCAGTTGCTCAGATCTCCCACATGAGCTATAATGGCACACAGATGAAGTGCCGGTTATCGGCCCTATGAACGCCCAGATTCAAGTGATTCCAGGGCTCTAGAAGACTGATGGGAAGCCTGAATTGGTGACCCCAGAGAGGATCGAACTCTCGTTGCCGGCGTGAAAGGCCGGAATCTTAGCCACTAGACGATGGGGTCGAAATGACAGAATTGGAAATGATCCAAGTACTTAAAACATATGGAGATCACAAGGACAGCTGTGGAATCACCAAGGTTCTCAAGAACCCACGGGCGGCGACAGATTCTGAGGGGTATCGGATCTATCCTCAGTGCAGCTGTGGATGGGGTAAGATCATATGGGCGCTACATGGGAGGTAGGAGTCGCGAATGAAAATCTTCAGGGAGAAGCCCGGCATTATAAGCGAGGATGCCTGCTGGGTAGGTCTGCACGACTGTTACCTGTATGTGGAGGATACGTTGGTTGAACTCCTCGTGACCATACTTACCGAGTGGAAGCATGACAGGCATCTAGTAGGTTAATTGGAGGTTCAGGGCGGAATCGAACCGCCGATCCTGGAGTTGCAAACCAGTGCCTTTCCTCTTGGCTACTGAACCGTGGCGTCCTTGAGGGGAATCGAACCCGCTGTCTCCGGCTTGAGAGGCCGGCGAACTTGCCGTTGTTCTACAAGGACAAAAATGATCTAAGATCTACGTGTGACTTTGAAAGCTAGATTCATAAAAGAAGTGGGAACTCGCGCCAGCCTCCGTGTGTACTGGGGTAAAGACTGCCCTAGTTGCATCGGTGGTAAGAACAGAGGTTATCACAACGCTCAGATTCACCTGGGCGACTCACCGACCATTGGTGATTGGAAGCTCGGCGGCGAGATCTCCGACTACCAGGATAACCGGTGGCCTAAAAAATGCGACCACTGTGACGCAGTGGTGCCGGAAGAGGCTGAGAGGCAGGTGTTTCGTAAGAGAATCTATGACACTGCCTCTGGGTTCCCGGAGCCTGGAGATCTGTACTGGGCCGATTGGTACTCTAAGAGGGACGGTCCTGGGTGTGTGTTCCACGACAACTGCACTGGTAAGCATCTCCGGGCCATTCTCCCCAATGGGCTAGAGTGGGACATTGACGGCAAGGCTAGTAATTGCACTATGCCGAAGGATAGGCTGCATCGTTGCTGGGTGAGGAAGGGCGAACCGCCTAATGTTGATGTTGGCAAGGGTGGTAACACCTGCGCAGCAGGGGCTGGCTCCATCGCAGTTGAGGGCTACCATGGATTTTTACGCAATGGCTCGTTCACGTAGTTGGCGCACCCCCTGGGGATCGAACCCAGCTAAAATCGGTTAACAGCCGATCGCTTTCAACCAGAAGAGCTAGAGGTGCAAATTTTTATCGGTCAACATCTCATCACTTGGTTATTGAGCGAGTGATGAGATGAGTGGATCGCGTTGAGCTTATCCTGCTTATCCTTATCGCCCATGGACGGATCGATGTCGTGTACAAAGACTAGGGCCAAGTGATTTTTCAAACACTCGGTTTGCTCAGCATTAAGCTCGGTCAATTGACCCATCTCTAAGCATCCTTGCAACCAAAAGCAAAAGTCTCGCGATGTCATTGTAATATGCTAGCAGCATGGGATCTGGTATGAAAGATCTGACGTGAAACTTGTCATTATAGAATCACCGTATGCCGGCAACGTGTCCATGAACCTCCGATATCTCCGAGCCTGCCTACGAGACAGTCTTAATCGAGGGGAGGCTCCTTATGCCTCTCATGGCTTATATACGCAGGAGGGTGTACTCGATGATTCCATTCCAGAGGAGCGCATGCAGGGCATCCATGCTGGCTTCGCATGGCGACAGGTTGCGCATCTGACTGCTGTCTATGGAGATCTGGGTGTCTCCGATGGGATGCAATACGGTATAGATGACGCCGAGAAGAGATTGGTGCCTGTTGACTACCGCTCTCTTGGTGGCCATTGGTACGGTAGTTAGTTCCAGGGGCAAGACTCGAACTTGCATTACCCTGCTTAACAGGCAGGTGACTTGCCTTTAGCCGACCCTGGAATGGAGCCCGTGAGAGGAATCGAACCACCAACCTACGCTTTACAAAAGCGTTGCTCTACCGTTGAGCTACACGGGCAAATTGGTTCGGGGTGAAGGAGTCGAACCCTCGTAGTCTGGTCCAAAACCAGAAGTCCTACCTTTAGACGAACCCCGAATAAAAATGTAGTATCCACTGTATGCAGCCAACAGATAAGCGTAAGCAAAGCCTGTATTTTCCAGAAGATATCCTTGAGGAGATCAAAATGGAGGCGGAGCGCCAAGATAAATCAATGTCATGGATCGTCCAGAGGGCATGGATGATCGCTCGCGCCGAGATGGCAAAGATGCCTTCAGTTAACGATCTTTAGAGCCCCTGGGCAGAATCGAACTGCCATCGCCTGCTTACGAGGCAGGTGCGCTGCCATTGTGCTACAGGGGCGTTAAACCTTAAGAGTCGTAATACTGGCCCGGACTCGATCGGAGACTCGTTGGCACTGCTGCTGCCACCATTCATCATCGACCATGGCTAGTCCTGAGACTTCACCCTTGCATTCCCATGTCTCCGTGTTGACGTAGAAGCTGGCAAATTGGTTCTCCTTCCAGCCTTTCTCCTTAAATGGAGCCCATTGCGGACTGGCTGGAACTATGGCGGTGACCAAAATCTCCTTGATGGTTAGCTCTGGCCTATGTACGACTTCAGCTTCTTCTTTTTCCATGGAGCGGGTACGGAGAATCGAACTCCGGTCTACAGGATGGAAGCCTGCAACTCTACCATTGAGCTATACCCGCCTATTGTGAGTTCTAATTGCGTGGCAGTTGGCGCATACGATCTCGCATTTTGCTGCCTCCCTGAGGATACGCTCTTTGCTCCCAAAGTAGGTCAACTTGCCAACGCCCATATCCTTGTCCCTGAGGTGATCAAACTGCATAACCCATGGTGGATATTCGATTTTACAGTCAAAACATGGAGTTCGCTTAAGGTCCCAGACAAAGTCTCTCAGCTTCTTCTGACGTGATGATGACTGATCTACGTACCGTTGCTTGTTCTGCGCATAATGCATTTGGTGATATTCCCTCACGCACTCCTTGCAACGATTGCGATGACCATCCCTGGCCTTCTTGTTTCTGTGAAACTCTGAAATATCCTTGTCGTTTTTACACGATCCACATCTCTTCACGCCTGATCCTTGATTGGTGTTGGCTTTTTAGTTGGTGGTCCATCCTCAGGAGCTACCGTCTGGGGACGGTACCCGACCCATCTGCCACCCATGAAGAGGTTCATTTGCATCTCTTCGATGCGACGTTTCTTGAACACAATCAGGATGCACCAGATGGGAACAGTGATTGGCCACAGTGGTATCGACAGGAGAAATGTCCAATCAGCTACTCGACCTCCGTCAGCTTCATCGACCTGCATATTGGCAAACAGGCCCAATGACAGCCAGCCAATGACAGCTAGTGCGAGAATGAATACTGACACTATGTCCATTGGTTTTGATCATAGTAGAGATCAACAGACTATTGTCAATTGGGGTGGCTGAGGGAAATCGAATCCCCATCACTCGGACCACAACCGAGCGCTCTACCATTGAGCTACAGCCACATCGTTTGGCGCTTAGCGCCGACAGATCTGCGTCTGCCATAAAGTGTTAAGCGGCCTGTACGGATTGCTCAGGCGAGACAACCATGCTCAGGTACTGCTTGAATTTCTCAACATCCTGCTGAGTACACTCGTCAGGTAGAACCAGCTCCCATGTTTTTCCGGCGAGGGTTACCTTATTGTAGTTCGGGCTGTCGGCTTTATTTTCAAGCATTACTGAATCGTATCCTGGGCTACTGGGGCCCACATCAGGCGGTGAGAATTCTACTCTTTTAAGATCTTCCGAGGTCAGATCTGCTAGAGGCAGAGATATCTGAGGGGAGTCGAAGAAATCTGAATCATCTGGAATTTCTTCGACTGCCTCCTTGGCCTTTGGTTGTCCACCAATGCCTGCCAATTTGCAAGCATCCAAGAATAGGGCAGCCTTCTTCTTTGCTTCAGCAAATGGCTTAAATTGGAATGATATTACAAGTTTGTGCGCAATCGTATCCGCACTGGGAAGTCGATCTGCCCCATAGGTATCCCAAAGCTGTTTGAATATTTTTGGTTTGAGACAGGCTGCTGCAAGAGCTTCCCTGTCTTCTTCGACAATGATTTGAATGGCTAGGTCTGAGACCTTAGCCTCGCGTGTGCTACCGTTTTTGAAGTAGCTAATCAGCCCATATTGACCCAGCGTGCTCAACACCTGACTACCAGAGCTACTCGATGCACTGTAGCCGACCATGTCAGCAAGTCGCTTCTTGTGGATAGGCGCAGTACCATCTATTTCGTAGATCTGCCGCACCATGGCGATAGATTCGGATAGACTCTTGGATGGAGCCATGGGATTCCTATGCTGCTTTTGCGTAGGATTATCATCATTTACAGTAGGTTTGTCGGCGGATTCGGCATTCATCACGATCTTCTTCTCCCCATTCGTTGCATGAGTGATCATAGATCCACTATGCGCAGGAAGATCTCATTCAGTCAACAGCGTTGATCGAAAAAAGTATTCGTCGTTTCGATGCTGAGTATCCGTGTGTATCCGAGATATGCAACTTGGTGTAGCGAGTTACATAGATATATCAGTGATTACCAAGTTATACCAACATTGCAGTTCGCCCTATGACTCTAGTTACTACGGCGAATTAAGTAGGTTAGCCACCAGAATGGCACGCGCTGGTGGCGCCGCGTTCTCCATCGGAACCAGATACACGCAGAATACGCGGTCGCGCTTGAATGGCGCGGGGTCTGTTCCCTTTGCCTTGTTGGGGAGGCAAATTCTCTCCCCAGACGGAGCGGCTGGCGGGAGTCGAACCCGCTGTCTCTTCGTTGGCAACGAAGCGTCTTACCAAATCGACTTCAGCCGCAAATGGTCGCCGAATCGCAACGACCTAATCACCCTACTTCCCTACTACGTAACTTCCCTTGATTCGATCACTGATGGTTGCCCACCATTTGGCTTCCCCTTCGGTGAATTGCCTGCTACGTCGCCAGGCGCTCCAATCATAGTGCTCGTACTTGAAGCGGCGAGCCCACATTGGGATCTCCTTACCTTCTTCCTCGTATTTCTTCTTGATCCACGCCGCTGGCTCCGCTTCAAAGCTGCGATGATGCACGCTGTCAACGTGACAGCGATCGACCTGCTGGCAGCTGTATTTACATGGGACCCAGTCTTTGTCTGCTGGGATAGCCCAGTACTGGGTCTCACCATCGTCAAAGACTCGACGATTGCCAACCCTCTTCTTCACCCACTCTCGGCGAGGGCCTTTGTACTTCTCCATTTTGGAGCGCCAGTGCAACTCACCTCTGTCTCGAAGAATGTCGTTTTCGTCGATAAAGAAGCGCTTATGGCCCCAGCTATCCTTGCCGTCGTATTCAGTACGACCACCCTCGATCTCGGTCAGCATGTGCTGATTGACAACATGCCAGCTTGCGAGCGAGCGAGTATCGAACCTCTGCTTCAGCTCGGAGTGGACCTTACTCCAAGGCTGGCCACAACGAGATGCTAGCCAGCGGAAGGCCGGATTGAGCTTATCGGTGAAGCCCTTGTAAACCTTGTCCCGTGGGCGTAGTGCGGCTTCATCTGCGTGCTCAACGTCCTGGCGGACATTACTAAGCCACTCGCGGGTGCGAGAGCGCTCGTGTCGATGGGATGCGTTTCGTTCGGATTTATTGTGATTGTACCGTCCACCCTCCAGGGAGGATCGGCTGATGTTTTTGGTAGCCATTGATGCGGGTCTCCTCTATTCCATTGATAAATAACTGTGTATTTACAATGGTTTAGATTTGACGTTTGCATCTTAATGGTTCCTTGCCTGTGGACGTAAAAGTACGCCAGTTGAATGACAATGCCTGTTGATGCGGGCATTGTCAAGATTGGTCGGAGTGACAGGAGTCGAACCTGCGTTGACCTGGTCCCAAACCAGGTGGGTCACCGTTACCCTACACTCCGTAAAATCTTAATTTAGATGAGCATGACTGGAGATCCACTCCAAGATCACCTTACTGTCCTTCTCTGCAGTGCTTGTTGGAAATATCTTCTCCTCATCGCACATGCTGCACACAAGACGATGTCGCTGGGATGTCCCATCATCTGTGACTTCGAGAAAGTGTTCGGCCTTTCCGAGCTTACCCGGACCAACAATACTACTGTGATGCATGATCTTCATAGTGAACTTTGTTCAAAGTTATGTTCCCCGTGGAACATGAGCGACGCAAGCGCTTGCGCGTGGCGGAAAGAACGAGGGTCGAACTCGCAAGGCCCTTACGGGCTCGCTTCTTTAGCAGAGAAGTGCCATCGCCGGCTATTGGCTTGTCTTTCCAGAATCCAAATTGATGTTGATCGAATCCAAGCTGAATCGATCAATCGTACCGTTCTCATCGGCGCGACCATGACCATTGAACGATAGGGATGCCATGTCATCCCCGCCGTTCTCAAGCATGGCTTTGATCTTCAGGCCTTCGGGAGTGTCCATGATGACTGCTGAAGCGATCACATCGTCTCCACTCATCTCGATATTGGTGACTCGATGAGTAATCTTGCCAAGACTGAGTGGTATGCCGTCCTCGACTACCCCGAAGCTGTCGCCGGCCTTCAGCTTCTCGCTGAATTCACAGACAGCCTTCTCAAGGACTTCGCGAGGGTAGATATGATTGTTTACGGTGACCTTTCCCGCTGTGAGAATTGTATTGGTGAGCGTTTTATCAGTGTCAGCCATGGTTACTATGGTCTCACCTTGAAGGTCTGGGGAACATCCTCACGTTTGATATCCTCCACAGGCCCATAGGTGACATCGGTGAGAACAAGGCGTTCACTTGCATATTCGCTCTTGGTGGCATCCAGATCGATCGGAGACCATCTGCATCCTTTCCATTTAACGCCAATCCTACGGGAGTCTCCTTCTGTTCCTCGCTCAAAGAGGAAGACTTGTGCTAGCGAAACCTCGGAGAGGTGCTCAGCGAGTGTCGGTTCGTCTTTGATATGGGCTCTGATTACCCAGAGGTCGCCAGAGAATGGATCGGTATGAATTGAAGTTGCCCCTATGAAGCAGTCCTTGCTTGGAATGTAGAAACCGAATCGGTAGGTGGTGTAGATCTGAAATGCCATGGACTATGACTATATCCAACTGGAGGTATAGTCAACCGGTGGATCTGGAGAGGATTGAACTCTCGGCTTCCTGCATGCCATGCAGGCACTCTCCCACTGAGCTACAGACCCAAAAATAGTGGAGAAGACGAGAATCGAACTCGCCACAACCGCATTGCAAGTGCAGTTCGCCCCCTTGGAACATGCTTCCCCGAAAATTTAACGACCCCTCGCGGAGTCGTGGGTTTTGTCTTCCTTCAGCGGGGTATCCCCCTCAGGACTCTATCCAGACGCAATCCGTTGCCCTCAGCTCCGTTTTGCTCCCGACCTTCACACCTCCGTGCAACATCAACTGAGGAGTTAGTTGCAGTGAGGCGACTATTGTGTCGGGCTATGGTTTTACCAGGTCCCACCCTGGATCAATCGTTATTCATGAATATTCTCGTATAACCGTACCCTGCGGTGGTCGTTATTCATGAATAATTAGCGCCCCTGAAGGGAATCGAACCCTCCTCGTCCGGTAGACAGCCGGATAGCCTCGCCAGATGCTTCCAGGGGCAAAGTGTTGTAGAGTCGCAGAATGTTCCAGCAGTTGATCGAGGCCATCCGAATGGAGTCTGCCCAGGGTGGCGGCTCTCAACCTAGGGTCAAGCAGGCCCACTCTTACAAGGGTCGAATGCACCCTGCTGTTGGTAAGAAGGCACAGCTAAAAGCCTTGAAGGCAAAGGTTCGGCAACAGGGTAAGAAGCAGTCCCTGATGCCATCTGCAGAATCTCAGTATTGAGATGTAGCGGAAGAGAGGAGAGTTGAACTCCTAAGGGCTGTGAAGCCTCGACGGTTTTCGAAACCGCTGCCGTCGCCAATCGGCTAGCTCTTCCTGGATTGTACTACCAGGGCTACGACATAGGCATTGCTTCCATCATCATGCTCCATGAACTCTTGCAGATGTGCAGCGCAGGAGTTGTGGTAATCCTCCCATGATGTTGGATTTTCTGGGTGAACAGAGAAGACTGCATTGTCTTTGCAGTCGTGTTCAAAACAGTTGAGCACTTGAAGTTCTGACATTTTCAAATTTTAGCACAGCCATAGATGTCATCTGAGACGCTGCCTAACATCCATGATGGCAAATCCTAGGAGATTCCGCCCTCTCCATTGGAGAGGATTCGTTGCCCTGTGGTCATCTTCGGCAAGGCCGATTCCCCAGACTGTGTCGTATGGACTTGCTTCCACGAGGACGGTGTCAGCGGTGTCGAGAAGCTTAGATTTGAGTATCTCGTTTTGTGTAAATTTAGCCAGGTTGCCAGCAACCACTATCTCATATCTAACCCTGCTCCAGGCGGAGTCATCGTACAAGCGAACAGCGCGACCAATCTCCTTGGCACTCTTAGGATATGGAGTCGCTAAGACCTTCTCATATGCTACGTTGTCGCCAAAGAATTTAGCCTTCTCTGACATCATGTAATGTTCTGCCGTTGGGAAGCGAACTCCCTTGACCGAGAATGGGGATGGAGACCATTGGCTGAGAAATCCACCCCAAAACAAATGGCAATCCGGTGGAGTCCCAGACCTGGATTCATCCTTTAGCTTTTCAAGAAACTCTTCTGGACTCATTTCTTTACTCGGATGACCTCGACACGAACCTTCGGTGCAGCGATGAGATATTCGTTTTCTTTTGGTCGGAATGATTGGCCAATCGCCATTGAGTAGAACTCGTTGAACCATTTTTCAGTATGAGATGGCGGAGCAAGAATTGGCTTGATTCCTTTGCCGTCAATGAGCTTGACGATGATGCCTGTCTTCCCTTTTCCTCCGCCGGAGAAGCGATGAGTCGGCTCTTCGTTTGTTGACCAGGATGAGATACCTCTATTCCGTGTCACATTTAGTACTAGCTTGTCGCCTGGTGATAACTTGGCCATTGGATCATCGTTTGGGACTTTGAATCCTCTGTAGGATCCAACGGCATCGCTCGGGTCCAGTCGCATGAACTGGCTTAGTACATCGTTGTATTTTATCAGGTTCTTGGCCATCGTTTGGCCTGTGTACCAACGCCGAATACTGTGCATGAGTTCGAAGAGATTCTCTTCTGACATTTTGCTTGCCAGTGCCAATACAGGCTTCCTGTGAGGACTATTCCAGTCATGGATGGCATCCATGAAAGCGGCCAGATTGAGCCTTGTCGGAGCTGGCATCCGATCGTTACTCTTTATTTTTACTGCCTTCTTAACAGCTTCCAGTCGAAGCTCTTCTACGAGTGATCCGAACATGCGATCACTCTATCATTTAGTGGGCCCTGCGAGATTCGAACTCGCGTTTTGTTCGGTTAAGAGCCGAGTGCAATCCAATTTTGCTAAGAACCCATGGCAGGCAGCCGGGGAATCGAACCCCGCGAGACCGACTTTGGAGATCAGTCTGCTCCCAGAACGCTGCCTATAATAGTGCCGCCCCTCGGTATCGAGCCGAGCCCTCTAGTTCTTCAAACTAGCGCTTCCACCTGGTTAGCTTGAGCGGCAATAAGAGGGGGCAGGCTAACGCCCCCGCATCGTAAACTATTTAATTATCAGAACTTTTTGCCTTGCCGGTGCGAGGTCTTTTTCTTGCCGATAGTGCCGTTCACCCTGGCTGCACGGTGGCTGCGCTCGTGTCACAAACATTTCAGCTTGGTTGAGGAGGAGGGATTTGAACCCCCGTAAATCGGGTCAGAGCCGATTATCTTGCCGCTAGATCACTCCTCAATAGTGTTAGTGGGCCCACTCAGATTCGAACTGAGAACCACCTGATTAAAAGTCAGATGCGCTGCCATTGCGCCATAGGCCCATGTGTATACTTGGGTATAAGCCTATGTTTTAGTTTGGTTAATCTCATTGTCTCGTTCCTTTCGCTGGTGGGTGTGAGTGGAATCGAACCACTAAAGCCGAAGCGTTTGATTTACAGTCAAGTGGGCTCACCGCCTGCCCAACACACCCAGAAACTAAAAAAGCCACCCCGGTTTCCCTGGAGTGGCTCATCTATAAGTAATTTCGCTTATTTACTTATGTGAAAGCCACCCCTTGCTTCGGATCATTTGCGCGGGCCTGGGTGCTAAGTCCAAAGAGATACTCGGATTCCAAGCTCGCGACGCTACCCAGCACACACGCATTAATCCCCATTGGCCACGAGCATGTGCTCGTTCCTAATGAGGGTTGTGTATGTTTGTGAGTAGTCATGATGTTGATTGGTGTCTTTTGAAATTTGGTTGCGGGAATGGAAGTCGAATCCAATGTTTCTGGGTTATGAGCCCAGCGAGTAAGCCGTTTCTCTCTCCCGCCCAGCCATTCTACGAAAGCATTTTCATCGAGTCAAGCGCCGGTTGGCGACTCGGCGGTTTTAGGGTCAACACGCCACCTGAATTTCCAAGAGGCGTGTTGACCCTAATGTCTCCTCCAACTTTCGACCATAAGTTGGAGGATGGTGGCAAGCCAACATGCCTCGTTGATTATGCGAGGCATGTTGACTCATGTGGGGCGCGTTGACATCTTACCTGGACAATTGCATAGGCTGTAACACTTCCAATTGGAGGTATTACCCCATACAGTACCGACAGCACTTGATTTTCTTGCAGCACAGTGCATAATTGCATCATTAACCATCGCAACATTACTGGTTAGCGGAGGAAGAGAAATGCAATACACACGAGTGCTGATAGCCCGAGTGGCTCTTGACGTTGCTTCGGAGGATGAGATCTTCTGGGTAAGCCAGTGCTGCAAGGAAGGTGCTGGCTGCAGTGAAGCTGTGAGAGATTTGCGGATCCTGGCAAAAGTTCCCGCCACCAGTCTCTGCATCGACTCTCGCATCCTCATTGAAATTGGAGACTCCAACAGGACATCTGATCTGGAAAGTGATCACCTGATGGAATGCCATCGGTGCGCGAGAATCGGGCAATACATTGCCCATATGCCAAACCCAGAAAGTCCACAGAAGCGCGTTTATATGGGACTAGCTGGCTAAATAGCAAAATCCAATCGATAGGCCGATGGTTCTTTCCTCCCAGAGAACTATCGGCCTTTTCATTTTCGGGATCAGGTTAAGCCTAGACAATTAAAGATCTCACAGATAGCGTCCATTTTGATGTTACGAAGTCTTGGAATTCTTACGATGGTTGGACTCTTGGTGGCTGCCTCGATCGGTCTTGGCGGCGGCGGTCCAGATTGGCTTCGTTATGTTGGCTCAGGGACGCTATTTCTCTTCCTGATGCTGATCTTGACTCAAGTCTCCCAGCTTCCCACCAAGGTTGAGTACAAGGCCATGATCGATCAGCTTCAGGTCGATGAAGAGGATATGCCTGGTGCCCCTCAGATAAGCGCCATGCCTCCCGGTGGGATGCCTCCGGGAATGGGTATGCCACCGGGAGGCATCAATTGACCGTCCGCACAGTCATCCTCAAGATCGACGAGGGGAAGGCTGATGGCCTTCTAGAGGCTCTCAGCCTACGGTCGTATATAGAGATCATCAATCTTGACAGGGAGGAGCGCAAGCGCTTGCGCGTCTGCCCGGCCTGCGATCAGACTCTCAAGAAAGAGGTCCTATTCTCGATCAACGAGAAGCTTCTCATGGCAATGCTCGCCATGCTTAGGGTTATGGCAAAGTCCAAGAGTGTCATCCTTGTAAATAAGGATAATCCCATCGAAGATATATCGCCGGTGGAGCGAGAGATCTGTGTGGAGTTCGATCCAAAGCTTCTCGCGGCAGCTGAGACATTAGGCTTAATTAGACCTTTCGTTGATGGATCTAGAAAGACATACTTCACCGATGCTTTGGAATTCTTCCTCAATGAGGAGCCCCATAGTCCGTCTAGTTTCGTAACCTTGAATGGGGAGGTGATTGAAACTTCTGGTGTATTTTTTTTCGATGAAGTGAAGTTGAAGGATGAAAAAACGAGAGATCGTTTAAGGCGTGAGTTCAGGGATGCTATCAGGGCTATTCCGAATAGCACGGTGATCTTTGTAAAGAAAGGCCAGATGAGTCTGGTTTGATGGGGGTAGAATGGCGACGAAAGTGTTTATGACAAAATCTGATTTGATCAAATGGATATCCAGAAAAACCGATATCTTGCTTCCGGATGTGGAAACGGCGGTCAATAAATTATTTGAAACCATAACGGAATCATTGATGGCCGGAAAACGGATCGAACTTAGGGGTTTCGGATCGTTTTCCGTGCGTGACTACGATGGCTATATGGGGCGAAATCCTCGCACCGGGGAGAATGTTCCAGTGCCACCAAAGAAGTTGCCGTGCTTTAAGGTCGGCAAAGATCTAAAGGAAGCTGTGGACAGCTAGATGGGTGATAAAAATATGAAAGATGACAAGGTGGAAACAGTTACCAGGCTAGACCTGGCAAAGAGTATCTCTTCTGCTGTCAGCTCCTTCTCCGCTACGGAGTCGCAGTTGATCGTAGATAGCGTTATCAAGGGGATCAGAGATTCTTTGGCCAAAGGGGAAGAGGTCAAGATATCTGGATTTGGCAAGTTCACTCTTCAGACAAAAAACCCACGTAAGGGTAGAAATCCAAAAACTGGAGAATCAATCACGATATCAGGGCGACGGGTCATGAAATTCAAGCCAAGCCAGGTCTTCCGTAACGCACTGAACGAAGTTCCAGTTACCGACTGATTTGATGATCCTGGTCATCATGCGTAAATGCCAATGATTTCAATCATAGGTGAATGACATTTGCATACCTACATATACGCACATGGACAATCGAACCAACACCTATTAGCCTAGAAACATGTCAAACGTAGCATTCGCAATGAGCGGTCCCACTAAAATCATCGAGCTTGACGGTAAGCCTTGCTCGAAATGGCGCATCGAAGAAGATGCCATGCATCTATGGGAGGGCAAGCTATGGCGAAAAGATGTCGTTGGTTGCGTTCTCTGTGTAGAAAATGAGGGCCCCGAGCACACCACATTTGCCCGCACTGACGAGGATGGCGTTGAACACTGTTCATGCGTCAAGCATGGCCCTCTCAGTGAGGTCAAATATAAGATGGTGAAACAGTACACGGTCACTATCGGCGGGGTTGTTCGCGAAGGCGAGGAAGTCGTTAACGACAGCATGCTCTTCCCTGCGTCCATGAGTGAAGACGAAAAGGACGATCTTATCAATCGCTTACTCGACGAGGCTGACCGCGAAGAAAACGGCGAGTCTCTTTCCGAGGACGAATAACCTCCTAGACAATTGGCAGCCCATGGGGCACTCATGGGCTGTGAAGCTAAAGGAGTCGTTTGATATGGTTTGTATTGATATAGAGCCATCCGAGGAACAGGTTGAGATTGCAGCTAAGGCATGGATGGCCTGGCAATTCCCCAATAGAGACTGGGATGAAGCTGTGCCGGCAATGAAGGATATGTTTAAGGCAGGGGCTCGTCGGGCACTTACTGCGGTTGCCGGAATGGATACCAAGCGCAATAATCGTGGCTGCGCATAGCTAAAGAAGACGTGATGATTGAGACGGCGGACTCGAAAGGGTTCGCCGTTTTGCGTTTTTTTGACAATTGAGATCTTCGTCGATATATCGATTGCGATGAAGATCCCACTGACGATTAGCGAAGACTATTGCGACTCCTGGGGACTGTTTGAGGGCGTAAGGGAGTTCATGCAAAACGCCAGAGATGCCACCAGGTCCGGCTGTACCTTCGATTCCTTTTACTTACCCGAGGAGTCTCGCCTTGTGATCAAGACCAAGGGTGCCGTCCTTGAGCATAGGACTCTCCTGCTTGGGCAATCCACTAAGCGAGGAAGGTCGGATATGCTTGGAGAGCAGGGGGAGGGTTACAAGATAGGATCACTGGTTTTATGTCGGCTTGGGAAAGGCATAAAAATGCGCACTGGAGCTGAGGTTTGGCAGCCAGAGCTGGTTCACTCCAAGACATTCAATGCCAAGGTTTTGACCTTTGATATAGCCAGTGGTCGTAAGCATAGGGATGAAGTTGTCGTGGAGATCAACGGCATCACAAATGAAGAATGGGCTCCAGTTGCACCGAAATTCCTCTTTCTTGAATCCCACGATTATGAAATCGTAGAATCAGCTTCTGGATCTGTCCTGATCGATGGTGGCGGCCACATCTTCGTCGATGGGATATGGGTCTGCAAGGATGAAGAGCTGGTCCATGGCTATGACTTCCGACCAGCCGACGTGAAGCTTGATAGGGACCGTCGGATGGTTAGCAGTTGGGATGCCAAGGGTCTGGCAGCAAAGGTCTGGGAGGCGCTCTACATGCGTCCAGAGAAGGATTACTGCTGGCATGTCGATGGGATGTTGGCTGATGAGAAGTCAGATGTGGAGCACTTCCGCTATGAATGGTGCGTTGGACATAACGCTAGAAAGCTAGTTGCCGCTAGATTCCGAGAAAAGTTTGGATCTGACTCGGTAGCGGTTCGGACGGAATCCGAGGCCAGGGAGCTTGAATTCTATGGTCGTCGCGGTGAAGTTGTGGAATCTGAGGTACTCAGGGGCGTTCTTGAGGGTGAGGTTGGCACCATAGAATCAGTCAGATTCTCAATGCAGGAGTCGATCAAAAAGGAATACACCGTCATCGATATTACCCCTGAAGAATCCAAGAATCTTCTTGCCAGTGTTCAGTTCGTCGCCAATGCCCTGTCCAGGAAATCTGCTACATTTCACAATGATATCAAAGTTGTAGACTTCATCAACCCGGATACCATGGGTATACGTAAGCAGGGGCAGATCTATATCAGCAGAATATGCCTCAGATCATTCGAAGAATCACTAAAGACTGTCGTCGAGGAAGTTGCCCACGAGGTTGGACCCGATGGTACGCACGATCATGTTGAAATGATTCATCAAATATATGCAGATGGGATATCTTCGATACTCAAGGTAAGAGCTTGATGCGAAAGATCTTTTCAACTACATAGATGTATTGATTGTTACACCTTGACTGTTGCTACATGACGATTAAAGCTCTAGGACATTCCTTGTCAAATGGGTGATCCAGAAAAGCCATGAGCGAAGATAACACTGTAATGGCTCAGCTGAAGAGGCTTGCCGAGATGGAAGGGTTCAAGGAGGAGACGCCCGGCTACGATAGGCGACTTCGCCAAATGCAGGTCGTGAAGTGCAGGGAGCTTAAGGGTGTTTCTGCTTGTACCGAATGTCAGTTCTTCGATTATTGCGAGATCGCCAAGCAGGTGATGCGAGATCGAAGAGGAATCAAGACGGAGTAGTAGATGGCGACCTCGCAGATAGCATTCAATAGTATTGAATTCTCAGATGAGATAAAGAACCCCCGCGATAGTTTGAGAGATATCGATGACCTCATGTTATCGATCAAGTCTGTTGGGTTACAGGTTCCACTCACCGTACTCCAGGCTGTTACTGTTCGCGACGGTGCCAAGCAGGATAGATACTATTTGGTTGTTGGCTTTCGTCGATACGAAGCCATATCCAGGATAAGAGCCCAGGATTCAAATGCATTCAGGACTGTTGAAGTAAAGAAGTTCAAGGGATCTTCTGCCGAAGCCCAGGTTCTCAATATTACGGAGAATATCCAGCGGTCAGAGTTGACTCCAATCGAAGTCTGTAAAGGCGTGGATATACTTCTCAATCTTGGCTACAAGCAAAAAGAGATAGCTGATAAGATCGGAAAGTCGCAGACATGGGTTTCCAATGCGATGCAGTTCAAGAGACGCGCTACTCCGCAGCTGCAAGACGCTGTGCGTGAAGGCGATGTTTCCTATGGATTCGCTCGCGACATAGCAACTCTTCCTGATCGAGATCAGCGAGACAGGGTAAGGCAGATCAGGGAGTCTGAACCAGGCGATGGTTCAAGTGCTAAGGATGTGGAAACCGGTGTTCGGAAAGAGGTGCGTGAATCCTCTGGAAGAATAATACGACCATCCACTGCAGAAATCAGATATGAAGTTCAAAGTCTGCTAATTGACAATAACGGCAATGGACTAGATGATTTTGACAGCGGTGTTCTAGCTGCACTTGGCTGGGCATTAGGGGAGAATAAAACCCTGCGCCGCCCTAAGTGATACACCGCCCTTTGTGGTGGCAGCGAGGATTTGATGTTTGGATGGGTGTTGAATTGGCTCTCTATTGGGCCGCATAACTTTATGATTGATGCCGTGTTGGCCACTGTTGTTTCAGCGGGAAATTCGATCGACCTTCCGGCGAGACCGAATGAAATTGGTATCGCTTCCAGGTTTGGTGATGTTGGTGATAAATGGATTGGTGGTAATCTATTTTGTCAACCAGATACCAGGGTGAGCCCGGACAAGCATCAATGTGCCCATCGCAAATACCCTTGTGGAACTATCCTTATCATCGAGAATGCCAGAAATAAAAACAGGAGTTGGTGTGAGGTTGTCGATAGGGGTCCCTATGGAGCCAATATCTTCATCGAAGATACTCCGGTCATAACCGAGTCTGGAAAAAAAGCTTGGTATGTGAAGAAGAGGAAGAAGCACTTACCACCGGTGGACATCTGCCCATTAGGGCAGTGCGTTGGGCGTTGGCGTGGTATTCTTGATATGAGTCCTGCTGTCAACGAAGATCTAGGACATAACGGATTTGAGAAGGTCCGCGTGTACAAGATTGAGCGAGTTAGGCGATATTTGAGATTGATGAATGAGCGCGATGCTCGCAGAGCTAATGAGTCAAGAATATAAGAAAATTCACTCAGGTTCCGAAGATCAGATTCTTGCGATGATGCAAAATTGGTCAGGGATGTGGGATGTAACCAGTGAACGAATCGAATTACTCACTGAGTATTTTTCTGGGCTTTCGTCCAGCAGTAAAGTGGCTGTCGAGGAGATGCTTACGTTGGCTAGCGCCGGCGATCGACTATGGATGTGCAAGGCAGAATATTATTCTGCCTTGGCAGAAATTCAGAAGCTCAAGAGGAAACCATCGGACAGTGATTTGAAAAAAACGCTATCAATGGTAATCGAATCATCCAAGGCTGATCGGGTTGACCATCGTGAGTGGGTCAAGGAGACAATTAAACTGCTTAGGGCCATGATTGATATGCAGTAACTATGACCAATTGCAGTTCAACACGATCTTACGGGTGCGATGTCTAAGGAAATTCCCAAAGCGGAGTATGTCAGGCATCCATATACCAAAAAGAAGCTAAAGGTTATTGACACTTTCTCTCCTGGTAAAGAGACGAATTGCCCAGGATGTGAAAATGGTGTTGTCGAGGAAATTAGAGTAGTTGAATCAGAATACCGGGGTGGAGTTCGTTACAATATCGTAACCTGCACAGCCTGCGAGCAGCCTGTATGGGTTGTTTTAAATTGATGGGAAAAAGATGACACCTGTTGCTCCGACTGATATGGAAAAATTACGAGAAGCACTTGCTGCTTCTGAAAGCAAAAATGAGGAGATGGCCAAGACCATCCAGGAACTCAAGGCTGTGAACGCGGAGCAGCTGGTTCGCCTCGTAGATCAGAGCCTGATGAATGCTCATGTAGCAGCTCTTGAGCTTCAACTGAAAGCCTCCAAATAACATGGGGGCGGTACTGTCTTTTCCGTCCGTCTACAGGGACTACACCGACCAGTTCGATGAGTGGAAGCAGCAAACCTTCCGATCTTTGTCGGACGCCATGAAGACAGTCATTCGCAATCATGAGAAGTCATGGGATGAAAAGTTGAGGGAAAATATAGATATGCCATTGATTGAAATCGTCGAGAGGGCTGACGAAGTTCACCCTGGTATTTTGATTGGAAGCTATGCAGCTGTGCTCGATGATAATTTGGAAAAGCACGACATCGATGTGGTGCTCAACATGGCCATCGAATGCGACTATAAAATTCATCCACAACTATCGTCATGCGTTCAGCTAGTGAAAATCGGAATAGATGACGGGCGGCTCACGCATTGTGGTGTCTTCGAAAAGGCAGCGGATGTGATCGCCGATGCCCGAAGAGGCGGCAAGCGAGTTCTTGTTCATTGCGCTGCTGGCGTGAGCCGAAGCAGTACGGCAGTGATGGCATATCTCATGATTCATGAAGGCATGGGATGGGCCGATGCACTTGAACACCTCCGCGAAGGGCGACCATGCGTGAATCCGCACCCGCTCTTGGTCAGATCTCTCATCAGAGATCTTGGATCAAAATTCATAGTCTAGATCTGCTAGAGAAAACGACGCACAAGGGTGGACCACTGGTCCGCCCTTTCGCGTTTCGTTGACAATAGAAAAGTGGATCTATAGCTTCGCCGGTCGCACAAGGAGTGCGCCACCGATGGGGGTTTGGCGATGTCTAAAGAGGAATTTTTTCAACTAGAAGATGAGGACAGAAATGGAACATGTCCATTCATTATGGTCCATGGTCCTGAGATTGTTGACGGCAGGCTAACCGATGGTGAGAAGATCTTGCTCTTCTGGCTACGGTTACGCAGTCGAGCTACGAAAGGCCAGAACACATGGGTGTCATGGAAGACAGTGTCGCAAGATCTTGGGATAGATGAGAGTACGGTAAAACGTAGGGCCAAGAAACTTCGAGAACTAGGATGGATTAAATGCCAATCCAGGGATTACGCCGCGAGCAAGATGAAGTTTCTTAGGCGTGCATCCTCGATGTACGATGATGAGTTATGGAGCTGGGGTTTCTGGGATTGGTGTACTCAGGAGCGAAGTCCAGAGCAGATTGACGAGCTTCGTTCCATTAGGGTCAAAAATGCCCCTAATGGAGACGCCGAAGATCTTGACAATGCAGATGATCATCCATTAAGCGCAAAAATGCCCCTTCATGAGGGTCAAAAACGCCCCTACATTAGGGGCAAAAATGACACGTCAGAAGAAGAGAAAAGAATAAAAAATAAATCCGAAAAAGATAGAAAGTTAGCGAATCAGCATGAAGCTGATTCGCAGACACCAAGGCGAATAGGATTCAAAGGAGGTACTGCATATGATCTCGATACAGAAGAAGTTATAGAATATGAATCAGATTCTTCTGCTATCGAAGATCCTAGGGGCTTCGCCCCTTGCTCCGAAAAAAATAAAGGAGAAACCGCCGGACCTGAGCGAGCCTCACTTTCCGAGGCTGATGGGGATGCGCGTCGAGCGGTGGCGGACAGGATAATCCCCTCTGTGGGCCTCTCTGCGGACCGCAAGGCAAAGAAGGCTCTGGCTAGGTCTGAGGAGCGAAGAGACGCTCAGGAGGCATCTGGTGAGGCTGAAAAGATACGTGCGTTCAAGCTTGCGTCTAAGGAGGAGAAGATGACCGTCAAGAATCAGCTTGAGAGGTTCATGATGGATGCGTATAGAGATTCATTCCCGGATGCCCGCATGGGTAGGTTTGGCGTTCAGGAGTACAGCAAGCTGACTCACATCATGGAGATCTACGACAATGATGCTGATTTTGTACGTAAGGCCTGGAAATTCCTCTGCGAGGACTGGGAGGAGATCAGTGCGAAGTTGAAAATTAAAGATTCAGTCCCCACTATCGGCGTGTTCGTCTACTTTCGAGAGTCGATCTTTGCGATGGTTCAAGAGGTCAAAACAACCAGGCAAGAGCTGGAGAGCGGCAAAACAAGTGGAACCTTCGAGTGGTAGCAACGCAAGCGCTTGCGCACCGGAAAAATGATATGGATGAACCAGCTCCAGAGAGACCAATAATCTCGTTTCGTCGAATCTCTCGTCCTGTGACAGAGAAAGATCTTGTACGAGTAAATCTTGGCAAGGCGTTCTGGAGGTCCAGATCAGACTTGATTCAGAGCGCGGTGATCCGCGATACGGTGATGCGGTATCGTGAGAATATCGATGGGATGCTTCGGACTGCCAGCGGAATAGTGTTCACCGGTAAGATAGGGGTCGGAAAAACATCTGCTGCTGTGTGTCTTCTCAAACAAGCGATTTCAAGCGGGTACTCAAGTTTCTTCGTGACACACAATGAGTTGAGAGATCTTCAATTCGAGGATAGGGATAAGCGTCTCTTTGGTGATGGCTCGGATGGCATAACGGTTAAGCAGAAGATCGCGAGAACGCAGTTTTTGGTACTTGATAACTTCAATGCTCCATTTTTGGTTGACAAGGCTTTTGGTCCTCTTCACCTGGAGAGACTTTTGACGCAAAGATCGTCAGCTATGTTAACGACGGTAATGACGACTAGGGTGGCTCATGCGTTGAAGCAAGATGTGTATGCGGACCTGTTCGAGGTGATGAAGGGTTGTATGGCTCCTATTCGCATCGATGGCGATAACCTGCGAGATCGCGTTAGTCGTGAGCTGGTGGATAGGGTGCGAGGTGTTAGTGATGAGTGATTCGATATGTGAGCTATGTGGCGATGAGATACTTGCCGGTGACAGGATTGTTCGAATTGCTGCCGACACCTGTGAAGCCAGTGATGTTGTTGCGACAGAATCTCTGGTTCTTGGCGTTTTTCATGCGTCCTGTGTGGTTGAGACATATCGGGATGAGGAGTGCGATTATGTGCCGTATGTTGAGGAGGCTCGGGAAGCTATCCTTACGTCAGATTTATGCGACTGCTGTAGTGCTAAGGTTGAGCCATTGGACAATAGCCATGGGCTAACGCTGCTGCGCGGCGGGCTAGTCTAAGATGGACTTAGACAAAGAGCTTGTTCGCTCCGTACTTCGCGAGGGTAAGGATTCCTATTTATCCTGTCTTAACAAGGATATAAATCCTGAAGAGCATCTATATGGAGAGGGACGTCAGGCGTGGGAATATGTTGCCGATAGTTATCGCACTCATGGCGAGCTTCCTCCGCTAGAGGCCGTCTCCGCTGCAACTGGCCTTGATCTATCTGGCAGTTCAGAGGGGTCATCGAGTTTCTACCTTGGTGAGATCTTCAAGCGCAGACTCTTCATGGTGCAGAAGGAGGGCATCGAGAGGGTGTCAAATTCTCTGGCTACCAGAGATCCCGAGGGAGCTGCTGAGATCTGGGCTGAGATTCATCGCAAAATCCAGACGGAGTCTCTTACGGTCCGCAAAGTGGAGAGCCTCCTTGCGCTCGGTAGCTTAGTGATTGAGGACTACGAGGATGCCAAGGCTGGCAAGCGAGGTATCCCTACACCCTGGCCAGCAATGAATGATCAGACACTAGGCTGGTGGCCAGAGGATTTGGTCTTGTTCGTTGGCCGGCTTGGCGTTGGAAAGACCTGGGCATTGACTATCTGTGCCCACGCTGCATGGGTAACGAGAACTCATAATGTGCTCATTGTTTCCACTGAGATGAACAAGAGACAGATGGCCAGGCGGTTCTTCTCTCTTCATCTAAACCTTCCCTATAACGAGGTTCGTCTGGGGAAGTTGGGGGAATTCGTCGAGGGACGCCTTTATGAAGGAGTAAACGAGCTTCTTAAGGGGAAGGGTCTGAATATCATTGCCGGTGATTTCGACTATTCAATCGACAATATTGCTGCGGTTGTTGAGGATGAAAAGCCTCATCTTCTTTGTGTCGATGGTCCTTACCTGATCAAGAATAGCGGGAAGGACAGACATGAGCGTGTTTCCAATAATTTTGATGACTTTAAGAAGATCGGAAAGCGAACTGGTGTCGCTACGATAACTAATCTTCAATTTAACAGGTCTGCCAAGACTGGCCAGGAGCAGACCATATCGGCGGATAATATTGGTATCACCGATGTTGCCGGTTGGAATTCTGATGTTGCCTACGGAATGATGCAGGATGAGGAGACGAAGGCGAATGCCAGGCTTCATATGAAGGCTTTGAAGATTCGCGAGGGCGTCCCAGGCACCTTCGAGATAAACTGGAATCACTCAACTATGGATTTTACCGAAGTAGGTGGCGAGGGTGGGCCTGGTGTGCCGCCTCCGGCTGGGGCTGACACCGGTGGTGGGGATGCGATGTATGCCGTAGATGATGCTGTGGATGATAGCGGGGATTATGGTGATGTCCCTTTCTAGTCTTCCGCCACTGGATTTCTATGCCAGATGCTGGCGATGTGAGCAGGGGATCAGCAGTGATTCTGTCTTTGCGGTCAGGCTATGGCCGCAGGATGGCCGTGTTGGACATGACATTGTCAGGTGCCTGGACTTGGGCAAAGATGACATGGCTATGCATATGCTTGGTGATAGAGCGTGTACGAGAGAAGTGTCTGGTTTTCATGGTAAAATACTCAAGAGAATGGATTTGCCAATGAGTGTAGATACGTCGTTTCTTGACGATTTGTGATATCTTGACAATGCAATCTTTACCTATTAATCTTGAACTATCATGAAGTCCAAAAGGGTTAATACAATCGTTGATAGATTTGTTTCTGAGTTGACCGAAACGGTCCTTTCGGAGGCTATGGATAGGATTCGATCTCAGCTTGAGTCCGCAGCCATGGAGAAGGTCAGGTCTGAGCTTGGGATCAGGTCTGAGCCTGAGATAATATTAGGGTCCACTGCTGCGCCGACGGTGAAACGGAGGAAGTCCACCAAGGGGAAGAGTATGCTGCGTCCGTGCCCCGTTAAGGGGTGTAAGCAAACGGCTGCACCAAGGTTCAGGATGGTGTGCAAGGCGCACCATGACAAGCTCTCCAGGGACGAGATTCTATTGGCCAGAGCCGTTGCAGCTGAGCCTGGTGGTATTTGGGCGAACTTCAAGAAGAAGAAGAAGAGCGCCTGATAGTCAGGCTAATCCCCGTGGTAGACTTGGGGGTATGGCAGGTTGGCGAGACATCCCTCCCCTGGTTAGGCATTCGGTAGTCGCGATATACAATAAGTCAACTGGCGGCGGCCCAGATGGCTTCATAAAGGCTATGCGTATTGCCAGGGATACTTTGGCGAAGAGCGGCTATGTGTACCACGGTGCCAAGCTTGCCGTTCTGCAGGACATACAGCTGACAGGCAAGGGATGGGTCCGTAACCTTCACCACGCCGCAGAGGGTAAGGCCGGTGAAGCTAAAGATCTTCAATTTGCCGAGCTTTGGAAATTGATCGAGCCTAAGCTGTGGGAGCTTGATGGTCCTGGTGGCAAGCAGCCTCCGCGACCCATTCTCGATAGCGCTGGCAAGGGTGCCGAGGAGAATATCCCTGGCGACGACGTTGGATTTGACGATAGGCCGAAGGCTGTCTACCCTCCTCCGAAGTAACGCCCTGCGTGCCACGGGATGAGAGCCGAAGCCATCGTAAAATTATTAGAGTCGCTTGACTGTAAGAGAATCCGACAGAAACCCAGCGGAGTTAGCTGTTCCTGCCCACTTGCGCCATGGAACCACTCGAAGGGTGAGGATAAGAGTTCGTCTTTCCTGGTCTACGTCAAGGACGATGATGTAAGCCGAGCCGGTTGTCTTGGTGGCAGCTGCCGCTTTCAGGGTGATCTGAATGATCTTCTTTTCAGGATTCAAAAGCTGTCAGGGAGGGACCTATCGGCCCAGCTCCTCTACGTATCTGAGCACAATAATATCTCGATAGAGAAGCGCATGGAGCGCATTGAGTTCAGCTCTGGATGGTATTCGGAGCCATCTGAGTCAAAGCCTATGCCGGTGTGGACCGGAGGGAAGGATTATTCCGATCCAGAGGTGCTCGCCAAGTTGCATCCGCCGTTGCCGAAGTCAGCTGAGGATCATGTAGAGAAGATGATCAGCTTGCTCAATGATGAGGTGATTTCATATCTCACTGGGCCGCAGAGGCGTTTTACCATGGAGTCGATTGCCAAGTGGAAGCTTGGATGGCACCCAGGTCCGCGTAGGGTGTCAGTGCCCCAATATGATCACACTGCTAGGCTGGTGAATATAGGTGGTCGATATCTTCGATATTGGTGTGATATTTATCCGTATATTGTGCCGGAGGTGTCGAGGGAAGATCGAGTTCCCAAATGGATGCACTCTCTTGGGTTCGAGAGAGATCAATATCTCTTTGGTGAGGATTGGTTTGAAACGTCAAATAATGGAACCGGTACTGTTTTCATCGTTGAGGGTGCATTTGATGTCATCTACCTGGATCAGTGTGGCATCAAGAACGTTGCTGCAATCAACGGATCTCACGTAAATAAGCCACAGGTGGCCAAGATCTTGAGGTGGTTCGATTCGGTCATTTTGGTCATGGACGGTGATGATGCTGGCAGAGATGCTGCGGCAAGGTTGGAAAAAATTTTCGCGAATCAGATCCATGTTGCTACGTACTTGATTCCAGGTGGAAGAGATCCAAACGATATGACTTTTGATGAGGTCGAAGATCTAAAGTCACGCTTCGTTCGTTGACTCTTGTCATAGTCTGCTGGTACTGATGTTCTTCGCCCATTGTGGGTAGCGGGCACCGAAAAAGGGCCAGAAAGAGATCAGATTATGGGAAACGCATCTTGGTATGAGACCGGTTACGAGGGCGCAGAGGAAGAGGCAGAGAAGCGGGCCATGGGATATCCGCCAGATCGCCTCTGGCAGCGCGCTGGAGATTCTAAGGAGATCGCTTTTATTGGCGATGATCCATTCTGCATCAAAGAGCATCAGTGGTGCGACAGTAACAAGAGTTGGCATCATGCAACTTGTCTGGCGAAGATTGAGGATAGTTGCCCAGCTTGTGCGCAGAAGGGTGTTAGCCGGGCCGACTATGTTGGCCACTACACGATTGTAGACATCACTGGTTATACAACCAAGGATGGCACTGAGAACAAGAATCGATTGATTCTTCTTCCGGCGAAGACCAAGGTCATTAACAAGCTCAAGATGAAGAAGGAGAACAAGGGGAGTCTTCTTGGTCAACTTTGGACGCTGACCAGGTCGGACTCCAACTCGCCAAATACAGGAGATGATCTTGATCATATTCGTGAGATCAAGATGGATGGTCTCTACACGGTGGTCACCTACAAGGGGAAGCTCTTGAAGGATATCATCAGCAAGGCCAACGGGAACGGTACGGACGCAGAGAGGACTCGCAAATTCCTTGCGCATCACTTTCAAATTCCCGCCGAGGGGCCAGTTCCAGAGAAGATTCCTCAGTTCAACTTCCCGGTTTTGATGGCACCGATGTCTATCGCCGATATGAGGGCTAAGTGCGCCGACGCAGTGCCATTTAACTCAAATAAGACATCGTCGGGATCTGGCTCTGCGAGCAATCCGGAAGAAGTTCCGTTCTAACAGTCACCCTGTAAATGGATGAGAGCGAGGGCAGGTGAGTCTGCCCTCGCTCGTTTGATGGGGGTGATCGGTGGATATTCTTATGGGCGGATGGGCTTGGCTGCCCATCAGTGAGATGGCCGATAGCCAGGTTGACTGGCTTCGCAAAAGTTTAACGGTAGCCGACGTAAGGAGGCGAAAGCCGGTGCTCCATCGTGCCTACGTGGAGGATGGGGACCGTATCGGTATTCCCCGATCGTTCTTGCGTGATTCTTCTACGAAGGACCACTATGTTGAGGATCTAACCTCCGATGGCGGCGAGTGGCCTAGTAAGGTTTTGGCTGGCGAAGGTGTCTTATGGGGGGCAGAGCAAGATGATGATTTTGAGTGTTTAACTCTCATTGATTCAGTCTCCGGTGATAAGACGAGTGATTTTTTCTCCTCTGACCAAAGGAGAGCCATAGATGCAATTCTCAGGGCGGTTGCATTGTACCGAGATGGCATCGCATTTTTTCGTTCCGAGCAGAGTGCGGCAAAGGTTTGCTTGTCTTTGATCAGGACTATTAGGCGTAGAACGCTAGTAGTTACTCCTCCTGGTATTTCATTTTCAATGTGGGAAACTGTGATTGGTAGGTTTCTCCCAGATGCGAGGACTGGATTTATTCGCAGGGATGAGCGAGATGATGGTACTTCACATATCACGTTAACGACTGTTGATTACCTAACCCATGCCGTCGATCGAGGCGATGTGTCACCTGATGAGTATGGGTTTGTGATATCTCATCATATACATAGGATGGATCCAATAGAGTGGGCTCGCGGCGTAGGGTTTTTGAACGCAGGCAGGAGGCTTGGGATAACAGAGCCTTCGTTCTCTCTTACTGAGGGGCTCTCTCGAATCTACTCGTATCATCTTGGAAGTCCCGTCTTTGCGGCCAAGAGTGATTCTACTATCCCTGGAATCAGGAGAGTTGAGTCTGGATGGAGGATCGGAACATGGGATAGGGTGAACCCGCAGTTCATATCAAAAGCATCTATCCTAAATCACATCTGTGTGAATTCTAAATACAACAAGAGTGTTGTTGATCAGGTGATTCTAGCGTTGAAGGCTGGGAGGAAGGTGGCCATATTCAGCGATAAGGTGACCCATTTGAAGGCCCTCGATCTGTTGATTGATGCTGCCTGGTCCGGATCCACGAAGGAAATAGATTATATTGTTGATGGTATGTCATCGGAGGAAATCGAAAGATCTTCCAGGGCTGACATCATCTTGACAACTTTTGAATTTGCCAAATCATTTCCAGAGATACCTGAGCTGGATACTGTTGTGTTGGCTACCCCTGTTCGAGATCCACTACTCGCCGCCAATGTTTGCAGGCTTCGTGATCCGGATAAAAAGGATCCTGTTATCGTGGACATGCGATGTGATGGCGTTCCGGTTTGCAAGGATTACGGAAGATCCAGAGATGATGCTTACGCTAAGATCTATGGCGCGTAGGAGGTGTACCGATCGATTGACAGTGCAATCTTTATTATATAAAGATCTTCTGCTGGGGAGAGGTCTATGACGGATGACAAGGTGGCGGATGCCATCGAGGATGATGAAACAAAGTGGAGTTATAAAGAGTGGTATGGCCGCAACAAAGCCAGGATAGCCGCTCGTCGAAAGGCTAGATACCACTCTGATAAGAAGCATCGCCAGAAGGTTCTGGATCAGAATCGAGAGTATAGGGCTAGCAAGGCTAAGGAGCGGATTAGTGACCCGAAGCCAAAGGTTAAGTTGCCTAAGAGTCGTAAGCCGGTTGAGATGGTCGTTGATGTGGGCGGTGTTTCCGAGACGATCTCCTTGGTGCATATAGGGACATTTGCTCGCACGGTGAACAGGAGTGTGCCGACGCTGCACCAGTGGGAACGAGTTGGACTCCTGCCAAGAACTCCATATTTGCTTGGTACCGATAATAAGCAGGAGAGGCTCTACACGGAAGAGATGATTGATGTTGTCCAGGAAGCGCTCAGTACTCGTGGGCCGTCAATATCCTCGTTAGATCATGCGTTCAGGAAAGAGATTGCCGACGGATGGGAAGCAATAGGTATCGTCGTTGGAGATGAAGAATGAAAGCAAAAAATTCTACTGTTTACGTCAATAGGACTGTTGGCCCATCCAAAGGATCTCCCCCTGGAGAGGGTGAGGAGGATGTCATTGCGATACATCAATTTGCCACCGACGTGGCAAATGTCAGTGTTGAGTATGCCTTGACGATGAACCTTGGCAATTATGAGTCGGCCAGGATTAGCGTCTCCGTCACCGTACCTTGCTACAAGGAGGAGATCGATGAGGCCTATGAATTTGCTCAGGCATGGGCGGAACAGCGCTTGGCAAAAGAACGGGACATGATCAATTCCAATAGGAATGGTGGCGGCCAGAGCCCGCTATAGGAAAGTATGGCCAAGAAAAAAGATACTGAAGATGATGTCAAGGGTGACGCTCCTGTTGTTGATGATAGGGCTAGTCAGCTGGCTGTATTTTTCAAGCAGGCATCGAAGAACTATGGGAAAGGTGCCGTCGGCTTTGCCGTCGATCATGGTCACGGAAACATAAAGAGGATTACCACTGGCGTATTCCCATTGGACGTATCTCTTGGCGGCGGCCTTCCCGTTGGTCGTGTGTCGATGTTCTATGGTCCCAAATCATCGTCCAAGACGACATGCTTCCTGAGGGCCGCTGGTAGGGCGCAACGAATGTGCTCCAATTGCTGGACCCCTGCATTCCCTATCTGGACGCCACACTTCACGGCTCGGAAGCCAGCATGCGTCTGTGGTAACTACAGAGAGACGAACGTTGCCTGGCTTGATGTGGAGGGCGTATGGGACGACAAGTGGTCCGATAGGTTCCTTGACCGTAAGAAGCTGGTCTTTGCTCAGCCGGAGACGGGTGAACAGACCTGTGACATAGCACATTCACTGATCTCTTCGGGGGCAGTCGATATCGTGATTATCGATTCAGTAGCCTTTATGATATCAACCGCAGAGCTTGAGAAGTCAGCGTCTGAGGCCAGCGTTGCCAATCAGGCTCGATTGCTTGGCAATATGTTCCGGAAGATGGTCGCGACAACCAATGCGATGGGTCAGAATGACGGTCGTCGTCCAACGGTTTGGTTCACGAATCAGATCCGCCACAAGGTTGGGGTTATGTTTGGCAATCCCGAGACCGTGCCAGGCGGATTTGCTCAGGGCTTTGCGACGTCTACCGAGACGAGGATGTCTCCAGGTAAGTACAAAGAGGATGAAAATAAGATGCCTTATGCAGTCCTTATGAAGCTTCGCAACGAGAAGAATAAGACTGCTCCGGCGAAGATGGAGGCTGAATATGTCCTCTATGTCAGGGATATGGAGATTAAGAGGGCTGGCCAGGTGGCTGACGAGAGCTACGGGGTCAAGATAGGGCGTCAGCTTGGTTTGGTTGATGTCGGCAAGGGTAGCGCTGGCACCGTGTGTGAGGGGGAGACATTCGGTGGTGTATCTCTTCTTGAGAAGTTCTGGATGGAGAATCCAGATAAGTATGAAAAATATAAGGACAAGGTTTTGCTGCACATGTCAACGCCTGTCGATGAGGTGGATACCGCGCTGTGAGCGACGATGACGACAATCTTCCTGGTTATTTTCTAGGTAACAGTGAGAAGAAAAAGCGTCGGAAGTCTATGCGACAGGAAGATCGCGTGGCCGATGCTCTTGGTGGATATAGGCAAAAGGCTTCTGGTGCTCTTCCGGGGAACAGGGGCGATGTTAGGGGTGTTGAGCTTCTTGGCGAGTGTAAAAGAACTGACAAGAAGAGCATTTCAATAACCTTGGCGTACCTAGAGAAGATAACCATGGAGGCCATTAGCTATGACCGTATACCTGCGGTGGCTATTGAATTCGGTAATACGCCTAAATTGGTGAGTAGGGACTGGGTAATGGTCCCGTCGGATTTTATGCAGGAACTTTTGGAGGCATATCGTGGAGTCCAATGACGCAACTCCGTTGCCGGTTACCGATGTTGAGTCGAAGTGCCTTGATTCTGCTATTGCGGATATGGTCTCGGTTGCAAATGAGAGGGAGATAAGGGCTGATAGTCTGATCTACTCATCTCTCGACAAGGACCTGTGCAGAAATTTGGATGTACTTATATCGGAGACTTTGACCAAGCTTAAAAAAAGTGTTCCGGTTAGTCCTGCTGAAAAATTATTTGAGAGGATGACAACGACATTGGATTCTCGTCAGTCTTCGGGTGACAAGACACTCGGTCTGATCTTCATCAGATATCTGGACACGATGGAGTATATGGTTTCGTTTCACAAGAAGTTTCGTGGAGTTGATCGAACGTCTGTCAGGTATGAGTCGCAGGACGCTCATAAAATGTTGAGAATGAGAGGGCTTACAAAGAAATGAAAAGCAGAATACAGATGGCCGGCGTAGATCATGGATCTGACGAGTTGGTTCTATGGAAGGGTGACCTGCCTCAATTGTCAGGGATGCCAGGTATGAGAATAACTCTCAATGAGGATGAGAAATCCCATGCATATACGTTCAAGCAGGTAACCCTTGAGGTGGACACCGTCAACAATGAGGTTGAGCAGGTCGTGTATGTGCTCCCGGTTAGCAAGGACAGGTCGCGCGAGCTTTTGGAGGGCATAGCCAAGGGGGCCTAGTTGTTTGATCGTTGGCGACGCGCAAAGATGAAAAGACGTAAGGTTATCGTGGTCGAAGCCCTAACTGAGCAAGCCGTAGTTGCGCTTCGTAGCGGCAATCGATTTCAGGTTAGGCATGACGCCATCGGAGATGATGATGACTTGCGTCGTATGCTTAACAGGTTGGCTGTGATTTGCGGCGCCAACATCAGGGCTAACAGCTTCCAGGGGCTATTGACTTTTTACAATGATGATTCTGATTATGGGACTTCCGTGACAGTGGCGATGATTGAATAGTGGCATATTTAGAAGAGAATAGATCTGACATGGTTATCCCAGCCGAGGGCTGCGTAGAGATTCGAAGGGATGTTGAGAATCTTGATACGGTATTTGGCTATGGCATTTACTTGCAGTGCATGCCGTGCGGCACTGAGTTTATAGAGAATTCATCAAGGTCTCTATTTGAGTGCGAAGCGTGCGGATACACGGTCACCGGTGCTGAGGCTAATGCTCTTGCTACGAATTATGTTCGAGCCATCTCCTCTGTTTTTGTTATTCAAAAAGAAGAAAAGAAGAGACGAGGGATTCTATGGCGCTTCACAGACTTATTCGTAAGCAGAAAAAAACAGAAAGTGCTCACGAGCTAATAGAGAAGGCACTTCGCCAGGACGTCAGGGAACATCACCCTATGCGTCCGGAGACCTGGTTGAGGATGTCATCTGTTGGCGGTATGTGCCCTAGACAGGAGGTCTTGATGTCCAGGGGTAATATCATCCGGCGAGAGGGTATCAACCCAGACCTTGGTATGGTGTTCGCTATAGGACATGCACTGCATTGGGCTATGCAGAATTTGATTATGGCAGCAACCGGTAGGATTGTTGGCAAATGGCGATGCACTTGGTGTGGAGAGGTGTATGGGTCACTCAGGGAGGGTCTTAAACCCAGGCCCGATGAGTGCATTCGTTGCGGCGCGATAGCTGGTGATATTCCGAGGGCAAACAATGTTCCTGATTACACGGTGCGAGCCAACGCTTTTTTGTTTGTCGAAGAGTGGGTTGGTGACTATGAGTACATGATCGGTGGTCATCCGGATGGATACTTTGTTGACGGGGACCCAAACAACTTTACTAGTGATGAGGTTGTTATTCTGGAGTTCAAGAGCTGTAGTGAGAATAGCTTCGCCAAGTACAAGAAGGCCCCTGACTTCATGCATGTTATTCAGGTCCAGTGCTACATGTGGTTGACCGGATTTAGGCGAGCCAAGATAATTTACGTAAACAAAGGAAAATTCGGCATGGAAGGGGTTGTTGAGCATGACTCCGTATATGACGAGGAGACTGTTATCCAGGTGAAAGAGGCCATTAAGAATATCCGGATAGGACTGGATGGTGGGGCACTTCCGGAGAGATCTGCGTGCTCTGATTCCAACTGCCCAAGAGCCAGATCTTGCGAAGTGTCTGTTACCTGTTTTAAAAACCAATCATGATGAAACGTCCACTAATCATGGATACCAGATGGGTAAGACCTCTGGACGGCGTATCTTCCGACAAAATATGCATGACCTGCCTCATATCGCAGGCTAGATGGGCAATCGGTAAGCCACCTAATGGATATTTGTCGTGCTCGAAATGTTTTCTGGTTACATCCCCATGGGGGGTTGAGAATGCAGAATCGATTACTGAACTTGCAGATAGTGTAGAAAAAGAAATGGGAAGATCTATATTTGCCAATGGGCAGCTTACCGATGATGGCGCTGATCGGATTCTTCATTCAATTGTTTTTGCCTCAGGTGTATCCAGGATGAGATCAGCAAGAAGCGGTGCGTAATGAAGGTTCTTGGGTTAGATCTTAGCCTGCGGGCAACAGGGGTATGCGTTCTGGATGGTGTGCCAGGGGGAGATCATCCTGAGTCAGTGTGGACAGCTCTTTTTCCCCAGCCGCAAGTTAAAGGTGTCAAGGATGAGGTAATGAGGCTTATCGCAATTACCGAACTAGTTTTGGATCTCATTCGCAAAGAGGCTCCAGAGCACATAGTAATCGAGGCTCCTGCTAAGAATCAGCAGTGGCAAGCTGCTAAGATCGGTGAGATCCACGGCGTAATCAAGGTTCAGATATTTTTGGCCACCGGGATTGTACCAATGGTCAAAGAGGCATCGCAGATGCGTAAAGCTGTAGTTGGTACGATTAGTAAAGTTCAGGAGACAGTAGTAGATAGTAAGGGTAAGAAGAAGAAGCAGTGGTCATACGGGGTGATCCCAGGCAAGCGTGGCGGGACGAAGAAGGCAACGATCAAGGATGCCATAGAACTTCTCCTCAGGAATAATGGATTAGAATTCCCTTCACAGGATGAGATGGATGCATATGTCACGGCGAAGTATTGCTGGAACAGCTTAGTTCCCTCTGTGAAGAGAGTTATAGATGGCAAGGAAGAAACGAAAAATGAGAGGGCACAATCAGGTGCTAATAAGCGGATACGTTGAAGGTAAGATGGTATCCGGAACCACCGGTGATGGTGGTAACGCATTCTCGTTTTCCGTATCATCCGAGGACAGTGGTCGCAAATCCATGAGAGTCAGGGTGAATGCGTATGGTGCTATGGCTGCCCAATGCGATGATGAGGCACGTAGTGGATCTTACTGTATTGTGGTTGGCGAACTCATGAATAGGTCTGGAAAGTTCGGTAAGCTTACAGAGGTTAGAGCTAAAACAGTGGAATTCGTTCCAGACCATGAAGATGACGAGAATGGGGCAATCGATGATGGAAAAAACGAGTAAAGAAAATACGGAATCAAAGGGATGTGGATCGTGCGGAGATGATCGTGTCATCTTAACCGAGGAGCTATACGCTTCTCCTAGGTGTGCCGGATGTGGTAAGCCTATCGACCAACCGAAGAAATGATAGGCGGGGGATCAAGAGATGAAAACGACACTGAAAGTCGTCGGCGGAGTCCACGACAACACTTCTAATGCTGCTGATAATGTTGATGTTTCTGATGAGGAGCTGGAGAAGGCCGAAGCGGATCTGAGGCGCGAAGCCAGGACCTTGGTTCATGATATCGAGACCAAGTATTGGGATCTTGGCCGTGTTCTGTATGACGTTTACGATGGTGTTCCTGGCGGATATCGGGCTTTGCTGAAAGGCAAAGGTGTGGCAGGGGATCGGGTCGAGCTGTTCAGGAAGTGGGGATACAGCGGGTTTGGCGAGTATTGTGAACGTGAGGTTGGCATTCAGAAACGTACTGCCGAGAACTTGCGTTATGCGTACTACTGGTTTGCAATCAATCAGGAGATGCCAGCCGAGGTTATCGATCAGCTTATTTCAGTAGGAAGATCGAAGGTTTATCTGCTGGCCGGCGTTGCTGACATGAATAGCATTACGCTTTGGATTGATAAGGCTAAAGATCTTACGTTCGATGAGCTTAAGGTGGCTATCAGGACTGCCAGGGCTGTCGCCGGGTCAAAGTCTGTTGACACCGATGAGGTAGATCAGTCTGGCAAAGCAGAGGCATCGAAAGATCAGGGTAAGTCTTTGCCGAAGCCGGAGGAGATGACTACCTTTCAGGCTGGCCTATTTGAAGGCCAGAAGACGACATGTGATGCTGCTTTCAAGAGGGCGCAGGGCATTTCTAGGTCTGATAAGAAGGGCCATAATCTTGAGCTTATATGCCAGGATTTCTTATCGAATAATGATTTTGATGATCCAAAGAAAGATGTGGCGAAGTACATCTCAAAGATGGAGCGAAGGCTAGGGCTTCTCATCATCGCTATCGATCCGCAGACTGGCAAGCCTGTTCATGGAACCGATCTTTTGTGGCGCCTCATGGAGGAGAAGCAAAAGGGCAACGAGTAATATGGGTTTCGCCAAGCATAAGAAGAGAATCAGGGGCGAGATTGCTAAGTGGAACTGTTTTGGATACCTTGGCTATGGTCAAGGTCGAGCGGTTTCAGTGTTCGGCGAAGATAGGCTGAATAACAAGTCAGCCTGTATGGACATTTGCACCCGCGCAAGCGCTTGCAGACTGGCTCATCATGAGCGGATGAATGTCCAATTTCCACAGCTGGCCCAGCTCGTTGAAAGTACTGCCAGGCTTGCCCATGTGCGTCGGTTAAATATCGTAGATCAGGTGGTTTCTGCGATGGAACATGCGGTTGACGCTGGCTTGGGTGAGGCCATTGACGTAAAGGATCGTCTGGCTAAGTTCAAGGTAGAGACGATGACGGATCATTACCGTTGTGGGCAATTCGAGAATATTCAGAATGGGTTGGACGGAATCTCACCTGAGGCTAGGGGATCTTCGTCGAGACATATCAAACGGGCCTCTTGATGGAGTAGATGGATGGGACTTTTAGGAGCGGATGGCTTCCCGATCGGGGAAGTTGGTAGAAGTCAGGTGCCAAGCGGCGCCGGCCAAAGTATGGATCCTGTTGAGCTGGGTCGCCTGTATGAGGTGATAGAGCAGCGCAAGGCGACTGCCAATGATGACGGGGTTCTAACTAAGATCGAGTATGTGCCCAGGGCTAAGGTAGAATCTGCTTTGGCTTTTTGGAAGCCAGCCTATTTCAGTATCATGATTGAGGGCCGACACCTCAATGGTATCGAAGCCTATGAGCTTGGCGATCCCGAGATCACCAAGGGTGCGAAGTGCAATAAGGGTCCATATATTGCCATGTGTAATATCATGGCATTAGAAGCACTCCTGATGATGGGTGAGCAGATGCCAACGGCTGAGGATGGATTGCTCCTCGCCTATGCCTCTGATCGGGAGCAGGAGATAGCTACCTTCTGGAAGGAAACGTTTGCTCCGACGGAGTTTCAGGCTGCATGGGCATGGAAGGCTGTCCTCGGCGTTATGGCTGGGAACCGGTTTGCGATCTCCGAGATGCTGGAAAATTACCAGGATCAAGTTCCGTAGATCTTAGGTACGCAAAGCATCGCCACGGTATATTGATTAGTTATACCCTAGGTATCAGCGCAAATATTTGCATGAATTCTGAATAAACCCTAGACTCTCCCATATGGGGGAGTCTTCTGGTAGTAGGCGTAAGCGCTCGCGTTGGACTAGCGACGAAGAAGATCGACTGCGCGAGCTTTGGGGAACCAGGAGGGACTCCGAGGTTGCCGCCATCCTTGGTAAGACTGTACAAGCCGTCCGGGCTAAGGCTACAGATCTGAACGTTAGGGATGACAAGGGTAAGCGTGTTGGTTGTCGCCCAGGACGTATCACATATCCCTGGTCAAAGGACGAGGACTTAGTTCTGATGAAGAACGTTGGTCACATGAGCATCTTCGAGCTAATGGATCAGCTTGTCAGGAGGAATAGGCTGGCTATCGAGAGGCGATGCTATGAGCTTGGTTTCTCTCCTACTCAGGGTACTTATACAAGGCTTCAGATCGAGCGTGAGACTGGCTATGACTGGCGACAGATTCAGAGGGCGCGAGATGCAATAAAGCAGACCTGGAAGCGCTACGGGCTCAGGAAGTACATGATCACATTTGATCAGGTGCAGGAGATTATCAGCTACCTCCGAACAGAGAAGCGCAAGTGGTCACTTCACTATGATTTGGATCATTGTCGTCTGTGCGGTGCCAGTGGAAACGATGAGCGCACCAGGCATTCCGGGGATGGACTCTGCAAGCGGTGTTGGGACTTCCGCAGGCACAACAGGTCTCAGATCATAGATTCGTTGGATAAAAAAAGAGTCACGATACTCACCGAAGAGATATGGCATGCCTATTTGCGTGACGAGCCTGACATGGATGATGCCATGCAAAGTCTCACTGTTTAGCAGTGGCCTAATTACGTACATATAGATAATATGTCCGCATGACTATGCGGCTCCAGCCGGACACACTCCGGGATGAAATAGATCAGGTTCTCACCCTCCTAGGGAAGCAGCAGGAAAAGCTTGCTGCAGGTATACCTGGCGATGAAATGCCAGCCAACGATATGAATATCGAAATCTGGCAGTACCAACTAAGGGGTGAGATTCTCTTGGCCGCAGAGAGGCTGATGGCCATAGCTGAGGTATTAGACGCATGAAGCCGGACATCTCCCCCGAACAGTTGGATGTTGAGCGGGCAATCATGGATCCCAGTGATCTCGTTGGTGCGGACTGGAATCCAAACGAGATGACTGAAGCGGAGTTCACACTCCTCAAGGAGAACATCTCAGAAGTAGGATTTATTGATCCACCAACTGTGGCCTATGTTGAGCGCAGTGACGGTAGCACTTATCATGAAATCGTCAGCGGTCATCATCGAGCTGCCGCAGCTAAAGCCCTGGGGTTGCGACGAATCCCTGTCGATGTGTTGCAGGGAGACAAGTGGCAAGAGAGGGATATTCGTAAGTTTCAGAATGTAAGAGCCAATGTCATCCACGGGAAAATGAATCCCGAAAAGATGGTGGCCCTCTACAATGAGATGGCCGCTAAGTATGGCGAGAGCGCCGTGCGGATGTTTGGCTATACCTCCGACGATGGCATTCAAAAGTTAATCAAGCAGGTGAAGGGTGATATTAAGAAATCGATGTCACCGGAGCTTGCCGATGAATTTGAAGCGCAGGCGAAGGAGGCTAGGACTGTTGGTGATCTGGACAAGATCATTCAGAAGTTCATGTCAGAGAGCGGAGATACCGCTAAGTATGGATTTGTTGTATTTACCTGGGGTGGCAAGGAGCACATCTATGTCGCGATGTCTGATAAGACCAGGGAAGCAATGAAGAGAATTGTTAGAGCCTCAAGATCTAAGAAAGTCGATATCAACGAGATAATCGAAGAGGCCATTATTGATGCAGCTCTTGGTTTGGATTTATAGGAATGGAAGGCGATAGCTCACCGGAGGTCAATCTTCAGCCCGATGATATCGTTGGCGATGATAGGTTGCTAAGAATCTACAGCGTAGATCCTGGTACCGGAGATGATCATTCTGCCATAGGCGATATATGGCAATCGGAAGAGGGAAGTCTCCATGGGACCGGCATGGCCGCAGTTATGTTGTTCGAGCCGGTCTCACTGGCGAGATACACGATGTCATCAGTTGGTGCTGACATGAGCCCGTTGGCAATTTTTCATGCACGCATATCTCGGAGTCCATTTTTTCGTTCTGAAATTGTCGAGGATTAGATGGCGGGACTAACTGAACAGTTTGGCGCAAGCCTCGTGCGCGTCATCAAGAAGGTTCGCAGAAGATCTCCCGATGGAGGGACCCAGCTTGTTAAGCAAGCCTTTCATGTGAAGAAGGCTAATCCCAACGACGAATATGCTGCCAAGGCTAAGTCATCAATCCAGCCGCTCTCCATGAGTAAGGGTAAGCCAGGTGTGCCAATGCTTGGCTCGGCTGGCCCAGTACAGGGCGACGCCCCACAACCTGAGGTTGCGCAGCCATTGCCAACCAGGATGGCTGTTCGCTATTACGATATCGCCTGGATTGATAAGAAGACGAAATCCTCTGTCGAGAAGGCTGATCCTATACCATCGCACTTGCGCAAAAGGTATGACAAGGGGAATAGGGCTCTTCAGGTCATAGATCCTGGTCCGTTAAATATCGCCATAGGCTCCGTTCTCCCAACCGATAGAGTCCTCTGGGGTGTCGATGAGCCAAATTTACTTAATGATTTGAGGTCTGGTACGGTTCGTAAGATGCGGGTGGTGAAGCCTGGCTGTGGGTCCATGCTTGCACGTATCGAGTCTCATATGGGTGGTTCGTTTAGCGCTTACCTATGGCTAGAATCGCTCAGGGACCCAATCGTCAAGTCCATATGGGGAGACTTGGTTAACATCGAGGATGGTGGGGCTCTTTCTATAAGAGCAGCCTCAGCATATGAGGTGGCTAAGTCGTGTGGTCTCGATGATGTCATTCCTCCAACAGTGAGCAGGTATGACGACAGCGGAGATCTGACATCTGTATTGCCGGATTCTCTGATAGAGAAGAGAGAAATTCTGGTTGACTGGGTTGCGCAGCAGACTGGCGATGATCCGGATAATGTCAGGCGCAGGCTTGGTGGCCATGCCACTGTTCAGTTCGTTAGGGATGAGCTTTGGACTGTAGATAGGGAGGATTGGTTTAAGTCGATATTCAAAGATTCTGGATCTGAAGATAAGTCGGATAGTTTGAATAGGATATGGGAAGTCATGCCTCCCAATAGAAGGATATCTTTCCTAAGGCTTGCTGCGTTTGATTTTGTTGTATGGAATCTGGATAGGTCGCTGGGAGACATCGCGTTTTGTGATAATGAAAAGCATCCCGTGATTGCATATGGGAATGAAATGTCACTTCCATGCCCATCTCTACTTGGTAAGAGATACGCTGAATCTGGAATCGGGGCATATGGTGATGTTGTGGCAGATTCGATGTCTGGCAAAGCGTTGATGTGGAACGACATAATGACAATGCTTGTAGTTCGTGGTGGCGACGATGAGATACGGGTATTCGAAGATATTGGCCATGACATTGCTTCTCGTATGCGCGGTGACAGGTCAAAGGAACTTGCTCGCTCGCTTATCGATCGTAAGCTCAATCCTCTTCAGATATGCGGAGCGTTGAGTCGGATATGGATGCTGGCCACGCATTCTGCCGACATAGCGAAAGATCCTTACTTTGCAGCTAGATACTATGCGCAGATACTGAACGGCGATGTTCCTGATGAAATGTCTGGGATAGAGGAATACGTAGATCAGACAATGCAGAATTCATTGAATGGGGATTTCTCATTCTTCAGTAAGATGAAATCGGAGCACAAGGATGACAAGCGTTCCTGATACCAGGCGACTGCGAGTAAAGAGGGTTGATATCGTCGATGGCGAACTCAAGTCATCTCAGGGGGCCGATATATGGCAGTCGTCCGGGGAGATAAAAGTGTCGGGTCTATGGGACGGCGTCGTGCCGTTGATGCCAGAGGATATGCAGATTCGCGCTAGTCGGCTTGGCGTATCTCCACTGGAATGGCTGTTACGAAGACTGACGCTGAGTCCCGTTATCGATGTGGAGGTTATCGATGGCTAGATGGGTTTCAACCAGAGATCTCCTGCGGTCACCCGGTGTTCTCTTTGAGGTCAAGACGCCAAGTCTTAAGGTACCGAAGGCAGCGAGCGTTAGCCATGAACCGGAGACCGCTTCTGCCCCTCCGCCCCCGGCCAAAGAGCAGTCAACTTGGGCGGGGAAGATGTCTGAGATACCTCATCATGAGCCAAGTCTTGCGTCTCGCGTCAGGCCGGACTTGGGTTCTGCGGCGGATCGACATAATGGATTTCATGAGGCCTATCATGCCAAGGGGTCAAAGGTTAATACTTCGGATAGGCATAAGAAGATTCGCCACCTCAGGGGATCTTCAAATGTGGTGCTAGGTGGCCACTTGGAGAGTGGCCACGGCTTCATCGCAAAGCCGCATAGTGGTGCAGCGTGGGGATACGAAAAGAGTCCCGATGGCGGAGATATCCCCGACGATGATCGCGAAGCTATGCATACCGGCGCTGAGTCGCATGAATGGCATCGGAGACACTCGGCTGTGTTTGATACGATGGCAGCAATGGGTGCTCATCATATGGTTCCCGTTGGATTTAAGACCAAGCTACACGATCACCTAAAGGATACTCTCGCCTCGGATGAAAACGACTCCAGGGCCAAGGCTATGAGGATGCCGTCCTTCCATGCTGGGCAGGATGCCCATGTTCAGGAGCACGTTGGTGAGCATACTAAGGCCTCAGTGACAGCCCCATCCGATCTCGCCAAGGTTGATAATGAGGATAGGCTGCATGGCATTGTAATGCATACTCTTTTTGGCCATACGGATGGCCACGATGATAATATACTGGTCTCCAAGCATGGTCATTCAATCGCTATCGATCACGACAGCTCCATGCGGTCGGCGCATTCTCGGCAGGAAGCCAACCTCAGGGGCGGCGATTCCGTGGTCTCCGGGTACGCCCCAGGCGGAGTGCTTGACTATAGGGCTAATAGGTCAGACGATGTAGGTATGAACTATCCGCACAGAATGAAGGAGGTGCTCAGTAGCATAGCCAAGGGTCACCATATGATTGGTGATGGCGCTATGGACATATCCAAGGAAGACGGTGAATTCATTCAGGAACGTGCCAAGATGATGCTTGAGCATGGTCTTGAGGGGACCATTTCACAGCTCAAAGTGAGCCATCAGGTTGACTAGCATGCATGTCGTATTCGTATTTAGCGATGATCATAGGGTCGAGCGTGTCATGTGGACTGACGAGACGAGTGGCTGCACGATGGTTAGGGCTCTAATGTCAGACGGGTCAACCTCCGAGAAGAAGGTGAATTGCAAGGGTCTACATGATGCGATGCGTCGATATGGCGGGGCGTATTCGCCTATGTATCCTGCGGAGGTGGGTGACTTGAGGTCTGCATTCCAGTATCTTGGCAAAGCAGCAGATCTGGTAGAGACTCTACCAGAGGTACATGTCATAGATGCCAAACCAATCGATAGCCAGGCTCAGTAGTGTTTTTGGTGCGCTATCCCATGAGCCCCCGGAGCCAAGTCGGCGTGACGTCGAGGCCAGCGAAAAGGCTAAGGCGGCTGAGTCCGCATACGTAGCAGCGAATCTTCCCAGTTCCCCGGTTTATCACCAGAGGACAGGAGTACTATTAGTTCCATCGAAGAGATTTGATGGTTCGAGTATTGACCCTCCATGGAATATGCCAGAGCCCATCCTATGGGATTGGCTTCGTACCACAGGCATCGAACATGTCGAGGAGAGGGTGTTTGGTGGTACCAATGGGAGTTTCTGGGCAAGGTATCGTAATTTTGATGGCCAGGTCAGAAGCGGTCTCCTCTGCTTTCCTGCCATACCTCAGACGGGTATAGCTGCTCATCTGAGTACTGAGTATGGATTTGAGGATGGCTATGCCCCCATCAGGAGGGAGCAAGCCGCCTATGAGGTTATGAAAGCCCTTGGCTGCGAGGACTTGGCCCCACCCGTTTCCGCCAAAGAAGTCAATTTAGTTCCTCTGATATCCGATGCGGTGAGGGAGCGGGTCGGTCGTCGTCTGAGGATTGCTCCGACGCTGGTGGACGAAGCATTTGGAACTATCGGATTACTGCGAGCACTCCCGCTTAACGCTGAGAATTTCGCGGAATACTGGGCTAAGGCTGGGCCAGATGATGTGAATCGATGGGAGATGGTCTCAGATAGATTGAGGCACTCGATTTACCGTGCAATTCTGATCGATTTCATACTTGGTGTTCCAAATAGATTGTTGTGTGATTATCTATACAACAGATCTTCAGATTCATTGGCACTTTTTGGATTTGGTGTGTCTTTCCCAAACCCTGCGCTAACCGCTGAATGGTATCTGGCTATGCGTAAAAAAGGCTGGGGTCGTAGATTCTCTGGGCCATTAGAGGAGCCAGCGGAGGGTTCTCCGGCGGTAGGGGCTGATAGCTTGGCTATTATGAGTACGCTTTCCGGTCGCGAGCGCGAGGAAATGGTTATCACTACTAAGCAGATGGCTGATGGCTTCGGCGAAGGTGTTGCCACATTGCTTATTCAGGTGATGCTAGAGATCGGTGTTCCGGTTGCAAATATTGCCGATATGGTGGCCAGAATTGTATTCCTGGAGGGAGATGCAGAGGTTCTGGTCAATAGTCCCGCTGACTATGTCCGTAGTGTTCTTGTGCCATTGCGTCGCGGGTTTGGTGCAGATGATGGTCGTATTGGTCTGATTGCACAGACGACATCGCAGATCATGAGTTCAGCGATGGGTAAGAAATTTGATTTTCAGAAGACTGTCCAGGAGAAGATCCAGGATGGAATGGACTTCAAGATCTAGGTGCGCAAGCGCTTGCGTTGATAGGTAGATCGCTACGCTCGGGTATATTGAGGTAAATGCTTTAATAGGCTAGTCTGTGAGTCGCAGTTACCATATCTTTGGAGCGACTTATGGCAGATAAGAAGACTCGTAGACCACCAGTTCGTCCGGTTAGCCGGGAGCAGAAGAAGGCAGCTGCACTCAAGGATTGCAGGTGTTTCGAAGAGGTGGATCGACGCTTGAGGATGGGTTGGTCGGCATCTGAGCTGACTAAATTTATCCAGGATGAGAGCGAGGAGCTTACACACCTTAGTGCCAACTATGTTCGTAAGATGATTGATGAATATAGGAGAGCCATTCCACCGGCTGAGCTGGCTCTGACGAGTCAGAATGCTACCGTGGTGATGCAGGCTAACAAGAGGTTATCTAATGGCCTCAATGAGCTTGAGGAGCTTGAGAATCTGTACAAGAAGCAGTTCAGACGCATTGAAATAGAGATGACCAATGAGGAGAAGATCAAGAAACTTCTTCCTCAGACTGGAAGAGAGATATTCTATGCGATGCAGCTCCTAAAGCAGAGCGCAACCCTGAAGATGGACCTAGGAATTGCTAAGCGTCAGCTGGGTGAGATGTCCGTTACCGGGCATGCCTCTGTGCAGATAGCTGACCGATACAACGAGGGAGTCGGAAGGGTAATGGCTGATCCTGATAGCCGTAGGAAGGTTCTCAGTATGGTCAATGCGCTGTCGGTACTTAGCGATCGGGCCAGTATCGATGCCGTTAATGTGGTCAAGGCGGCTGCTAATTCAGTTCCTGATATCATAGATGTTGGAGACGATGAGGAAGACGAGGAAGATGTGCCATCAGAGCCGGGGGAATAGGTGGCAATACGAGATTTAGGCGGCAGGGTTCGTAGTGAACAAACCCCGGAAGAGGTGGTCAATCTTCTCAAGAATGAGTTCGAGGGCTTATCACCGGAAGAGAGGGAGGCAGTATTACTGTGCCTCAAGGAGATGGATGACCCGGCATTTAACGAATTGCAGGCTCTCGCAGGAGAGACTCCAGCCAGGATTATAGACGTTCTTAACGATGCCGAGTTCAAGACGAATCCGGTAGATATTGAAACCTTCGTCATGGATCCGTATTACCTGGGCAAAACATGCGATGTGCTCTATCCGAAATTGAAGGAGGACATGCGTGAGCTGTTTAATGGTAACTACGGTGAGGCAGTCTTGACGGGCAGCATCGGATGGGGGAAAACGTTTTTCGCGTCAATAGCTGCATGCAGAATTCTCTATGAGCTATCTTGCATGCGGGATCCGCACAAGAGCTTTGGTATCGGCAAAGGATCCGACATCACACTGATTGTTCTCTCGGTTAAGGAAGACCTTGCGATCAAGGTTGCCTTCGAGAATATCGTCAATAAAATCAAAGAGAGCGATTATTTTATGGAGAATTTTCCATACAAGCCGCTCAAAAAAGAGATTCTATTCCCTAATCATGTCCAGGTTGCCGCACGAGCTTCCACCGACAGTGCCGCGCTTGGTCTCAACGTCTTTGCAGCTTTGATCGATGAGTCTAACTTCATGCAGCCCATGAAGAAGAAAAAAGGTGGCCTGGATAGTCGGTTTGGCGGAGGTGACCGGGCTCAGTTTCTCTACGATCAGCTTATGCGTCGTATGAAGTCTCGATTTCAGAAGCATGGCAAGCTTCCAGGAATGATGCTTGTCGTCTCGTCAAAGCAGACAAGGGATGACTTCACGGCCAAGAGAATCAAGGAGTCTGAGGATGATCCGACCTTGTTCGTTCGCGATTACGCAACCTGGCATGTGAAACCGAAAGGTACCCTCTCCGAGGAGATGTTCTCTGTCTTGGTTGGCAATGACCTGGTGCCATCTAAAATTTTAGAGCCAGAGGAAGTGGAGACGGTTCGCGAGAAGCTCCAGGAGGGGATGGTCATCGTCGAGGTTCCCGTCGATTATAGGAATGACTTCGAGAACAACCTGGAAGATTCGATTCGAGATGTCGCTGGGATTGCGACTGTGTCAATTTCTCCATTCATTCAGCAGCTGGACAAAATCATTCCATGCATTGATGAGAATAGATCTCATCCGTTCAGCGTAGATGAGTGGGTCCAGACTGAGGGTGGAAAAGTAAATTGGACGAAGCTGGCTACCCAGGAGAGCGTTCGCGACGGTGCGAGCATGGTCAAGATATGGCAGCCAAAGTTCTACCCAGGTCTAGCTAGGCACATACACATTGATCCATCGCTTAACTCTGATTCGACTGGATTCGCGATTGGTTGCGTGACTGGATACAAGACGATTGTCCGTCGAGATGCTGAAACACAGCAGGAATATACGGAGCCGGCACCTAGGATCTGGGTGGATATGTTGTTGCGTATCAATCCTCCTATTGGTGGGGAGATTGACTATGGAATGATCAGGGCTCTCGTCTACCAGTTTCAGGCATATGGATTTTCGATTGGGTTGGTTACGATGGATCAGTTCAACTCGGCTGATTCTCTTCAGAAATTTGCAAAGAAGGGCATTACGGCTGAGAGGCTTTCTGTCGATAAGCCGATGGATGCTTACGATGTTTTGAAGTCGGCAATTTATGAAAATCGAATAAGCTTCTATAATTACGATCCTCTAATTAATGAGCTTAAGTCTATTCAGAGGGATAACGTGAAGAACAAGGTAGATCACCCCAGGAACGGTTCGAAAGATGTTTCTGATGCGTTGGCTGGCATTACGTACAGCTTGACGACCAGCTACCATGGATCTCCCATGGGTGTTATTAAAGGCATATCGAACTTCTCCAACCCTGAGGCAGAGGAGCAGCGGGAGATGGTTGAGGACGATGAGATTATGTTGCCATTCCTGCAGGGGTAATTATGTCGGTTTTTAGATCAGAGATTGAGGAGCTTCTAAGGCACGCTGAGCTAGGCGAAGCGTGGGAGCCTCCAACCCCCTCGTATAGGGTTCCGGCGACTCAAACGGCAGCACTTGCCCATATGATGCAGATCAACGGGACCATGATGCTGCAACTCAGTCGGTCTTTGGCAAAGGGAAACATTCAGGGCGCCCGCGTTAAGCTCCGCAGTCTTTTTAGGCGCCTAGACGCTGCCCTTCGACAGCTTGAGACTCTTGAGAGAAATGCCGCAAGGGATGCGAAGAGGGCTAAGTAGTTATGGATATCAAGCTACTATCCAGAGCTATTTCTGAGGCATCGAGAGGGCGTAAATCACCAGGTAAGCCCAAGCGGAAGCGGAGGTGGAACAGCGTTTTCCCTGTTCTTCATCCATCCAAGATGGGTACTCCGTATACCTATAGGCCAGGTTCCGCGAATGTCAGCCTAGGATTGCCGGATAGCTCCGTGGTTGCCCCGGCCCCTGTGGCTGAGGGGGTTAAGCCGTCCAGGCGTAGGGTTATCCATGAGATGAAGAGGTCGATGGGTCTCTTTGAGTATTTCGCAAATCACTCATGGAGTTCCTCGCCTAATCCTTCGTGGGGTGGGTATTCGGTTCAACATTTCGGATCTGTACCTATGCGCCAGGGTGGGCCTACGATTGGTGGTCCTGGCTTTACGCATGATGCTGAGTTTAAGGGTGGAATCTATGATTTGAAGAAATCACCCGGTCTTGGGTTTCGGACAGAGTATGCGTGGCGTATCTGGGATAGGGCGCTGGAGATCATGGCTTTAGATAAGACGATACCTAGACACTCGGTATTGCTACGGGCTATGGCTAAATCTGGGATACATAGAGGTCAGATAGATCCATCCGAGCTAAGGCTGATTGAAATGGGTATTGAATGGTATCTGTCAGATCCTGGGTCGTTGGCGGCAAAGCGTGATGGATCCGCCCTTCCCGGCGGTGGGCCAACGAACAGCGGCGGGTTCCTTCGGTGATATTCAGAGTAATATCGGATATTAGTAATCAGTTGATTCTACTCGAATGATGAAGTGAGTATATGAAAGTAAAGGCAGATTCAATTGATGAGATTGGCAACGCCCTCGGGGATGCGCCGGAGACGGAATTCACGTTTCTTTTGATGCCAGTCGCTACGTATTCACTCCTTTCCGTATTTGCCAGGAAGGAGCAATGTTCCGTTGGCGAGGTGTTGCAAAAGGCACTTTTGCAGTATGTTCAGTCCGCAGATAGATCTGTGCAGGAAGCAGTGGATAGATCTGAGCCTCGTCCTGAGCCCGACATGGTTATCAGGCGTAACAAAGGGAGATAGTTAATGTGGAAAACGGTTCTTGAGAATTTAATACCATTGGTATTTGCGGTTTTAACGCCAGTGGTTTTGCTGCTGGTGAACAGGATGCTCCAGGCAGCTGCGGAGAAGTGGCATCTTGAGGGTGCCCTTAAGTATGACGATAAGGTTGATGATCTTATCCTCAAAGGCATCAAGGCCGTTGAGCAGAAAAGCCTTGCCGCCGTCAAGACCGATGGTGAGAAGAGTGCTGGGCAGCAGAAGTTGGCCGAGGCTATGAGCTTCGTCAACGCACAGCTCATAGCCATGAAACTTCCAGAGAAGGCTTCTTCTGAGCTATCTATGCTTATCGAGTCGAAGCTATTTGACGGCGCCAAGGTTAAGCCAGCCCTTCCAGATGATTCGGCCAAGACTGAACCGGTTAAAGAGGGAGCATAGTTAGATGCCAGGTCCAGGAGTTCTGGTGCCAGCGTTTCCGCCACCATTGCCAAGCAATAATAAGTCGCTTCGTTTCTATGCGACTGGCACGGCTACGGCTGATTACACCGATAATAAATTTTCTTTCGAGCGCGTAGATCCAAATGATCCCAATGAGCCTGAGCAAGCATGGTCTGGCTCGCTTAGAATTATTGCAACTACTGGAGCGATAATATTTTCGTTTGACGGTACCAATGATCATGGGTTTGTTCCAGCCGGGGAGTCGCAGACCTACTGGGATCGATATGAGGGAGGTATTGCGGTTAAAGGCGCAGGCGTCTTCCATGTCGAGGCTTGGTAGAGATCTGGTAGATCTGTATGATACGGTCTCGTTCAATGGACGACGATGATCGAAAGGAAGTGAAGACTGCAATCGGTGATGGATCTGAAATAGATCATCATGATTGCAGTCTTTTATCTCCCGATGATTCGCAGAGTAAGGCATCCGAAATGTCTACTCTTTCTATGAAATCCGAGCGTAATCAACGTGAGGAAAGAATCATCAGGGAGGCCCTTGGTTTCGGCGGTAACGCGGATGCCAAGTGGTGTGATGCACGAGGGCAATCAGGCCCAAGCCCGGCTGATTTCGGTGATCATGAGCCGATACCGGTTGATGCGGTATGTGCCTCTGTCGTGGTTTCAGATCCAGACATAGGCGCCGATGCTTTCATCGAAGATACGGAAGGATAGATCTATGGCATTGCAAATTGAATTTGATAGATGGATGCTCCAGCCCGTTCGACGCTGCAAGAACGGCTGCTTACTTTAGCCGGACGGTTTGCAGTGATCGTCCGGCGTTAATGGTCCTAAAATGATTACACTGATCTGCTTTCTTCTAGCTTGTTACGGTGTTACCAACATTGTAACAAGCGGTAAGATCTTCGAATGGCTGCGAGACTTATTAAAGAATGTTCCAGTATTGGGATATTGGATTGAATGCCCCATGTGTCTCAGCGTGCCGGTGGGTGCCATTTGGTGCTGGATAGGACTAAGCCCCGGATCGGGGCTTCCCTTCTGGTTGGATCTTGCAGCCAGTGGATTCATATCCAGCTCTTGGTGCTGGATAGTCCGAGTAATCATGTTCCGGCTTGGTGAGGATGAATTGTGATGATGGTTATTTCGACGGGACAGAGGTAATAGTTTGGGATTCTGGGGCAACGTAGGGCATCAAGTTCGGGGACTCCTTCGGTGGGATAAAGAACAGGTAGTTCTCAATCTAGCCAAAGGAGGGACAGCTTCTGGCTATCCTCAGACAGGCTTCGATCTTCTTCAGGCTTATGGGCACGACGTCCTATCTGATTACCTGAAGCTAGAGCACGACCTCATGGCCAGGTTCGTGGATTACGAGGAGATGGATGACTACCCTGAATTAGCTTCAGCTATCGACATATACGCCGATGATGCGACTCAGACGGAGTCTCTGCAGAATCGTGCCGTATGGATTGATAGTCCAGATAAGACGGTTCAGACAATCCTTGAGGACTTGTTTTGGCGTCGTCTTCGTATGGACGAGGAGATTTGGGAGATTGCCAGAACTCTTGTTAAGTACGGAAACAATTACGAAGAGCTTCTAGTTACACAGGATGGTCTAGTTGGTCTTAACTTCCTTCCTCCGCCAACGATGAGAAGGATTGAAGGCAGAAGGGGTGAGCTTTTTGGCTTTGTCCAGGACTATAAGGGTAGGTTTGGATATAGCCCAGATGAGTTTAAGCAATTGCTTACTCAGCGTATGGCTGGGGCTGGGTCGCAGACTCAGGATAAGTATGCCGCCTTAGAAGACTGGGAGGTTGCTCACTTCAGGCTTCGTTCGCGGCACCGTAGGTCTATCTATGGCTACTCGGTGCTGGAGCCGGCGAGGTGGATCTGGAAGAGGCTCATGCTTCTTGAGGATGCGGCTATGGTTTACAGGCTGCAGCGTGCCCCTCAGAGGTATGCCTTTTATATTGATGTCGGAGATATGCCTCCAAAGGAGGCGCTAGCCTTTCTTCATAAGGTTAGGCAGCAATACAAGAAGACGAAGTTCTACAATCCACAGACCGGCAAGCTTGATCTGAAATACAACCCACTGTCACAGGATGAGGACTTTTTTGTTCCTGTTCGCAAGGGTGTTCAGCAGACCAAGATTGAGGTTGTTGGTAGTCCATCATGGCAACACATGGAGGATATCGAGTACTTCAAGTTGAAGCTCTATGCGGCTATCAAGGTACCCAAAGTCTACCTAGGATCGGAGGCTCCTCGCGCTAAGGGTGTCCTATCTCAGGAGGATGTGCGATTTGCCCGTACTGTCCTGCGTTTGCAGCGTGAACTGAGGAACGGTATGAAAAAGATGGCCAGGGTCCACCTGGCTTCTTTGAATATCAATCCATCTGCGGTTGATTTTGATATTTGCATGACAACGCCGAGTTCGATTTTTGAACTCGCTCAGCTTGAGGTCAGGAATGCCAAGGCAGATTTCGCTGGTCGCATGCAACAATTTGTATCTCTTCACTGGATTCTCCAGAAAGTATTTGGACTTAGCGAAGAGGAGATCGAATACATAATCAAAGAGCGTCACCAGGAGCAGCTTAGCGATGCTGAGATTCAGGCTAAGGCTATGGGCCTTCAGATGGATGTTCAGAACCAGGGTGCCATCCAGCAGCAGGCTGCTCAGGCTGAGATCCAAACGCAACAGGCTGCCGCTCAGCAACAAATGGCAGGAGCTATTGGTGGAAGTGCTCAGGCTGCGGAAGATTTGAGGCATTCAATACGTACTGCCGGCGGACTGTCCAGCAGATGGCCACAAATGAGACAGCATCTCGGATATAGGCCAATAACGGAGAAAGAATTATTCGCCGGGAACCGAGATCATGAAAAAATGGTTGAAGACAATCTGGATGCGATTATGGGATCCAATACCGAAACAGCTAGGCGTCTCGGTGAGTTAGGTCAGCTTCTTAATGAAGTTAAGATGGGTATGCCTAGAAGATGATTGTTTGACTAAATAGATCTGCAGCTCCTTGACAGTGCTTTTCTCTTACCTCTAGTATCCACATCAGCAAGGCGAAAACCCTATGCCATACAATCCTTTTTCCATTGAAGACAAAATCGTTCCAATCGAAGTAGTTCGATCTATGGTCGATGGCTCATATGAGCAGCTTACTTATCGACTCGATGAAGCCGTCGGTGAGAATCGGCATTTGTTTACTAGTGGATCTGAGGATATCGCCAGGGTAGCTACTTTCAAAGATAAGATAATAGTTGGGACAGCAGAAGGTTCTTACTATGAGGTTAAGTTTGAGAGTAAGGATGGCGATATAGTTTTTGGTGAGTTTTCCCAACTCGACATCCCTGTCGTATCTACAAGCAATGCTGCCAAGTCCCTGCGTGATTACTCATTAGGGATTGTTGACTCCCTGATGTCAGAGGGCTCCGGTGCGGTTGATAGGATTCTTCAGCTAGCCAGCCTCCAGGAGCAGGCTCAGGTTGAGTTGGCTCGGGATTATGTTGGTGAGACTCTTGCTGCCCTAGCTGAGGGGCGTCCATGGCGGCAGGTTTTTGCCGAAGAGCAGGATGAGATCAGACGCCAGATCATAGATGTTCTTGGTTCAATTCACGAGAACGCATTTGAGGCTAAATATAAGCCTCTCTATGAGACTGATGATATTCCAGAAGAGCAGTTCGAGAACTACAGAGCCAACGCAGAAACTGACCTCGGTCTCGTGCTTGAGCGTCTTGAGCTAGTCCATCGCGCCGCCGAGGCGGCGTACTTACCTTTTATTGAATCAGTTGGGGATGCTGACCTGGAGGCGGACGAGACTAATGTCCTGTCTCATTTTTGCTTCTTCTCTGAAGATCTTATTGAAGACCTGCAGGAAGTTCGGGGAATCGTCTCCGATGCTCTTGTTAACGAACAGTGCGTAATGTGTCTTGGGCATATCTACGACTCTATCGCCGAGTCTCTGGTTAGCTATGAGATGGCAACTAGTTTCATCGAGCGTATGGTCGGCGCTTTCGACGGAGCCGTGTAGGTTTACTTGGCCAATTAGGAGAATCTCAGATGAATCACAGGTATCCAGTACTACTCACTACCGTCGAAGAAGACTTCAGGGCGATCGGATTGCTTCCTGAGAAGCAGCTTACCGAGTCCGATGAGGGGCTCTACGAGAGCGACAATTCCAGGAACCCTAGGGATATCCCATCTCCAGACCCAAGCACGCTAGCTGGAAACGATGATAGCGAGGGGTCGATCAATGCAAAGGCTAGGCACAAGTATGCCAAGCAGCCTCGTCCCCGTATCGCCCCATCTGACAAGGATGATCATCCTGATGCTCTAGATTGCGGCGGCAAGATGGGCAAGAGTTCTGGAAGCTACAGTAAATCTCCGAATTATCGTGAAGGTCTCGATGGTAACCCACGGGCTGAATATCCAGATGGATACAAGAAGCTTCGCGACCGACTTGTTGATAAAAACAAGGGCGGAAATTACGACGGCGGGCAAGACCCGGATGTAGCTCAAGGGCTTGAGCCTACCAAGAAGATTGGTGGCATGAGCAAGAAGACTGAGTCTTCTTACATGAATCGAGCCGCTGAATTGGTTGGCGAACTTGATGCCTTGGTTCATGGCTCAAGAATCAATGAAGAATTCGACAATCTTGGCAGAGGTTTCTCTCTTATTGGGGAGAACGCAGCTCTTCTCGCGGAGAGGCTTGTCGAAATCTCAGAAGACTACGATGTTGAGTCTTTGTATGCAGCCATGGAGTCTCTCTATGACAACGCAGCAGAGGCATTCGACATTATCGAAATGAAATCTCGCGATGATGATGACGACGACACTATGGAGGCCATCAAGGATGCCTTCCGTATCATGACGCTAGATCTTATGGATGGCGTAGAGTCATACGATGCAACCATTGCTGAGATTATGGAAGCGGATGACGATGACGACGATGATGACGACGATGATGATGAGGACGACGATGAGAAAAACGAGAGCGTAAGCGATCGTTTGGCGGCTCTTCGCAATGCGCGGAGTTCTGGCCCTTTTGGCCGATAGCCTCCGAAGAATACCGAGGGAATAGAGACCTCTATCCCTCGGGTCGGCTGGCTAAAGTGATGGATGATGATGAAGTAAAGTCGAGGACGAATCCAAAAAATAGAATCAAGAAGCCAGATACAGCAATCGAGTTGGATAAGACGTTTGGACAGCGCCAGATTGCCAGATCAGCTAATTCATTCAAATTTTGGAAAGGACCACGTAAGCATGTCGGGAACACCTAAGCTACTCATAGACACCATGACGTTCAGGGCCACTGCTCTTGAAGAGTCTAAGGGTGGCCCTGGCAAGTACGTTGCCCGTGGTGAGTTCGCTCGCGCAGACCGAGCTACTGAGAATAAGCGACTTTACAATCACCAGCTCTGGGAGCGAGAGCTAGGTCGTCTCGGTAAACAATTGTCGGAGATGAAAGTCTACGGAGAGTTGGATCATCCTATGGATGGCCGCACTCAGCTCAAGAGAACGTCTCATATTATCAGTGACCTCCATCTAGAGGGTGACGTTGTTATAGGTACGGCTCATATCTTGGATACCGATCAGGGAAGAAACTTGAAGGCCATCCTGGATGCCGGGGGAGCTGTTGGAGTTTCCTCTAGAGGGTTTGGAACAACCAAGCCAAACATGAAGGGTGAGTCGGTAGTCCAGGATGACTATAGGCTTATGACTTTTGATTTTGTTGCAGATCCAGCTCAGCAATCAGCATATCCAGTAGTTCATGTCGAAGGTACGGAAACCAATGCCTCCGATGACACTACTAGCTTCGTGGAGGCAATTATGGAGAAGAAGATTACTTTCAAGGAACTCAAAGAGAGCAATCCTGAACTAGCCCAAAGCTTTATGTACGACGCTGAACGCGAGTACGAAAAGAAGGCAGCTGAAATTTGGGCTAGAAAAATAACCGGTGCAAAGCAAGAGGCATCGACTGATCTTCGTGCTGAATTTGCCGAAAAGCTTGAGTCTGCCATCAACGACGCAAAGAAAGAGATGGAGGCAAGCATCACTCAGCGTCTCATGAGCGACCCCTCTGTTGCCGGTGCGAAGAGGGCTTTAGGGGAACTTAAGGACGTACTTCGTCCCTATATCATCCCAGAGGATGTAGAGCACATTGTTCAGGAGCGTGAGGCTTCCATAGAGGCACTTGAGAACGTTGTTGCTGATAGGGACCTTCAGATTGCAAATCTTCAGGTTGAGAACGATAAGCTTGCCGCCATAGCTCGCGAGGCTGGCTACAGGTTCCATCTTGAGCAAAGGCTCAATGGTGTTGATAGCTCAGATCTCGTCAGAGACCTCATAGGTGATGTATCTCATTACAACACTGTGCAGGAGATGGATGACAGAATCGTATCTATCGTTGAGGAGCTTGATAGTCAGAGGATGGAAGAATCTATTCATGACGAACGGATCGCCAAGCTTGAGGCAGAGCTAACAGCTCAAAAACTTATTTCTGAGAAAGCTATCGAGGCTAGCAAGCACCTAGCTTCTCAGGTTTACCTTGAGCAGCGTCTTGTAAACCACCCGCAGGCAGACTATGCCCGCAGCCTGGTTGAGGCTCACCAGCCTCAGAGTAAGCATGAAGTGGACAACATTCTGTCCAATTCTCATCCAAGGTCTTCTATGACAGAAGATTTGGAAGCTGCTAGATCTCGTGTTCGCGGGATGCTTAATAGCGGAACTAGAGAATACCTCGAAGAGGAATCAACCAATGGTCCGAGCGGACACACTGTGGCCGCTCAAAATTATAACGGGCTCGGAGCCAATCTGTCTGATATCCGTGCTCTCTCTGGGTTGCCGGACGACGACAACTCTCGGAACTAACAACAACGGATACAGACAGTAACGGAGGAAAAGAAGATGGAAGCGAGACAACTAGTTTTGAACGAGTCCCGTCGAAGCATTGCTGATAAGGGGTTTATCCAGTCTCTTATTGGTAAGTGGGGCGAGCTACTCGAAGGTATCGACAACCCATACACTCGGGGCGTAACCGCCATGCTCATGGAAAATGAGTCGCAATGGTTACAGGGACTAGAGGAGGAAACCAAAACGATTAACGTTGGTTCCTTCACCAAGTTCATCTTCCCAGTGCTTAGGCGCGTTTTCCCGAACCTGATTGCCAATGAGATTGTGTCGGTTCAGCCGATGACAGCCCCAGTTGGTGCGGTGTTCTTCTTCGATTACAAGTATGGATCCAACAAGGGTGCTACCCAGGCTGGGGCCATCTTTCCTCGGGACTTCGATCGCGACTACTCCTCGGAGTTCGTTCGTGATGAGGCTCTTGGAACTGGTGACGGTGCTGCATTTGGTGGTGGTGGTACGGCAATGGCTTCTGTCCTTGCTTGGACCCCTGTTCGTCCATTGAACGCAGATCTTGGGTTCTCCCTTCAAATCCTTGATGTTGACACCACTGGTGCCGTTGTTCAGACGGCCACGGATAACGGATCTGGTGGATTTACCGGAGACGTTGCCGCCGGCGCAGTTAACTATGGTTCTGGTGCGGTTACGGCGTTTAAGTTCACTGCTGCACCTGATGCTGGCAACAAGATTGTTGCTCGGTACTTCTACGACGGTGAACTGAACACCAAGATTCCTCAGGTCAACCTGGACATCACCAGGCAGCCGATTGAAGCGATTCCCCGTCGCCTCAAGGCTCTCTGGTCGTCAGAGGCTGCGGAAGATCTTCGTGCCTTCCATGGTCTTGATGCAGAGACTGAGCTTGTCTCTGGTATCGCTCAAGAGATTGCTCTTGAGATTGACCGTGAGATCATCAATGATCTGTTCGTGACATCGGCATCTGGCCGAACCGACACGTTCGCATTGACACCTCCTGCTGGAATCAGTGAGATCGATCACCTTCGATCGATGATTACTACAATCAGCAAGGTGTCTAACCTCATCCATAAGGACACCTTGCGTGCGCCAGCGAACTTCCTCGTGACCTCTCCTGAGATCTCGGCGAGGATTGCTCAGCTCACTACGCATGGTGACTTCCGCCCACTTTGGGTGTCTGGTGGGGCGAGTCCGTACGGTCCTGCTGATATGCCACGTCCTCTGACGCAGCATGGTCAGTTTGGTATCTACAAGGTCGGTACCCTTATGAATAAGTGGGTTGTCTACGAAGATCCGTTCTTCGAGTCGGACAAGATGCTTGTTGGCCTTAAGGGAGCAAGCTTCCTTGATGCTGGATTTGTATGGGCTCCATACATTCCACTACAGGTCACTCCTACCTTCCTTGATCCTGCGGACTTCTCGTTCCGTAAAGGTCTCCGTACTCGGTACGGTAAGAAGATTCTCCGTAGCGAGTACTACGGTCGGGTGTCCTTCACTGGTCTGTAGGACTAGATCTGATATAGGCTGATGAAAGGGGCCCAGGGGATAGATCCCTGGGCCCCTTTTCGTTACCTAGAGGCTTGGTAGAGGTAATACGGTAACTGTGATATTTTTTCGATAGCACCCTTAGGAGGTATGATGGCTGCCCCGGCTGATGTGATCGCAGAGATGAAAACCCTTGGGATAGGAAGCGATATCGATGATGAGTATGGTGAATACTCAGATGAAAAATCATCAAATGGCCGCGATGATACCTATGCAGAGATGGACAAACATCGACAAACCATTGTTGAGATATCAAAAATGGCGGACAAGATGAGTGTTTTGGTGCAAGAGATCCGCAACTCTTCAAGGGAGACGGATGACAGGCTTCTTCAGATAGAAACAGATCTCCGTATCCTTGGATTAGAGGAATGAAATGGCAAAATACAAAAAAGTAGACAACTGTGGACCTGTTGCGTACCCCGATCAGTCAGGGAGATACCTTGGAGATGGGGAAGTCGTTGAAGATGATGATGCAAATGACTGGGCTCCATTGGTTGCGCTTGGTTTCATAGAAGAGACTGCAAAAAGTGCTACCGAGGATAAGCAGGAATCTCCAGCGGAACTAGCTTCTGCGGTTGCGGTTCCCACGGGATCAGATCCTCCCTCCGAGGAGGAGACGGTTTCTGCCACAACTTCCAAGTCAAAGGGCAAGCGCTCCAAGAAGAACAAGAAGGAAGAGGTAGAGGATGGCATGTCAGCTAATGACGGAGACGGAGCTGAAGGCATGGATTCTTCGTCGCCTTGGAAGTCCGATAGCTAGAGTCTGCCTGGACGAGCTTCACCTTGAGGACGCTGTCCATGAGGCCAAGCGTTGGTTCGCTGCTAAGAAGGGCGTAGACAGGGATTTTGTATTAGATCTGTTCTCCGGTCAGGTCGAGTATAAGATGCCCGATGATTGCGATGCGGTCATCGATGTGTCTTTTCAGGTAAGTCCTCTTGATATCTCTCTCATTTTCGCGCCGCATATCATCGCGGATGAGAAGGTTCCATATAATGCGTTCGCTGCACCAAGCTCAGCTGGTCTGTACAGCTCTCTGGTGCAGTCGCTTCAGTATGTGGACATGGCTAAGCGCATCATCAATTCCGAGCGAAATTGGATGTATTTTCCTCATAAAAACATTCTTCTTGCCCTCCCGAACCCCAAGGGTGGTGGAAAAGCTTTTGTTGAATACAAGAGTTCATGCAGCACGATAGAGCAGCTTACTGAGCGTGACCATGATCTGGTCAAGAGGTATGCTCTTGCCTATGCGAAGATGGATCTGGGAAATATCTATAGCAAGTATTCTTCATGGCCAACGGCACAGGGGCAGGTGCAGTTGAATGGTCCGGCACTATTGGCGCAGGCCGAAAAAGAGCTAGCGAAGCTTGAGGAAGAGATTTACGACAGCGCAATGCCAATGCCATTCTTTGCTCAGTAAATGCAATGACTTATTTTCTAGAAAAGAAACAGCCTGAAACTTTCCAGCGGAAGAAGGAGAAGAGGCTTCGTATTAAGAAAGCGAAGGCAGATAGCCGGCGTACGAGTTTCGATCAAGATTATGCACTTCGCCGGCAGTCAGATGATCCACTTGCATCCAGGAGCGACAAGAGCAGTAATACTTCTACGGTCAGCAGGATTAGATCTCAGAAGACACTCAGTCGAAATTACGGTAGTCCCCGTCTTCTAACAACGACCCCCAGGGCCAGAGAGCTTGAGAAGAAGTTCCACGGAGCACAGAATTATAGGGAAGGCTTCATATCAGTATCCGATCTGATGTCTCTAAATGAAGAGACGTCAGAATTAGAAAAGAGATGCATTGCAGATGTCATGGGTAAGCCTGCAAAGGGTCCCGATGGTAAACCGGTTAAAGGGCCGAGCAATAGGCTTAGTCGTGCATATGCTATCTGTCGGGCTAGTCTTCAGAAGTCAGGCAGGATCAAAAAAGGTACCGCTGAGATGACCAAAAAGGGTCGAGGCATATCAGGGTCTAAATCCAAGGCTGACGATCATAAATCTAAGGTCTCCAGTTTTGAGAAGCATGTAGTGGCAGCCAGGAATAAGTAGTGGGCAAGGTTCTCGATGATAGTGAGGTCGAACTTTTCGACTGTATCAATCAGGATCTGATTGATCTTGCTGGCGTTGAGATCAACTATTATGCCCTAGATTCTACAAGCACAAGAAACAGAAAAAGAGTTGACCCTCTCTACGGAGAATCCACCGAGAGGATCTTCGACGGGCCCCATAGGGTTGGTGCTTTTGTTAAGTATCCTGAGTATGAGCCACTGGCTGAAGAATCTGGATTTGGAAGGCAATGGGATGCAGAGGCTACGATTAGTAGAGCGTCGTTAGATGATCGCAATCTTCCATATCCATCCGAAACAGATATTATTGAGATGTGGCGCACTCCGTACCATGATCGATGGTCTATGGGTAAGGGTATGTTTTTTGATGTAATCAAGTCGCGGCACGATGGTCATATCAATGACACCCCTACGTTTACGCAGTTCATACTGACTTTGAAAAGGCGCTCTCAGTTCGGAGCGGAACGGCGAATTTTACCGCCATAGGAGATACGATTATGTCTACTTGGATGATGAGCGGGCCTGGGCAGGCACTCTTTCTTGGGAACCCAAATGTAAGTCAGTTCAATCCATCCGGCCAGGTATCGCCGGGCGCTGGGTATATTCCTGATGAAGTTGCCAAGATGTTAGTCAAGGAATCTGGTCTGAGAAAATCAGACACTTGTTCCAAGCGAATGATCATCGGCTACCTTGAGTCCATGGGCCTGTCATCTGGGTTGGCCCCAGACGTTGCCATGGTGCTTCGAAATGTCTATGGAATCACTCCTACATTCGATGAGAGTACCCTGTACGCCCGGTCTGGATCTCTAATCGAAGAGCTTATGGGTGTGGTTAGTGAGAGCTATCCAGCTCCATTTCGTTTTGATGAACCGGAGATATTAAATGAAGAAGATGTGATTTCCTCATATATCGCTAGTGAGTACATGGAGTCAGAAGATGAGGAGTACGACATCGTACTTGAGCATCTATCTGTCATGAGTCCTCATGATTTCTTGGATGTAGTTGAGTTCTACGAATGGGTTGGCGCAGATGGTTTCGCCTACCTCGGTGACCTTATCGAGAATGGTCCAGACGGTCTCGCCGAGCAGGTCATTGAGGGGCTTTGCTTTCCAGATCGAATTCTTTCTGAGGATATTCAATATCATATTGAAAAGATTGATATTGATGATGCCATAAGAAAAGGACAGAAGGCTAAGAGGTCGAAAGCTACGGCAGGATTTGATGCTTCCCTGAGGAAGGGCCAGGAGAGGATTCAGGCGAAGAAGGTAAAGACTGCCAAGAAAAGGACGGCCGCCAAGGGCGTGTCATGGAAGAAGCAGATGAAGGGCCACGCCAAGGATCGGGATATTGGTGCTGGTGATCCATTGGCACAAAGGCAGACTGCTGCCAAAAAGTCCGGCGTAGGGGCAATGAAGATGATGAGTCCTGCCGAGCGAGAGGCAAGGCGAGAGGCTGGTCCTCATCGTGCTGCGGAGCGTCAGATGGCGGCAAAAATGCAGAAGAGATCGGATAGTCGCGCAGCTATGAAGGCCAAGGGTGCCAAGGCTGTTGGTCTGATGAAGAAGGTTGGCGGCGCTGCTGCTAAGCTTGGTCTTAAGGCTGCCGGTGGCCTAGCCAAGGGTGCTGCTCATACGATTGGTAGGGTTGCCAGTGGAGCAGCCAGGGCTGCGGGCGCCACTGCAGGGGCTGCAGGGTCTACGGCAAAGTCAGCTGCAGGCGCAGGCGTAAGAGCTGCCTCTAGGGTTGCTGATAATGTTGCCAGTAAATCTGGTGGCAAATCTGGTGACGGCATAATCAGTAAGATTGGCAGAGCTATTGGCGGGTTTGGCAGGGCAATTAAACAGGGATATATGGCTGGCAGACCTGGCGTAGCCAGGACCTCTGAGAAGGCTAAGGAAAATAATCGTGAGAAGGGTCCGGCCGGGAGCACTAGTGTCGGTGAGGATCATTCTCACAGTGGGAAACTTCTCTCCGAGATGAGGCATGTGCTCGACGGTGCAGTGGATGACCGTGCAGCTGATGAGCCATCCGATGCTCTCAGTAGGTTGGAGGTTCGTGATTTAGTCGGCCAGGCTGTCATTGAGGCTTTGTCGCAGCTGGACTGGGATGAGGTTTGTCAGCTGGCAAGCATGGCGATGATTCCAGTAGAGGAGTCGCAGGCACTTGTTTCTGCCTATCAGAATGGATCTGGAGATTTTTTCCACGCATGGCGCGGAGCTAAGTCCAGAATTGACATTCCATCGGCTCTCAAGAAGGAGTCATTCGACCTTCTCGCAAGCCTGTCCATGGATGAGGGGGTTGTTCCAGTTCTTATTGGATATTCCGTCCAGGCGTTGCGCAGCGCAGGGGACGACGTCGCTGTCTGTGTAGAGGATGCATATCCAGACCTTGGTAAGACAATTTATGGACCCAGTGGAGATCCCAGTGAGGGGCCAAAGTTGGCGAAGAGTTATATGACTCCGCATACGTCATGCGCAGATGTCCCTAGTAAGGACATGGAAGTCATGACGACGAGGATGTTCTCTGATCCAAATGCAAGGGATATGGAGAGAGCATCTAAGTTATCCGATGTTAAGAACGTACTTGGCGCCATGCGGGCTGCAGCTGCAACCGCTGGGGTGAATCCAGAGGGTATGTTTCTGAATACGTACAGGGATATGCATAGGGAAAAGGTCAGGTATAGCTAGTGCCCTTAGATCCTATGAAGGTAGCCGCTGCAGTCGGCAATGGGCTGAATGTGGTCTGTGCTACCTGTGATAACTACTGGGATGCCAGAGATAGAGGCATTCCAGAGGGTAGATGTCTATCCATGGATCGGTGTGGATCCCCGATAGCTGGTGACGCTTTCCATGAGTACAAGGGTCCGATGACGCAGTTCGATAAGTTCTGTTTCGTTTGTGGCAACAAGGCGACTCATGCGGTCAGGGCGAGTGATCATCCTCGTGTTGTTGGGATCTGTGTAGATCATATCTATCTAATGAAGAAGCTTAAGCCTGAGGGTAAGCAGGCTCCAAATGTAGTTCTTCTTTCCAGGGATGGCGATACTGAGATTGGAGAGGATGACCCTCCTGATAAACCAGTATTACGTTTTCGTAGCTAATGCCGAAGTATGAAAGATTCGTAGATATTAAAAAGTCTCCAAAGGATATTAACAATTGGAGATTAGTATCTAGCGAGCTTGGTAAACGAGCCAGATCTCTCCACAGGACCGTTAGCTATCTTGCGGCACAGGATGCGCTAAATATGGTGCAGGAGGGTATTCCTGGAGGTTCGGAGTACCGAGATCTGAAGAAGTCATTACAAGTCTCCGAGGTTGGAGTAGGGTCTAAGGATCGGGCTGCGTATGCCATTCATGTCCCTGTACGCTCCAAGCGTGTTCGTAAAATAGATGTGCCAAAGACGGTGCTTTATGTGCGAGCAAAGAAGAGATTAGTAAGGCCAGATCTTACAATCAAGCTCCTTGAAGA